GGTAGAGATGGTACTGATGGTATAACCCCTCACATTGAAAATGGCAATTGGTTTATCGGTGATTTAGATACTGGTGTTGCTGCTACAGGCCCACAGGGTGAGCCTGGTGAGCAAGGCCCTAAAGGAGACAACGGTGACAAGGGCGATGCATTTACTTATGATGACTTTACTTCAGAACAACTTGAAGCTTTAAGAGGTCCTCAAGGTATTCAAGGTGAAATCGGTCCTGAAGGTCCTCAAGGTAAGGCATTTACTTATGATGATTTCACAGATGAACAGCTTGCTAAACTTGTGGGTCCGGAAGGTCCTATTGGCCCAGAAGGTCCACAGGGTGTTGGTATTAGTAATATCTACATTCATGATGATACTCCAGATGATGACCATGATACTTGGAGAATTGCTTGGACTAATGGCACTGAAACCAAGTATGTACTAAAGCATGGTGCTGCCGGAAAAGATGGTGTAGATGGTAAAGACGGCCTAACTACTGCTATTAAAATTGGTGAAACAACTTATGAGCATGTTGACGGTGTTATTACTCTTCCAGTTTTTGCGTCAGAAGATTTTGTAAAAAATGCTATTGCTGAAGCAGAGCTTGCAGATAAAGATGTAGATCTTTCTAACTATGCTACAAAAGATGATCTTACTGGTCTTGCTTCAGAGCAATTTGTAATCGATAGAGTTACGGAAATTGAAATTCCTGATGTCTCAGGATTTTTAACTGAGATCCCTGAAGAATATGTTACTAGCACTGAGCTTGAGAATAAAGGCTATTTAACAGAGCATCAAAGTCTTGATGGTTATGCAAAATCTACTGATGTTACAGCAGAAATCACAGCTGCCGTAGCTACAAAAGCCGAAGAAATTCCTTTTACGACAGCTAAATTTGTTACAAATGCTCTTGGCGGATTTATTGTTGGTGATGACCTAAATGGCCTTACTATTACTGAAATATTCGCTAAATTATTAGGGCTATCTGATACGAAACCTGGCGAAAATCCAGATGAACCTGCAATTCCTCAGACCCCTGAAGAGATTTTAAAATATGCAGTAGCTCAAGACAAGTCTGTTTATGTCTATGACTCTACAGATACCTTAGTCAAAGAGCCTGTTACTAACATTACATACTGGACTCCAGAGGAAGCTGCAGTAAATATGAATGGTATTAGCACTCCATATATTATAAAGGATGGAGATACTATAATAGAAGCAGGATACCAGCAAGCTACTACATATAGTGAAACTTATTGGTTGACAGTTGCCTTACCTTCTGAAATTACTAAGATAAAAGTTAAGTTATTTGACCCCGACGAGTCAGACTGGATTGAACAGAATTGGTATATGGAGCCTGCTGCAAATCAGACTATTGAAGGTTACACTATCTGGGAAGTTCCGGAACAGTTTGAAATTGACTCTGGAGCAACATACAGATTTGTAATTGTTGAGTAATTGGAGGTATAATTTATGGCAGTAACACGTGTTTTAGGTGGTACAAATAGAGATTCTAACTATGAGGTGAGTGTTAAAAAACCACTTGACGCTAGATCTATTGTAAAAACTTATAACGACCTATTAAATATAGATAACTGGGTGAATGCTAACGGTGGTCCTATTGCATACAATGGTATGATTGTAGCTGTTTGGCTAAACCTTAAGGACACTTCTAAAAATGGTGTATACTTTCTACATGATGCTACAGTTACTACTGCAAAAGGTACTCCAGATGTAACAAGAGAAGCTAACTGGCATAAACTGGGAGGTATTAATGACCTCCCAGGGTTAAGCGAGCAGATTAGTAGTATTCAGTCAGAGCTTGAACAAGTAAAAGCTGATGTAGATGAACTTCAAGATTCTGCTACTGTAGTGAAAGATACTTTCGCTGCTTTCCCTGAAACCGGCGAACCAGGCAGACTATATATCGCAGCACAAGAAGCTATGACTTATGTATGGTACAATGGTCAATATCTTCCTGTGGGTGATGGTAGCGGAGATGATACACCTGACATTCAAATCATTTCTGGTGGTGGACCATCAGCATAATAAAGTTTTATAAACTATCATAAGATAGATATAAATAAAAATAAAAAAATATTTTTAGAGAGGTAAACATAATGTCAGAAAAAAGACTAGAAACAATCATTGTCTTGAGAAATGGCACCAAAGAAGCATGGGAAGCTGATGACAGCTACATTCTCCTTACAGGTGAAGTTGGCGTTGGCTACATGGATGTCATGGCAGAAGATGGTTCTAAAGTAGCTAAAACTGTTCCGATCATCAAAGTTGGCGATGGCGAAACTGCTTGGAAGGACCTTCCTCAGGCAGAAGGTGTATTTGAGAAAGATGTAGTTCTTACTTCAACTTTTGGTAAATATACTCCTTCAAATGGTTATGTAAAAGTGCCTAATAGTAAGGGCATGACCACTTCCGAATTCCTTATGGACGCTCTTTCTGAAGTTAAAGAGCCTACAATTAATGCGCCTACTTTCACACTTTCTGCAACTGGCTTAGGAGAAAAGGAACTCGGTACTGTTATTTCAAGTGTAGCTTGGACCGGTACTTTTAATAATGGTTATTATCAATATGGCTCTAAGGTCGGTGATACTGTTCATACTGCTACGACTTCTAATCAGTCTGCAACTGGTTATGCAGTAACTTGTACTCCTGCTGAAGGTACTGGTATTGTAGTAGATACAGTAGAGCAAAAAGAAGACGGTAAGGCAACATTTAGTACAAGTTATACTGTAAATAGTACGAGCGCTGTTACTCTTGCTTCAGTTACATCTACTTGTTCTTGGGGCGCATCAGATCGTGACCCTGTAAACAACGTAGGTGAGATTACTAAGGGTAAACTTGCCGCTGGTTCTTCTACAGAAACTGTTAGTTATTCTGTTAGTGGCTATAGAAAGATGTTTATTGGTATTTCTGATACTGATGCTACAGTTGCTAATACTCAGCTCACTTCTGACTTTGTTAGAGGTTTGAGTACTGTATCTGTAAAAGCAGCAAAAACTTCTAAAGAGTTTTCTGTTCCTGCTGGCAAGAAGTATTTCTATGTGGCAATTCCTAAGAGCTTAACTACTACTACTCCTGATGTTTACTACAAGCCTTTCAGTAACTGGGAAGCATTTAGTACAGTAGAGGACCTTGGTGAGGTAGATGTAGAGGGTGCAAGTGGATATACTGCTGCAGCTTACAAGGTTTATAGAGGCTACTCTGAGACTGGTAAGTTTGAGAGCGCAACTTCTATCAAGGTTACAATTAAGTAAGGGAGGATAATTGAGATATGGCAAAACTTTATGGTTTAAATAACGCAGTTGATTTTGCTGCGAAAAACTTAATTAACTTTACTAGTATCTTTGCGAGAAGTGCTGGTCAGCCTCTTGATAAGACTGCTATTTGGTATCCTGCTTATGTTAATACTGAGGATAGCTGGAATGTAGTTGCTAGCGATGATGCTAATGCTACATATAAGACTGGTTTTGAGAGAGCTGCTCAGTATGCTGCTACTCCTGCTGCTTATGTAGGTCAGGAGCTTGCAGTTATTGATGTTGTCTACGAGGAAGACGGCGAGACCGTAAAGAGCACTTCCGTAAAGTTCTACGGCATTCAGGATGATGCTGGCACTCTTAAGGAACTTGGTGCTATTCCTGTAGGTGATGAAAGCACTATTGTTGTTGCAGCTGATGGCACAATCAGCTTAAAGGGTATTGAAGCTCTTGAATTTGAGAGAGATATTCTTGGTGAGGACGATCAGCCTACTGGTGAGAAAGAGGTTGTTAAATATCAGCCTTTACTTACTAAAGATGGACTTACTTGGGTAGAGCCTAGTAAGACTACTGTTGAGGGCCTTGCAACTTTAATTGCTGAGCTTGAAAGTACTACTGATAGTCTTACTACTAGTGTTGCAGAAAATGCTGCAGCTATCTCTGCAGAAGCTACTGCTCGTGAAGCTGCTGATAAGGTTCTTTCTGATGCTATTGGTGCTGCTAGCCAGCCTGAGAGCGCAGAAGGTGCTGGTGATGCAGTTGAAGCTACCGGTCTTTACAAGGCAATTGAAGAGGCTGAGGCTAGAGCTAAGGCCTATGCTGATGCTAATGATGCTGATACTGCTTACGACGATACCGAGCTTGCTGGTCGTGTAAAGGCAATTGAAGATGATTACCTAAAGGGTGCTGACAAGTATGATGATACCGAGCTTGCAGGCCGTGTAACTACAATCGAAACTACTATTGGTGATGCTACTACTGAGGGTACTATCCTAAAGGGTATTGCTGATAATAAGGCTGCTATTGAAGCAGAAAATAAGAGAGCTATTGCTGCTGAGGCTCAGGCTCTTTCTGATGCTAAAGGTTACACTGATACTGAGATTACTGGTCTTGAAATTGCGATTGAGAAGAAGACTGTCGGCGAGGCAGAAACTGATCACATCGTAATTAAGAATAGCAAGGGTGTTGAAGTTGCTTCCGTAAATGCTGCTCAGTTCGTTAAGGACGGCATGCTTACCAATGCAGTTTATAGCACCGAAACTAAGAAGTTAACTCTTACTTGGAATACTGACGCAGGTATTGCAGAAACAGAGATTGATCTTAATGATCTTGTAAATACTTATACTGGCAGCAAACATGTTCTAGTAAGCACTGAGGGAGTAATTTCTCTTGCTGACGATGTTGCTCTTGATTCTGATCTTACTGCCCTTGATACAAGACTTTCTGCAGTAATTGATACTAAGCAGACTGCTGAACAGGTTAGCGCTGCTATTGAAGCTGCCGGTCATGCTAACAAGACTTATGTAGATGAGGAGCTTGCTAAGAAGGCCTATAAAGCTGATTATGATCAGTTTGTTGAAGACTACACAACTGATAAGGCTACATTTGCTATTAAGTCTGAAGTAGAGACTGCTCTTGGTAACAAGGTTGATTCTACTACTTATACCAATGACATGTCTAAGGTCGCTAAGACTGAAGATGTTAATAGCCAGTTTACTGCTGTGGGTCAGAGAATTGGTCTTGTAGAGGAAACTGTTGGTAAGGCTGCTGAAGGTGAAAATGAGGCTACTGGTCTATTCAAGGAAATTGCTGACCAAGCAGCTCATGTTGAAGCAACTTATGCAACTAAGACCGACCTTAAGGCTACTGATGATAAAGCTGTAAGCAATGATGCAGCTATTAAGAACTTAACTGGACGTCTTGATGGTATTGTAGCTCAGGGTGGTGAACCTAATACTATTAATACTATCAAGGTCAATGGCGTAGCTCAGACTATTGCAGAAGATAAGTCTGTTGATATTGTTGGCACTGATGTAGTATCTAATGTTAAGCTTGAAAATCTTCAGGATGGTGCTTCTTGGACTACTAAGATTGACAAGAACGTTAACGATATTACAGCTCTCGGTACAAGAGTTGGAGACGCTGAACGAACAGTAACTGATCACGGTACTGCAATTTCTACTCTATCTACTAAAGTAAGCGCTCTCGAGGCTGAAGTTAGAATGGAGAGTGAGAGCAGAATTGATGCTCTTGAAGGTATCGTATCTGGTGACGGTGCCGAAAATACAGGTCTTGTAGGAAAGGTTGCTGCACACACTACTGATATTACTAACCTTAAGGCTAAGGATACTGAGTTAGAGGCAGAGATTGATGCTAATACTGCTAAGTTAGCTGGTATTTCTGGAACCGTTAAAGAGTACGTAGATGGTGCCGTTGGCGGAGTTGATCTTTCTCAGCTTGCTACTAAGGCAGAAGTTGAGCAGGGTGATACTGCTGTAGTTACTCAGCTTACTACTCAGATTAATACTAAGGCAGATGCTGCTGAATTCCAGGGCAAGCTAGATCTTAAGGCAAATGCAGCTGATGTTTATACTACAACTGAGGCTGATGCTAAGTTTGTAGCTGATGCCGATCTTAATGACAAGATTGATGCTCGTGTTAATACTCTTATTGATGGTGCCAATAACGAGGATACCATTACGAATGTTACTAACCTTATTGAGTTTGTAAATAACAATGCGGGCGATATTGCGGAGCTTGTTACTACAGTAGATAACAATGCTAAGGCTATTGCTGCTAATACCGCAGCTATTGAAGCTAATACTGCTGCTCACGAGAAGAATGCTGGTGATATTGCTGCCCTTATTACAACTGTTGCAGCTCAGGAAGTTAAAGAATCTACTGAGATTAGTGTAACTGATGTTGAAGGCGAAGGTGCTACTGGAGTACAGCTTGGCATTAAGGAAGTTAATGTTAATAAACTCGTTCAGACAGCTGGTGATATCTTAATTCTTGATGGTGGCTCTGCTACCGTCAGTGGTGGTACTACTACTGCTTAATGATTAAAATGGTAGAGGCTGGTAAAATTAAATAAAACCAGCCTCTATTGTATAATAAAATATAGGCATAATTATTAAAATTTAATTTATAGGAGATATTATTATGGCGAATGAGACCAAATTAAATATGACACTTCTTCTCCGCAGAGCTGATTTTGATGACTCTTGTGTTCTCAAAGAAGGCGAGCCCGGCTATCATACTGTAGATAAAGTATTTAAAGTTGGTGATGGTACTACTCCTTGGGGTACTCTTCCTATTGCAAATGCTTCTCAGATCCAGGCAATGATTGATGCCACTGCATCAGAAGATTTTAAAAATTATTATACTAAGACCGAAGTAGATAATATTAAGACTGCTCTTGAGGGAGCTATTAATGGGTTAGATGGTGAGCTAGCTGCTGAGGTAACTGCTCGTACACAGGCTGATGCTGCTCTTCAGACAGCTGTTGATTCTAAACTTGCTACTACTACTTATGAAGCTCACCTTGTAGGCCATGCTAAGACTGCAACTGAAATTACTGCAGAAATTGGTGCAGCAGTTAATACAGAAAAAGAAGCTCGTGAGGCTGCTGATAAGACTATTACTGATACTCTTGGTGATGGCTTTGATACTAGTGACAATACTGTAGCTAAAAAGATTGCTGCTGCGGAAGCGGCTGCTAAGTCTCATGCAGAGACTAAGTCATCTGATGCTCAGTCTGCTGCTATTGCAGAGGCAGAGGCTAAGGACGTTGCTATAGCTACCGCTGCTGCTGAGGCCCTTTCTAGTGCTAAGACTGAGCTAGAGGGTAAGATTACTTCTGGTGATGCTACTACTCTTGCTGATGCTAAGAAGCATGCAGAGGATAAGGTTGCTGCTGAGGCAGAGCTTCGTATTGCGGCAGATAATGCTCTTGACGGCCGCTTAGATACCGTTGAGGCTAAACTTAACAATGTTAGCAATGTTATGGACTTTGTCGGCGCTGCTGATGCACTTCCTGCAGAAGGTGCTAACCAGAGTGGTGATGTAATTGTTATTACTACTGGCGACAACGCAGGTAAAGAATTTGTATATGATGATTCCCGTGAGACTGGTAAGAAATGGGTAGAATTTGGTTCTACTTCTGCTACTGACTCGGCTGTTGCTGCTCTTAAAGAGCGTATGGATGCAGCTGAAGGTGATATTGATCAAGCTCAAGCTGATATTCTTGCTCTTGGTACTGCTAAGCTTGATGCTGATGATTTTGATACTTGGAAACAAGGTCATGAGGCAGATAATGCAGCTAAGCAGACTGCTATTACTTCAGCTATTGCAACAGCTAAGTCTGAGGCTATTACTAAGGCAGGTGAGCTAGACACAGCTCTTCATACTGAAATTTCTAAGGAAATTGATGATGATGTAAAAGCTGCTATTGATGCTGAAGTATTACGCGCAAATGGAGCATATGATGCTAAGGGTGCTGCTGCTACTGCTGAGACTAATGCTAAGAGCTATGCAGATACTCAGGACACTGCACTTGCTACCGCTCTTAAGGGAACTAAAGCCGATGGTGATACTACAGCCGAAACAATTCGTGGAGCTAAGGATTACGCAGATAAGGTAGCAGCTGCTGCTCAATCTGCCGCTGAGTCTACTGCATCCGCCGACGCTACTGCAAAGGCTAATGCTGCTCAGTCCGCAGCTGAGGCTACTGCAGCTGCAGATGCAACTTCTAAAGCAAATACTGCTAAGGCTGAGGCTATTGCTGCTGTAGTTGGTACTGCTAATGACGCTGCAGAGACTGATACCATTAAGGGTGTTAGAAAAGCTTTTGCTGCAGCTGATACTGCAACTTTAACTTCTGCTCAGGCTTATACTGATGCTCAACTTAAGGCTGCAGCTGCTAAGGTAAAGGCTGGTACTGAGAATGACGATATTATCGTAACTCCTAATACCTCTACTGGTGAGACTACTGTTGCTCATAAGACTTATGCAACCGGTACCTATACTAAGGTTCCTGAGTCTTCTGATAAGACTGGTGATATTTACTTCTTTGACTCCATTGCTACTACTAATGGTCACGTTACTGGTGGTACGATGAAGAGTCTTGCTTCCATCCTTGAAGGTATGACCTTTATTTTTGATGGTGGCACCTCTAAGACTACTGTAGAATAAGAATAAGTAAGATTTTTGGGAGGCTATGGCTAAGACTTACAGCTTAGCCTCCCGATTTTATGACCTTTTGAAATTGATATAGGTCTGAAAAGGAAAAATTTAACTTACTCAGTTTATTTGAAAATGATAATAAAGGAGATAAGTATTTATATATGGAAAATACCGTAATTATTAATGGTCGCTTTAAAAATAAGCATGATACTGAAGAGAATTGGAATAAAGCGACTAATTTTGCTCCGCTAGCCGGAGAAACTATTGTATATGACCCTGATGCTACTCATCCATATCCTAGATATAAAACTGGTATATGGGATGGTAAAAGCGAGAAAACAGCTGATATGCTTATTATGAATCTTCCGTTTGCAAATCAGCCAGATACTATAAGTGATGATGAACTTAGTGCTCTATTTACCACTTCTTATATAATGACAAGATCTTTTAAGATGCACTTAATTGAATCAGAATCTGATATACTAAGCGTGGTAGAAATTGTATATAAACCCGAATTGACAACCTGGGGCATGTTAATTGAAAGTTATCCTGCTTATTTTACCAAAACTGTTACTGAATGGGACAAGGCTACAGGTAAACCTTTTGTAAAATTTGTATCTCCATATCATAATGGTGACTATGTATATAAGAAAGTGGAAGCAATTAATCCAGAAGATCCAGTTTCTGTACCTTGCACTACAGCTGACCTAGTAGATCCAAGTGTATTACGTGTAGTCTTGGTATGCTCTGGTAATGACTGTGCTGTGTGTGCAGCTTATAATTGATAAAATAAGCTAAATTAATTGTAATAAAAATTTACAAGAAAGGTAATTATATGGCAGATTTAATTAAAAATATTAAGCTTGGTAATAAGACCTATCAGATTAAAGATGCTGAGGCAGCTGATACTCGAATCACCGAAGCTGAAATTATTGCTTTGATTCAGACAAATTACAAAGCTGATCCAAATCCAGATAACACGGATCCACATGAGGATGAGCATACTTCACAATTAGAGGAGACTAATAGCTAATGGGACAGAATAATAAGAAATACTTAGACTATGCCGGCTTAGAAAAACTAGTCGACATGCATGCGGTTGTACCACATCCGCAGATGGAAATTACTGAAGAAGGCGCGTATAAGATTGCTTTCGATGAACATGGTCATATTACTTCTAAGAGCCCACTTACTGCTGCTGATTTAGGTCTTGATACTGCATTACATTTTGTTGGCGTATCTACAACAGATCCTTTAAGCGCTACTGGTGCTACCTGTGCAGGCCATAGTGGCAGTTATCATGCTGGAGACGTTTGTCTTTATAAACGTACGGGTGAGACCCATTATGAAGAATATATTTATACTGGAACTGCATGGGAGCTTTTAGGTGATGCTGATAGCTATGCACTGAAGAGTATTAAAGTAAACGCTGGCCACCACTTGAGCGGCGGTGGGGATCTTTCCGGAGATATCACCATTAGCCATAGTGGATTTGGTACAGCACAAGAGACTAATGTTATTAAGTCTATTGATATTGATGAGTGTGGTCATGTAAGATCTAATAAAGAAATTACTGTTATGTCTGGTGGAGGATCTATTCATGATCATAGTACTTCCACTACTATTCCTGCAAATACCTATGTAACAGAAGTTAATCATACAGATACAAAACTTTCGGTTACTCCTACTACAGCTAAAGTTCTTAAAACTATTCCTGGTACTTTTGGTAATTTAGATACTACACAAATTACTGGTGTAAGCGGCTCGACTACAGCTTCAAAAGCTACTGCTCAAACTGCTAAAGATGTTGCAAAAGCTGGTTCTCCTGTTAGATATGGTACAGCTGATGTAGGTACTGAAGTTACTGGGTTAGCAAAGAGAGCCGCAGCTGCAACTACTGTAGGTAATGCTAACATTGCTTCCGATGCCACTATTATTGGTAATGCTGATGTAGCAGATCCGGTTGTATATGGTAAAGCTAACGTAGGTACTGCTATTACTGTTCAAGATGGTAAAGCAGACGTTGGCACAGCTGTTGTTTATGGTAAAGCAAACGTAGGCACAGCAGTTTCCGTTGCAAAACAAGCTACTGCACAAACTAAAGTTGGTAATGCGGATGTTGGTGATGAAGTTACTTATGGTACTGCTGATGTTGGTACTGCTGTAGTTTATGGTAAAGCCGATGTTGGTGATTCAAAAACAGTAGCTACTAGAGCTGCAACTCAGACTACTGTAGGTAATGCTAACATTGCATCTTCTGCTACTACCGTTGGTAACGCAAATGTAGGTGACGCTGTTAGTGTACTTAATAGTTTTTCAAATACTGCAAGAACTTCAGGATCATCTGTAGAGACTGACTTGTTCCATGCAGCTGTTGATGAAACTGCAGAAACTCTTGTGCTTACACCTCGTATTGTTACAACAGGTAATACTAGTATTACCCCTGCTTCTGAGTCTACAACTTCTATCTATGGAGCAGTTGCTTCTGAAACTAAGATTTATGGTGTAGGTGGCACTACTACTGTTACTTCAGCCAAGGCAGCTCCTTCCACTCAGACACTTACACCAGCTGTTGTTTCTACCAAGACTCTTACTCCTGCTAAGGCAGTTTCTGATAGCTCAACTAAGATCTATGGCGTAAGCGGTTCTGTGGATATTACTCCTGCTGTTGCGGCTCCTTCTACTCAGACAATTACTCCCGCTGTTGATTCTGGTAGAACTAAGAGCATTGCTCCTGCTGTTGCAGCTCCTAGCACACAGACTCTTACTCCTGCTGTTGCAGCTACATCCACAATATATGGAGCTGTTGCTTCTAATACAAGTATTTATGGTGTTACTGCAGATCAGGTTAATATTCTTCCTGCAAAGGCAGCGCCTAGTGATCAGACTATTATTCCTGCAGTTGCGAATGGTACTATTACTCCTTATACCTTCTCGAACGTTACTGTACCTAAGGCAGCTTCTGCAACTACAGTTGCTACTGGTGGTATAAGTGTTGGTGGTGACGGTGATGAGGTTATGACTGGTCTTGGTACTGTTGTAACAGAAGATGTAATGACTGACGCTACTATTGTTGCTAATGCTACTACTGGTGATGTTGCAGTTGTTGCTGATGTTACTCGTACAAAGAACACAGAAAAAACTTTTGCTGGTACTACAGACGAGCATACTTGCCCTGCACATACTCATACTCTTACTACCGCGTAAGAAAAATATACAAAGATGGGGATTTTACAATCCCCATCTTTTATTTATTTGCTAAATTAAGTAGTAAGGATCTGAAAAGATGATCTAATAAAACTAATTCGGTCTATTTGAAAGCGATAATAGAGAATTAAATCTATAGTTATGCTTTGGGGTAGATGGGTTAGTTTTTAGATAAAGCTAATCCTAATTTTTATTTTAAGGAGAAATTATGAAAAAGGAACAGCCTAAAATTGAAGCTGCTCAGGATTGGGAAAAGGCTAAGAATTTTATACCTCGTAAAAATCAGATTATTATTTATGACGGTGTTAAAGTAGACGGTAAGTATATTGAGCCGCCTCGCATTAAAATCGGTGATGGAGTAACAACAGTAAATAACTTGCCTTTTGAACCTAGTATTTCTGTGAATTACTTAGAGGAATCTGATAAAGGCATTCTTATAATAGATTAAGAAAGGAGATTGTCATGCATCTAGAACAAAATCCAAAAATTGAGCAAATACGTCTTGGTGGCAAAGTATATGACATTGATGTCAAAAAAGATTGGGCTCAAAATGATGAGACTGATATAAATTTTATTAAAAATCGAACACATTATGTTTATGAAGCTAAAGGTTCTGATTTATATAAAAACGGTGCAACTGATTATAACACTGCTCATGAATTTGCAAATGGTTATTTACTACTAGCAGGTAGTAGTAATAAATATCAGTGTAATTTTACAGACTACTGGATTCCTCCAGTATCTTGGCTGGCAGTTGGTAAAAAGTATAATTTTCAAATTCAAGATGCCAAAAATGCTGAAAGTATTATAATAGAAAACTTTAATCTTGCGCCAACTGATCCTGATCTTAATGAAATTACAATTTATCCAGGCGAAAATGAACCAAATAAGCCTTCATGGAAATTTGTATATCATATTGACAAAAAAGCATTTTCAGTTACTGGCGAAGCAATAAATACAACTGAAAGAAGAACTTCATTCTTTAGAGTTTCGATAAGTGTGTGCAATGATAGTACTACTTATGAACTTACCCAGCTACTTGACCCTAAGTATATTCCAATTGATTATGAAACAATTACAATAGACGACAAAGGTAAGTTAAAAGCTGATTCAATTTACAGTCAAGACTTTATTGTAACAGAAACTTTTGGCAAGTACAAGGTTATAAATGGTACGCCAGTTATTGTTCCGGCAAAAGGAAAAAATATTCAAGAAGTGCTTCAAGACGCGTACTGTACTGATGTTCATAACTCAAAACCTCTTGCTCCTAGTGCAACACTTAAAGTTTCATTAGATAAGCCAAAAACAGTAGAAATTGGAACTTCTGTTCGCTGTATCGCAAGTTTAACTTTTGATAAAGGTAACTATGATTATCCAATGCTAGACACACACAATTCTAATGCAGTTACAGATCTAAAGTCTAACTTAGAAGCAACGGAGTATAAATTCCTATTTACAGGGGCAGCCTCAGCAAACGCTACTTTTAATGGTGATGAAAAACCAGAATATAGCACGTCAGAAATTAAGCTAGATGAAGCTAAAGAATATACTTTTGCAGTAAAGGGTACTATTGATTATAAAGCCGATCCTCAGTATGAAAATCCTAGATATATTCCTGGCACTATGTTAGGTAAAGAAGATGTTGTAGTACAACGCAATACCGAAGGAACAATACCGATATCAGGATCTAGCACAATAACTAGCCAATATAGGTATTTTATAGTATATAACAAACCAGATAAAACTTTAACGTATAATACTGTTTATAATAACGGTAACTTTGATAGAGAGCTTTCTGAGGTACTTACAGAATACAAACTTAACGAATTTGTACCTGAGCTAACAACAACCAAGCTTCAGCAAATCTATTTCTTAGCTCCTAAAGGTAAAGTCAAAGAAATTGCCCTAATCAATGCAACTACTACTGCAAGTGCAGGTACCATGAGCGGACCTGAAGCTATTATGGTTGAGGATGCCGGTAAAAAATTACGTGAGTATGATCTGTTTTATATAAATAATGCAGATGCAGATTCAGGAACAAATAAATATAAGGTGGAGGTGACTAAATAATGGCAAAACTTGAAAAAGATATTCTAAAAAAAGCCATCAATAATGCTACACCTTGGGATGTTGGAACTACAATTCATAGAACAAATCCTCTGCCACTAGATCAGTCTTCCGTAATTTTTATCGAAAATAATGAGAATATAGAAACTGCCGCAAGTGAAGCTGCCCAGAAGGCTACTGCCTATCCTGGACACATATTTTCAGTATTAAATGAAACTACTGCAACACCTTTTGTGACTCAGCCTGGAACAGGTGTTACAGAGCAGCTTGCATTCAGATCCTATGTAGTAGAAAATGTTACTTCAATTCAAACTGATCTCGCGGAAACTTATCAAGAGTTAAATAATAAAGCTGCTTCTATTATAGGTGGTTCAAGCTTTTTACCAGTTATAGGTGCAGATCACAAGGTATACTGGCAGGATGGGGATAAATTACTATCTTTTAATGGTAGCTATGATATCGCTAAAGCTGAAATTAACATGAGCTCTCAACAAAGCTCTGAAGTGTTTGAAATAACTACGGAAACTATAAGTAATAAAACTGATACTATTTATTATTTTGTAGCTGCAAGGCAATTTACAGACCGCACTTCTTTTGCTGAATTTAGACTTGAAAAAGGTACTCCAATAAGTATTCAAGAATTAGCAGCTGTAGGACAACTATACGGGACTTTTCAAATATTTGATTCTCTAAATTATTTGAGTACTTCAGCTGAAGGTAAACAGTTAAATACGGAACTTTCTTTAGGAACTGTTATTACTAGTATTTCTGTGGGTACTACCGGCTCAGGCTGGATTCTGACTGATACTACGACAGGTAACAGCTTTGAAGTTTCTTCAATTTTAAACATTTTAGATAGTCTAAAAGAAGCTTCAGAAAAGCTTATAACTATAGAATCTAGCTCTACTGATGGCACCTTAAAAATAGACTTGGCTTCTTTAGCTAAGTATTTATAAAAATAGTCATATTATTAAAGGAGAAATTAATATAAAATGGCAGATACTAATAGAAAAATTTCGCGCATAAATTTAAATGGCGATTATTCAATCGATGTTGCATCTGAACTAAAAGACGCAACTCCTACCCATGACTCTCAAAATGTTGTTACTAGTGATGGAATTGCTAAAGCCCTTGATCTAAAGCTAGAAAAAAAACCGGATGGTTCAAATGAGCTTATAAATGAAGACGGCAAAATTAATATGACTTATTTAAGTGATTCAGCATTAGGTCAGGTTAAGTTTGGCGGTATTTTTAGTAGTGGTGTTATAACTCAGACTAGTGCAATTCTAAAAGATTTTATAGCACAAGAATTTCGTGCTCAATACCCAAATTTGGAGTTTTCTACTAGCTCATTTGCAGGCTCTGATCCAGAACTGGCATATGAAAATGGTAACGCTTACCTGCGCTGGTATGAAGATTACAGTCTTAACGGCTATATAGACATCAATGTAGAAGGTTTTTATTTTATTGTCAGCGCAGATTGTACTTTTGCAGAAATTAATTTTGCAACTGGTGACTGGCTGCTTGCTAGTGGAGGTAAGTGGGCAAAAGTAGACAATACCGATGCTGTTACTTCTGTAAATGGTCAGACTGGTAATGTCACTATTGAGCAAGTACAAGCTGATTGGAATGAAAATAATACTTCGAGTGCTGCATATATTAAAAATAGAACCCATTATACTAAAAATGATGGCACAGTTATTCAATTAGATGCTAAGTTTATCCCCGTAGATAATAATACTATTAAAGTAGAAAACGGCAAACTTGTTGGTGCAGCCAGTGCAACCAATTTAGATCTTAGCAATGTAAATCAAGATGTTAATATCGTAGGTGATCACAGCCTTAATATATCAGGAGATCTAAATATTGATGGAGCTCTTGGGTTCGGTTATCTTAAGGGAACTACCATAGAAGTAGATTACCTCAAAGTGGCAGCTGAACCAGAAGAGGATACTGATGTTGTTAATAAGGCTTACTTTGATTCACATAGCTCAAATGTAGATCTTAGTAACTACACTGGTGATGTTAATATTGATGGTAATGTTGCTATCACTGGAGACCTAAGCTTTGATGGTGATATTGAATTTGCTAGCTTAAGTGCACAAAGCATCAAAGTTAATGGTAAGAGAGTTCTTGTTGAAGGTGATGCAACTGGGGGTAGCTTAAGTATTGATAGCTTTGATTCTACTTACTTTACTACAAATGCAGCTGGTAAAATTACTCTTAATATGAATGCCTTACTTACTCAGGAGTGGTAATAATGAGGAGGATAAGAAATGATTGAATTCTCAATAAATAATGAAGAAACTTATCAAGTAGAAGAAAGTACAACTTGGGGAAGCTTTATAGATGGAGACGGATCTAGTGCAGGTTTTTATTCTTTTGAGGGTAATGTTTTCTATGAAGATTGCTTATTATTATATGATGGTACTGCTGTATCAATAACAGATGAAATATTTGCTGCTACTTATGAAACTGGATCGGCTTTCGATGAATCCCCTACTTATGGTACCATAAGTATTGAAGGTACTTCATATTCAGCTCCGATAGGTGAAAACTGGCTAACTTGGTGTGAGGATCATCTGATGATAGCGGATGATTGTCCAGCGCCTCCAGATTACTTATGCACAATTACAAGTGAGGAAAGCACTTATATGGGCTGGGAAGGATCTCCCTTATATACTTCATATGGCGACCTCGTATATGGAACTGATACAATAACTGATTCAGTTACTTATGGTACATCTTATAGTGTTTATTACTTCGATGCTGTTGATCTTGCATGGTATGAAGCTTATAATTATAATGTAAGTGGTTTGGATAGCGATTCGTGTCCTAGTTGTGGTCGTATGCTTTACATGAATGCAAGTATTCTAACAACAGTTACAAGTTGCCCGTATGGTGATTGTGGAGCAGCTATTATTGTAGATGGATATACTATTACTGAAGATGATGGTTCAGCTGGTGGTTGGAATCCTGGTTATACTTGTTCTGTAGCAATTAATTCTGCTGGAGACCCGATATTAACTCTATCAGATTCTTCTGGTGAGACAGGATTTCATATTTATGATGTAACAGCTGGAGAAACAGTTTATTCAACTGGAGCTGATACAAGTCTAACTTTCAATTTAGACGTAGCTGGTGCTGACGGTTTTGAATGGGTTGAAGGACATACTTATTATGCTATTGGCCGTTGGTGGGACGATAGCGCAGAGAATGAATACACATCTGAATCTAATAGCTTTATTAAAACAGCTGATGGTTTTAGTTTAGTAGAAGCTCAGACGTTAAATTCTTTATTTACAGCTTTGGCTGATGCTGTAAGAACAAAAGCTTCCTTAGATAGCACAAATAAACTTACTATAGTAGGCATGATTGAGGCACTAAATGCTCTAAATACAGGCACAACAGATAATTCTAGCTATGATCAAGAAGATTTTGATTCTTGTATGACAAAGTTGGCTGAAGTTATTAGAACAAAATCTGGAAACCCTAGTAAATTTACTCTTGCTACTATGCCTGAAGGCATACTTAGTATCACTATCGGAGATATTACTTGGTACTGGACAGATGGTACTTGGACTACCACAGTTTCTGAGGATTACAGTGAAGAAGACTATAATATAGAACAATGCCCTTGGTGTTCGGATGAAATTAAGTACTATGCAGATGGTGATTATGATGAGGCAGCTATCTGTAAGTATTGTAATAAACCGATCAACTTTATACGTGGCGGCTATGATGATCCGGAGGATAGAATTTATAAAGGTTCTAACTCAGATTATCCCTACAGTCTAACCCTAGCTACTGATGCCACCATAAGAGCTGGCATTGAAAGCGCTTGGTTTTCATTTACTCCGGAGACAGAAGGTACTTATAGATTTGAGTGTAGCGAATGTGAAGATATAGAAGTTAGGGTATATAACTCGGAAAATCTTAGCACGGCTATTGAATCAGGCACTAGTGATGATAATCAAGAGATATCATTTACGTTTGATGCTGCTTCTGATAGTACTTATTATATAGAAATTCAGAGCAATTATACAGATTCTGGCTATACATTTAAAGTCACTGAAGCGGACTCGACTGACACTGAAGAGTATCGCTATTATAACATTACTATCGAAACTGTGAGTGGTGATCAAGAAGATATTACAGTTAGAGCTCTCACAGAAGATATTGACGGCGGTGGCGGAGAAGATGTTTGGGAGTTTGTTGAATCTGGATATCCAGAAGACTTGATTTTGGGAGATGAAGATCATTTCCTTTATAAAGGCGTTAACTTGTGGAAAGGTGATGAAATAGTAGGACAAAGCACTTCTATAGCAAATGGTGATGTATATACCTGTGTTTATGCAAGAGAGGTTATGATTAATGAAAATTGGATCACATTAAAAGTAAGTGAACTTGTAAATGGAGTATATACATGGGAATATGCAACAGGTACTCCTGGAGTAGCGATGGATGAAAATGATTATATAACTTATGAAAATAAGCCACTGTATTATCAAGGTACTAGGATTAGCGCTACTGACGCTATAGTTTCAGGAAGAAGCTATGATGCCGTCGAGGAAACAAGGTATTATTACTATGATTCCGATCCTGCTTGGACTGCTGAACCAATATCTGGAGTTGGTTATACTACTACCAGCTGTCCTCATTGTAAAGAGACCCTATATTGCTCCGCAGAAGGGTCTGATTATGCTTACGAAAGCTGTCCTTTATGTGGAGAAGAAATTATTATTAATACTGACAACACAATACTACAACATACCACTGGCGACATTTATGTAAATGGTGACACTGTAGAGCTGACATATTATCCTAGCCTAACCTGGTATGATAGTAATGACCTGATAAGCGCTAGTGGCTTTGAAGTTGTAGATGAATCAATTGTTGTCTATAATGGAAAACCACTCTTTAAGGGTAATGATAAAGTAGATCCCAGTACTGATACGATTGTAGCTGGTGGTACTTATACTACAACATGTACAGTAGATATTAATAATGAAGAAGTTACCGTTAACTTTAATGCCGATTACTACTATGATATTACTGAAGATTACGGAAATCCACCACCTGATATTACTTGGATGTGGACTACAATGGCACCAGATGCTTCCGATGAAGTAGTGTATTATCAAGGAGCGCAACTTTATTATGATGATACCACTGTCTTTGGTGGAGACATGGTGGAGACTGGGGCTAGTTATGTAACATCAAATAATAGCACACTTTACTGCTCTTATTGCGGAACAACACTTACTGATAATTATGAATATGATGCGTATAGTTGCTGTACGTATCTTTGTATGAGCTGTTTCGCTAAGCATGAAGAGGCAGGAGGCCATCCTAGTAACTCAGGTGGAGGCAGCGGAAGCAGTGGCTCATCAGGAGACCAGTATTACTATTGCTATGATGGAGGCGATTTAACTTCTGGATTTGCAGATGGTTATTCTGCATCTACAAATAAAACCACACATAGCTGCAATGGTGGTGATACTTATTATTACTATGCGTCAGCTGGTGAATATTACTTTACTTGTCCAGGGTGCGGAGCTGATATAACTCTTCATTCTACAGGAACTGGTGGCGGAGGTGGAGGCACAGGTGATGCTTATTGTAGTAATTGTGACTCTTATTATGATGCTACATCTTACTACCGTTGCCCCAGCTGTAACGATTATCGTACCTGCCCGTTTGTAGAATGTCAGTACAATGAAGCAAATATTAAGCTACCATTTATCTGTGACCAGTGTGGTAACTATACTCATGGTTGTGGACAACCTGGTGGTTGGGATGCTACTTATGACAACGAGTCCGGACACTGGTATTGTGATGGCTGTGGTGGCGAATGGGATGACTTTGATGAATCAAACCGTTTTGCTGTAAGCTAATTTAAACTACTATTTTGAGTATTGTCTGTATAAAAGCAGACAATACTCAAATATCCGAGAGGTGATATTATTGAATTTATTGTCTGTTGATCCAAGTCCATTAAACAATTCAAACTTAAGACCTAATCCGTTAAATATTTATAATGATGCAGATAAGCTTCCAAAGCTAATAACGCCGGATACTTGGCTTGGGTCGATTAATAAAACTATGCCTATTTGGCATCTAAAAGTTTCAGAGAATAGTAGGTATATTATTCGAGGATTTTATGATCTAGAAAGTTGCATGGACTCTATAATTTGTATCTATTTACATAGCGAGCCTTTTATAACAGATCCTCTGGCAGAAGCTTTAATTGAAATTGACTTACCGAAAAAAAATAATGAGCGTCCTATATGTCTACTAATTGAAGAAAAATTTTTATTTGCCAATGGTTACTGTCCAAGTCTTGCTTGGGGCAACTCTTATGTCTTTCACTTAAAGTGGCATAATGCATTACAGAAATGGATTGTAACTACTTTTCATTCAATAAAAACTGATAACTTAGCTAGAATGCCTAAAGAAACTTTGTTTTGCTTAGATAACACTGGCAGATTAGTTAAAGCACCCCTTATGAAAAAATTTAATGATGGTATTATGCAAGACTTTTCAATACTGATTAAGGGAGATAGGCACGTAGCTGAAAAGTTTGGATATTATCCAATAGATGATAGTACCTTATATATGCCGAGTAAAAAGTACTCTTTAAATAAGCAAAAATGCTGGATAATGGAGGAAAATAAATAAAAATGCCCGATTTTATTCAATTACGTGAATCTTTTGAAGAAGCTGATTTATTGTTACGGGGCATAGACAAGACGAAAGTTAAAATTACTGGATCCTACTTGTGGTATCCTTATTGGAATGATATTGACTGCTGTACTTATAGCACTGATATTGCTTGGGCGCTGCTCAAGAATGCGCACAAGTATAGATTAAAAGTAGACTGCAAGGTTGTAACTAAGGAACAATTTGATAATATTGAGCATCTAATGACTTTTTGTAATTTTTGCATGTGCTACTATGAAGGCAAATTAATAAAATCTTATAAATTTGTTAATAGCCAAGTTTTAATAGAAAACTTAGATAGCCTAGATATTTTTAAAGATATTACAGCAATAAGAAAAGCTTATGCTAAAAATATTGCACGTGGATTTTTATTTAAACTTGATACCGAAGAATCTTATTAAAGGAGAAAATAAATGAGTACTTCAACACACTTTAAAAAATATAATAGAAAATATATAATTATCCAAGACTTAGCAACAGATGAAGCACTTCCATCAGACTCTGAGATACTTGGAGAAGGTGTATGTGTCGTGCATACTACAACTGGTAATCTAGAAGACGCTATAAAAATAAAAATTGGTGATGGCGTTTCTACTTTTAGTAATCTTGAATGGCTATATGACTTAGACGCTATTAAAGTAGATTTAGCCTCACCTGCAATTTCAGTCTCTGATGCTGGTGTTGTTACAGCTACTACTACACAATCTTGTGGTTATATTGCGGGTGGTAATCCTAGCTTTACTTATACTATTATTGCCCAAGCCGATGGCGCCGATTATGGTTTTGCTCTTAATGATGCCGGATATTGGGAGTCACAAAACGGCGCGCCCGATGATGGTGAGCATGAATCAGCAGCAGTATGTAGAGTAAACTTTGAAGTAACCACTGCCTGTGATATTACCTTTAAAGTAATAAATTATGCAGAATCTAGTTATGACTACGCTGTATTTGGCAACATAGATACTGCAATATCAACTAGCTTCGATACTGATATTAGTGGGGACGCAAGCATTTATAAGTCGTTTAGTGGTTTACAGTCTGCCTCAGAAGTTGACGTAACTTACTCAAGTGTAACAGTAGGATCACATTTTATCTATGTAAAATTTAGAAAAGATATCAGCGTTGATAGCAACAATGATTCCGTACAGTTTAAAATTGTAGAACCAGAGGTTGCTGATACTATAATACAGACCACCACTAAAGAGCTACCTAATGCTTCTATTGATTCATTTGTATATGATGGAATACAAGATACTGATGGCACTTTAACACTAGGAGTTTCAGCTGAATTTCAAAATTATGGTTGGATAGATACCTATCAGCTATCTGGAAATTTAGAGACCGATATTCCTATTGTCACTCCTACTATCACTCAAGGAACTAATAGTACTTCAGCAGGGACGGTTATGGCCACTGGTAAATATGTAACCTTAGGTTCAAAAACAACTACTAAACCAACCTCTGGTGCTTATGTGCAAGTATCAACCTCTGGAGGCACAGTCACTGTTGGAGAGTCAGAGATAGCTATAGATTCTGGTTATATTGAAGGCACTTCTTATTTCACAGATGAAATTTCTTTAAATACAGGAGGCCTTCTAGCTTATTACCCAATTAATGCTTACTACCCAAATACAGTAAATGTAAAATTTGTAAATAGAACGAGCTACTCATATCAAGTACTCGGATACTTATCTACTAGCGCATCCACAAGTTTTTCTATAGCTAATGGAGTCATACCTTCAACTAATATACTAACAGTTTCTACCTCTGCTACCGAGAGTAATCCGTTATCCCAGTATTACTGTCCTGTAGGATCTACATTAATTCTATTCTGTCATTATGGAAGTACTAGCGTAACTTCTAGTGTAGCTACCACTACAGGTATGGTAGGCAGTTCTACTAGATGTAGATATGTCAGAGTACCAAGTTCAGCTACAACAATTACGTTACTCTAAGGAGATTGATTGCAATGACTTGTTACTTAATAAATTATTATGGAAGAAAATTAACACTAGACTATAATAGCATTGAGGACTTTGAAAATCAAACACTTGGTTTAGGTGAATTTGCAGTATATCATACAACCAATGATGAAGGTATAGACCAGGTTAGACTAAAAATTGGCGATGGAAGTACTACTCCAATAAAAGCTTTGCCTTTTGTAGGCTTTTCTTCTGATAATAATGTATCAATAGACTTTTCCAATATTACTCAAGATGTCACTATTGCCGAAGGGTGTGATCTGACTGTTGGAGGAGATTTAAACATTAATGGAGCGTTAAGCTTTGGAGAACTAGCAGGCACTAGTTTAACTGCAGATTATGTATCAATTATGGCTGCACCAGAGGCTGATACACACGCAATAAATAAGAGCTATTTTGAGCAAGAGTTAGGCAGGGTTGAAGAAGATTTGACTAGCAAACTAGATTCTTTAGTAGAATCTTATGTAAATAACAAACTCTTAAGCACTCAATGGTGATACTAAAATATTCAAGCTTGACCAAAGCTAACTAAAGTCAAGCTTGAATATTTGCTAAATTATGTGAAAAATAATTCTTTATAAAGGAGAACTTACTTAAATGGCAATGCAGTAGTTTACTAAATTAAATGTTCCATATAGACTTTTAGACGGTACTTATGATGGAACTGTATATACTCTTACAGATAAAATTACTAATGAGTCTGTAGATGAATCTACTTGTATTCCAAAAATGAGTGAAGTATATGTATATCCCGCAGAGAATGGTTATCGTAAACTTAAGGTTGGCGATGGAACTACTACTCTTGCAAACTTACCATGGGCTGGTGGCGCCACTACTTCTGGAGGTGGCACTGATATTGATTTAAGTTCCATAAGCCAGGATGTCACTATCGAAAGCGGTTACGATCTTACAGTCGGTGGAGATATAAGGGCCTCTAATATTACTATAACTTCTGAATCTTTCTCTGAGAGTAACAGTGTAGTAACTAAAGCATACTTAGAATCAGTATTATTAACAGGTACTTGGTAAAGGAAGTTACTTATGACTACATTATTTTATATAGATTGGAGGAATAAGTAATATGGCACATAAACAGCTATTTTATTATAATACATCAAACTATCAAGCGGGCGATATAAATTCTATAAGTTTTGATGCAGAAACCTTGAGTGATGATATGCAAGATACTAATATTCAAGGTAATAAACTATATCTAGAGTTTAGTTCTCCTAATGGCTACCCAATGGAGAAAATTATCGAAATAGACTCAATTGCATTTGATGATGGCTCTTGGAGTAGTGCTTCCTATCAAACTGAATTTACTCCCGACTCTCCATATGAGTCCGACAACTCTAATAATTATATAGTAACTGTTGATCTTGATTTTTCTGACTGGTATATGAACAGTAGCTGTCGGATAGACCTTGAGGATGAAGTAAGAGATCATGATATTACTATTCAAATGTATTATGAGTCTATAAATGATGGGGATGACACTACTTATATCCCTGATGAGCTCAAAGACGATGCTAAATATATTTTAGCATATACAAATGATACTGACTCTTTTCGCTATAAACAAATAATAGAACATTCTTTTTACGAGCTACTAGCTAAAGAAAATAGCGGTTTTGGTAACTGGCATAATAATCATTCATTTTTACAACTTGGAACCACTTATTATGTTAATGGAGAAAAAGGTATTCTTACTCCAAAATCTTATTACTATGACAATGACTCTGATAGATATACTAATGGCTATGGCTATAAAGTTGAATTTGACGAAGGCAGTACTCTTGAAGGTGATTTACTTACAGGTACATGGTCTTATAATGGTGTTGCAATATCTGAAACTCAAGACTGTATAGTAACTATTTATCAAGCAAATTGTGTTGAACCATTTTGTTCTGATTTGGCTGTAACAACTACAAATGATGATAAAATTGTTGTATACGGCACTTTAATCACTGGCACATATTCTATCGAAAATATAACGACTGGGGACTGCTATTGTGAGAATGCTAATGATGATACTGCAGATATTTATCCTAGGGGTTCTTCAGGCTCTAGCTTAGTTTCTGCCTTAGCTGCTGGCCTAGATATTACATCAGCAGTAGAGGAAATTGGTGGTGGAGAATGCACTGTATATATTGATTTGGTCGTACCAGATATTGGTGACGGCGGATGGGGTTGCAGTACTACATTTACAGCTAACCTAGGATCAGCTGATACCTCAGAACCAATAGTTACTCTTTCTTTGAGTGATGATCTCATATTAACCGGTACAGCAGATGCAAATGGTAGTGACCTGTTTGAGATAGACTTACATATATATAAAGATACAGAGGATATAGATGAGAATGGAGTTTGGTATCATTATGGAAACGGCGATACTGTAAACGACTTTAATTATTTTAATAGTCTATTGACTACCGGAATTGACCTTAAAAATCTTCCTTCTGGTGCTGAGGAGTCTAGTGAATTAGAAATAGTTGACGGATCTTCTTATAAAGCAGCAGTAAAGTTTTATTGCACAGATGAGTCTGTTGATATTGTCAAAGATCCTGTTGTTTCAAATACAGTAATTTATCATGTAGAAACTGATGAAACCGATGAAGCACCTTCAATAAACTTTAGTAATACAACCCTAAGAGAACTATGGGGAGAATTAGTTTCAGCAACTGAAAATATATGTGGTTCTTTACCTGAAGATGATCTAGGTAATAAGAAAATAGGCATTAAGTCAATACATGATGCTCTTATTAGTCACCTTGCACTAACACGTTCAAAAACGACAAATCTAACTCCTGGTGACTATATGAAAGGCATTGCAGTAGCTGCTAGATACTATACAAATGGAAATAACATAAGTTCGGCTACAAGTAGTGCTTTAGAAAATACTCTTACTGAAATTATCGACATGCTTAAGGCACCATATACGTGTAGCTATCCAGGATGCTTAAAGAGAGGAAATTTTGAAAGTACTGATTATGGCGGAGAGCAAAAGTATTATTGTTGTGACGCCCATAAGAGTAATTTGTGTGGTACACATGGTATAGAATATTATGACAAGTGTCCTTCTTGTACTTACTGTGTAGTGTGCGGCAACGTAATTGATGAAGGTTTTGAACGAGAAAATGCTGATAATACGGAGTGGTATTGTTATACTTGCGCTAACAGTACTCTTACTGCAGATCCTATGAGTAATTGCTCTCGGTGTGGTGCTCACTTAACTGTGTATGAAGAATGGGTACATGGTGGTGGCGGTATATGCAATACCTGTAATACTGAAACTGTTAAGTACGAATATGCTAATGCCCAAGGCCACTATAAAGTTACTTACGATGGTGCTGGTAATGAGATAGATAGAGAAGGTCCTGAAAATCACTATGATTATGACGCACCTACATGTATATGTGGAGCTAATCCGCATGCATACTGGGATTCAAATGCTAATTGCGATAGTTGGTATATGTCAGCTGAGGAAGCTGCTGCTAATTGTGGCTGTATATCAGATAGTCCTCCAGAGATTCCTTGCTTCTGCTGTGGTACAGTTTTTGAATCTTCAGATGGCAAACAGCTATGTGATAATTGCTCTGATAGCTGGACATCCTGCGCAGACTGTGGTAAGCCTATACTTACTACTAGTAATTTTTGTGGTTGTGGTAATGGTATCAGTCCTGCTGGAACGGCTTATGAAGCAGCTGATGGTACTTATTACTGTATAGAGTGCTATCACGATGAGCACTGTGAATGTGTCGGCTCTCGAGAATACTATGTTTACTGCACACACTATAACGATGGCATGATACCTTTGTATGTTTGTCCTTATAAAGACCATGTAAGTCATGGCACTGGTGCAGATGGCTATCAAATGGGAGATACCTGGGAGTGTCCTAGCTGTGGTGTAGCTCACGAAATATATACTAGCTAATAAAGTTATTTAAGTTAAAAATAAAAAGACACGTTTTAACGTGTCTTTTTATTTTTAACTTTATTGTATAATATATAGTAGAACTATCAATTTGAAAGGAGAATTTATGGGATATTCAGCAGATAATATCAAAGTTCTGGATGATGTAAGTCATATTAGATTGAGACGCGGAATGTATATTGGTGATGGCCAAGACCCTAGACAGCTGCTGTCTGAAATTTTTGATAATGCTATTGACGAAGTACAGGCGGGTTATAGCCCAGAACTTAGAGTATATGTAGATACTGTAAAAAATACCTACAGAGTAAGAGATTTCGGTCGTGGGATTCCTCACGGTACAAAGACTTTAGAAACTGGAGAAAAGAAAGAAATTCTTGAGATTCTGATTACTAAGTCTAATTCTGGTGGTAAGTTTGACAATTCAAGTTATAATTATTCTTCTGGCTTAAATGGTCTCGGACTTACTATTACCAATGCACTTTCTACTTCGTTACAGATTAAATCTATCAGAAAAAATAAGTTTGTATCTGTACATACAAAAAATACAGGTGACCTAGAATTAAAGAAAGGATCAACAACAGAACAAGACGGAACTGAGGTAATTTTTACGCCAGACCCAACAATGTTTAAATCTGCTGTCATTCCGATCAGCTTTATTGAAAATAGATGTAAGATTGCGTCTGCTCTTGGATTTAAGGCACATCTGATGGTAGATGATAAGCTTGTAGATATTGCAGATAATATCACAATGTTCGACCTAATTCATGAGGAAGATTCTAAAATTGCAACCTATGCTGATATTCCTGAAATAAAAGTAGAAAATGAAGCAAAGGAAATGATGAAAGTTGCTCTAAGATATACTTCTGATACGAAGGATCGTTATTTTGGTTACACTAACCTTTTGTCTAACTATCTCGGGGGTACTCATGTACAAGCAATGTCTAAGGCTGTTATTTCTACGTGGGAAGCTTTTATTAATAAGCACAAAAACTTGCGTCCTGTTGTAGAGCTTAAGCCTTCAGATTATCTTGTTGGTCTTAGGGGTGTTTGTGCTGTATTTATTTCTAAGCCTGAATTTTCTTCTCAGACTAAGGAAAAGTTGGTTGTAAATAAAGCTTATTTTGACGAGCTTATGGACAAGTTCTCAAAGCAGCTTGCTAAGTACCTTGAAAATAACGTACTAATTGCTCAGCAGCTTATGAAGCGTTTTGAGGAATATCGTTTGTCCCAAAATGCGCTCCTTAATCAAAAAGAGCTCAGCAGCCTTATTAAAATTAATGAGGATAATTCTGACAGCATCCGCAGAAGATCTGTAGTATCAAAGCTTGTAGAGTGTACTTCGAAAAAGCGTGATAATACTGAGTTGTTTATTGTTGAAGGTGATTCAGCTATGGGTCCTTATTTGTATGTACGAGATAAAGAGACTCAGGCAGTACTTCCTATCCGTGGAAAGATCTTAAATACTACTTATAAAGATATTAAAGAAGTTATCAAGAATAAGGAAATTTGTGATATTGCCAATTCTATCGGTTGCGGTATCGGACCTCAGTGTGATGCTTCTAAGTCAAGATATGATAAAATTATTATTTCTGCGGACGCAGACCCCGATGGTCTTCAGATTAACTGCCTTGTTCTTGCTGTATTTGTAAATTTGTTTCCAGATATGGTAAAGCAGGGAAGAGTGTATGTGTCACTTCCACCTCTTTATTGTTGGGAAACAAAAAAAGGAGAGTATGGCTGGTGCGATGAAGTAGAAGATATACCGAACGGTGTTAAAGTAGAAAGATTTAAGGGCTTAGGAGCTATGAATCCCGATCAGTTATATCACTTCTTAGTAAACAAAGCAACACGAAAAGTCTTACAGGTTGACTATCCCAGTGATATTGATGAGTTTAATCGTATTCTTGGTACCTCAGAAGGTAAGGGAGAATTATTGCGTGGATTAGGTTTAATTATCAGTGAAAATTAACTACAAATATATGCTAAATTTATTGAGGACTCGGAGAAGTGAAAGGAGTTTAAAATGATTGGCATATATAAAATAACTAATAAAATTACACATCACGCCTACATAGGAAAATCTGTTAATATTGAGGCACGTTTAAAATCACACTTTAGACGTGCTTCTTTAGACTGTGAACAGGATATTGAGTACAATAAAGCTTTATATAGAGCTATACGAAAATATGGAAAAGACAACTTCGAAGTTGAAGTGCTTGAAGAGCTCTTTACTAAAGACCGTAAAGTCTTAGATGCCAGAGAAATTTACTGGATTAGCTTTTATGATACTTATAATAATGGATATAATGCTACTTTAGGTGGAGAAGGAGTCTCTGGCATATTTGGGGAACAACATCATAACCATAAAGTAACAGAAGCAGACGTCAAAGATATTCGATATAGATATGCAGCTTGTGTTGAGTCTGTACAAGATATTTATGAAGATTATTCTGATAAGATTCAAAAGTCAGGCTTTAAAAAAATATATTCATGGGAAACGTGGCCAACAGTCCTTACAGAGTTAAATACTGAAGAAGTAAAGCTTTGGCATAAAAATAATGCAAGACTTTTGTATAGCTTCCCAAATGAAAAGAATCCTAGAAGTAAACTATCAGATCAAACTGTATTATATATAAGACAGCGTTATCATAATGGAGAAACCATGAAAAATTTATACGAAGAATATAAAAATTGTGGCATGTCCCTCGGAAGCTTCCGAAATTTAATTTGTGGGCATACTAGAAAAACATTAACAGAATAAGGAGGGATGAACTGTGGCTAAAAATAAGGTACCTACATCGAGTTTTGACCTGGGGGTCTTTGACTTGTTTAGCGAAAGTCTAAACGAGCCTCAGGAGCAAAAAATGGACGATGTGGCAAGTTCTGAGCTTGAAACTGTAAAAGTAAAAGTCATGACAACTGAAAAAGTTAATGCAAACAAAACAGTTGTTTCAAAGCCTAAAACTACCAAAACAAAACCGGTGGTACATGCGCTTTTGCAAAAAGATGCTCTTGAGCTTGCGCGTGAAAATTATAGAGAATATGGTAAATATATTTCACAAGGTAGAGCTTATCCTTGCATAATTGATGGCGCAAAATCTTCTTATAAGAGAGCTATTTACGGCATGTGGAAAGACTCTCCAAGAAGTATTGTAAAGGTAGCAGAACTTGCTGCCGCAGCCCTGCCATATCACCCGCATCCTACATCTATTTCAGGGGTTATTGTAGCTCTTGGTGATGGTGGCAATAAATTTAAGTTTATGAAGACTCAGGGAAACTGGGGAGATAGCTCTAAAGATATTCAGCCGTCTGCCGATCGTTATATCGGAGGTATGATTTCCGATACTGCTATTAGTTTGCTCTGTGATAGTATTGAATATTGTAATTATATTACCGGTGAGCTGGATAAGCCTGAACCTGAAGCTTTGCCTACTCTTTTGCCTCTCTGCTTTATTAATGGTCAGAGCGGTATTCCGGCAGGTCTTCCTAAGCTTAATATCCCTTGTCTTGATATTGCTGGCATGTTTGATTACTATATTGAAGTGCTTAAAGCAAAAGACCTTGATCATAAGCCTAAAAAATTACCTATTCCTAATATAGGAACAGATATTTTATCGTCTAAGGCTGAGTGGGAAAACGTACTTCAAACGGGAAAAGGAAGTATTAGACTTGCCCCTAAAATGACTATTGATAAAGATGGTACTATTACTATCACAGCCTTGCCACCTTCTAAAACTGTAGAACACGTACGCAAAATCATAGAAAAAGAAATTTTGCTGGATAAGGCAGATCTTAGAGACGAATCTACTTATGACACCCGCATTGTAATAGAAAAGGTCTACAAAAAGCAATGTAATATGCAAGAGCTTTACAAGCGTTTATACACTAAATTACAAGCCTCAGAAGCTTATAATATGGCTTTCTTTGATCAGCAATATATTTATGTACCTACAAGTTTTCATAGTGTTGTAAAGGCAAATTTAAAATATCTAATTGACACTCATAATAACAGGCTTGTACAGCAGATTGCAGAAAATAGAGACAGACTTCTTGTACTTCAAATCATTGAGAGTCTTAAAAAGACAAATAATTGGAAAGATATTTTTGACCTTTCTTATGATGATGCTGTAAACTATATAGCTACGCGTTTTAAAGCAGGTACTACTGAAGTAGCAAAAGAAGTGCTTAAAAAGCCAATGTCTTATTTAACAAAAGCACATGATCAAGAAATTCTAGATTTGCAAAAACTTATCAAAGAGCTTGAAGATGATCATTCAGATATTTATGAAATGCTTATAAAGAAGTATCGCGCAGTTAAAAATAAGATGCTTAAAGAAATTCACGAAAATGTTACAATTTTTAAAAATTAAATAATATATTATATAAAGCTTTATATTATATATTTATTATAAAGTATTATATATAAAGCTTTATAAAAATTATTTTAAGATTTTTAAAAATATAATTATTAATATTGTATTTTATATTGAATATATTTTTTGGGAGAAAATTATGAAAGTTATTTTAATCAGTGCAAAAGCTCAGCATGGTAAAGATACTTCAGCTTTAATTCTTGAAGAGACTTATAAGGCGAAGGGTAAAAGAGTTTTGATTACTCACTACGCAGATCTACTTAAGTATATTTGTAAGACTTTTTTCGGCTGGAATGGTGAGAAAGACGATTATGGCAGAACACTTCTTCAGCAAGTAGGAACAAATACAGTTTGTGCTAAACAGCCTGATTTTTGGGTAGATTTTATTATCAGTATTCTTAATCTTTTTGAGGACTCTTGGGATGTAGTAATTATTCCTGATTGTCGTTTTGTAAATGAGGTTGAGAAGATGAGAGCAAACTTTGACACAACTTTAATTAGAGTTATTAGACCAGATTTTGATAATGGTCTTAGTGAGACTCAGAAACAACATCCTTCAGAAACTGCTCTTGATAATTTTGATTTTGATCATATTATTTATAATACAGGTAGTCTTGAGGATCTAAAAAATAAACTTTCTAGATTGGAGTTAGTATGAGTAAAAATTACGACAATTATATTATTGAGCATCGTACAGCAGTAGAAACTGCTTATCAGTGGCTTGTAGACCATAAGATTATCAAAGATCAGTATCGTCAGGTAATTGATATTCATGACGTAAGTAAATGGGGCAATGAAGAGTATGATGCTTATGACAAATATTTTTATGGCAAGTCTAAGACTAAAGAAGTAGAAGAGCAGTTCAATTTTGCTTGGCTTCATCATATTCATGCAAACCCTCATCATTGGCAGCATTGGGTACTGATTAACGATGATGATGGTACTCATGCTCTTGAAATGCCAGAAGAGTACATTATCGAAATGCTCTGTGATCACTGGTCTTTCAGTCATAAACAAGGTAAACTTGATGAGATTTTCAAGTGGTATGAGGACCATAAGAAAACAATTATTTTTCATAAGAATACTAAACAGAGATATGAAGAGCTTCTTGCAGCAATTAAGAGAGCTCTTAAAGAAGAAAATTAATAAAAACAAAGGCGATCATAAAATATGGTTGCCTTTTATTGTATTATATATTGTAGAATTTTATTAAGGAGAATTAATATGTCAGTTGCCGATATTTATTTTAAGAATGAAGTTAATGAGCTTCTTACTAATGGTTTTAATGATAAGGATTATTCGGTAAGACCTAAGTGGCCTGATGGTACTCCGGCTCATACTATTAAAACTTTTTGCGCTGTAAGACGCTATGATCTTTCCAAGGAATTTCCTATTCTTACTCTTAGAACTCAAGCTTTTAAGGGGGTAGTAAGGGAGCTACTTTGGATGTGGCAGAAGAAGTCTAATGTAGTAGACGAGCTTGGAAAGTCTGCTGCTATTTGGAGAGCCTGGGAAGGCGACGACGGAACCATTGGTAAAACCTATGGCTATCAGCTTGGTAAGATTTCTGATTATGGTTATGGTAAGTTTGATCAGGTAGATAACCTTATTTATCTTCTGAAGAACAAGCCTATGGATCGTAGAATGATTACTACTATGTGGTGTCCTCAGGATCTTCATGAAATGAACCTTCCGCCTTGTGTATATGAAACTCTTTGGGATGTGACAGACGGAAAGCTTAATTGTACAGTAATTCAAAGATCCGGTGATTTACTTGCTGCAGCCTCTTCTGGTGGTTGGGACACAATTCAGTATGCGCTGCTTGTACATATGCTTGCTCAGGTTTGTGGTTATCAACCCGGAGAGCTTGTACATATTGTAAATAACCTTCATATTTATGATCGTCATGTAGAGCTTGTCAAAGAGGTTATTCAGAATCCTGAATATCCTGGCCCACAGCTTAAGCTTAATTCTGAGGTAAAAGATTTTTATGATTTCACTGAAGATGATTTTGAGCTTGTCGGTTATGAATCTACAAAGCTTGCAACTAAGTTTCAAGTAGCTGAGTAATTTTTGTATAAATTTTACGTAAAAATATGCTAAATTAAATGAGTGGGGTGATGATGATGTTTACTCATTTAATTTATAGACATACTAATATTAAAAATAATAAGTGCTATATAGGCCAAACGGTACAAGTTAAAGATCCTGAAAAACGTTGGCAAAAAGGCAATGGTTACGTAAATCAGCCTAAGTTTCACAGTGCAATTCGTAAGTACGGTTGGGATTCATTTAATCATGAAATTTTAGAATACTGTATTTCTGCAGAGCATGCAAATTTACGAGAACAATATTACATTGCTAAGTTTGATAGTATTAATCGTGGCTATAATACGAGCTTAGGTGGTAGTATGCCTCAGCATTTCCAAAAAGCTATCTACCAACTAGATGCCAATAAAAATATATTAGCTATATATGAATCCACTAGACAGGCGGAAAGAATTACAGGGATTAGTCAAGCTAATATTAGTCATTGCTGCTTAGGTACAATAAATTCAGCTAATGGATTTTATTGGTGCCACGTAGAGGATTATGATAGCTATCAAATAAAGCCTATTGGAGCAAGTAAAGGACAACCTAAACGTGTATTACAATATACAAAAGATGGGAAGTTTGTAGCAGAATTTAGCTCATGCTCTGAGGCAGAAAGATCAACTGGAATTAAGCACCAAAATATTAGTAAATGTTGTACAGGCAAGCTGCATCAAACAGGCGGCTTTATGTGGAGGTACTTAGATAATGAAAAAAGAACGAGTGCGAGTTAATTTTGATGCTTCAAAAGAGCTGATCGACAAAGCTAAGCTTGCTGCAGAAGAAAAAGACATTACGTTAAGTTTACTTATCCGTTTAGCTCTCGAAGCCTATCTTAAGGAGGTGGCTGAGTGAAAACCATAATTGAGCTACCTTGTTCCGTAGGCGATATAATTTGGGCAAGATCTTGGTACTATGGAGAAGCTGGTAAATGGAAGCCTTGGCAAGTTACAAATTTAACAGTGACTCAAAATAAGAAAGGTATTTGGACTAAAAAATTTCGTGCATTTAGAATCGAAAAGGAAAAGACTTTAGCATTATCTTTAGAGTTTAGTGTTGACGATATAGAAAAAATAGTATTTTTGGAGGAGCCTAATGACGAAAATCCCGATGAACAAATTGACAGCTAACGTTGTTACTCTTGCTGAGACTAACGAGATTTTAGCTGCTGTTGAGAGTGTTAAACTTTGGCAGATGGAAATTGAGCGTGCAGAAGAAGCTAAGAAGAAAGCAAATGAATACTTAGATAAGGTGCTTGCTGAATCTTTGAAGCGAGTAAATTTAAAGTGTTTAGAGGGCGAGCTTGTTGCTTTGCCAAATTATCATAAATTGTTTTGTTATCTGCATGAAGATTTTATTTCTATTCCAGTACCTGAGGAGTATATAAATGAAGGAATTCTGTAAGCATCTTAAAATTATCAGAACCCATAGAAAGTTTGTTAGAAAAGCCTGCTTTAAGATGGGGCTTATCTGGCAAGGCTTAGTACATGATCTTAGTAAGTATTCTATTACTGAAATGAAGATTTGTAAATATTATACCGGTAGAAAGAGCCCTCACCAAGTAGCGCGTGAACAGCTTGGATACTCACCTTCTTGGATTCATCATTATCATACTAATAAACATCACTTTCAGTACTGGTGGGATGAGGATGAAGAAGGTAAAATCATTCCTATGAAGATGCCTTATAAATATATTATTGAAAGCTTTTGCGATATGCTCGGTGCCTCAAAGGCATATAATCCTGATAGATGGGTCCCTGAAATACTTTTAGATTATTGGGAAAATAAATGCAAAGGTAAAAGAATTCAGCATCCTGCCTCTGAAGAATTTCTTGATAAGATGATTATGAATTTAGTTACCTGCGGTGAAGAAGCATTTTTTGAGTGGTATAAAAATAATACAGAATTTCTAAAGAAAGCTTATGAGGAGATGTAATGGATTCAGAAAAGAGTACAACAAAATTGGATATAGACCCTACAGAGGTAAGAACTCTTGAAATAGGGCCAATAAAAGCAATGCAAGGGTGTCTACTTTGTGATAATGTACGAGAGGTTCCTTATGGTTGTAATTATTATCCTTGGGTTTGTGATGAATGCAAGGAAGCTATTGCTTTTATTAAAGATTTTAAGGCTTCTGTGGTGAAGCAGCCGAGTTCTGAAACACCTAGTCAGAGATTACCTAAAGTTGAAATAATTCCGCTTTAAAGCTAAGCAGGCTTGAAAAATAGCCTGCTTTTATTGTATTATAAAATGAGTAATATTTTCAATAGGAGGAATTATGAAAAGACCGTCATTAGATGAATATTATCTTAATATAGCTAAAGCAGTTTCTGAAAGATCTACTTGTCTTAGAAAACATTATGGAGCGGTGGTAGTTTCGGAGGGAGAGATTCTCAGTACTGGCTATAATAATCCACCTAGAGGTGAAGCACATTGTGCAGTATGTACTAAATGTAATAGTGGCAAAGATATGGCTACTTTTGAAACTTGTCCCGCAGTTCATGCAGAAATGAATGCTTTGCTCAGTGCGTCACGTAAAGATATGATTGGAGCAGATCTTTATCTTTCAGGTTATGATGTAAAATCTGGCATAGCCCTTGAGTGTGAAGCTTGGCCCTGTGAGATTTGTTTGCGCCTAATTAAAAATGCAGGTATTAATCGTATAATAAATAAGAATGGTGTTATTTATATGAGGTCAGATGATGGAATTTTAAGACAACTTATAGAAAAGGAGTGTTAGATTATGGACAATAAAGTATATGTTTCTGTAAATTCTTCAACGGTTAATCCACCTTCACATGTTTCACGTGTTGACCATTTGGATAAAATTATAGCTAATTCTGTCGCTGCAGATATTATGGTCAGATGTGCTATTTGTGAAGAACATGTTTCTATGAATTCTAATGATTATAGAGCTCAAGGAGTATTTATTTGTGATAAATGTAAGGCGGCTATTAAGCACGTCAGAGATACTCTTGAAAATACGTAAAAACTTCTTAATTTTTACGTATTTTATCTGCTAAATTAAATGAGGTGATTGAATGAAATCTTATTTAATTTATAAACATACGAATAAAATTAATGGTAAATGTTACATTGGGCAAACTTGTTATACTAACCCTACCCATAGATGGCACTCTGATGGGAGTGGCTATAAGTCTCAACAAAAATTTTACAGAGCTATTCTTAAGTATGGCTGGGAGAATTTTGAGCATCAAGTTTTAATAGAGAATCTTACAAAACAGGAAGCAGATGAGCTTGAAATTGCTTATATAAATCAGTTTGATAGTATTGAGAATGGTTATAACTTATTAATTGGTGGCTCAGGTCAAACAACCCAAGGTGAAGCTGTTTATCAACTTAGCTTAGATAAACAAATACTTGCAACATATTCAAGCATTAGAGAAGCGGCTAGACAGCTTTATCCTGAAGATTTTAATAGTGCTAGGAGTAATATTGGACGCTGCTGCAATGGAAAATTACGCCAGTATCGAGGCTTTGGATGGTGTTTGGCTAGTCAATATGAGCAGTACAAGTTTAAACTTTGTAATGGCAAAACTGCAGGTAAAACTGTTTACCAGTTAAACAGTGCTGGGAATATTATTAATATATTTTCAAGCTATCATGAGGCTGGTTTAGCTTTAAGTACAACTGCTGCATACATAAAATATTGTTGTGAAAGATTACATAATGGTAAGGGTTATTATTGGTGTAGAGAGTCAGATTTGAATTTGATGCTAGAAAGGATTAATAATGAAAAAAGATCGTATAAGACTTAGTTTAGATTTAAGTCCTGAGCTTTATGAGCAGCTTAAATCTTTATCACAGAAGTTAGATTTGACTGTTAGTGGCGCAATCAGGATTGCACTTCAAGAATATATGAAACAAGTAATGAAGGAGAGCTAAAACATGATTATTGGTATTTGCTGTGTAGATAAAAATTGGGGACTCGGAAAAGCTAATAGTTTACTTTTTAATCTTAAAAAAGATATGCAATTCTTTAAACAAACTACTGCTGATAGCATTGTCGTCTGCGGCTTGAACACATTACTTAGTTTTCCAAGCAGTAAGCCACTTAAAGGCAGATCTACTATAGTTATTTGTCCAGAAGGCTATGATAGAGATGATTGCTTTTGTGTGCATAGTTTTGAAGATTTAATCAAGCTAATTACAGAGTTATCTAAAACTCAAAATGTGTTTATAATTGGGGGTGGAATGCTTTATAAGTCTATGCTTCCCTATTATGATAAGGTATATGTAAACAAAGTGGACGCAGATGGCGAAGCAGAAGTTTTCTTTCCTAATCTTGATGAATATTCTGAACTAGAGCTTTGGAAAATTTTGCCTGAAGTAGAGGACGAAGGCTATAAGACTAAACTTCATGTTTATAACAAAAAGATTCATTTGGAGGAGCTTAAAGGATAATGCAACATTTTACAGATTCTTTAGTAACAGACTATATTGAGCCGTTACAAAACCATTGGGTAGAACTAAGTATTGAACCTTGGAGATATAATTTCCTTGCACAAAAATGGAAGTGCCCAAATAATATAGAAAATAGATCTGTCTTACCTGAGGCAGATTGGGATGAAAAATTAAAACTGTTTTTAGCTTGTGGTGACAGAGTTAGAGTAGATAAAAAAGCTGAAATTTGTCAGACTTATTATGGCCAATTTGGTAAAAGCTATCTAGTATGGCTTACATTTTTAGATGCAACTGGTAATAAACATACCTTTGATGTATGGCTCGATGAGTATGGCAAAAATACAAAGAATGCTGAAAAATATATTGATTCGAGAAGTCCTCTTTGCCAAAATGTCTACGATTCAATACTTAAAACGAACAGTATTTCACCAGAAACCGCGAAGTTGCTTTCAACAATTGGCTCAAAAACTTGGACGGGCTCTACAGAGCAAAAAGTTCAAAAGAAGTTAAATAGTAGCATTCAACAGGATATTTTTGAGAAGGCTGCTAAAGAGTGTGGAATTATTTTCAAAAAGTTAGATAAGTTTGATGGTTATCTTTATCGTGGAGATCCGGGGCGTCTTGCGGATTATGATTTGATTATTGATAATTGTAAAATACGAGTAGATGTTAAATTATTAGAATCAAATTCAACAATTGCAGCACAAAATCCACATGATGCTGTATTGTTAATTTCTTCTGAATATCGAACCGCTGATATTGCTTATCATCGAGTTAGTGGAGAAGTTGGTGTTGAAACAACTCAAACGTTTAAAGACTTACTGGCCGCGTTTAAAAAAAATTTGTTAGCAGCAGGTAAATGTTTTTTACATATTAATAAAATAGACTTAGAAACTGGAGTTGTTGACTATGAGTTATTTGGAAATAATAAATAATAAATTAACTAGGGGATATAGAACTTGTATAAATTAATTAGAGACTTTCTTCTTGAAATCTTGGTAAGAGCCTATGGATAGACTCTCTAGTATTCCTAGAACAAAAATCAATAGCTTTTAGCCAGAACAAAAAATAAATAAATCGTATATTAAAAAGTAATAAAATAAAAAACCTTAAGGAGAATAAATAATGAACGGAACACTTATTAGAGACAACATTCCTGCTAATATCGAAAAGCAGGGAGATGCTTGTAATTATGCAGAAGTTAAAAGTACTTATCTTTTTAATGGCTTGATCAGAGATAAGCTAGTTGAAACAGTAAATCTGTTTCTAAGGACTAATTCGATCGAAGCTCTAGCTGAGGTAAAAGCAGTTGTTGAAGCTATTGGGGCTGAAGCAGTAGAGGCTTTTAATCAGGTGTATGAGAAGCAGATGGAAGAGCTTGGGGGTTATACGAAAAGATACGTATTTCTTCAGGCAGATTATGATTCTACTGTTGAGGCAAAGAATGAATCAGAGACCAAAGAGTAAATGTGATTTTTGTCAATATTTTTTAGGTCACGAATGCACAGCAGCTAAGTCTAATGGTCAAGTAAGTTCGTATTACTGTAGGCAAGCTCAATATGAGTACAATCAATGGTTACAGCAGCAAAAGAAAAATATAGCCAATAAAAGAACCTCCTGGCGTTATTAAAAATAGCCTCTGTTTAATTTGCTAAATTATTAAGCAGAGGCGTTTATTTTTATCTCTGCAATGGAGGTAGGTTATGGAGTATAAAAGACTAAATTTCGAAGACTATTTTACTATTTGTTCCGAGAACTTGAATAAGCTTGATACTAATTTGGAAATAGCTAGATATGAGAGCATTCCTTATGAGTTTAAGGGTAAGAAGTACAGTGTAGAATTTCAAGTACGTTTTGATGAGCCTAGAAGTTGTATTCAAGTTATTTTTGAGCAAACATCTAGTAAGTCTGATTGGCGAGTTAATTTTAACTTCCCATCCAAAATCTATGATAAGTTCACTTTTGAGGGAAAGTTAATTCAGCTTAAAGTACATAGAGGCTGGGGTAATATGTGGCTTGTTTGTCAATCAACTGTGAGACAAAAGATTAAAGCTTTACTAGATGAACATCCTGATTGTTTTGTTGAAGTTTTTGGCTGGTCTCTCGGATCTGGTATGGCCCAGCTTGCTGCAGAGGATATTTATTTTAAGTTTGGTATTAAGCCATATCTTTATACCTACGGAAGTGTCAAGCCTTTCTACGGAAAAGATACATACAACTTCGTCAAGAGCTGCTGCGCTGAAGCTTATAACTTCTACGATCACTGTGATATCGTTGGGTATATGGTTCCTTTCTTTGGCTGGAAAGCAATTAATCATTGCAAGGTCAGACCAGAAAAGTTTTGCATTATTAAGCTTTTCAGACCAATGATTTACCATACTCAATATGACGTCCAAGGTCAGTATAAAGACTATGAATAAAAAATCATTATTTAATAAAGGATGACTTTTTATGAAATTATATGAAGAATTTAAATTGTGGGAAAATTTATGGAAACCTGATAAAGCTCTCACTGAAAAATGGGAAACTTTTGACAGTGGCTGGGGACCTAAAAAGCTTTGGCACTCTACTTCGGTTTCAGAATTTAGAGCTTTTTTACAAAATGCAGCAAGCGCTGGCATTAAAGGTTTGCGCTTAAGTATTGCTGATGGTATATATCTTGCAGCAAGAGCCTCAGACCTTAATCATGATAATATTGTAGACATTGCAGCAGATAACTATTTAATCGATGGCACAGAAGATTTTGAATGGTCTACCTGTGGGTTTCCTAAGTTAGCCGATTTTGATAACGATAACTTTGAAGGCAAGGACTGGGACGAAGAGGATCTTGCATGGCAGGCAGAATTTGAGGCTGAGGAAGATGCTACATATGACACTATAAAAGGTCAAGTGTATGATGTTATAGATCCTGAGACAGGCGAGTGTAAGACTTTTGTTCGAGACGGTAAGAGACATATGCTAGTAGCTGATTGTGGTACTTTTGAAGTAGCTCTTTATAATTTTTATTCAAGAGAGTATATTGCCTACAAAAATGGTGATGGTGGAGTAAAGACAGGTTTTCAGCTGTTTGAAACATCTGATACCTATTTTGCTTTAAAGCCTTTAATTAAAAGACTTTATATGACTAATACGTAAAATAATCTAATGATTAATAATACTGAGGATTATTATGATTAAAACAGGATTTATGAATTTATATGAAGAACTCGGCGCCTTAAATGAAGATGTACACGGTAATTTTGAAAAGAATTTAGTACCAAGAATTAAGGTATTAAAGCCTAAATTAGACAAAGCCGCAGATGTGTTAGATAACCCAAATTATGTAAAAATTCAAGAGATACTAAAAAGTTTAATTGAGGGGTTTAAAGTTTGTTTTAATGTGTCTAAGCAAATAGCATCAATAAATCCACAGGATCTGATCATCAACGCGCCATTTGATGAAGCTATGAGCATTTTAAATAAAATAGAAGATATTGTTTTTCGCGTTGAGCAGGGAGACAGTGCTTTAGATAGATACTTAATAGATCAGCCCTCTGCCTGGACGGTAGAAGAATTAAGAGATGCATTAAAAGGCTATGAAAAATATAGCGATATAGACATATCTACCTTAAGATTTAGCTCAGAAGAAGCTAATATAAAGCCAGAAGCTACTCAACAGACTGACACACAAAGTGCTGAACCTAAAATGCTAAGTTAAACAGAGCAAGGCAGAATAATCTTAAGATTATCAAAGCTTTTAAGGAAGTAGGCTTACCTGTGGACGATCTTACCGTAACAGCTAAAAATAAAAAAGGTAAAGACTATAGAAAAGCTTCTGATAAACTAAACAAACTTAGAAAAACTTTCTTTGGTGAAGCTCTCGACGACGAAAACATTTTTAATCAAGACTTTTAATACTATGTAACTTTCTGGGACAATAGCAAGTGGAAACTCTACAATTAAATAAACCTAAAGACGAGTTAGTAAAATAGCTCGTCTTTTATTGTATTATAGTGTCATGAAAAAATTAGGAATGCACTGATTATTCAATAAGTTATATTGTATACTATAATAAATTTTAAAAATTGTTGCCTATATTATCTGCTAAATTTAATGTAGGCAGCAAGCCGACGATACGAAAAAGATACCAGAAAAGATAGTTAATTTACGATACATAATTTTAAGATACCTTATAAGATACCTTATAAATTTAATATGTAGATTAACTGTCGTCTGATATTTTTCAGGCGACTTTTTCTATTTGTATTCAATTTTCCAAAATAGGTATTGTATAATAAAATGAATATATTTTGAAAGGAAGATTGATATGCAGTTTATTAAGATAAGAGATGTAAAGGATCCTATCCGTAATCCTAATGAGAATGCAGGTATTGATTTCTATATTCCTGCTTATAGTCTCAAGTTTAGATTCGATTTGATTACTAAGAATCCCGGTATTGCTACCCCTTATAGAGCTTTTGCTAAATTTTTGGCAAAGCTTCGTAGAAAGACTTTTATTACCTGTGGAGGCAAGATTTATATTGCGCCGCATAAGGATATTATTATTCCTTCTGGCATTAAGAGCAAGTTTGGCCCCGAGCTTGCTTTGATTGCTAACAACAAGTCTGGTATTGCAACTAAGAAGAAGCTAGTTTTTGGAGCTTCTGTTATTGATGCAAGCTATCAAGGTGAGTGGCATCTTCATTTGATCAATACTTCTAACAAGTATCAGGAGATCGAGTGTGATCAGAAGATCATGCAGTTTATTCCTCATATGATTTCTACTGACAAGATCGAAATGGTAGAGGCAACCGAGGAAGAGTTTTTCACGGAGAAGACCAGTAGAGGTGAAGGCTGGCAAGGAAGTACCGGCACAAAGTAAGAAAAGCTCGGAGGTGTAACTATGGAATGTATTTATCGAAATAATTGTAATGGACGTGACTGTGATAAAGACTTTTGTCCCAAGCAGTACCGTCTAGATACTCTATTTAATAACTCGCTTTTGACAGGCAAACAGAGACAGCATGTAGCTCTCAAAACAGATGCAGACGGTACGGACTCAAACGAATTCCGTAGACTTGCCGAAATTGAGAGACAAATTGAGGGCTTTGTGACTGACGGCTATAATTTGTACCTTCATTCTTATGGGTGTGGTAATGGAAAGACTAGTTGGGCTATTAGACTTATTACTACTTATATTTATAAGATATGGCATAAGTCAAATCTTGGTTGTCAAGCGTTGTTTATTAATGTTCCTCGATATCTGCTCGCTTTGAAGGAAAATATTTCTGGCCATAGCGACTATGCAGACTTTATAAATCAGCATGTAAGAGAGGCGGATATTGTCGTTTGGGATGATATTGCTGCAAAATCTGGTTCTGAGTTTGAACTTAACCACTTGCTCAGTCTTATCAATTATCGGATTGATGCGGGCAAGAGTAATATTTTTACTTCAAATCTTGGACCTAGAGAACTTAGTAATGCTTTAGGAGAAAGACTTGCAAGCCGTATTTGTAACAAGTCTATTGATATCGAGCTTAGAGGCTCAGATAAAAGAGCTCTCGGATTGTTTAATTAAGGAGGTGCCTAATGACTTCACAGTTTCAGATTATTAATAAAATTCTTCAGACTAAGGATTATTCTTTAATTTCTTTTAATAACTTAACTGAAGATCATTTCTTTAATTATAGATCCGAGTTTAAGTATATTTGTGAGCACTATAGTCACTATAAGACAGTTCCTGATAGACTAACTTTTGTAGATACTTTCACTGAATTCGATATCGTAGATGTAACTGAGCCTGACAGCTATCTTATTGAACAGCTTTTTGCTGATTATAATAAGTCTTATCTTGCTTCTAAGTTTAATACAATTAAGCAGCTTATTGAGAGAGATGATGTCGATGGCGCAGCTGCTTTTCTGACGCAAGCAGCACAGGACCTTCATACAGGTTCAGCTATGACTTGTACTGATATTTTTTCTGATACATCAAGATATGATCGTTATATGGATCGACTTGAAAATCATAAGAATCACTACATCAGTACTGGTTTTCCAGAGCTTGATAAGATTATCGGCGGTATTGATATGAAAGAAGAGAATATGGTTATTGCCGCACGTACAGGCCAAGGTAAGACTTGGACTTTGCTTAAAATTGCAGTTGAAGCTGCTAAGCAAGGTTTGATCGTCGGTATTTACTCTGGTGAGATGTCACCAGATAAAGTTGGTTACCGTGTGGATACTCTTCTTGGTCATATTGATAACTCTGCAATTACCAGAGGTAATAACTTCGATCGTTCAGTGCCTGTAAGATATAAGATGTATCTTGATTCTATTAAGACTACCTGTCCTGGAACTATCAAGATTCTTACTCCTAATGATATTAATGGTCCAGCAACTGTCGGAGCCCTTAGAACTTTTGTAGAGAAAGAAAAGCTTAATATCCTCCTGATCGACCAGTATTCTTTGCTTGAAGATCAGCATCATGCAAAAGTAGCTCATGAAAGAGTAGCTAATATTTCTAAGGATGTTAAAAATCTTCAGGTCATGTCTCGTATCCCGATCATTTCCGTTTCTCAGATGAATAGATCTAAAAATGAGGATGGAGAACAGGATACTACACAGATTGGACTTTCAGACCGTATTGGTCAAGACGCAACAACTATCTTAATGCTTAGTCGTGATCTTACCTTTAAGGATCCAGAGAAACGACAGATTGCAGATGATAGACTTATTATTAATATCGTTAAGTCCAGAGACGGTGGTGCTGGCAAGCTGATTTACAAGGCTGATTTTAATTTTGGTAACTTTATTTTCCTCGATCCTAATCTTAGTGCTGAAGAGTCTGAAGACCTTAAGAATTACTATGAGGGCGAATATGAGGAAGGTGGAGCTAATTGAGAGAACTTTTAATTGACAATTATGTTATTAAGGCATCAGTAATGGATGTGTTGCAACATCTTAGAATTGCTTTAACTAACGGTAAATTAAGAGACATTAAGGACGGTACTGAAAATATTGTCGTTACCTGTCCTGATCATGGCGGAGGACGAGAGTCTCATCCTGCTTGTAACATTTATGTAGGGCCCAACTCTAAAATTCCATACGGCTATTTTAATTGCTTCGTCTGTGGCTCAAGCGGCTCGTTTTTAAAATTTGTAGCTCACTGCTTTGACTCCTCTGAAGAGTTTGCTAAGAATTGGCTTTTGAAACATTTTGAAGGCTATATGGTGGCAGCAGCTTTTCACATGGGTGATGATATTCAGATTGAAAAGCCAAAGAGAGTAGTCAAAAAGCTTAATGAAAGTATTTTAAATAATTATCTGCCTTGGCACCCTTATTTAGGCCAACGTAAACTATCTAGAAATATTTGTGAGCTCTTTAAGGTTAAATATGATCCTATTTATAGACAAGTTATGTTCCCAACTTATGATCTTCAAGGAAATTTAGTAATGATCCCAAAAAGATCGATAGATACAAAAAGCTTTTATCTTGATAAAGAAACTGAAAAGCCCGTTTATTGCCTTGATTACATTGTTAAACAGGGTTATAAAACTGCAGTTATTACTGAGGGCCCTTTTGATGCTTTAACTGGTTGGGAATATGGTTATCCGACTTGTGCTACTTTTGGTAGAATTTCTGACTATCAAATTGAACAGTTAAATAAATCTGGTATCACAACTCTGTATACAGCTTTTGATAATGATGAAGCTGGTCGGATATTTACTAGAGTTTTGAGATCTAAACTAGACAAACATATTATTATTTCTGAGGTAACCTTACCTCGCGGAAGAAAAGATATGAACGAATGCTCAAAAGAAGAATTCGATAGAAGCATTCAGCAAGCTGCAAATTCTTCAATTGAGGTATCGTATAATATAAAGAACCTTGTGGCTAAATTGCCACGCGATACTCACTAAAACATATTAAAAAAGGAGAACAAACAAAATGAGTAATTTCAACTATTCGCAGTATCAGGAAGTAATTGCAAGAGCACAGAGTGGCTCCGAAGGCAATTCAGTAAAAGTCGGCTTCTTCAAGATGAAGAATGATAAAGATGAAGCCCTTGTCCGTTTTAATATTAGCTCTCTGAACGATCTTCAGTTTGCTACCGTCCATCAGCTCGGTGCAGCTCAGCGTTGGATGAAGGTAAGTTGCCTTAATCCAGTGGGCTCTTATCAGGATACCTGCCCTCTTTGTGCAGCAGTTGCTGGTGGTGCCAAGGATATTGGTAAGGCAACAAAGAAGGTCTATGTTCAGATGATGGTATCTTATAAGGATGCTACTACTGGTCAGTTTGCTGCAGCTATTCCCGTAATTTGGGAACGTCCTGCTGGTTTCTCTCGTGAAATTGCAAACCTTCTCAATGATTATGGTGATCTTAAGACTCGTGTATTTAAGGTTACTCGTAACGGCGTAGCTAATAGCATGCAGACTACATATAGCATTTCCTATATTCCTCTGTATGATAAGCCTGAGAGTGTAACTGAAGACCTTAGTGCTTTTAATAACTTTAATATTGCTAAGCACAGTTATTGGGAGAAGACTCCTGGGGATATTAATGTGTTCCTCAACACTGGTTCTTTCCCTGAAGTGGCAAGAGCCCCTCAGGCTCCTATGCCTACTGATGCCGATGCTCCTGCTTATACTAAGCCTGTATATCAGCCTCCTGTAGCAACTGAAAGCTACGCACCTGCTACTCCCGTAGCTCCTGCTTATCAGGCACCTGTAACTCCTGCTTATCAGCCTCCTGTACAGCCTGCACCTCAGCCTGTAGCACCTACTTTTGTACCTGGTATTACCACTACTCCTGCTGAGGTGCCTGCAGCTCCTGTAGCACCTGTAGCACCTGCAGCTCCTACTGCACCCCAGGCACCTGCTATGCCTGGTTTTGCAATTCCTACCGCTCCGGCTCCTGCGCAGGCAGAAGGTCAGCCTAATGGATTTGACCGTGCTCCTAGAACTTTTAATCCCGGTGCATTTAAGATTGCTCCTTAATTAAAATTAAAGAGGTATACTCATGGATGGAAATCTTTTCGGTGAAGAATTCAATATTGAGATTCCTAAGAAAGACACAAAGGAACTTGTAAAGAAATCTACTCCTAAATCTGCAGCAGTTGGTGCAGACACTGAAAAAATCCTTAAGTCTAAAAAACTGTCTATCCAGGAGCGCCTTGGTGTTATTAGAGATAAAGTCATCAAGATTCTCGGAAAGCAGATTCAAAATACTGTTGTTATCCGAACTCTTGATGACTTCTCTGCCTATATTGATAAGGCTATTGCTAAAGGTATTATTGCAGTTGACACCGAGACCAATAACAGCTTGGATCCTGTAACTTGTAAGTTAATGGGTCCCTGTTTGTATGTTCCTGGTGAAAAACAAGCTTATATTCCTATTAATCATGTAGATCCTATTACAAGAGAGCTGTTACCTAATCAGCTTACGGAAGAGGATTGTAGACAGCAATTCCAAAGACTTAAAGATAATAACGTATTTATTATCATGCATAATGGCAAATTCGACTACGAGGTTATTAAAACTACTTGTGGTATTGAATTGCCCCCACACTGGGATACTCAGGTAGCAGCGCGTCTTCTCGATGAGAATGAGCTTGCTGGTTTGAAGGCTCAGTACACAACAAAAATTGATCCTTCTCAGGCTAAGTATGATATTGAGAGTTTGTTTGAGAACATTCAGTATGCTCTTGTAGAACCAGAGATCTTTGCTCTGTATGCAGCTACTGACTCTATGATGACTTATAAGCTCTATGAATATCAGCTGCCTCTTATGACTGCTGAAGATATGACAAGAGTTTATTGGGTATTCCTTAATATTGAGATGCCTATTGTTATAGTAACTGCTGAGATGGAGCTTCGTGGTGTTAGTATTAATACTAAGTTTGGTAAGAAGCTTAAGCTTAAGTATAAGCAGCTTCTTGACGAGATTGATGTAGAAATTGCAGCTGAACTTGAAGGTCTTAGAGATAAAATCATGAAGTGGCGTCTTGACCCAGAAAAAGGTGGACAGGTTGCTCATATCTATATGCCTAAAAAGTCTAAGAAATCTCAGGATGAGCTTGAACGTACTTATACTCTTATCGAACCTGATTATCTGCCCGGTAAAGATGGACAGCCTTCTAAGAAAAAGAATCCTAATGCAGGCAAGAGATATAAGCTTGGTAAGAGACTCTGTGATATGTTAAGTGATCCTATTAATCTTGCATCTCCTGCCCAGCTTGCAATTCTATTTTATGATATTTTAGGCTGTAAGTCAGTTAGTAAGAAAGCACCAAGAGGCACTGGAGAAGATGAGCTTGAGGCAATTTTTGAAGAGCACCCAGATCTTAAGATTTGTGAGCTTATTTTGAAGCGTCGAGGTATTGTAAAACTTATTACTACTTATATTGACGTCATTCCGAGTCTTGTAAAGCATTGGCCTGATGGTCGTATTCGTTTTCATCTTAATGCTCTTGGTACCGACACTGGTCGTTATTCCTCAGGTGGCAAGCTTAAGTTCTTCGAGAACGATGAGCCTGTCGTAGTTTCTGGCATTAACATTCAGAATATCCCTTCTCATAATAAGGAAATTAGAATGTTGTTCCAAGGCGACACTAAACAACATGAAATTGAGTCAGTTGATAATTGGTTTGAAATTCCTGAAACTGATGAAGTTGAAGTTCTTAGTCCTGAGGGCAAGTTAATGTGGAAATTCATAGCAGAACTTGAAGTTGGTGATGAAATCAACTTAAAAGATGAATCTGGCACGGGGACTTGGCATATCCAGGAAATCCAGAAAATAGATAAAATCTATAGAATTAGGTTTTAAGGAGACTTTATGAGAGCAAAAGAAGTTATGAAAACCCTAGGTATTTGTCGTAGAACTCTAGCACGATATGTTAAGTCAGGGTTAATCAAAATTGATATAACTGTTAACGGTCAGCATCGATATAATGCAGATTCTGTTTATGCCTTACTTGGCAAAACAGTGAAAAACGATGACATTTGATGACAATTTATATGCTAAATTAAGTGTAAAATAAAACTTAATTTAGGAGACTTTTATGTACGGTTATGTTTATAAAATTACTAACAAGGTAAATTTAAAACTTTATATTGGTCAGACCCGTCGAACGGTTAGTAAACGTTTTCAAGAGCATTTGACTAGGGCAGATTATTACTGTAAACGTTATGGTAATGCAGCATATAAATATATGCACCTGTATCTTGCTATGGTTAAATATGGTAAAGACAATTTTAGTGTAGAAACTATTGATTATGCTGATTCACAAGAAGAGTTAGATGAGAAGGAGAAGTTTTGGATCCATTATTTTGATGCTGTAACTTCAGGATATAATATGCTAGAAGGTAGTACAAAAGCCAATCCTATGGATTCTACTGTAGTAAAAGCTAAGCACGATTTAATCATGCAGTCAGATGAAGTTAAAGCTAAAATTTCTAAAACTTTGTCTAATACCCTTAAAAAGAATGGGCGATCAGAAGCATATCGTAGAAAAATATCAGAAGCACAGCGAGATAGAAAATGTTTTGTTAAAGATGGTAAACGTACCTATACAGCTGGAGCTAATACTGAAAAAATCAATCAACTGCTTGAGGAAGGCTGGCTTTTAGTTTCTAAAGACAAGAAAGTATCGACCAGAACAATTAATACAACTAATATTTTTGCAACTAGATCAGTCCCTGTATATTGTATATTAAATACAGGAGAGCGCTTTGACTTTGAGTCGATTTTAGATGCTGGTCTGTGGTGGTATCAAACAGAAAAACCTTTTGGAAACAACTATTCAGAAGCTACTTATCAGCGAAAGATCAAAATGTCTATTCACAAAGGTGAAATTACTGGACGCATTTGCGAAAATAACAAATATAAAAACATTAAAATTACTAATATTCAATGGTTTTATAAATAAAATTATTGAAAAGGAAGAAAGGATGGTGGTTATTATTATGAGTACTAAATGTTTAAGAACTAGAACTAGATATATGTTAGTCGGGTCTGACTTCAGTGCTCAGGAATAGATCCTCGATTGACAGCTTTTATGAGCCAGTCGCCTCAGATGATGCAGGCTTACTTCGAGGGCAAAGATCTTTATGCCGTTATCGCTCAATCAATGTTTAATAATGAGTATTGGGAAAATCTAGAGTTTTATCCTGAAGGTACAGAGATAGAACTTGATGGCAAAAAGATTATTTGCGGCAAAAAGACTCACCTACATAAAGCAGGTAAGGAAAGACGTTCTGCAGCAAAAACTATGCTTTTGGCAATTTTGTATGGAATGAGTGCAAAAACTGCTGGTGCCAGAATGGGTAAATCAGCAGAGGAAGGCCAAGAGCTCATGGATAATTTCTTTGGGCAGTTCCCTGACGTAAAAAAGCTTATTGATGCTTCAAAAGCCATGCTTTCTGAAAAAGGCTATGTAGAAGACTGGGCTGGACGACGAAGACACCTTCCAGACTTTAGTTTGCCAGCTTATGAAGTAAAGGTAATTAAAAAGCCGAGTGCAGCTGATTTTAATCCTTTTCTCGGTTGTGAGGATAGACCTACGGTTTCTCCAGAAAGAGTAGCTTATTGGGAAGGCCGAGTAAGAGAAAATGTAAGAGCAAGTCAGCGTTTTCAGCGAGAAAAAGATCCCAATTATAAAGAAAATGATGAGATGAGTAATACGGCTCATGAAAAGCTTGCAAAGGAAGCTCTTGCTGAAGGTATCTTAATTTCAGCTAATACAGGTAGAAGAGCTCAGGCAGAAAGACAGTGTTTGAATGCACGTATCCAAGGTGGAGCAGCGTCTCTTACTAAGTTAGCTATGGTTAATGTTGACAATGATCCAGAGCTTAGAGAACTTGATGCTCATCTTGTTATCACAGTTCACGATGAGGTCCTTGTTGAATGCCCTATGGCTTATGCTGAAAAGGTAGAGAAAAGGTTGCCTCAAGTTATGATTGATACTGCAAAGCCTTTTATTAATGTACCTATGGCCTGTGACCCTTATGCGGAAAGACAGTGGTATATCGGTGAGTACTCAGTTTCTATTCAATCTGAATTTAAAAAGTTAGAAGAAAAAGGATTGGATAAAGAAACTGCTCTTGCCAAAGTAATTGAAAATCATCCAGAGATGTTTCCTGATGCAATTAGAGCTACTATTGAAACAGGCGAAGAGATTGATTCTGATGCTTTTGCTCATATTGTAGAAGACATTGAAGAGATTATTATAAATGATGACACTGTTGAAGAAACAGAAGATGAAGATACAGCTTATATAAATTTATTTGAATGATAGAAAGGACAAAATACTATGATTATTACAACTAAAGATTTTCAAGAGACAGCTAATAAAATTCTGCTTGCAGCCGGTCTCGATGATAATGCTGCCAATCTTGAACTTGTCACAAAGGAGTCTACTTTGTATCTTAATGTGACAAATAGAGAGTTTTATGTGTCCGTTAAGTTTCCTCTTTCTGAGCCTACTAATTTCCATGCAGTAGTAGATGCTTCGCTCTTTCTTAATCTTATTTCTGGCATTACTACTGAGACTTTTACTATTACCGAGCAGACTAACTATATTACCGTAACTGCTGGTAAGAGTAACTATAAGTTGGCTATGATTTTTGAGAATAGCTCTTTGATGACTCTTCCTGTTATCAGTATTGGTAATAAGACAGTTGAAATGGGAATTTCTAATGAGATTCTTACCAGTATTCTTAATGTTAATAGTAAGGAGCTTCTTAAGCTTAAGGGTGCTTCTGTAGTAAATGAGCTTCAGAGACTTTATTTTATTGATGAGACTGGTTGCTTTACTTTCACTACTGGTGCTTGTCTTAATGCATTTACTCTTGAAAAGCCTGTGAAGCTGCTTCTCAATGATCGTATTGTAAAGCTCTTCAAGCTTTTTAAGACTGATGTTAAGTTCTCTCTCGGCATTGATCCTATTGCTGGCGGCGTACAGACAAAGATGGTACTCGAAACTGATGATACATATCTTGCAGCTATTATTACCTGTGATGATGTACTTATTCAGAAGATCCAGGGACCTTGCACTGCTACAAAGAATTTTATTGCACAGTCTTATGACTATAGAATGGTATTCTCTGTAAATGAATTTGCAAGTGCTATTTCTAGACTTCAGATGTTTACTAAGAATAATAAGTCTGCAACAGATAAATCTGTTTCTTCTTATATGCCTGTCAAGGTAAATATTAGTGGTGATTCTATGATGATCCGTGACCGCTTTGATAATACCGAATTTGTTACTATTGAGAATGGTAGCTATGTTGCAGGTGAGTATGAGTTTGGTGTAAATCTTATTGACCTAAAGCTTGTACTTGATTCTTGTAAGAATGAGCATATTACGTTTAATTGTGGCAACCAGAGATCTATTATTATCTCTCGTGGTGCTATCAGTAACCTTATTCCTGAAGTTAAACTCACATTCTAATGGCAAACAATAAAGGCAAAATCTTTGAGACAAAATTTAAAGACGATTTTATAAAGTCTTTCCCTGATGGCACAATTGATCGTATCTATGACACTACTAATGGCTATAAAGCTATCGCAAACATTTCAGACTTTATTGGATATAACTATCCAATAATGTTTTATCTAGAGTGTAAAAGTCATCAGGGAAATACGTTCCCTCTTGCTAATCTTACTCAATATGAAAAGCTTCTTGGTAAGGTTGGAATTAAAGGAGTTAGAGCGGGGGTAATTTTATGGTTTATTGACCATGATACCATTTGTTATGTTCCTATTAGTAGTATTACAAAAATGAAGGAAGATGGCAAGAAGTCAGTTAATATTAAAATGTTGTCTGAAGATACTTATAGAATTTTAAAGATACCCACCGAAAAGAAGCGTGTGTTTCTTGAAGGTGATTATTCTGTTCTCATGCAGCTACAAGATGGCGAGTGAGAAAATTTGCTAAACTAAATCCCAGGGTTTTTTCCTTGGGATTTAATTCTCACTTGGAGGTAACATATGCAAAATCCTTGGCGTTATTTTAACACTGGCAGATGGACTAGTTATCCAGATGTAAAACAATTTATTCAACTTAATTATACTCCTTATAATGGAGATGAGAGCTTTCTTCAGACTATTTCAACAAGAACTCAAAAAGTGCTTGACAAGTATAAAGAATACTGCAAACTTGAGCAGGAACGCGGCGGTGTATATAAGGTAGATGAAGAACGTATTTCGTCACTTCTTACTTTTCCTGCGGGCTATATTGATAAGGACAATGAAGTTATCGTTGGCTTGCAAACTGATGAGCCTCTTAAAAGAGCTATTAATCCTTTTGGTGGCATGAGAATGGCTGAGCAAGCTTGTAAAGCTTACGGTTATAAAATTAGTGATACTATTAAAGAACAGTTTAGATATAAGTCTACCCATAATGATGGAGTATTTAGAGCTTATACTAAAACTATGAGAAAGCTTAGACATGCTCACATTTTAACTGGTCTTCCTGATGCTTATGGTAGAGGTCGTATTATTGGCGACTACCGTAGAATTGCTCTCTATGGAGTTGATCAACTTATTACTTGGAAACAGTATGATTATGATCGATTTGAGCATAAAAACTTTAATGCTGCAAATATTCAGCTGATCGAAGAGCTGTACAAGCAAATTAGCTTTTTGAAGCAGCTTAAAGAGATGGCATTGCTTTATGGTATTGATATTTCTAAGCCAGCTACAAATACCAAAGAAGCGGTTCAATGGATTTATTTTGGCTATTTAGCAGCTATTAAGGAGCAAAATGGTGCTGCAGAAAGCTTAGGCAGAACTTCGACTTTTATTGATATCTATGCAGAGCGAGACCTTAAGGAAGGTACCTTTACTGAAGCTGAAATTCAAGAAATTATTGATCAGTTTGTAATTAAACTCAGAGCAGCAAGACAGCTTAGAACACCCGAATATAATGAACTTTTTGCAGGAGACCCTACTTGGGTAACTGAGGCTATAGGTGGAGTTAGTGAAGAAGGGGAGCATTTAGTAACTAAAAACAGCTTTAGATTTCTTAATACTCTTTACAATCTTGGATCTTCTCCTGAGCCTAATATGACTGTTCTTTGGTCTAGAAAGCTTCCTCATGCTTTTAAACAGTTCTGTGCAAAAGTAAGTACAGATACTTCATCTATTCAGTATGAAAATGATGACCTTATGAGAGAGCGTTTTGGTAGTGATTATGCTATAGCTTGTTGTGTCTCAGCTATGAAGCTTGGAGAACAAATGCAGTATTTTGGTGCTCGTTGTAATCTTCCAAAAATTCTGCTTATGGCAATCAATGGAGGTAAAGATGAAATTACTGGCGAGCAGCTTGGTCCAATGCTAGGCCCGCTTAAGGGTGAACTTGATTACGATGAGGTAATGAGTAGATTCAAATATTATATGGACTGGGTTGCTGAGCAGTATGTAAACACCATGAATGTAATTCATTTCATGCACGATAAGTACTGTTACGAGAAGGTTCAAATGGCACTTCATGATACCGATGTAGAAAGACTTATGGCTTTTGGCATTGCAGGTCTTAGCGTAGTGGCTGACTCCCTCTCGGCTATCAAATTTGGTGGCTGTGAAGCAATTACTAATGAAAATGGCATCGCTGTAGACTTTAAGTGTAAGAGAGAATTTCCTAAGTTTGGTAATGATATCGACTCAGTAGATAACATTGCGAATGAAGTAGTTACTTACTTCTACAACGAACTCTGTAAAACTCCTGCTCTTAGAAATGCAAAACATACCCTTAGCTTATTAACTATTACTTCAAATGTAGTTTATGGAAGCGCAACCGGTGCTACTCCAGATGGGCGTAAAGCAGGTGAGGCTTTTGCCCCAGGTGCTAACCCAATGCACAATAGAGAAGCTTTTGGACCTATTGCCTCCTTGAACTCTGTATCTAAGCTTGACTATGATTGTTGTCGTGACGGTATCAGTAATACCTTTTCCATTACTCCAGGTTCTCTTGGTCGAGACGAAACTGTCAGACATAATAATCTTGTAACGATCTTGGATGCTTATTTTGGTCAGAATGCTCATCACCTCAATGTAAATGTCATCAACCGTGAAGATCTTATCGATGCACAAAAGCATCCAGAGAACTATCCAAATTTAACAATTCGAGTAAGTGGTTATGCAGTAAGATTTAATTCTCTTGATAAGCTGCATCAGGATGAGGTTATTGCTAGAACATTCCATTAAAAAAATAATACTGGAATAATCGTATAATATATAGAGATATTTTTATTGAGGAGGATATATGAATCAGAAATTAGAGACTGCTCTTACGACTGTGGAAACCCAATATAGGGAGTTGGTGAATATTGCAGATGATTTTCTTGCACCTACCTTTGCACCTATTGATGAGCTAGTTAATCAAATTGATACAAGAGTCAACTCCTTATCAGTAGATCAGCTTAGAGAGTATTTGCTAATGCTTCAGCTTAAAGCTTATGGTATTAGTGAAATGAAAGAACGTGCAGCTCTTAAAGCGGAGCTTGCAGAAATTACTCAAAAAGAGCATTTTGCAGTAAGTTTTAATGGTGCTGATGGCAGCGCGGCTGTCAAAGATAAATTAGCTACTGTTGCTACTTCTGCTGAGACTGCCACTGAGGCTCTTTATACCTTGGTAGCTAGCCTTTTGAAAACTAAACTTGATGCTATTCATCGTTTGGTAGATGTTCTTAAGAGCATTCTTATGAGCCGTATGCAAGAAGCTAAGTTTATGAATATCGGAGCAAGTAATGATATTGCTCCAACTACAAACGGTAGAATTACTCTAAACGAATAAGGAGAATTTTTATGAGGCAAACATTACATAAAGTAAAATGCAATGAAGGGGCTAAGAAAGCTCGTAAAGCAATGCAAAATACTGTACGTAAAACTCATAAAAAACAAGAAGCTGCCCGAAAGAAACTTCGTAAAAAAACTTGGGGATTTTAAGAAAGGAATTATTAATGGCTAGTGTAGAAGAAATTATTAAGAAATTTGGTAAAGAGTATAAGATGGATAAACTTGGTATGTTAGCAAATATCAAGCCTACATATGAAAGATTGTCAACTGGTGCTCTTGGTTTGGATTATCCTTTGTTTGGAGGACTTCCTCTTGGACGAATCTGTGTGTTCTCTGGTCTACAGCACTCTGGCAAAAGTACTGCAGCTTGTGCAGTTCTTGCTGCTTATCAACGTAGATTTCCTGATCAGATTTGTGTTTATGTAGATATTGAGCATTCTTTGGACCTCAAGTTCCAGATTGCAATGTGTGGTATTGATCCTAATAGACTGATGTATGTAGATCCTATTGGTCTGTCTGGTGAGCAGATTTGTGACATGATTGTAGAAATTCAGAAGGGCGATAATATTGGCCTAATTGTTGTAGACTCACTTCCTGCGATGGTTCCTCAGGCTGTTCTGGAAAATGATCTTACTAAGGATGCAGGCATGAGAGGTACTATGGCAAAGAAGCTTTATCCTTTCCTTTCTATTATGCAGTCTGCGGTAACAGAAAAGAATAATATGCTTATCTGTATTAATCAGGTGCGCGATGATGGCAAGACCTTTACTGGTATTCAAAAGTGGAAAGAGCCTTGTGGTGGTGCTCCTCAGTTCTATTCTTCAGTGTCTGTAAGATTCGGTACTCGTAAGTTTACTAAGGGTGATGATATGGATGCCTGTGGAGCTCAAAACGGTGAAGGCGCTGATGGTTTCAGACTTCAGTTTAAGATTATGAAGAATAAGACTGCTCCTTGTAATCGTGGCGGTGGTTTTATGACCTTCCGTTATGCGACTGGTATGGATTGGCTACATGACCTTCTTGAGATTGCTATTGGATTTAATTTTATTCCTCGTTTGAATAATGTTACCTATCAGCTTGTAAATCTTGATACCGGTGAGCCTTTTTATGATGAAGAAGGCAGAGAGCTTAAGGGTAAAAAGAATGACTTGATTGAGTATATCAAGACTAATATTCCTTTCCAGGCCCAGTATCTTGCAATGCTTAACAGAGCTATTGCAAATGAAGATGCTTCTTATGGTTCGCTTCTTGATGCTAGAGCTACAGCAGAGATAGATGCTCAGGAAAGAGCTGTTTCTGAGGAAGCAAAAGCAGCTGATATTGCAGACGCGTAATGGCAGCAGGACTTAGAACTAGAAATAAAGAAGGCGAAAACACTAAACCTACCCGTCATTTTTCTTCTCGCCAAGAAAGGACAGTTGCTAAAGCTGTTGGCGGAAGACAAACCCCTAATAGTGGCGCAACCCCCTTTGCAAAGGGGGATGTGCTCACTAAGGGGGCAAATGGTTTTTTATTAGAATGTAAAACAAAGACTTCTCATTCAGATTCAATCTCCATTAAAAAGGATTGGTTTGAAAAGAATAAACAGGAATGCCTTCTTACTGGAACACCTCATCAAGCAATAGTATTTAACTTTGGGCCTGACGAAGAAAATCATTATATTATTGACGAATACTTATTTCAGTTTTTACAAGAAAAACTAATGGAGTTAGAGGAAACTATATGAAAACTGTTTATTATGCTGTTGTACAAAAGTTTGAGGTGCCAGATAATGCTACTGAACAGGATATTGATACTTTGGTTAGTATGCGGTTAACTGAACCTACAGATTATATCTGGTCTTTGGATGAAAATTTATTTGAGTTCTAATATAAGTAAAGGGGCCAAATTGCTGGCCCTTTTATTGTATTATATTTAGAGAGGTATTTTTATGAGAGATTTAATAAAACAGCAATTAGAAAAATGTAGTTATGCCAATCTAACAAATTATGATCCTGAGACTTGCACTTTTCGTATCCCGCGATATAGCAAGCCTCATTATGAACTGGGTAAAATGTACCTTGTTCAGCTTTCTGGAGCGCTTGTAAATAATTGTTCTTCCGTAATAGCAGCAAATTATAATAACGGTACCGCTCCTAGTTTTCCATATTTAAAGATTTTTGTATCAAAGTCTTTAGGTAAAATGATTTATGTGGATAGCCTTGGATTTGATCCTAATACAAGACAGGATATTAACGTTTTGTGGTCTGGTTGGCTTCCGACAGAAGAATTAACTATGTTAAGTACAGTAGTAATGTAAGGAGGAATTATGAAACAGACATTAGCCGTAAAGTACCGTCCTAAGACTTTTGAAGAAGTTTGTGGACAGAGTATTACCACTAAGATTCTTAAGAAAGTAGTTGAAAACCGTAATTTTAAGAACTGCTACCTTTTTGCAGGGGATTCTGGCTGCGGAAAAACGACCCTTGCTAGAATTTTTGGATATGCCATTAATCAAGGAAAAGGCACTCTTGAAGAGATTGATGCAGCCAGCCATAACGGTGTAGATGATGTACGAGCCATTATGGAAGCAGGTAAGCAGAGGGCTCTTGATAGTGAATACAAGATTTTCATTATTGATGAGTGTCATGCTATTACTACTCAAGGCTGGCAGGCTTATCTTAAGGGTCTTGAAGAGGCACCGCCTTTTACTATTTATATTTTCTGCACCACCGAGCCTAATAAGATTCCAGAGGCCGTACTTAATCGTATGCAGAGATATAATATTACCAAAATTAGTGCAGATGAAATTAAGACAAGACTTATGAATATTTGCTTAGCTGAAGGCTTTACTAATTTTGAGAAGACTTGCGATCTTATCAGCAAGACAACTCATGGTTGCATGAGAGATGCTATTATGAAGCTTGAGCAGTGTGCAGACTTTGATACTGATCTTATTCTTGCAAATGCTCAGCAGGTACTTAATACTTCGTCATATGATGCTATGCTCTATCTGATCTACTCTCTTGCTGAAAAAAATAGCGCAGGAGTGCTTTATACTACAGATCAGCTTTACAACTCTGGTGCGGATCTTAAGAGCTTTATCGAAGTATTTATTGAATTCGTTCTTGATTTTTCTAAATACTACATGTTTAAGGATATCAATGCTACCAACATTCCTGTTTATCTTGAGCCCAACGTTCAGAACGTAATTGGATTTATTCATGATTATAATTGGCTGATTAATCTTATTGATACTCTGCTTCAGGTCAAGCTGGAGATTCGTTATGATTCTTTTTATAAATCTACTATTGAGGCCTTTTTGTTGAAATTTTGTAAGTAAGGAGGTAAGGCTATGAATACTATTATTGGGCAGAAAAAGCTTGTATCTATTTTGTCTAATTATACACTCTCTTCTATGCCTAGTACTATCCTTCTACTCGGTGAAAAAGGTTGCGGTAAAACTACCATAGCTAATAAACTTGCTAATAGTCTTGGTATTGATATCGTAGCTGTTGATGATAAGACTACTGCAGAGGATCTTATTGACTATGCACAATATCCAATTACTAGACTATATTGGATTGATCTGACACAGATAACTGAAAAAGGCCAGAATAAATTTCTTAAGTTTATTGAAGAGCCTTCTTCTACTATGAAAGTTGTTCTTGGTGCTGAGTCAGAGGTTGGAATTCTTCCTACTATTCTTAATAGATGCTTGAAGCTTACTTTTGAAGCTTATACCGAGGAAGAGCTGAAGTGTTTTTCTTGGGCGCCTCAGAATGCAGACCCACTTGTCTATAGATTTTGTAATACACCTGGTAAGCTAAATGATCTTGGCAATTCTGATACTTTTGTAAATATCTTACAGCTGTGCGAGAATATGCTTAAGCAGTTTCCGAGATTGAGAACTTTTGACTACTCAGATGCTCTTTGTGTAGTAAATAAGATCAGCACTAAGAAAGAAGAAAACACTAAGTATGATTTCAATCTATTCCTTGAGATCTTGGCCTACTCAGCTTTTGAAAAGTTTAAAGCAACAGGAGATGAGTTTAGCTTTGAAGTTTATCGTTATACGATAGAACAGCGTCAAAAGATTATTAACAAGTTTATCAACAAAGAAGCTTTCATGCTTAATTTTATTAATCATTTATGGGAGGTAGCACATGAACCTGCAAGAGCTTAAGCAATGCATTCAGAATAGAGAAGTTCCTGATAACTTCATTATTTTTGTATGTGAAGAGAACAACTTTATTGCTAATACTTATATTGACGCTATCTGTGAAATTAAGCAGCTTGAAAAAACTCTGGCTGATAGTATTTTTGAGCAAGACTCTGCACTATCTTTAGTCATGGGCTTTGAGAATAATCTCAGAGTGATTTATACGGAGACTTTTGATGAAGCAGCTACTGATTACTCTAGATTTACAAATACTGTTGTAGTCTGCGAAAAAGTAGATAAGAAGCTTTCTAAGGTTGTTGCTGATTATATTATTGATATTCCAGTTCTTGAAGCTTGGCAGGTAAAGTCTTATATGAAAAAGCTTAGACCTAATATCACAGCGCAGGAGATTGAAGAACTTTATGCAGCAACAAAAGGTAATATCTATAGAATTGTAAATGAGTTAGATAAGATTAATCTTTTTGATCCAGAAGAGCAGAGCACCGTGCACTTTTATTTAACTCATACTCCTGAGTCACCTTTATATGAAGTTTCAAATTTTGCACTTGCTGATGCTTTGGTAAAATCAGATATTCAGCTTCTAAGACAGTTTTTACAGTATTCTTCGGCTACTAAGGCTGAGCTACTTGGTATTGTGGGTCTTGCGCTTAATAAGGTTAAGATTAGTTTACTAGTAGAGTTTAGTAATATGTCAGCTGAGGATCTTGGTATTACGCCTAAGCAATATAACAATGGTAAACGTTATCCTCTCGGCTTGCCTCTACCAGTACTTCAACATAAATTGGATATTCTTTCATCTATTGACCTTAAACTAAAGTCTGGATTACTTGACATGTCTAATCAGAGACAGTTAGAGTATCTTATTTTAAGGATGGTGGGTTAATGGGAGAAAGATTTTCTTATTCTAAAATTGACACTTATTCACAATGTGGTTTTAGATATAAGCTAAGATATGTAGATAAGCACTTCGTCGATACTGGTGGACTTGCTACAGAGCTTGGTACAGCTATCCATGAGACTGAAGAAACGATCGCAAATGCTATTAAAGCTGGCGAGCCTATAAACTACATAGCTCTTAAGAATAATCTTATTTTGAAGGCTATGGAACTCGAGTACAAATATAAAGAATCTTTTGGTCAAGAAGATAAATCCGGTCGCACTTGTAAAGAAAAAATTTATGAGTACCTTACTTCCGGTATTTATAGACTGGATAATTTCTTAATGGCTAATGGGCATCTCAAGGTAGTTGATACAGAGAAAGAGTTCGAGTTTATTCTACCTGGAACAGATGTTACTTTTCATGGTTTTATTGACCGTATTTTGTATAATATTAGAACTGATAAATATATCGTACAGGATATTAAAACCTATGCAGTTCCAGTAGAAAAGAAAAATCTTGCTGTGCCACTCCAGTTCGTAGTCTATACTCATGCAATGAAAGAGCTGTATGGAGTTGAAATAGATAATATAGAGTGTCAGTATGACCTGCCTTTTTGTAATCTCACGCAAGACGCAGGAGCCGAAGGCTTTATGCACGAGGGCACACAAAAGCTTCAAAATCTTTTGACAGCTATTAACGAGCAGGATTTTGCCCCTAAGCCTACACCTCTTTGTCATTGGTGTGAGTTTTGTCCTACAAATCCTAATCAGTCGCCAGAAGCTAAAAATCTTTGTCCTTATCATTCTTTATGGACTAGAGAGAACAAGACACAGCAAGTAGCATCTCATTGGGCTGGTTTAGAAAACCATGAGCTAGTGCTATTTGAATATATTAAATGTCAGAATTCTTCTCAATAAGTTGTATTATATAATATAAAAGGAGAATTTTATGGCTCATATTTACGAAACAATCATCATAGGTGCTACACCTGAAGGCCTTGATTTGGCAGAGCAGCTTTCAGGCGAAGGCCGTAAAACAATTATTATAAGTTCACACTTTAGGTATCGTACATCAAAACATAAACTTGAAGGTGTGGAGCAACTTGAAGCTACTGCCGTATTTTTATCTTTTTCTCACGGCCTTTTTGGTGTAAATGTTGAAACAACCACTTCCAAAGGTGCCGTCTTTGGTTGTAATGTAGTTTTTGCAACCGGTACTAAACCTATTAAATCTTCATTAAAAAATTCAAATATCGTGTACAAAGCTATTGATCTAATAGGCAAACACAAGTCTGAGCCGGTAGTTATTTATGGAAATAATGATACTGCAGTTTCTTATGCTCTTGATCTTGCAAAAAGATATTGTTACGTGTATCTTTGTACTCCTGATTTTGAATTAGGTAATAATAAGAGACTAGCCAAGAAAATTAATGAGACTGCTAATATTGTACATTTACAAGGTTGTAATATTACTGGTTGTAAAAATGATAAGGAAGGCAAGCTTGTTGAGGTTTCTTTGGACACATACACAAATATTACAACTAAAGCTCTTGTTGTAGCACTTGACAGAAGCCCAGATATTCCGTCTTGGACAAAACGCTATCTTTCTGTGTTACCAAATGGCATAGCAGATGTTACTGTAAATTGCGAGAGCACCTTGGTACCTGGGGTATATGCGATTGGCGCACTGTCAGATAAGTCTGCTAAAAAAGATATTAAAAAGCTAGCAACAACACTTCTAACAAAGTTTAATTGAGGAGGAAATTATGTTAGACGAAAATCAGATTTATCAGAATAAACTTCAATTTACTCAGCTCTTGACTAGGCTTGGCATTGATATTACCGAACTAGTAAAGTACCTAGAAGAGAAGGATTATTTTAATAAGCCTGCTACTACCAATGCCTTTAAGGCTTATGACGGAGGACTTTGTCATTATGCCCTAGACCTATATTATGAACTTGCTCAGTTAGTAAATGCTTACTTTCCTGGGCGTTACACAGAAGCAGATGTAATTAAGGTGGCACTATTCAAGGACTTGTACAAAACTGAACTCTTTGAGAAATATCTCAAGAGTGTTAAAAATGATAATACCGGGATGTGGGAATCTGTGCCCGCCTACAAGTATAAAGATCAAAGACCTACTTTTGGAGATGTAAGTTTTGGTTCTTATATGATAGCAAAGCGCTTTGTAGATTTTACTGACGAACAAATAGAAGCTATCATTCAGTCTTCAGCTAAGAGTGATTATGCCGGAGATATTCATACTATTTACAGAGAATATCCTCTTGTAGTTCTCACTAAGATGGCTGATCTTGCAGCTACCTATATCGATTAATCTAATCCCACCCGTTAAATTAAACCAAGGTAACGTGGTCTTTTGTCTGCGTTACCTTTTTTAGGAGATATATGAAAATTTTATGTTACACAGACAATCACTTCAGTGAAAAGTCTTCAATAGTTACTAAATATGGAACTAGATACACACTACGACTTGAAAATCAGCTTCAATCGCTTAATTGGGTCGAGGATATAGCAAAACAGCAAGGCTGCGAGCATATAGTCTGTTTAGGCGATTTTTTTGACCATCCACAGCTTACTGATCAGGAGCTTACAGCTTTGAATGATATTCAGTGGTCTGATATTCCTCATTACTTTTTAGTAGGCAATCATGAAAGTGAAGAGAATGATCTGCAATATAGTTCTACTATGGCTTTAAGTGGTTTTTCTCGTTATGTTATTAATGAGCCTATTATCCGCTATGTTGGACAAAATGTAGAACTTGCTTTTTTACCTTATGTTGTTGAAAGCAACAGAAAGCCAATTACTGAATACTTTCCACCTATTAAAGATAAGCTCAGAATTCTGTTTTCTCATAATGATATTATAGGTATTCAAATGGGGCCTGTAATATCGAGAACAGGTTTTTCTATTGATGAGTTTTCTAAGATTAGCCACTTATGCGTTAATGGTCATTTACATAATGGTATGCCTATTGCTCCAGCTGTAATGAATCTCGGTAATTTAACTGGCAAGGATTTCAGTGAGGATGCAAATAAGTATATGCACAGGGTACTGATTATTGATACTGAGAAAATGAGTTGTGATTTTATTGAGAATCCTTATGCTTTTAATTTTTATAAACTTGAAGTTAACTCAGTAGATGATTTAGTACAGTTTGATAATTTGAAACAGAATGCTGTTTTGTCTATCAAGTGCAAGGATAAGTGCATTCAACAAGTAAGAGATAAACTTGCAACGCTAACTAATATTGTAGAATCCAGAATTATTGCTATAAAAGATCCTACAGAAAGCGAAACTGATGACTTCGATATTGCTTCTCTTTGTGTAGACCAGTGTGCGAAGTTTGCAGAATGCTGCAGAGCTAAACTCGGTAATAGTGATATTCTAGAGGCTGAATTGGCCGAAATTCTAAAATAACAATAGATTTGGAAATATTGTATAATATTATATGAAAGTATTTAGAAAAGAACAGAAAGCTTTGTATAAAAGCTATAAGAAAAGATTAACTGATTTACATGAAAAGCTTCTGCAAGGAACAGCAGCCCCAGTAGAGTATTTTGTAACCTACCTAATGATGCTTAGGGATAAGCAGTTACTTGATGTGCCTTTTAATGAGGAGCTTGATTCGAAAAACGTCGAGCTTGCTTCAATTATTACAGCTCTCAAGGAATATGACAAATACAAAAATTGTATTTATGATTATTATGCTATTGAAAATGGTGTTGTAAAAAGAATCGCTGAAGGTACTGAGCAGGAGGTACAGGAAAAGTATACAAAAGAAAAACTTTATCACTGGGAAGCTTTTTGGAATTTAGTAAAAATGTGTGTGGAGGATTGGTCGCCAAGTGCTTAATTTTGAAAAACTAATCCTGCATAATTTTGGAAGCTATCAACATACAGAGATTAATCTACAAAATAAAGGTTTTTGTTTAGTAACAGGTCAGAACCATTTTAAGAAGGATAATGCGCTTTCTAATGGCTCTGGAAAAAGCTTTTTATGGAATGCTATTTGTTTTGCTCTTGTGGGTGAGACAATTAACGGTTTACACACTAACCTTAAAAATATTAATGTTGTAGATGATCCTGACTGTTTTGTGGAGCTTAGTTTTCAAAATGATGCAGATCATTATGTAATAACTAGATATGTTACTCCCAAGTCTGATTTGAAAATTATTAAAAATAGTATAGATCTTAGTGGTAAGGGTATTAGAGAGTCTGAAAAGAAACTTACTGAGCTTCTTCCAGAACTCACCAAGAATCTTATTACTTCTACTATAATTATCGGTCAAGGAATGCCTAACAAGTTTTCTTCTTTCAGCCCAAGCGGACGTAAAGAGCTACTTGAAAAGCTTACTAAGGCAGATTTTATGATTGAGGATATCAAAAGACGCGTATCTGAGAGACAAGGTACTTTGTCACAGCAGATTAGGGCTATTGAGGATCAGTTGCTCATTAATAGATCTCAGCTTTCAGTCTTTGAGTCTAATCTGAGAACAAATGAGGCAAACCTTGCAGGAATGCAAAAGCCTGATTTTGAAGCACAGATCAAAGCACATACTGATACCATTGAGCAGACTAAGCAGATTATTAATGCACAAGTAGAAACTTTAGCTGGTATTCAAAAAGAACAGGCTGAAGTTGATACCGCATTGCTAACTGCCAATCAAAGTTTAGCTGCAGCTTTGGCTGAGGTACATGCAAAATATGATCAAACCAGCCATGATCTTGTACAAAGACAGGCACAGCTTCAAGCAGAAACTGATTCCCTTAGACGTGAGATTAATAGAATAAAAGCTATTAAAGATACTTGTCCTACTTGTGGCCAAAAGATTCCTGGTACTGTAAAGCCTGACACCTTAGAGCAAGAAGTACAGTTACAAACCTTGACTGACCAATTAGCTAAAGCAAAATCAGATTTACATAATTTGCAGGACGCTGAGAGAGAAGATCAGAAACGAGTTAATTCAGAGCACAGTGCGCTATTGACGACACTTAATACACGAAACTCACAGCTTAAAAGTTTAATTGCAGATTTTGCTAGAGAACGTAGAGATCTTGAGGCTCATATTACACAGGAACAAGAGGCTTGTAATAGGCTGGTCTATGAACGAGATACTTGGGATGCAAGATATCAGCAACTTTATCGAGCTGTTCTAGATAATAAAGCAGCTATTGAGAAAGCTACTACAACAATAGCTGAAGCAGATGCTGCAAGAGAGGAATTATCGGAGCATTGTAAATTAGTTAAGAAGATGGACGGTCTTTCAAAACGTGATTTTAGAGGTTTCCTACTTTCTAACATAATATCGTATATTAATAAGAAGGCAAAAGATTACTGTGAGGTAGTATTTAATACAAGAGATCTTGAAGTAGCTCTTGACGGAAATGACCTTAATATTTCTTACTGCGGCAAAATGTTTGATAACCTTTCTGGTGGAGAAAAGCAAAGAGTTGACTTGATTCTGCAGTTTACTATACGTAATATGCTTACTGCGTATCTAAACTTTAATTCTAACATTTTAGTCCTTGATGAAATAACAGACTTTCTTGACAAGAAGAGCTGCACCGCAATTCTTGAACTTATTACAAAAGAACTCAACACTATCGAATCAGTATTCATTGTATCTCACCATGCTTCAGAGCTCGAGCTGCCGATTGACTCTGAGTTAGTTATTCAAAAGAATGAAATCGGCATCAGTGAAATTTTAGTAGGAGCTTAATTTATTATGCAATGGAAAAAAGACCCAAACATGAAATATACTGATATGTGCATCTGGATAGACTCGCATATAACAGATATTGTAAACCCTGGGGAAAACCCAGAAATTGAAGATAAATTATATAACTATCTATGGCTACTAGTTAAGGCACTTGCTATAAAGAAGTGTATGTTTACTAACTTCCAAGACTACGACCCATTTTCATTTTACGCAGCAAATCGTTTATACTTAGCGATACGTAAGAATTATTGGAATCAAGGTAAAACAATTAAAGGCAAGCAGATTAGACCAATTAAATCTTGTCTTAATTATACAAAAGCTCTCTTATACCCAATGAAGATTGAGTATCAAAACGAGACTTTTAAGGAAGTTATTTCAGAAGAATTTGTATCGAAGAAATTTGATGCTCTGGCGTTTCAAGAAAAAATGAGAGATGATGCCAGAGACCGACAAGGTTGCAATGAGCAATTTAAAGCTTATGTAACAGATACGTTTCAAAGTATTGGAGCTCTTGTTGATAAAGTAGTACAAAAATCACCTTTTGCTCCAAGCTCTGCAGATTATAAAAATCTAAAGATTTCCTTGCTTCTTAATACTATAAATTCAATCAATGTAAAAAATAAACTTAATTCAGAATTGCCCACAGTTATCTTATGGAAGTTGCCAAGATCAATGGCTAATTACGTTAGAATATTACTTAAAGAGCTATATACCGAAATTAAGAAGGAGATTATGGAGTGCCATCGTCTAAGTTCTATGGATGATGACCTAGTAGATAAGCTTCTTCAGGTACCCATGGAGGAAAGAGATGTCTACGAGGACCAGTATTAAACAAAATCTTAATAACCTTCATCTATCAGATATTTATTCTCTGATGCTGTTCATTACTTATAAGCTTCAGGATCTTCCTGACTGTGCCGTACTGTCTGAATTATGTTATTTATTAGATGGCGCAAATTTGACTCGTCTGCTTACTTATTTTGCAGGCAAGACAATTACGATCCCAACAGCAGAGGAATTTGCAACTATGTCTAAAGCTTTACTATTATATCAGTATATTAACTTAGACGGTAACTCACTATCTGAGGCACAGTCTAAGCTTGATGGGGTAACTCCTAAACAAAAAGATAAAATTACTGAGCTTTATCTGAAGATAATTCCTATTATGAAACAGTATAATATAGATAGGGGGCAGATTCAAATTGGAAAATAAGGTACGTCCGCCTGAGTCTGAACGAACATTTGAATCTCGTCTAAAGTTTATTAATGAAATTTTTTCTGATACTTATTCTAGTGATCAGATTATGGCAAGCTGTATTCAGTATAAATTAAATAAATCTTTTGAGGCTTATATAAAAGATATTCACAAAAGCTTATGGAAGCTGTCAGGGAAAGACCCTATGGCTATATTACGTCGAATTGACGGATAAGGAGATAATATGTCAACACAACAGAATATTGTAAATGATATTAGCACTCTCACGAAAATCCCTAATAAGACTTTAAATGAGTTAGTGCATAAGATTAATCTTTGTATCGGCAGTATTATTGCAGATGCAAAAAATAATGGAGAACAGGCAGTCATTATTAATATTGGTATTGGTACACTCAGTATTGATTTGATTAACATGCAGAGTAAATTTGTACCAAGTAAAGATTTAAAAGCCACAATTAAGCAAGGAGTTACTTCTGGCATTGATCCACTTGAGTGTACTCTAGAACAGATACTTGCTGAGAAATTAGTTAACTTCTGTAACGAGGTGCTGTAATGGATCATAATGAACTTACTCCACTTGAGACTGATAGTCAAGCTGCAGTAGTTCCTTATGACTCTTCTGCTCTCAATGAAGAATCTCTTAAACTTTTAAGTCAAATTATTAGTGAATCTGATGAGGCCAAGACCAGAGATCTTACTTATTTATTTAATCTAAACCAAAATAAGAAGACCATGGTTCGTATGGATAAGCTAAGCGGATTACAAGATAACTTAGTTGATCAATTTGTAAAGCGAATAGCGGAACGCCCAGATGAGATTTCTAATAAAGAGCTTATGGACGGTCTTAAAATTGTTCAAGATATTATTGAGAGAGGTCAGCGTCAAGTAAGTGGAGCTGACGAACAGCAGCCTTTTATTCAAATTAATTCACAGGATAATTCTATTAACGTTGGTGCTACTGAGCTTCCTAGAGAGTCTAGAGATAAAGTTAAAAATGCAGTATTAGGTCTTTTACAAAAGATTCAGCAACCTCAAGTGCAAGAAGCTACTTTTGAAGATAAAACTGAGGAGGATAAACCATAATGATATCTGATATTAAAACAGTATTACATAGACTACAGATTGAGGAAACTGGCGCTTATGATAATCATTTCTATGTAATTCCTCTTGCGGATAGTAATGAGTATGCAAGAATGTATACTAAGCTGGATAAAAATGCGATTAATACAGAGTATCCAGAGTTTACAAAGAATTCTAGTGATAATACCACTAAGATTATTAATTACTTTGAGCTAGATGAAGATAATACTACTTATAATATTTTTCTTTTTGCAGATTTCGACAATGATAAGTATTTCGTAAAGATTGGAGAAAAGCTAGGGGTATGATTTTTGAATTTGACCAGCAGCCAGTCTTCATGCAAAATATTCAAGTAGATGATATTGGAAACTTTGCATTACGTTGTTCTAATGACAAAGGAAAAGAGTGGTATATTATTGTTAAAACTTATCTTGGAAAAGTTGCGATGTTAAAGTTTGGACCGGTTTATCCAGATATCACAGCTTTACTAGAAAATATGGAGCTTTCTTTTAAGAAATTTGATTTCAAAGAGATGACCATAGAGCGAGAGACGGATAAGTTTTTAAATGATGGCAGAAACGGAATAAGTAAAGTTGAAATTATCCCAGAGTATGCGGCACTCGCAATGATGCCAACGGCAGAAAGTTTTATTAATAGTTTGTGAGGATATTATGGCAATTAAAGATGTAAAACAGTATTATTACACAATGTTAAATCAGTACCTTGAAATGAAAGCTGACTTGACAGACTTTGAGCAAGCGTTAGCTGACGGGCATATTACTGAGGATCAGCTGGTTGCTGCGCAAAATGAAGTTTTTACTATTGAAACTAATTTTGACAGAATTTCTTACATCATGTACCTTCTTGAAATGCCTAATCGTTCAAAGAAAAAAGATAGATATAAGAAATCAAATAAAGCACTCGAGCAATATTTTACGGAGTCCGGTTCAACACAAGAATCCGTAAGTATTGAAAACAAAAGTGCTCTCGACAACTTAAGAATTGAACTTAGCAAGTTAAAGGATGCAGGCAAATAATTGCCTGCTTACTTTAAGCTATTAAATTATTAAATTAATAATCTATTAAATTAATAGGAGTTTATATGACTGAAATTATTACAAACCTTGATTTATTGCGTCAGGCTTCTGAGCCTCTTAAGTTTCTTTCTACTGAAGGTATTGATAAAACTGAGGGTGAAGATATTATTAAGCAGCTTCATGAAGTAATGGAAGCTGATAAAACTATCCTTGTTTTGTCTGCACCCCAGATTGGTATTAACAAGCGTGTTTTTTGTATCCGTTTTGAGAATACCATTAAAACATTTATTGATCCTATTATTACTAAGAAGGCAGATTATAAGATTGCACCTGAAACTTGTGTTTCTATGCCTGGCAAAGAGATTCTAATCAGCCGTCCGGAAAATATAACAGTAGTTTATCATACTGCTGAATTTAAATATGAGGAAAATAAACTGCTTGGTGCAGCAGCTAGACTTTTTGATCAGCAAGTTCAGCTTCTTGATGGTGTTCTTCCAGATGATCTAGGATTAGTTTCTGATGTAGAACTGGATGGTTCTTTAGCAGATCTTTCAGAGGAAGAAATCAATGAACTGGTTGATTTTTATAAAGAATACGTAAAAGTAAAGACTGAAGCTGCCCAGAAAGCGCTTAAAGAAGATACTGAGCTGCAAGATAGCTATAAAAAGTTGGCTTTTGCAGAAAAAGTTGTAAATGGACAGGCAGCTTTGGTAGCAGAGGATTCAAACATTAAAGACATGAAACAGAGAGCCAGAGCTAAGGCCGCTTTGAAAATCAAACATATTGACAATATTGAGAGGACTAACAATAAAAATCAGCTTAAGCAATTTTTAAATAGAAAGGGTAAGAGATAATGGCACGCTGGGTAAAGCAGGAATATGTTAGAGAGTTTAACTCTCGTAAGATTATTGGTATTGTTCGTACTTATGCAAATGGAGATGTCGAAGCACGAGAGTTTAGCAGCAGACGTATTCTTGGGTTCTATAGAAAAAAGAAAGATATTACTACTGATTTTTATGGCCACATGGTTGGCAAAGGAAATTGTGTAGTTGGATTTATTTATGACTACTTTAATAATAAAAAAGTAAATAGAGGTTAATCATGGAAAAGAAAATTATCAGCTTTGAGGTTCCTGTTGAGATAAAGGAAGCTTTAAGGGTAGCAGCTTTTCATGAAGGTATTTCCGTTTCTGCTTATGTTCGTCAGCTTCTTGAACGGGAGGTTTTGCATAAATCTGCTTGGAGGGACGAATAATGCTTAAAGACAACAAAATATTAGTCATTGTAGAATCTCCCAACAAATGCTCAACAATAGCTAATATTCTTAAAAAAGCTGGCTACTCTAATGCAACTGTTGTGGCTAGCTATGGACATATTATGGAACTTGCTAATGGTGGTACGTATTATAACTCAGGTATTGAGCCGCTAGCAGATTTTGCATTAAGCCTTAAAATTTCCTCGGACAAACAAGATATTGTAAAAAAACTTAAGCTTCAAGTAAAAGCAGCAGATGTTGTATACCTAATGTCTGATGGCGACCGTGAAGGAGAAGCAATTTCTTGGAGCTTAATTAAGTTTCTTAATATTCCTGCAGAGAAGATTCGTAGATCTATTACACATGAAATTACCCCCAAGGCCGTTGTAAATGCTATAGAGAATCCTACTACTTTATCTAATGAATTAGTAGATGCTGCATTGGCCCGTCTTACTATTGATAAGATGATTGGCTTCACTCTAAGCCCTGTGGCAAAGGCTTATGTTGGTGCAAAAAGTGTTGGTCGCTGTCAAAGTGCAGGTCTTAAACTTATTGTAGATCGTGAAAAAGAAATTCAAGATTTTAAGCCTGAGCAGTATTATGATCTCTGGCTTCAGTTTGTAAAAAATAATACTGAGTTTAAAGCAAAATATATTGGTACAGAAGATAATCCTATAGATCGAATTAAATCAACAGATCTTTTAAAATTAATCAAGTTTGGTTGCTCTAAAGATTATATTATCAAAGCTATTAACACAAAACAAAAACTTGAAAATCCAAAACCACCTTATTGTACTGCAACTTTCCAGCAAGATGCTGCTAATCAGATCGGGCTAAAGGTTAAGGATGCAATGTCTTGCGCACAGAAACTATTTGAGGGAATTTCTATAAACGGTGAACATGTAGGCTTAATTACTTATATGAGAACTGATGCTACAGACCTTTCTTCAGAATTTTTACCGGAGCTCGAGAATTATATTACGACAACTTTTGGATCAGGTGCCTACACAAAACCAAGAATTGGTAAAAAGTTAGATAACGCCCAGGAGGGTCACGAAGCTTTAAGAGTAATTAACCCAGCTCTGACTCCAGACATTTTAGCTACACATCTTAGTAATGATTTACTGGTTAAGGTATATAAACTGATTTGGCAAAGAACTATTGCCTCTGCTTTACCAGCTGCAGTTATTTCTGAGACAACTTATATAATTGAGAATAATAACCATTTATTTAAACTTACTTCAAAAGAGCTTTTAAATCCTGGATATCGTAGTCTTTATGGGGTTACAGAGGATATATCAGAGTTGGTTAAAGAGACTTTTGTTCAAAATGAAGTTTTAACGCAAACTACATTACAAGAGCAACTAAAGGAAACCCAACCGCCTTCTAGATATAAAGAGGCAACTTTGATTAAAGAGCTGCAAAAAAGAGAGATAGGCAGGCCGTCAACTTATGTAACTATTGTAGAAACTGTTTTAAGCCCTACTAGAAATTATTGCACTCTTGAAGATAAATATATTATCCCAACTGAAAAAGGAATTCAATTAGCTAGCTTCTTGGATAGGTCTTTTTCCGACATTATTAGCCTTGATTATACAAAACAGCTTGAAGAGTCCCTTGATAAAATTGCAAATGGTAAGCTTACTAAGTTAGACTTTTTAAAGACTTTTTATTTAAATCTTGAAACTGCTTTAAAGGCAAATAAGGAAACGGTTGGAGAAACTACACAAGTAGCAGAAAAGCAATGTCCACAGTGTGGGTCTCTCATGGTAGTAAGAAGAAGTCGTTTTGGTAAGTTATTCTATGGTTGCACTAGATACCCACAGTGTCATGGGCTCATCGGAATTGATTAAAAATAGTCTATATCGACTAAAGTAGCTAAGATTAACAAATAATATGCGCTAAATTAATTGATTTGAAATCAAAAACTTTATTTTAGGTAAAAGGAGATATATAATGGCAAAACTTTCGGCTAAAGACAAGTTAGAGTCAAAAGGCTTTCTACTCGACTTATTTTGGCAAGGCGGTATTATTCAGCCTGGCGACACCTCAATTGGTAGCTCCTTAGGCAGAAGATGGACTGGTCTTTCGAATTATAGTAAAAAGGCAGATATTAAAACTATATGCGATGAAATTGTGCATAGAGGCTTTGATTTTTTTAATGTAGATAAAGCAATCGCCTCAGTAGCTGAATGCAAATTCTTTGTAGATCCTACAGCATTTGGCAGAGTAAAAGGTTCAAGAATGGTAAAACGTGCACCTGACACTCTCAGTGGCTATATTGCAGATTTCTGTGCTGAAAACTGTATTTACTGGGATGATGTAAATACAAATAAAACTACTCAGGAAATGGATCAGTATAGACAGACTCTTATTGGAGGTAAACTCTGGGATTTTGAATGCTTCCTTTCTCAGCAACTTGCAAAAGGTAGTACAACCTCCGCCTCTGCTGCTACAACAACTGGTGCCTCAACTGCGACAAGAGCTCCTAGAACTCCTAGAACTCCTAGCGCTCCAAAAGCTCCAGGTCAGGGCCCAGCTAATCCTTATAAAAGTTCTGGCCCACAGTCTGGTAATGCAAGAGCCCTTAAGGGTCAGCCTGGACAGAAGGTATATGCAAATACTAATATCAGCTTTTGTATTGTAGCAGATAATGCTAAGTCTGCTTCTCCTGCATACGCGTTAGTTAAACCTCTTAGTAAGCAGGGTGATAACGGCAATGGTATCAATAAGGTATTTATTAGCAGTTCTCATGGTTATGCTGACTGTACTTGTTATTTTGATGATATCAATGATGCTAATGCTTTCCTTGCTCAGTGTATGGCAAAGAATTGGGGATCTGACATTTCTAACCTTAGAATTGTTAAGAAGGCTTCTGAGAGAAATGGCTATTTTCTTGTTGAAACTGAATTTGGAGATTGTGCCATCTCTGCTAGACGTATGAATGAGGCAGCAGCTAACATTGAGTACAATAGCTACAAGATTGGCGATGTAGAAGCTTATGCTGAGGCATTCATTAGAGAATAAGGAGGATAATTATGAAAATTAAAAGACTACAAGAAGACATTGAAGCAGCAGATATTAATACTTCTGACTCCGTAGCAGAGATTGCGGATGAGATTGAAGACTCTACAGACGGTGAGGTATCTGCGGAAGCAGCAACAGATGCAGCTGCTGAAATTAAAGAGGTAGGCCAAGCTATTCAGGCTGAAGAAGCTATATTCCTCCCAGATGAGGAAGGTGATACTGGTGCTATTGAAACTAAAAATGTAATTACTGACCTTCTTGACAGAGCTCTTGAATATGCTCTAGAGCAACAGCAACTAGGTCAGCATAGTATGGGTAATGTTCTTATTTCTGGTTTACCTGGCTCTGGTAAGACAGCCATTGTAGAAAACTGGGCAAGGGCTAGAGGTCTTAACTGTGTCGAAATTAATGCAAAAGATAATGACCTAGAAGCTTTCATTAACGGCTTTACGGTTAGAGATGATACAGACCGTAAGAAAGTTACTAAGGCCTTCTCAAATACACTTGATGCTCTTAAGGATGAGAGTAAGAATTCTATTATCTTCCTTGATGAGCTTAATAGACAGACTAAAGACCAGATTCGTGGTTCTCTACTTACCTTGGTAAACAATAAAACTATTCAGGCTGATGTTCCCGGTGGCAAGTACTACTTTAAAAACCTACTCTTTACAGTAGCTTGTATCAACCCAAGTTTAAAGTCTGACCCCGGTGCAGCTAAGCTCTTCCAGGCAGAGAAAACCAGATATCTGTTTAAGAATAAAAATGCTCATTCTGATTCCAGAACGACAGATGACTTCCTTCTCAAGTATTATGACAGGCTTATTAAAAAGCTTAATCCGAAACATCCTAATTTTTTACGTAATCTTGAAACATTTTTAAGAATTCAGCACCTAGGCAGATTTATTGTAAATCATAGAGACTTTAAATATGATGGTGAGGGTGCAGCTTCCAAAGATGAGCTTCAGAGTATGTTACAGGCGTTAGAGATGGAAGATGCAGATATGCTTAACCAGAGAATGCTGTTTGAGCTTCTTAAGGCAAGTAGAGGTACAAAAGATGGTTTCCTTACGCTACTTAATTCTTCTGACTTCCTTGAAGACAATATGGATATGTTAAGGACCATTATTAATGATTATTATGAGCCAACATTTGAAGATCTTTGCTCCACAAAAGGCATTGACCTTAAGGCACTTGGCGCAAATGTAGATATACAGACTGAAGAACCTGAAGCTGAGGAAAATGAAGGTGAATCAGAAGAGGATGAAATTAATTTTGATGACTACGGCGAGGATGATGATGACTTGTTTGCAAATGGTAACTCTGCTGGTACTACCTATGCAGTGTCTCCATCAGTAGTTCAAGATAAAATCAGAAACGCTGCTAAGGCATGGTAACTAATTGGAGGGCATATGAAATCTAGCTTACGCTTAACTGAGGCTAAGCAGCATATGACTAAGCAAGAGAAGCAGCTACATAGAAAACTTATTAAGCTGCTTCTCGACGATGGTAAAGGTCACCACCACAAAAAGTATGCAATGCGCCTCAAAGATTTTAATATTAAAATTGTTTCATTGAAAGCAGACCCTACCTGTACTGCTGCAATTTCTTTTGATCTTGGCGTTATCTATATTAGTGAAGGCTTTTTATTAGATGAGTCTTTATTTTACCAACTTAATGTGCTTATGAGACACGAGCTAGCACACAATCTTCTTATGCACCAGATTCGTATGATGAGAAAATTTGGTGAAGAGTTTGATATCAAGTGGGGTAATAGTATGACCCTGCATGGATTTTTAAATTATATTGAAGATCTTGAGATTTCTGATAGGATTTACTCTGCGGAAGATAAGGAAGTTGTAAGAAATATGTTCCTTAATGGTAGAACTATCGGTGGTCTTATCACGGATGATATTAGACTTGAATGGGTAGATCTTCCGATAGAGCAGATGTACCATAGATTGCAAGCAGAAATTGATGCAATACATAATGAGATTGCTAATGGAATCAAGTCAGCTATCGCTCATCATAGTAATCCAGAGGATGACCTTGCTCCAAGAATTAGAGCTTCTATGGATAAATATGGAGAAATTGATCGTACTTCGGAAATTGATGACTTACTGGCTGACATGGCAGCTAATGACTTTAAGTTTAAAGGACGTAACTTACCTGAAGATTATTATAATATTATTAAATCTATCTATGAAGCTTTTACCACAACACCTATCAATGACAAGCAAGTAGATAGTTTATTGCTTACAATTAAAAAGTCTAATCCAACACATACTACTCCAATAATTCATCCTGTGACAGCCAAAAAAGTTGTAGATTTACACACTCCAGAGCAAAAAGGTTTTGCAGTAGAGGTTATTAAGAAATTTAGATCAGAAGAAGAAGATTGGTATAGAACTGTCTATATTACCTTGAAAAATTTCGGGTATGACAGCAATACAATAAAAGATATCTGGGATAAGACAAGAGGTGTGTAATATGGCAATTGAAATTCCAAAAAATATAGTATCAGACCACGTAGTCTTTGACAGAATAGTAGATGCTGATCGTACTATCAAACTTGCTCGAGAGGCTGCTGCGGAAGCTGTAGCTGCAGGTAAACAAGATGTAGCAGATATGCTTAATGCTAAAGCAGATGCCCTTGAAAAAATATTATTAGCTACTCAACAACCGGATTATGAGGATGAAGAAGATCCACCTTCAGTTAGTGATACCGGCGATGACAATAAAGGCACTCAAACTGAAGAGGAACCTGACGACAGTGATAATGGAACTGTGGATGGTACCACAGTAAATAGTGACGATAATAGTGCTAGTGATACTGAAGACCAAGGCTCTAGTAAAAGTAATTCAGGTGAGAGTGAGAATGAGCAAGAAGAAAAAACTCCTGAAGATATCGCTGATTTAAATAAACATAATGGTAATCATGCAGCAGGCACTAAGTCTATTGGTCCAAAAGGTAGTGGTGGCGCTGGTAGTGGTGAAGCTGATACTGGAGATAAAGGTGAGAGCCGTGAAGCCAGCGGAAAAGGCAAAAGCAGCTCAAGCTCAAAAGAATTAGACCCGTTTAGGATGAGACAAGGCGGCATGGGTAATGGTAAACAGCCTACCCCAGAAGAAATTTTAGCCGCAGTTATTAAAAGACTTAAGGGGCTAGGCGGTAACGCAAAAACAGGCGCAGATAGAGCTCTAAGAAAACTATTCGATGAGCTTGGCGGAACGGGGGATATCGATGATTAAAAGAATTTCTCTTACTGAAGCTAAAAAATTACTTGAAGCTAAAACTCTAGGTGAAATGTCACAAGAAGAATATGATAGTATGATTGATGACATTCTTGATCTAGTAAGTACAGTTAAGCCTGTTGACTATTCTACGGATCTGCCGGCTCGAATTGCAAAAATTAAAGCAGATGCCAGCGATGCTACAAAGAATAAAGAACTCTTTGATGAAGATGAAGTTTATTTAAAGCCAGAAAGAGATGAAAGAAAAGCTCTTCGTGCTAAACAAAGAGAAGCTGAGCGTTATAAGAAACGCATGGCCAATAACAACCAGAATAAGCTTAGAGATGATATTTTTGAAACAATTTCTGAACAAGTTAGAGCTTATGAAGAGGAAGAAGAAACTTGGCTAGTGCTTAATAGACGCTATGAAGATGACCCCGATATGGTAGTACGAGGCAAAAGAACTACAGATGTAACTAGACCTACAGTACCTAAGATTGAAGTATTTTTAGATTATTCAGGCTCTTGGAGTGAAAGCGATTTAATAAGAGGTCGTGCAGTTGTCGAAGACCTTTCTGAATTTGTTGATGATGGTAAGTTAGAACTTAATATTTTCTACTTTACAGATGATATTGCAACAACTCCAGAAGGTGCAAGAAGCAAAGGTGGTGGAACCGGTGCTTGGCCTCATATTGTAAATCAAATTCTTGCGAGTGGCTGTACTAATGTAATGATTCTTACAGACAGCGATATGGATACTTGGGGTGATCATTCCAAGAAAGTTCTTGTGGATGGCTGTGTATGGTATCTATGGAAAAATGGTATTCGTGCATCTAATTTACCTAAAGAACTTAAAGGCCGTTTAGGCACTATTGAATATAATTTAATCTGAGGAAAGGATATACTATGCGAATTTTAAGAGAAGATAATGATAAGCCTACTATGGAAGAACTTCCTGTATCTTTTATTACAGATATGATGAGTAAGGGCTGGGACGAGGTAGGCTATCTAAAAGAAGCCGCTGCTGCTATTCGAGAAACTTACGCAGGCACTGAAAAAGTTGAAGAACTAATGCAAGACCTTATGGACGCGTATCTAGTATTTATTGGTCAGCTTGAGTTTTATCTTAATGATAAGGCTGACATTTCTACAGAAAAGCCAGAAGATGATGATGAAGCAGAAGATACAGAGGATGACAAGTCTGAGTCCGAGTCTAAAGATGATGATAAGGATGAAGAAGATGAAGCTGCAGAAGAACCTGCGCCTGCACCTGCTCTTCCTGAAGCAGAGTTTGATGTAGAGCCTATGAAAGCGCCTGTGTCTCGTACACCTGCTCCAGCACCCATCATTGATGATGACTTTGATTTTTTTGTAGACTTTGATGAGCCTGATATGACTCAAGCACCTGTTACAGATGCTGAGCTTTATGATGATGAGGGCGCACCTAAAACAAGACGCCTAAATGGCTAATTAAAAAATTCAAGCGGAGTAAGCTTAAATGGCTACTCCGCTTTTTATATTTGCTAAATTATATGATGTTCGGGGGCGTGTGGGCTTATCCTTTCACCGCGCGTCCTTGGGCATCTTCATCCACAAGAAAGGGGCAAAATAATGAAAAAATATTTTGTTAATGAAAACTGGGAGTTAGAAGAGTTTGATGATACATCAGATCTCTTTGCCTTAGTAATAGAACAAAGCCTTCCTACTTGCAGTTACATTTATAAATGCGATACATCGCCTGAAACTATACAACCAGATTATGCTAGCTTTGTAAATCAGTTTAAAGAAGCAGAAGTAGACGGTCAAGTAAGAATTCATTTGATTAAAGTGCCTAATACTCCTCAGGTATGCTCACAAATGACTTGTGCTGATAGTGAGCACAAAGGATCTACAGAAGAAGCTATCGAGGCAATTAATAATATGCTTAATAGAGCCGACTGTGAATTTCTAGAAAGCTGGACTAAAGAACCTCTTACAGAAAAGAAACATAAAAGAAAGCGTCGCAAGAGTCGCTTTGGTGATGATGGTACTTACCTTACCTTTACCACTGGTTACCCAGAGTTTGATGATAAATGCTTTAATGATCGTATGGGAACCTCAGACCTTGGAAGTAATAGTGCAGGCGCAGATACAGCCTGTAGCAGTGAGGCTAGCAGCAGCTGTATTGAAAGCTTGCATGAGGACAAGGACGAAGATAGAGAGCCAAAGCCTAAAAGATATATTAAGCGTTATTATATTAGACCTCAAAATATTTTCTGTTCTAAAAAATCTGATATTCTTAAAGCACTTGTACAAGAAGTAGGCGAAGCAAATTGCTCTGTATACTCCTTGAAATCACTTGCAGATCATGATGATGTGCACCTCTTACAACCAAGTGATATTATTTATTATTATGATGATGGTATCTTATATGATAAAAACCATGTTAAAGTCATGGACTATGATCTTAACGTAAAACATGAAGAAGATCGTCCGAGATTTAACCCAGATACTGCATCCGATGAAAAATTTGATAATGCCTATGATGATCGTCTTACCGAAAAACTTACCGAAGCAGTAGAAAAAATTTGTGTAATCTGCGGAGAAGAAATTGAGGGATACGGTAATGATCCGGCTCCTGTGTCTGAAACTGGTGTTTGTTGTGACGCATGCAATGCCAAATTTGTAATTCCAGCAAGGTTAGAGGCAGGTAAGTTTTAATGAAAACTATAAAACTTTATGAAGCGTCGTCACTTAGCGGCTATGATAAAATGCGTCTTTTCAACCAAGGTCAAAGACGAGAAAATTTAAAAGCATGCAGTTCTATTAAGCTAGTTACTTATTATAACATTTGTATAAGTAACGGATTTAAAAATGCTGAGCAACAAATTAAAGCTGAAATGCTCAATAGAGGTGGTTTAGATTTATATATCTGGCCAGATATTGATAAAATTGATTCAACACAATTTACTCCCTATGAAGCTCAATTATTACTTAAACATAAGACAGATTTAGATGTTGCTCCCGTAGTTACGAATTTATATCTTCATCCTTTTCCAAATTTAACATCAGCTGAAACACTACTGGTTTATTTGGTTTGGGCAATTGTACTTGATTTACCTAAATTCGTACAGCAAATTAAACAATACTTTAACAAACAGCTTTACTATGCTAAAATTCCACAAATGCTTAATGATATCATTAATGGTTCTGGCACCGCAGATATAATATCAGATATTACTAAAAAACTATAAGGAGGATGTTATGGATATTAGACAAATGAAATGGCATCCTAGAACTATTGATCTCATCAAAGGTGTCGATCAAGACTTGTCAAAATATGATTTTGATAGCTTAAATTTTGATACCTTTTGTAATTACTATCTTTGCGCGTGTAGTCTTGGCTTTAAAAATGTGCGAGCTAAAATGGAAAAAGAATTTGAGATCATGGGCAAGGAAGTTTTTATTATTCCACATGAATTATTCACTCAGCTAGGCCCAAGCATGTTTGGTGTTCCATTTGCACAGAAAGTTTGGCAAACTACACCAGCTACCGTGGGAAATCTTGTTTTAGATTGCTTTGATTATTTTCCACCTTCTTTTGGATTACTTATTGCCTATGTAGAGGCTTTAACTTTTAGTAAAGATGTTGTTGCGGCGCAGCTTAAAAAAGGACTTAAGAATATTACTACTTTAGAAGCAATGGTCCCTCAATTTTTAGATCTTGTCCAAAATATGCCAGATATTTTAGACCGACTTGTTGAACTTTACAAAATAGTACAGCATACTAGAATAACTGAAGGACTTGATGTAGACGAAGACATAGAGAAGCATGATGAGCTTAATCCTAAGCTTTTTGATGGTACAAAGCTAAAAAAAGATGTTAGAGAAAAAGCTATTGAAGTAGCTGAAGAGTTAATTAATGCAATGGAAGAGGCTGACATTAAGTTTAAGCTAAAAGACATTGTTTTAACTGGTTCAAATGCAAGTTATAACTATACAAAAGATAGTGATGCAGATATTCATCTTGTTGCTGATATGTCAGGAATAGAAGATCCAGATGGTTTATATCCTGCTCTATTTAATGCTTATAAAAGTGCGTTTAATAAGAAGTATGATATTAGTTTCTATGGTGTCCCTGTAGAAGTATATATTGAAAGCGATGATACTCCAGTAGTGAGTAATGGCATATATTCTGTTTTAAATGATACCTGGATTAAGGAACCAGAAAATAAAGCTATTCCAGATATTGATATAGCAGAAATCAATGATATTTTAAAACCTTGGGAAAAACGCTACAAAGAACTCTTAAAAACTTTAGAGGGCCCGGGTAGCATAGATGAAACTCCAATTGATGAATTTGTTGAGGATCTTTATGAACTTAGGGCAAAAGGTTTACAAGGTGACGGAGAATATTCTACAGAAAATTTAGTCTTCAAAGAGATGCGTAATAAAGGCTATCTTGATAAACTAAAAGAGCTTAGAGCCAAAGTGGTAGCAGCTCGTCTATCGTTAACGGATCTTTCTGAAGCTTACTTAGATAATGACCAAAAGTTCTGGGATTATGGTACTAAGGAGCTAACTGATACAGATAAAATAGATACTACCGTTGGAAGTAATTTTGGAGCAAAAGACCTATTAGCTGGTAATACTAATTACCCGGAATTAGTGTATGATATTGTTCCAATGACAGCTGATCAGTATTTTAAGCTCTGTGCTAAAATTCAAGGAGTTAGCGCAGACCAAATAAAGTCTTGGATGGCAGCTGATCAAATTAAACTTAAGCATCTTGAACAAGTATTAGATGTATATAATAAACAATTTCCAATGCCCTATATCTGTTTTGATAGAAGTAGTGAGCTTTATGGCCAGGAAGGCCGACATCGTATGTATCTTCTTGGACTAAAGTACGGCTGGAATACTAAATTCCCAGTACAGGTTATTCAAAATAAATATGACAGACAGCCTATCCCAGTATTACTTGGAGAGTCACTAACTACTCAAGAAGACAAAGATTTTATTGAGCTATTAAATTTTGCGGGTATTTAAATAAAAGAGCGCTATTTTGGCGCTCTTTTCCTTTTATAATGTATAAATAGCATTATAATGTGCTAAATTATACGATGAATTAAAATTTTAATTGAAAGGATATGCCTATGCCTGCCTTAAAGACGCTTTATCACCTAAGCCAATCTGAATTAGAGCTTTTAGTACCAAGAGTACCGGTAAGTGATTATGAAGACCAGACAGTTCCACGTATTTGTTTTAGTACAACTATTCAAGGTTGTCTTATTGGCATAAACGAAAATAAAGATATTACGGGACAGCGTTTTAAAGTATATAGTATTGAAACAGATAATTATTATATCCCAACCAGCAGTGAAGTTCAAGACCAACATATTACAGATGAGGTTTGGGTACAATTTGCAGTTGAACCAGATTATCTGTATGATATTGAAATTACTGGAAAATCCGGAGAAAAGCTGTACGAATTAGGTAGAGATATGGTTATGGTGCCTCAATGGGAGTATAAAATCTTAAATGAAGCTCTCCATGAAGACTCCAGAACACTTTTAGTATCAAAATCTAGATCTGTTGGACCATATAAAAATCAAATGCGCGGAAAAAATCGCTTTGAGCGTAAAAAACACTCTCAAATCGCAAAAACAGTAAAGCAGTATAATAAAATTGACATGAATAAACTTTTTAAAGAGGATATTTTGGAGGTTTCTATCCCAGTTACTGGTGAAACTGACAATTATACTGTTAGTATTCGTATGGATGGTGTAGTAAAAGAGATAGCACGCAACATTAAGAACAATAAAAATACTCTGGAATTCAAAACTATCGTGCAGTCATTGACCAAAGTCTTTAATACTGCTAATATTTTTGTAAAATGCTCCTGTCCAGACTATAAATATCGTTTTGCTCATTGGAATATCATAAATAGGGTGTCAGTAGATGACACATCTAAAGACCCAGGACCTGGAAAAGGTATTAGAAACCCGAATGATCAGCTTGGTAGAGGTTGTAAGCATGTACTTCTATGTTTAGCAAATGGTGACTGGGTAATTAAAGTAGCTAGTGTTATAAATAACTATGTACACTATGCGGAAGAGAAGCTTAGACCTGCGTTTTTGAAGCTTATTTTTCCTAAGCTCTATGGAGTGACATTTGACGAAGCTGAAGAAAACAATCTCTTACCAGAAGATACAGAGCTTGCTACGTCTGAATCTATTATTGATGCTATCAATGATTACGGTCGTAATAGAGGTAAATATAAGCCTGGTACCAATAAAAACCCCGTTACGGGCACTGGAGGTAAACAGAAGGCTACGAAGCCTGAGACTAAGGAACAAGCCCCAGAAGCTAAAAAAACTGAGCCACAGCAAGCTTCTGATAATTCTGATAAAAAGCCTGAGGCTGAAGATAAAGCAACTGATGAAAAGGCTAAGAAGCAGACCGACAATTCCGACGAAGAAGATGCAAAAAAGTAAATTAATACAAAATATCGTATAATAAAATATAGGCATCAGAAGGAGGTGCTCTCAAGTAGATGATTTCTAATGAAAATCCAATAGATCTTGATGTCTTAAATAGCTTGAATGAAGAAGAGCGCCAACTAGCACTTGAAATATTAAAACAAATATCACAAGAAGGTCAATCTGAGCTATTAGAGCAGCTCCAGTTTGGTGACTTTGAGGAAGTCCCTGTTGATATAGATACCTTTCTTGATGATGATAGATATTTAGGTAAAGGCCTATGGGAAGTAGATCAAATGTCCGGTTCTAGACGTTGCACTATCTTCCCATACTGGCGTGAAACTTTAAAAAAACTTTTCCCAGATAACCTTACTACCGCTTATAATACCTTAATTTTAACGGGTGCTATTGGTATTGGTAAATCTTTTGCAGCAGTTATTGCACAGCTTTACCTTTTATATAGAATGCTTTGTTTAAAAGACCCTTATGCGTACTTTGGGATGCAGCCTATTGATAAAATTACGTTCTCAATGCTTAATATCACATTGGATGCAGCACAAGGCGTTGCTTGGGACAAGGCACAACAGCTTATTCAGAGCTCTTCCTGGTTTATGGATCATGGCGCCGTAAATGCGAGTAGGTCTAATCCTGTTTGGCAGCCTGGAAAACACATAGAGCTTATTTTTGGTTCACAAAATAGACACGTCGTTGGTCGTGCTTTGTTCTGCAATCTAACAGATGAAGTTAACTTCGGTATTGGAAACGATGTAGAAAAGAAAAAAGCTAAACAAAAGAAACTTATCGCACAGATCGATGCACGTATGCGTTCTCGTTTTTTACGCGGTACCTATCTACCAACACTTAATATTATTATTTCGTCCAAAGATACCGAGCAAGCGTTCCTCGATTCGTACATAAATATTAAACGACAAAACGAAAGTAAAACTACTTTAATTATTGATGAGGCTCAATGGGTAGTTGACCCTAGAAAAGGATCACCTGAAGACGTTGGCGCTTTTTATGTAGCTGTAGGTAATAAGTTCTTAGCACATGAACTACTCCCTGCAAACTTACCTGAAGATCAGGTAGATAAATACAGAGAAAAAGGTTATTCTCTAATTAAAATTCCACCTGGATATAGAGAAGATTTTGAGACTAACCTTGACCAAGCACTTATGGACATTGCAGGTATTTCCACCTCCAGCAACACTAAATATATTTCTGGTGTCCGACTTAACCAAGCCAAAGTGGATACTTATAGAAATCCATTCATGAAAGATATTATTGAAGTTGGTAATAGCCCAGATGATAAATTGCAATATGCTAACTTCTTCGATTTAAGTGTGGTAAATCCAATGGATTTAACAAGACCACTATTTATCCATCTTGATATGTCTATTTCTGGAGACAAAACTGGTATTTCTGGTGTTTGGATTACAGGCAAACGTCCTACACAAGTTGGTGAAAATGCAGACGCTTCAAGAGAGTTGCAGTATAAACTTGCCTTCTCTGTATCAGTTAAAGCGCCGAAGGGCTACCAAGTAAGTTTTGAAAAGAATAGAAACTTTATTAGATGGCTGCGTGATAGAGGCTTTGCAATAAAAGGAGTATCAAGCGATACATTCCAATCTGCCCAGATTCAGCAAGATCTTAAGAGTGATGGTTTTAGAACAGAGCTAATTTCTGTAGACCGTGTTGATCAGACAAGCAGAACATGTTTACCTTATCACTATCTAAAAACAGCTATTTATGAAAGAAGAGTAGAGATTTATAAAAAATGTGATCTGCTCACAGACGAGCTTGTTGGTCTTGAAAGACTGTCTAATGGTAAGATTGATCATACTGCTGATGGTATTAACTCAAAAGACCAAGCCGACGCTTTTTGTGGAGCGCTTTACTTAGCAAGTAAATTTGCAGAAGAGTTTGCTTATAGCTACGGTGAAAACCTTGAAGCAGGGCTTGACGTAAGCTTATTACAATCCGAAACTGCACTTAAGTCACAAATGATCGCTGCTTTCGAAAATGAGCTTTCAAGATTATATTTTGAAACTCAACAAGAAATTTGGGCAGCAGATAATTTACGTTCACAGCAAGAACGTGAGGAATATGAATATTATCGTGATATCTCTGACGGTATCATAGTTTTATAAAGGAGATTATATAATGGCAAATGAAGAGACCAAGGAAGTCGATATTTTAAAGACTCCTACAAACAGTCCCCTGATAGGTCATCAGGCAAAACCAACAGTGTTGGATTCCACGACTAAACTAGATATTGATACCGCTAAATCTTTAGTCGACAATATTATTGAAGCTGGCCTAAGTCATACACTAGATGTATCAGCTATTGAAAGCTTTACTTCCATATCTAATGCTAGAGACCAAATATATCAGCTTATAGATACAATGTGTCAAGATTCAGCTGTAAGTTCTATTGTAAGAACTTATGCAGAAGATGTATGTGAGGCTGCAGATAATGGTCACATCGTATGGTGTGAATCAAATAATCCAGATATTGCAAGATTTGTAAACTACCTTCTTAACATTATGAATGTAGATAAAAAAATCTTTGGCTGGGTATACAGCCTAATTAAATACGGAGATGTATATCTACGTCTATATAGAGATTCAGATTATAAAGATCCAATCTTTAAAGCTAAAACTAAAACTAAACTTAATGAAAGTAAAGAATTAGATGAGGCAGTAAGACTTAATGTTAGACCTGCAGGCGACCGTTATAGCTATTATGTTGAGATGGTTGCAGATCCAGGTACAATGTTTGAGCTTACAAAATTTGGTCAGACCCAAGGCTACATTGAAGTCCCTAATCAAGAAAATGCTATTGACTCGGCTGCTTATCTAGGTGCCACTACTGGTTTAATGGGTGGTAGTGGAAATGGTCAAGGCCTTAATGCCTTTAATTTTAAATATGGAACTAGTGACGTAAATATTTGGCAAGCTGATGATTTTGTACATGCCTGCTTAGAAGACGGTATTTCTAGGTTCCCAGAAACTGTTGACTTGTTCTACGAAGAACAGAATAAAGAACTTGATAATAAAGGCGGAGAAACTTTTACATACTCTGTAAAGCGTGGTAAATCATTACTTTATGATGCTTATAAAATCTGGAGAGAAAAGGCTTTACTCGAATCTGCTGTACTTTTAAGCCGTATTACAAAATCTGGTATAGTACGTAAAGTTGGCGTAGAAGTCGGTGACATGGGTAAAGAACAAGTTGCGGCTACTCTTCGTAAGGTAAAAGAAATGTTTGAGCAAAAGGCCGCCTACAATACAGATAGGTCTTTTGCCGAGTATAATAATCCAGGTTCTGTTGAAAACTTTATATACTATGCTACTAGAGATGGTAAGGGAGCTATCACTGTAGAATCTGTTGGTGGTGACTTTGACCCTAAGCAGCTTACAGACCTTGATTGGTGGAATAATAAATTCTATTCTTCATTTGGAATTCCTAAGCAGTACTTTGGTTGGACAGATGATGGGGCAGGATTTAATGGTGGAACTGCTTTAACAGTATTATCCAGTGTTTATGCAAAAGGTGTAAAGAGAATTCAAAACATTACTCTTCAAATGTTAACTGATGCAATAAATCTTTTCCTGCTAGATAGAGGTTGCAAAGCATATCTTAACAATTTTGTACTAAAAATGAGAGCACCAGTTACTCAGGAAGAAGTTAGCTATAGAGAAAACTTTACCAATAGAGTGTCTGCTATTAGCAATGTTAACGGCTTGTTCACAGATATTGAAAATAAGGCTAGACGTCTTACAATTCTTAAATCTTTGCTTGCAACTCTAGAGCTTGGCGGTGACATTTCGGAAGTTATTCAAAAAGAAATTGAAGCCGCAGAAGAAGAAGCTGCTAAGGCAGCTGAGGAAGCTGAAGCCGGCGGAGATGAGGATATGGCAGCCGAACTAGCAGCTGCTGAAGGAGACGAAGCTGCTGATGATTTAGCAGCTATGCCAGATGATGCTATCGCAGCTGAAGGATTCACATCTAACGGTGGTGGAACTCTGCTAGCAGAGGATATATTATTTGAAGAGGATAATGATCTACCCACTCCGGAAGAAGCAGACTCGGATAGAGATTTCACTGAGAATCACTAATTAAAGCTAAAAAGTAAAGGAAAAATATATGATTTATAAGAATGATTGTCTCTCTATTCTCGTTAAGCTTGAGGATAGCGGAGTTCTTGAAGCAAGACATTATATCAGAAAACTTATGGTTACACGTGAGCCATCAATTGAGGTATTAAAATTTATTGCTCAGCAGCGCGGCTTCGAAGTAGGTCGTTTTTATGAGATGCTACGTAAAAGTCACAACCAACGTAAATCCCCACTATATATTAATATATTAAAAGAGATTGACGACCCTAATGAAATTGTTACTACTCTTTCTTGTCTACTAACACAGGTATTACTGTATGGTAAAAAGCTAAGTAATCCAACTACCTTCTACAGAGAGGTAAGAGCAGAAGAAATATCTAGAGTACTTAACACTTTCTTTGCTACTGGTAATCTCGATACATGCCTAGCAATGTTAAAAGTTATTAAAGCAGATCTACTAGTAATGGAACACATTATGGGACGTAGAGATTTACAAATTTAAAGTCTATGCAAATGCACTAGAGAGCTTCAAACTCTCTAGTGCATTTCTTTTATATATACTAAAATAAATTAGCTAAATTAATTGATTCGGCTAGGAGTACAAAGCCGAGAACTTAGATTAATAAGGAGACTTAATAATGAGACTAATTTACGAAAAAGACGGTAAGTTCTTTAAGAGCGAGTCTGGTATTCCTGAGAAGGACGGCGTAGAAGTGGGCCTTACCCGTGAGCAAGTTGAGGGCTATGCACTTGTCTATGAAGCAGATGGTGAGATCAGAGCTTCTGAGACTGGTATTCCTGCAGAGGATGACATTGTTCTTTATCCTGTAGCTACTGAAGAAACCACTGAGGTCACTGAGACTACTGAGACCCCCGTAGCTCCTACTGAAAATACTGAGGAACCTGCTGAAGAGCTAGCCGCTGAAGAGGAAGTAACTGTTGAGGACGATGCTGAATAATTTGCTTTTTGAGTAAAAATTATTCGCTAAATTATTTGATAAACAAAATATCACGTAAGACTAATGGGAGACATACAGATGGATTCTAAAAATACAAAAGTTTTAGAAGCTCTACAGATGCAGCCCCTGTCTGAAGAAGAAAAAGCGCGTCGACATATTCTCGGCCGACTCTGGGGACCTATTGCGACTTCAAAAGAAAAAACTCGTAACGGTAGAGGCTATAATGCTCAGCTTTGGGACAAAGCTCTTAAGGATGAGATTTTCCGTGAGAAAGTAGCTAATAAGAGTTTATTCCTTGAGCTCGGACATCCAGTAGACCGTGAAGAAACCGATATGAGTGTAGTATGTGCATGTATTCCTGAGTTACCTAAGGTAATCGACGGAGATCTTTATGCCTACGTTGACATACTTGATACCAAGCAAGGTCAACTGCTCAAAACCCTCTGCGATTATGGCTTTGTGCCTGGTATTAGTTCTAGAGGTTCCGGTGATATCATGGCTAATGATGAGGTAGACCCTGAAACCTTTTTCCTTGAGACTTGGGATATTGTACAGCTTCCTGCTGTTAAGAAAGCTAGATTGACTATGTGTGAATCATTAAAAAATCATAAAACCCTTTCTAAGGCACTTCGTGAGTCTCTTGATTCCATGACTGAGGCAGATAGAGCTGAAGCAGAGGCAACTCTTGAAAGACTTGATGTTACTATGGAGGAAGATGATCCATACCCAGATATTCCTTGGGCTCCTGGTGAAGCACCGCTTGTAGAAACTACTGAAGAAATCACACCTGTGCTAGACACTCATGACAATGAAGGTGCTGATGTTAAAGAACCTATACAGGAAGATGCAGAAGAATCTTCTGAAGAGGTAGATGTTGCAAAAGTTGAAGCGGAAGAAGCAGCAAATGAGCTCGAAGGTGAAGATGCTGAAGAGGCAGACACCCCTGAAACTGATGATGAAAACAAAGAGCTTGATGCCGTAGCTCTTGGTGACTTACTCGACGTTATGGGAGAGTATGATAAAGAACTTGAACTTTCATTCGATCCTATTGAATTAGACGGCAATACAGTTAAGATTACTGAATTAGTATTCGATGATGAAGCTGAAGAAGGTAAGCTTAAAGTTAGTTTTAATTATAACTTGGAAACAAGTGATAATACAGAAGATGTAGAAGACGAAGAATCTGACGCAGACGAAGAAGAGCCAGCAACCGAAGATGAACAGCCTAAAGAAGAAGACGATTCTGAGGAAGCCACCGATGATGGAGATGAGGAAGTTGTCGAAAGCTTGAAGGAAATTGTTCGACAGAAGGATGCACTTGAAGAAGAAGTCTTAGCTCTCAAGCAGGAAAAGACAGTTAGCGATGCTGAGGTTAAGAAACTGGAAGAAGAGCTTTCCAAATACAAGACTGGCTTCATAAGAGTGAGCGAACTTGCTTCTAAGTCTAATAAGTTGCAAAAGAAAGTTAAATCTCTTAATGAGCAGCTTAGTGCAAAAGATGCTACTATTCAAGATCTTCAGGCGAAAGCCAAATCTAGATTAGTCGAAAGTACAGAAGCTTCTAATCGTAAGCTAACTGAACTTCAAGAAAAACTAATTACATCGCAAAATGAGGCGGAAGCTACTGAGCAAGCGCTTAGAGAGCAGGTAGATACAGCACGTGAAAATGCACGTAAAGCTACAACTGCGGCTAAGGCATATAAGCAAAAGTATGTTGCCGTAGTAGAACACTACATTGCCTCAAAAGCAACAATGCTCGGAGTTAGCACGCATGATATAACCAGTAAACTCAATGAGGGTTATACCCTTGAGGATGTTGATCGTGTCTGCGAAAAACTCCTCGACGCCGGAAGACCGGCATTCAATCTTGGCATGGGAGCACAGAGAACACCCCAAGTTAAGCTAAAAGAGTCTGTAAAGAAAACTCAGTACTCCGGTGGCTATGACATTGATGATGATCTTCTTGAGCTTGCCGGCCTAAAATAATTCATTAATTAAATTTTATAGGAGAAATTACAATGAGACAGAATTTACTTGAAACTTATTCTCGTCAGCTCAAAGTTGCTGAAGCTTATGTAGCTAAGAACTTTGATGGTAAGACTGTTTCCGCTAATACTCAGCTTACCACTGCTGTTCTTTTGGACAACACTAACCGTTTCCTTACCGAGTCTATGAGCCTTGACAACTCTATCGTTGCTACTCAGAGATCCGACCTTGGCGCTTGGAAGAAGTTCTGCTTGAACCTCACCAATATCGCTGTTCCTTCCCTTATCGCTAACGACCTCGTTATCGTTCATCCTATGACCAGCTACTCTGGTTCCGTTGCATACCTTGAGTATGTTGCTAAGGACACCAAGGGCGGCGTAAATGAGGGTGACGTTCTTAACAGCGTATTCGGTTTCGGTGCTAACGACGAAGCTCGTATCAACTACACCAGCCAGATCGTTGTTGAAAATGGTACTACTGCTACTATGGACGTTGTTGAGGGTGGCCTCACATACATCGCTGAAGATGGTGTTGATGTTAAGACTGCTACATACAAGTCTGTTATGGAAGATGGTTCCTTCGTATACGGTGACACCGTTGCTGAGGATGCTGTAAAAATTGCTTACGTTGCTAAGCGGTGGCAGATGAGCACTATCCCTGCTGATAGAATTCCTACTATCGGTCCTCGTATGAAGAGAATTCCTCTTGTTGCTGAGCCTCGCAGAATCGCTGTTCGTTACGACCAGATCACTGCTTTCCAGGCTAAGACTGACTATGGCTTCTCTCTTGACAAGCAGATCGCTGAGCAGGCTTGTGGTGAGCTCGCATTTGAAATTGACACTGAGATCGTTGACATGCTTTACAAGGCTGCATTCGATCATGAAGAGTGCCTTGAGTGGTCTAAGACCCTCCCTGTAGGTGTATCTAAGTTCGAGCACTACAACGGCTTCCTTGAGGTTGTTGAAGAGGCTAAGATGATCATCTACAACAGAACTCGTAAGTTCCACCCCAACTATATGGTAATCGCAGCTGATGTTCTTCCTGTTCTTAAGTTCGTTAACGGCTTCAATGCAGTTAAGAATGCTAAGATGAATGGTCCTTACAAGGTTGGCGAGATCGATGGCATGGACGTTTACGTATCTCCTCTCATTAAGTCCGGCGAATTCTTCCTCGGTCTTAACGGTTCTGATATGATGTCTTCTGCTGGTGTATACGCTCCTTACATGGCTATTGTTCCTACCGCTCTTCTCAGCACTCCTGATGGCGGCATGGCACAGGGCTTCAGCACCTGGTATGCTAAGGCTCTTCTCAACAAGAACCTCCTTGTTGCTGGTAGAATTACTAAGTAAGATAAACCGACCAATATATAATAAGAAAGAAGAGACCTTCGGGTCTCTTCTTTCTTATTCATGCAGTTTTATTTGCTAAATTAATTGATAAGTTTGCCGGCAAGGAGGTAATCAGTAAATAATATGCAACTAGTAGATGTTATTGAAGAGATTAAACTCGAGTTAACTGGCGGCGTGCTTGAGCTTGAATTAGAGGATGCTCAGCTTGAAATGGTAGTTAAGAAAGCTATGCGTGAAATGCAAAGATATTGGGACGAATCTTCTTTTGTTACAATCCCTTATGAATCCTGCATAGATCTTAAATACTATCAGCTGGATTCAAGTGCTATTGTTAAAGTTTATAGATTCACAGGTATGGGCGAAGGCGGTAATGAAATCAATGCAATGTCTGACCCTTTATATACCCAGCAGTTTATGATTTTTAGCAACGCAGGCACTATGTTTAATTTACAAGACTATGTAATGAATTATGCTGCTTGGACTACTCTTGGACAAGTTAGAAATACTATTTCTACTGACCTAACCTTTAGAGAAGACAAGCATAATAACAAATTATATATCAGCTGTGCCTCAGCTCCTAGCCACATCACTATTGAATTTATTCCTAAACTAAGTTCTGTCGAGGAGATTCAAAGTGATTATTGGCAAGATATTCTAATCAGACTTAGCACTGCACTAACTAAAGTTACACTCGGTCGTATTAGAACGCGTTTCAGCCAGTCTAATGCTCTTTGGACGCAAGACGGTGAGAAACTATTGGAGGAAGGTAATACCGACCTCAAGGAGCTAAGAGAGCTTCTAAGAGCTAATAATAATCTAATCTTTCCAATGGATTGATTAGACTATATATATGTAATTTATTAAGGAGAGTAAATAGATAATATGGAAAGAGAAACTGTAACAAAGTTTGACCTTGAAGCTGCTTTCAAGGCTCTAGACGAAATTGCACTTCCTGATGTTTCTGGTTGTGGTCGCTTTACTCCTAACAGAATTAATCTTCATGAAAGACTTAGTGCAAAACATGCACATGAAGTTCTTGTAGAAGATTATTTTGATGTTAGTATTGAAGAGGATCTTGGTGAAGCACAAGAGCAACGTGAGGCTGAGGTAGCAAAAGCTAAACTTGCAAGAATCGAAAAAATTGTAGATCTTGATGCGGAGACTGAAGATGACATCCTACCTTCTTATGTAGGTAAGGTAATTATGCAGTGTCCTCAATGTATGACTCTATTCTATAAGAATGAGGAAGATATTGAAAAATCTGAGGAAACGCCAGATGTAGTAAATATTAATGAAATTTGCCAACATTGTGGTAATTCCAGCGGATATACGCTAATTGGTAAAGTTGGCGGCGTTGATGAAGCTGAGATGAGTAACTTCGAGGGTGGAGATGAACTTGCTGCAGAAGAAGGCAGTGAGGATGAACTTAACCTTGACTTCCCAGAAGAAGGTACAGAGGAAGTTGATGCCGAAGGCACCGGTGAAGCTGGCGCTGCAATGGAAGATGATGAACTTGACCTTGATCTAGATCTTGAAGGTGAAGAGGAACCTGAAGAGGAACCAGAAGAAGCAAATGAATCTCTACACAATTCAGAGCTCCTAGATAAAATTGAAGATAAGAATGAACTTAAGACCGATATTGAGTCTGAACACCTAACTCTTAACGAGGAAGTTCAAGATATGCCAGAGGAGCATGTAGAAGAATCTATGCATAACTCAGAAACTCTCAAAGATGCTGAGAAGAAGAGTGATCTAAAAACAGAAGTTGAGTCTGATCATTTAACTCTTCATGAAGCAGCAGAGGATCTTAGAATTTTCATTGATCAGTCTGGGTCTCTGAGTGGGCGCAAAGATGAAATACTAGCTCAGGTTGCATCAGAATATCCTAATTCTGAATCTCATGTAGAATTTTTTGAAGATGCTACCTTTGCAGGGCCTTTAGCTGCGGCAGAAGCAGGTCAGAATGTAGTAGTATATACAAATGAGGACTGTGAAGCAAATTGTCCTCAGCTTTGCAAACTTGCTACTGTTAAAAATGTCAATGCAGCATTGGCGGATGAAGCAACTACAACTGATAATGTAGCTGCTCCGGCGGCAGAAGAGGAAACTTTTGCAGAAGATTTAGTTGAGGATCTACCTTCTGAAGAGGCTTTAACTGAAGACGCAGAACTAGACGAGCTACTTGATGAGCTCTGGGATGGACCACAGCCTACAGAAGCAGAAGTAGAAGCTGACCTCGCTGCAATGGCACAAGTAGATAAAGCTTTTGATGAGTTTGATGATAGCTTTGATAATCAGGTCTCTGATTACCTTGAAGAGGTTTATTCTAATGTAGAAAAATATGAATCTACAAGCTGTTCTGCTGATGCAGATAATAAACTTATTGTTGAAGGTAAGATTACTTTCAAATCTGGTAAGACTAAGACAACTAAGTTTATGTTTGAGAACACAAAGCGTATTGGTAATAAGCTTGTATACCGCGGCATAAATGAAAGTCTTGCAGGCTCTACTAAAGCTTTTAGGCTGATTTGTAAAGCTGAAGGCACTAAGCTTGTTACTGAGAGCTTTAAATACAGCTACAAGATTAATGAATCTCTTGTTAGAGGCTCTAAGTCTAAATAATAATTTAAAGAAAGGAGTATAATATGGAACATAATGCAAATTATGGCTTATTAATTAATAAAGACATAAAGTTACATCGTTTGTACTTTAAACAAATGGTTAAATTACTTGGCATTAACTGTCAGTATTATGCTCCTTTAGCTAATAAACATTTCGATGGTTTAGGAGATCTTAAAACTGATTATGCACCAGCTAAAACGGTAGGCTGCATCTTCCAAGATCATCCTGACCAGAAAACATTAAAAAAGATGGGCTGGGTAGCTGAGCTTCAGGAGGGTTCATCAATTATTCACGTACCCTATGACTTGAATGGCCTTCAAACTGGTGCCTTATTCTCCATCCCGAGTGGTTTGGATACTGCAGAGCCTAGGCTATTTCGTGTGATTAGTATGCAAAATATTATGGTATATCCTGCATCTATTGCCTGTGAGATCGCTGTTGAATATGCAACTTCTGATGAAGCAACCTTAACCCAAGATTTTTCTAAAAATAACTTTACGGTCCTTGTCGACCACGAGGAGGACGATTAATGAAATATATTTTAGATGAGCGTCTTCTGTTAGAAGAAGATTCAGGAGATGATGTGGGTGATCTCTCTAGCGAGAGCACTCCTGAAACTGAAGGGGCAGCTACAAGTTCTGTTGCTGATGCGACAGATACTACTGCTGCTATAAATTTTGAGATGGAATTTGCCAATGCAAAAACTCCTGAAGCTTTAACTAAGGTATGGGATAAGTTTTATAAAACAGTGTTTAAAGAGCATGAAAAAGTCATTCGCGATAAATTTCATGTAGCTTTAGCAGTATATCTGCCAAAATATGGCTGGACAACTGCAGAGAATGCAATTTTAAATTGGCTTGTAAAAGGACTTGCAAACAATCCAGAATTATTTACAATAGCCAATAGTGGTTATGATTCCAATTTCCTTATGCTGCTAGATAAAGCTTTGGCTAATAGCTGGTTGGGCACAGGCGAGCTAGCTCAGATTGGAAATGGTGTCTCTGAAAAATTTGGGTCATATGATATCTTATTCCATCCAGACTTTATTGACTTATCTAGTGGTAACCAAGCTGAGTGGCTAAAGTTCCGTTCTACAGTAAAAAAAGAACAAAACTGTAAGTTAATTTTTGCGTATTCTAGTTTATTACAAGCAAGAGCAGAAGATCTCCTTAAAGAAAAGGAAGCAGTTGATGGTCAGGATATAAATAAAATATCTCCTGAAAGAATAAACTTGTTGTTATCAAAAGTAAAAGCCAAAGGTCCTTTAGTAGATATTGCTAAGGCAAAAACTAGATTTTCCAGCTTTACCGGAAAAGATCTTTCAGCTAAGCCGGAAGCAGATGATAAGCTAATTAAAGCTATAGTAGATGCACTTAAAGATATTAAGTCAGTTAGACAAACTTTTACTGTTGCTTATGATGTATTGCCAATCTTAAATGATAAATGCTTAGGTTCATTACAAGACGCTGAGAAAAAAGCATTAATGACTTATCGTGATACACTTGAAGGTGTAACAAGTAAGCAGTTTAATACCGCAAAGGAACTACTAAAACTAGGCAAAATAACTTATTCAGCAAAACAGGTAGATGAGCTACTTTGTGCTATTGCAGCAAAAGACCCATCAGCTAAAATGCCTGCTACTACAGGAAAATCTTAATGTTTTTTATAATAAAAAGCTCTTGCCCAAACAAAGACTTACTAATACATAGGGCAAAGAAAAAAGCCCGCTTACAGCTTATTTTGCATTCATTTGGCCCAAGTGAGCTGTTATTATCAAGATATTTGCAAGAAAATTATGGGATTTCTTTGCGTCAAGCATGTCTAGATATATTGCAAAATACCAGCTATAATCTTAATATGAAGCAAGAAATTATAGTAAAGATCCCAGATCCTACTCTAAATACTATTGCTAAAATTATAACCTATGGTACCGGACGTATTGCCGGTAGCCGAATATTAAAAGATATGTTAAATTTAGAATAAGGAGGTAAAATATGGCTATTCATTATTACGATGATTTAATTGTAACAAAGCTAAGACGTTGGCTGCCTGAAGCATCTCCTTTACATATATTACATCCAGATGAGACTAAAAAGTTTTTTGAGCTAACTGCAGAGGACAACAAAGAAGCTGCATTTCAAATGCCACTTATCGCAGTATCTAGAAAAGACGAACTAGAATTGTTAATGACGGTTAAAAATCCAAAATCCTATGAAGGCATTAGACTAGTGCCTGAAAATCAGAAAAGCGATTTTTCACAGCTAAAAGGTAAAGCATTTCAAGAAGCTATGGCTAACATACCGGAGGGTACATACCACCTGAATGTGATTCCCATACGGCCAGAATACCAGTTGGATATTTATGCAAAAACTGCAGAAGAGTGTGAAGAGTATGTAAGAGAATTTTTATTTAAGTTAATAAATAATCCATTGTTACAGATAGAAATTCCTTATAGAGAATTTAAGATAGAACATACAGCCTATATAAGAATCTTAAGTAATATAGCCAACACTAGCTCGATAAGCGAACGAGTATTCAGTGGTCAATTTACAAGATGGACAATCCAGTTTGAACTTCATGATGCATTCTTATTTAGCATTCCTTATAGAAAGAACTGGAGACTAGACGGTCAAGATCTTGAGCTCTCTAAAACGTCAATACCGATGGAGAGAGAGAGCATATAGATTATGGATTCTATTAAAAAAATATGCTAAATTAATTGAGATTTCAAAGGATTAAAATTTAAACTTGAAATATTAAAACTATTAAAAGGAGAGACAAATCCAAATGCCTAAGATTAATATTAATGAGTATGATCTAACTAAAGCTGGCACTGGTGAATACGAGAACTTTTCTGTTGTCGTGCCTGGTTTTGTCGGTGACACTTATGACGAGAGTGTCTTTGACGAGAACGGTATTTACGAGTGTAGCAGTCAGACCGACTTTGTAAATTATGTAGGTAAGAGAGCTGCTGAGGTAATTACAAGCAAAGTACAAAGAGATGCAGTTGCTCCAACTATTTCCTATATAATTAAGTATAACCCAAACCTTGTTGATGATTCTGCTCCAATCGTTGACGGTAATGGCACACAGTTTAAATCAAGAGAAGCTTTTTTAGCTGCGTATAATGCCTTACTCAAAGGTGAATATGCATGGGCTCCCGCTGCAATCGCAGATGAGTCTACTGAGGAGCCTGAAGATGAACCAGAAGATGAAAATCAGGCATCTACTACTTCTTATGGTATTTACCATTCTATTGCTAATACTACCGGTAGAATTGGTAAGCTTAAGGACACTAACTACATTTATCAGCAGGTAGTTATTAATCTTGATGGCCAGTCTGTTTTAGCACAATACCCTACTGTTGATGGGACTATCCTAGATATTCAGCCTGTAGTTGCAGCAGAATATGATACTTATTATGTCATTGAGACTAATAAGGAAGGTACTAACGGCCTTTGGCTAGAGGATAAAGTTACTCATTATGGTAACCAAATGGCTTACGAGCTACTTGGACTCGGCTATACAGTCTTATTTAAGAGAATGTCAGAAAATAATGCTGACGCTTTCATTAAGTATGTATATGAAGCTTATGATGCTAACAATGCTGAAAACTGCGTCATAAAATATGATATATTTGATAATTGGGATGAGTCTAAAGAAGTTAATTATCTCAAGCCAGAGCATTCTGCAGCTATTAGTGAACTTGCTGACCCTAACTTCTGGGAGTGCTTAAGAGATAAGTCTACTTATGATTTCCGTTATCTTGTTACCGGTCTTCTTACCAACAATGATGGTGCAAACTCTTGTATTCTAAGTATCGCTGATCATAGTGCAGAAGTTCTACTTGATGACGCAAGCATCAAGGATGGACGTGGTGACTGTATCGCTCTTATTGACCTTGACTGTGCAGCATATGAGGATAAAACTCAGTCTCAGGCTATCACACCTCTTGCAAAAGAAGCAGCTAAATGGGCTAGTACCTATGCAGCAGTATTTGCTCCTTATGTAACTTATATCATGCCTGAGGACACTATTTATAATAACAGTACATTCCCAGCATCTTTCCACTATCTCGCTTGTGCAGCAAATTCTGATAACAATAATTATGCTGAGTGGTATGCAAATGCAGGTTATACTCGTGGCGTTTCTAAGTACACTATTCAGACTACTGGCTGTAAGCTTGGTGAAATTGCTGTTCAGTCTCTTGAGCCTAGATTCATGCTTAAGGTTGATAAGGAATTGAAAGTTGATGAGGAAGGTAACGAAGTTACTCCTAAGGAATATATTGATGTTAATACCACTGTTGCTATTAACTTAATCATCAAGATTAAGAGTGCATATTATCTCTGGGGCAACAGAACCGGTAAGAAGCTTGGCACTAGAGGTGCTTCTGATGGCGACCTTGTTGCACAGCACTTCCTAAATATTCGTCAGCTCTGCACTACTATTAAGAAACAGGTTTATACTACCTGCCGTCGTTTAACTTTCGATCCTAACAGCGACAAGCTCTGGACTGATTTCCGTAGCCTACTTACTCCTACCCTAGAAGCTATGAAAGCAGATCAGGGAATTAAAGACTATAAGTTTGTAAAAGATCCAACGGATCGCAAAGCTCTTCTTAAAGCTAGAATTCGTATCGTTCCTATTGAGGCAGTTGAAGACTTTGATATTGGTCTATACCTCGAAGATAGCCTTGAGGGCGCGGTTGTTACTGAGTCCTAATCTTAGAAAGGAGAAACTAACTTATGCCAAATTATATTAATGTTGATAAAGCTCTAGGCTCTTACCATATTGCCACAGAGCTCCAGAATTATGAAGCAGCTAGAACAGCGTTCTTCGTTCTAGACGTTCCTACTGCTCAGTTATCTAACCTACGTAAACCTACTGAGTCTGGTGACGATGATAAAACCGCACTTAAGCTTAACGATGCTAATGCGTCTGATATTTTAAGACTCAATGTTACTAAGACTTCTGTGCCTCAGTTTAGTGTTGAGACTCATGAATACCGTCGTGGTAATGATGTAGTTAAGTTCGCTGGCGTACCTACTTGGGATAGCGGTACCCTTGAAGTTGATGATATCGTCGGAGTTAATACCAAGGATATCATGATCTCCTGGCTATACCTCGCGTATAATCCATATACTCGTATGGGTGGACGTATGAAAGACTACAAGAAGACTGCTTACCTTCGTGAGTATACTCAGGACTACGTTCTTATCCGTGAGTGGGAAATTCGTGGTATCTTCGTAAAGAAGGTCGGCGATTCTGAGTTTGACCGTGAAAATGACGGCAAACGTAAACTCTCTGTTGAGTTTGAATATGATATGGCAGTACTTACTGACGTATCTTACGGTGATTACTTTAAATAATAAAACCTGATATAAAAATAAGTCCTGGTCAATTGACCAGGACTTATTTTTATCATTTAATCAATAATCTCAGATGGTTTCTTCTGAAGTATTACTTTCCTTTAAATATAAAATTATATTTGTAGTTATAGCTTCAACCTTAAGAGCATCCTCATTTGCACTGTCAAACCAAGCATAACCGTCTGGAGGACTTGGTAGCATAGAGCATCCTGAGATGAATACTATCGGACGTGAGGTAGCCTCTTTAAATTCAGGACTCAAGCTTTCAGGATTTCCAGAATACTTGCTTAGATCAAAAGCTACTGCATAAATACCAAGCTTTGTGCCCTCGACATCTGTTTTTGACAAATAATTAGTTTGAAGATTTTCATCGACAGCCTCAATAGCGCGCTCAATCGCACCGACCTCGCCAGTAAGAGTCTGAAGCTCAGTAATAGCCTGTCTTAAGTTAGCATTAGAATTACTGCCATTCTCAACGATACTCTGAAGAGCAGTAACGTTACCAGCAATTTCGGTATCTCTAGCCTTAAGCTTATCGATCTCATCATCAGTGTAGCTCTTAGCTAAATCAAGAGTAGCAGCATCGCCTGCGGCAATAGTACCAGTATCTCCTATGAGAACGTCAATTTTATCCTCAGCAACCTTTACACGGCCGGTAGGATCATCAAACTCTTTTTCAAGGTTATCAACCCTAGACTTAATAGACGTATCTTCAGGCCCTACTGTAGTATCAGTACCAAGAGCTTTCTGAAGGCCTTCAATTGCTTCTTTGTTAGTCTTTACTTGACCATTAGCAAGTGTCTCTACAGCATTACTTGCTTGCTCTTCTGCGTACTTTTTAGCTCCTGCTATAGTCTCGTCGTCAGACCTAGCCTCGCTATCAGTTTTCTTAATAGCCTCAATGGCAGTATAAACATCTCCGCCCTTTACAAATTTTGTATTGCCCCTAGCAACAGCACCAGTAAAATCAGACTTGATAGTTGCAGTAGATTTGTTTTCTACCTTATCTAAACCGACTTGAGCTTTTGTTACTTCATGAGGATTGTTTTTATCAGCCTTGTGTTCTTCAACCCCTGTCTGTAGATCGGCTATTACTTGTAAAGAGTGAACATCATCTTTAATAATTATTCTACGATATTTATCTTCCAAATCTAAGGTATGTATTATACCTTCTGTACCTGAGAACTTTGCAGGCATATTAAGGTCATTACTAGTTTCGAAATCATACCAAACAGCAGTACAATATGATTCATCATCATTCCCAGTATCTAGAAAAGGTTGATCACCAGCTGCCATCGTTAATAAATAATTAGAGCCGTTCTCACTTTGTGAGGCTAACTTACCTTCACGTATTATTAGTTTACCCTTAAGGTTACCATCAGGGTCTTGTAGTTTGCCAGCGGCATCTCCGGTAAACTCAAAATAATACCCATGTATTACGCATCTAACACAAGCATTAGTATGCTCTATTACAAAGCTATCATAACCTAGCAAAAGACCAGGAATATGAGTAAAATTATATTCTGTGGCTAACCTAGATTCTGGGTTATAGTAGAGCGTTTTATTATTCTCTGTATACTGACCTCTATGAAAGCAAGGAAAAATTTTTACGTTATTACTCTTAAAAAACATTTTAATCTCCTTTGTCTGAAAATGCCAATGACCAATCGATGATTAAGCTATTCTGAATAGCTGAACTATCAATGCTAATTGGACTCCACTTACCTGCGTCTATTAGCTTATAGTAAGCTATAGCCTCTCCTAAACGTGTTTCTGCTACATCTTCAGTAGAATTATTTACGTCTGCAATACTTTCAGGAAAAAGAGCAAACATATAAATTGAATTCCCTGTAATATTTACAAAAGGTATTTGTAATTGTAAATCTGCTGATTGTGATCCATTAAAGACTGCTGAGCTTAATGGAATTAATGAGGTAACATTACGAAGTGCTTTATTATTTACAAGCTTATCAAACGTGTCAGCTGGGTCAGTCTCATCCTTGGCTAATTGATATAAAGCAATAAACTTTGGACGAATTGCTCTGACATCTGTAGACGCACCTGCCAAAAGCGCAGCCAGACCTGAGAAAAATTTAGTTGTACCTCCATTATGTGAGGCGTAGGAAGCTAGTACTCTATTGGTTTTATCTACAACTCTGGTTCTCACTTGGCCTTGGTAACAAAAGTTACCAAGGCATTTATCTTTAATTTTCATTATTAATTATCCTCCTCAGCACTAATAATTAAGTTCTCAGCGCTAATAATCAAGTTAGCCAAATCTCCCTTATAGCTTGGAGTATACTTATCTGCATCTCCATCAAGCTTGTATCTCGGTAGCTCAATAGACTCCGCTGGAGTAAGCTCATTAGTATAAGTAGCTATGCCATAATGTACATTATTAGAACTTACTGCTGTTTCTGTAACTGACTTTACTTCATGCACCGACATCTCTTTTATATTAAAAGTTATTCCAGCTGGCACAATATATGGCAAAATTTCTCGCAAAATTTCTTTACATGTGGCTAAGTTGGTGATATAAACTACTAATTCAGTATTATCGTGGCTAAAATCAGCCTCAAAACTACCAGTTACAGAGTCTGCTCGAATTAAGGCAGTACACAAAAGATTTACAGCCTCTAGACTTCCTTTAGCACGCATCATTTTAAAAGCAATACTACAAATAGATCTAAGCTGTGCAGAGGTATATTTCTCTTTACTTAGTCTTAGACCTAATGTATAAGCCATTAGGTCTAAGAGCTGATCATCTGAATTTGTACTAAATGGTAAATTAAATAGCAGGTCTGCATCTGTTTTAGTAGCATTAAGTACTAGATCAAACAGATGTCCTATTAACTGAAAATCTCTAGAGGAGTCATAATAAATATTTGGTACTGAATGCTGTACACTAATCATTAGTAGCCTCCTTAAATCTTAGAGAACTTAGATACACCAATATAGTCGCTTAGATAGCCTGGATCAAGTTGAGATACTACAAACTTATTAACGATATTTTGTGTGTCGAACCAGTTTTTAGCTTGTGCTAGTGTATCAGTTGGGTCATTTGGGTTAAGGTCTAAACCAGATACATTGTCTGGCTCATTTGTGTAGTAGAAATCACTATCCCCTGCTTTATCTCGTAGCCAGTCGTAAACTTCAGCAGTAGAAACTTCAATAAACTCAATATCTGTTTCAGTAGTTGCATTAGTTGTAGATTCCATTGTACTCGCTACTGCAGGTTCTCCACTAGTGGTATCATCAGTAGAAGTATCTTTAGTAATATGGTACTTAAACCTCAAAGTAGTAGTTAATCCAGGTAGATTAGCATTGCTCGCAAAAGCAAGCTGAGGATTTAATTGGTTAACCAATGGAACCGTCTTTAGTTCACCAATCATAAGTACATCACCTGCTAAGGTCCCTTGTGCCTTAATAGTTAAGGTGCAGCTCTCTGGAATAACAATTAAGTTCATACCATTACTTAACTCGCCGTTAACTAACTCACCGTTAATTAGCTCCCCGTTAACTAGCTCACAGTTGATATAAAAAGGCTTAAAAGGCTCAAAATACTTTATTAAATCACCCTCAGGTATATCTGTAAGAGTTGTTATCTTCTGGTCTCGGTCTGGATCTAGTCTATTAAAATATTTAAGGTCTACTACTGTATCATTAGCCTTTGCAGTTATATAAACTTTTCTATTAGCTGAATCATCTGCCTTAGGCAATACTAAATAGAGAGCTAATAATCCAAAATGGTTATCTTCTATCAGAGCATTTAAGGACAGTGTTTTTTCTGTAGCCTCTTTATGAAGAGGTGCTAATGAATAAGTTGAAAATCCATTTTCAAAATCTGGTATATAGCTTTGAGGCTCAGCGCCTACTGCAGTCTCTGTAAGCTCAACATACTCACACAACTTAAACTCAGGAATATCATCCTCAGAATAAGCAAATTTACCATCAGGACCTAGAGACACAATATTAGAATATATTGATAACTCTGCTGGAGCTTGACCTGCAGCTGTCATTTGTGGTGTTATTGTATACAGTACCTCCGTTTTTTCTTCGTCAGTACCGGTCTTACCAAGTATCTTAATCATAGATCTAGCTTGTTCTGCGCCAGATGGGGTCTTATGGACAGTTAATGTCTGGGGAATAGTAGAATTTAAATTAAGCTCCAATTTGCCACGCACTTCCCAGTAGATAGAATCTCCCTTAGAATCTACCAAGTCAAATGAAGGAAGCTCACCGGTCTTTCCGTTACATTTGTATTTTGCTCCGGTCACTCTGGCAAACTTTTCGTGCAATATCGTGCTATCTGCATCCTTATGGAAACTAATACTCTGGAGTTCATCTCCCTCTGCTAGATTTATTAATTGATATTCTGCTATCTCTATATATTTATCTCTAGAGAGCGTAACTTTGGTCCAAGGTATTACAGCAGCTAGACCTAGGTCTGCAGCTTCATCTACATTTATTGGCTCCTCTGAATAGACTCTACCTACAACTGGAGTTGTCGTAGAATTACCCTTAGTCTTTAAAGAAATCTGAGAACCTGCACCGTAATAAGCAATGCCTTCTTTTGCCTCATTTGTATAGAATAAGTATTCACCATGTTGAAGAATATACTTACCATCAGCATCAAATGGGAAATACTCCCAGGTTACCCCATTTATCTCTTTTGTTTTTTGATTACTTGGATTAATTTCCCAATACAGGTAGGTTTGTTTTTCGTTTAAATCTACAATAATTGGTTCACGTACCTCAAGTTGCTCAGTTGCACCAAAGGAATACATACCAGGCACCTCTGTCGGCATAATTATTCGTACTGAGTTACCTTCCTTAAGCTCCCAAGGGCCATAATTAGATGTTTTTGGATATTTATTTATGGCAGACTTTTCAATACTATCTGTCAACTCAAAGTTTGTTTTAATAATTTGGCCTGGGCCATAGGCAATATTTTTAACTATTGTAGAGCCGTCTTCTCTGCCCTCTGAGGTGGTATATGTAATAAGAACATATTCACCAGCTTTTAGCATATACTCAGCATTTGCTGAAATACCTGCTGTTTTTGCATCTTTACCAAGACCATCTTTAGTATAATTCGAAGTATCAGATGCCCAAAGCTGTGGCACAAAAAATGTATCTAGTACTGTAGTAGGCTGCACACCATAGCTATCTATTGGTGCATACTTGAACTTAGAGATATCTATTAAATGACCAAGTTTTCTAGACAAATTTGGTCTAGCCTGAGAATATACTCCAGTAATTAATGCAACACCGTCTAAAGCAGCTGCCTCATTTGCAGTACGATAAGTTATTCTTCCTGAGGCACTGCCCTTATTGCCTTGTAGCCATTGTATAAAATCTCCGAAGTTTGACTCAGTAATGTAAACTACATAAAATGCAAGTCCAGGTGGAATGCCTTTTGTTTTGTCTGTATTATCTGGTATTTCAAATAAATTATATCTTCCAGAGTCATCTTTTACAAAAACTCCACCATATTTATTAGTATAATCAAGATAGTTCTGTTGTTCGGTTGCCTCAGAATACGCACCAGCAGTAGTAGACTTAGTAGTCCATATATTATAAAGTAAGGATTCTGGCATTGAATTAACTTTCTCTTCCCAGCTCTTACGTTTACACCACTCAATACTACCAAAAGCAGGACCGCTAGCCTCTATAAACCAGTCATTAGTCGGTTTACCCTCGGTATCTAAAGTAACATACTTGAAATATCTATACTCACTAGGTGTTACTTTACAATGCTCTGCAGTGCCTCCATTGAAAAAGTCCCTAAGCGACCACATAGTTGCAGGTACAGCTGCTTGACTTTTGTTAGCTGCATTACTGCCTGTATCATTATTTAGCTTTACAAAATAATTCACATAAGCAGGATAAGTATTAACAGTCTTAAAGTTAGGAGCTCTAAATTGAATTACTTCATGTCTAGCTAATACTAGTGGCTCCTCTACAGAGATATTCTCCGGCTTAATCACTAAGTCAGATTCTATGCCAGAAATTCCCTTTACAGCAACCTCTGCCTTTTTTTCTAAAGTATTAGTATCAGAATTATATACAATAGGAGCTTGCAGTGTGCCTACCCAATCCATTGGCTTAACATAAGGATCATAAGATATAGTCTGAGGTGTTTCTTTTTTGGAATCTGTAGCTACCCAATCAACATTAGTGGACTCTATTGTATAATAATATTTATTAGAAAGCGAAATTTCTGGTAGATGCTCGACTTGCTTATAAGAGCTGTCTAATACTGTAGGCCAAGCTTCATTATTAGTAAGATCACTACAGTACAGATATTTATCTATCTTTTTCCACAAAATTTTTCTAGCCACAAAACTTGCTTGATAGTCAAGTTTTATTTCTGTACCTACCAACTTAGCCATATTAGGTTCTATTGAGTATTCAATAACACCACTGTAGTTAGCTGTTACAGGATTATAATAAATACTACCAGCATTAGCATTAGCATCAAAATCAAAAGTTAATAATGTATCAGACCTAGCTATATCTATGTATAATTTCTTGTTTTTATGGTTTGCAGTAAACGTCAATAACTCCCATAATGTATAAGTTTTACTTGTTTGAGTAGTATTATCAGTCTGAATCGTTAATGTTAAATGATCATCACTAACTTCGGTAATACTAACCGTGGGAAAACTGGTGCCACTAGGCTTAAAAGGCTTTAAACGTAATCCAGTAGGATATTTATTTGTACCAACTGAAAATGTTAAAACTGCTATATCCGACTTACTTTCCAAATCACTTAGTTTCTCAAATGACAAAGTACCTAATGTTTGTCTAAAACCATAGCCACAAGCTTCTAAGCAAGCAGTATAACCTGATTGCATAACCTCTACTACAGGAGCTACTGTAGAAGTATTCTGTGTAGTAGAGCTTTGACCTGGCCAATAGATAGTTATAGCGCCATCATCGCCTACAGGCTCTGGCTGATAGGTAGCAGATTCAATATTAGATTCTTCGCTATTAAGAGTAATGCTATCTGAGCCTTCCGGTATAATTTTATTTGTCTCAGAGACAGCCTCATTCCAAGTAAACTTAAATGACAAGTTTTCATTAATATCTGTAATAACTACACCAGGTTTAGTCTTTACACGAATACCAATTTTATCGAAACTTGGGGCATCTTCATCGTTAGAACAGTTAAAAGGTATTTGGCACAATGTTACATTCTTGTTAGAATCCTTTGGCTCAATGCTATCAAAAGCAACTAATGAAGAATCTGGCACACAGCTAAAATATAAAAGTCTATCTGGGCCTTTTGTAATATCAACGCCGTCCTTTAAAACAGTAAGCTTTAACCTATTAGGATTGATGTCTGCATTTAATACACTACAAAAAGGTGTATAGCAAATAGTGTATATAGCTTTACGAGACCCTTTAGTATAAAGATCAAAGCAAATAGAGTCTACGGAATTTAAAAGCTCTCTAAAACTTAAAAGCTCTCCATCTTCCGAAGATTTACTAACCATAGACACATCTACAGTTCCAACTCCATAGTTAATATAGTTCTTATCGTGAAGCTCTTTTGCTGAGATAGTACCATCTTCCACAGTATTATTGTCTTTTAAACTAAAAGTTGCATCAAGTCCGCCAAGCACATCAGTAGGATATAACTTATCCTCAAAATTATGTGAATAGTCTGTATTAAAATTAAATAATGCTACTTTTCCGGCTAAAACATTTTTAAGCACTAGCTCTTTATAACAGTTAAGAGCCTTTTCAGCTTCAGCTCTATTCACGTAAATATTTGTATCATCAATGACAACTACTTCTTCGCCGTTCTTGTAACATGCAACAACATACATCTTAGGATCATCTAGAATTACATTCTTAATTCTAGCATCAGCGAATGTTAGAGTCTTTAATATAGAATCGTATGGAAGCTCATCACCAAAAGACATGTTACGCATGTTAAAAGCTTTATACAAAGCAGTATGTGCTGCTTGTTCAATTTCTATTGCTTCTAGTGTCGAAACTTTAGAAGTTGTAGCTAAACGTGCACTTAGTCTAAAATAAATTTTTATACATACAATATCTCCAGATTCTGGTAGACAAAGTCTATGAGCTATAGTCTTGTTTGCGGACAATCTGGTATCAAAAGCATTAAGACTTACTTGATTAGTATACTTAAATGAAGAGATAAATTCTGCTTTAGTACCCGTACCATAAATGGTCTCAAATGGATAAAGTACTAAATCAAAATATTCAATACGGTCTTCTTCAATATCTTCTTCACTATTGTCTTTAATAACTTTTTTAATTTTTTTCTCTGGCTTATGAACATACTCTAAACCTTGATCAGTATATGTGCAAACAGTATAGGCTCTATTAATGTCGTCTCGAATATCACTTACTATAATATTACTAACTAGCGGAGTAGAATCAATATCCGTCTTAGTCATTTGGTAAATTTTATTCATATAGTCACGACAAGTTACAAGAGTATCAAAAGTACCAATAGTTTTTTGATAATTCCAGTAAGCCTCATCAATAGTTTCTGGGTTTTTACCATTGATAGCTTTCGATAAATTAGCTATTGAATACTGCTCTAAATCTTGCCAACTTAAATCATCAGCTTCAGTACCTTCCACAACATCCGCCATAGTAACGGTCTTAGTTTCTGTGGTAGAGGTAGCCTCTAAAGACCACGATGCAGGCTTTTCCATCTGGCTAAGCTGGCGAACGGAAATATTACCAGACACGCCGTGTGTTCGTACAAAGCTAATATAAAGTCCTTCACCAATCAGATCACTTATATCCTCGGGGAATTGCACATAAGGTAAGCCTCGACTAGAGTCAAAACCAAACTGATAAACTCTAGTGCCAAGAAGAATTGTATTTAAGTTAGTTGTACTCGGCCAGAAGGCAACAGGAGATGTAACATTTGAAATAAATACACAATTATCATTAGAAGCCACCTGTTGTTCAGGTAAATAAAAACGATTATTATCATCAAGATGATTAAGCGTAATTACAGTACCATTTTCAGTTTGGCAAGTAACTAACTCGCCTTCTAGACAATCTACTGTAACCGAGGGAGTGTCCTGAGAAAGCTGAACTGGCTGTAGAGTAATATAGTTTACTTTTGAGTCTGCATCTTTTATATTAGTAAATCTATCAATCGAGATTACACCGCTAGTAGGAAAACTAATTCCCTTATAAGAAATTCTGACTTGTGTAGATGCCGATTTGAAATATTGCATTGAATAACCAAGCATCTCACATAATTTTCTCATTGAAGACTCTTGTGCAGCAGACGGCATAAAAGCTTCAAGAGTATTTGCATCAATATTATATGCTAACTTATCTGCAACAGCAGTAAGCACTTTGAGTAGGATAATACCGGGGTCAGATTCATTGGTAGCAGAAGGATCCCAACGAGTGGATAGCTTTCTCGCTACATCTATTAATTCTGACCATATTTGGTAATAATCCTTTTTAGTAGGAGAAAGCTCTACTGCTTGTAATTCATTATAATTGTACATTAGTAATTCTCCTCATTATAAATTAAACAGTTTTCTCATCACTACTAAATAATAGTAGCTCAAAAGAATTTGGAGTATAATCAAAGTTATTGATGCCATAAATCTGGCAATAGCAGCAAGCTTTACGTTTATCTTGAATAATCTTTATATCTTTTCTCTGTACTCTTAGTTGCGGAATAAAAATTGCAATTTGAGTATAAATAGTATCAACTAATTGATCTCTTAAGATATAGTTATTCGGCTCAAACATAAATTGCTGCAACGAGATTCCAAAATAGGGATCACCTAGTAAATGGCCTCGCATCGACAATAAGCTTAACTTTAGGTTTTGAGCAGTAGCTTTACGGTATTCGCTTTCTTCCCACACCTTCGTACCACTTGTGCCAAACATATTTGGAAATTTTATAGACTTCATACGCAAAAACCTCTCAATCGTATAATTTAGCACATTATTTGATATTTTTAATAAATTTATGTAATTGTAAACCTTAGAAAGTAAACTTGAATCCTGCTTATCTTAAAGCTTTTAGCTTTGTCTCCAACTCTTTTACCCTGGCCTCTAGTGCCGCAACTTGACTAATTAATCCTACGACCGATACACCATTAACCTTTGCATCCTCACTTACATCTAAGTTAGCACAAGCCATAGTTGCAGCTCTACCTAGACTGGTGTCAATATTCATGCCATCCACCTTATGCCCTTTATTAGGTCCTCGATATAACTGCCCTAGAACTACTGGCCTACCAAGAGTATTATCTACAAAACCTACAAATACAACATCTCCTTTCTCATAGCCAGCATCTATGCCTGGTGGGAGAAGCTGTGTTGCATGTAGACTCACTTCAGTCATATTACCCGCTCCTTCTAAGGTAGGTAATTTAACTTTGCACATGTTATTATAAATATCAATTTCTTCAATAACACCTAGGGTAATCATAAAATCTCCTTAATCTGAAATACGCGTTAGATTTAATGTAGTAAAATAGCCACTACCAGATATATCGTCTATTTGCTTAGTCACAATATAAAGTCCTGAGCTTATATGCTTATTTCCTCCAGGGAAAATAACATTAAGTCTAACATATTGAAGCAGAGATGCTGGTCTTAATAAACCTTGAATCTTTATTGTTGCAGAAATTGGATACTTAGTAAGTTTAGTAAACCAAACTTTATCCTCTGCTCTCGACAAGTATCTGTTATTGCCCGAGGCAATCATTGGTGTGTATTTTTGTTCCCAGTTACCTCGATCATCTATACGCATTGCATACTGCTCTGTCTGAAGATCAGCGGTATACTCATATAACATGGAATAATTTTCATTATTTTCTAGAGAAAAACTTAGCACAATAGTAGAAGTATTTATACCAACATCTATTTCATAAGCATCTGCCCTAAACATAGTACTGGTAGATACTCGTGTAACCTTAAAATATGGACCACCATAAGCGGTATTTGCGTTAAAAGAATTACTAAAGGCAGTATCAAAAATTGTTTCATCATGAATAGTCATGATATAAATATCTTTACTGAACGTTGATTGCGTTGCACCTTGTGGTACCATGCAACTAACTAAATAAACAATATAATCAAGAGCCGACGTATTTGTCTTACTGTCCAGCTCAACTGCAGCATCGGTGCTATCAATTAATTGGTCCAGCTTATCTTTTGTCATTCCAGTAAATATTTTTTTTAATCCATAAGTACTGTCGTTAAATACTCTTTTAATTTCATCGCTGGGTTTCTTCTTAACTCCAGCATTATTTATAAAGTTAAATACTCCCGCACCAGCTAAAGCAGCACCTGAAACCGCATGAATAGTATAATTAATAACACTAGATTCAAGCTGAAAAGATTGGTCTACTTTTGTAATTAAAGCTTTCTCGTCTTTATAAACATAAGCTGGATTACAAGCATCTCCATAGCTAAAAATAATTTCTCGAGTACGAGTAACACTACTTAAAATTTTTTCAATTAAATTGGGGTCATCGCAAGAACGTACTGGATAGCTTAATGTAAGAGTATACTGATTTACCTGACCATTAATTTTTATGATATTTAAACTTTGTATATAGTCGGGATACTGAACATTAAAGCTTTCGTAGTTACCCTGCCTATTTTTCTTAATGTCTTTTCGATTAAAGACGCCAAAGGTATATTTACCAATAGTAACTTTAACCCAAGGTGCCTGTATTCTCGCTTGCCCATGAATTAGGCTACGACGCTGTTTTGGTACAAAAGCCATACTTATACCTCAAAAGTGTTTTCTGTAATACTTGGAATTTTTAAAGTTTGATATTTAGTGACAAGATCTATAAATGGATCATTGATCTTATTAAAATAAGCAATTAGCCACCAGAAAGTTGGATTGTTATAATAGTCCAAAGCTAAGCTATCTAAAGTATCTTCTGCTTTTACTTTATGTATAAAGTAATCGTTATCAAAATTTATCTGGTTTGTTAAACCTGGTGTCTCTCGTTTAAGCTTAGTATCATAATAAAAAGGCACGCCAGCGTATCTAGATTGATAATCAAAAACTAAATTCTGTTTATTTGTTAGCTTATCCATATGCTATTCTCCTTATTTATAACCCATCTTAGGACGTAAAGTTTGAACTAAGCCCCTAAAAGATCCATTAGAAAATACTAGGTCTGCATCGTAAGGATCTACCTCAGTTATAGTTATAGAAAGTCTAACCTGCGCGTATTTGCCTCCCTTAATAATAGGCATCTCATACTCAATACCTATATTACCCGTTACAATTCCTTTGATAAAAACCTCATTACTAAGACGTACTGCAACTAGTGGTGGCTCAATAGCTTTATTAGTAAGTGTGTACTTCGGTACAGATATAGCCTGTAAAGCTCTAATCAAGCTGTCAACATAATCTTCACTAGTAGAAACATCAGGATAATCTGTCGCTCCTTTTAAAAAGTCTTTCATTGAGGTATTACCAGCATTTGCAAAATCCATCATGTCTCTGTGTAATTCAATGTCCAGCTGCAAAGTTCTCGGGCCTGAACTACTATATGTATATACCGGTGCGGTACGCCCAAGGGCTGTCGTAGGCACAAACTCAGACGACATAGAGTCAGTCATAGATTTTGGGCAGCATGGTATCCACCAATAATAACCCTCTTTACCTAAATGAGAAATATAAATATAATTTTCCGGCCAATAAGCTGTTGTACTCATTCTTTAATATCCTCCCACACATTAAAATCTATCATTGACTTACTTATAGGTTTATCACCATTATACGTTGTTGCAACAAATGATTTTTCTACATCCTTATCTACGTAACCTAAAATATCTGCATAGCTCGCAAAATCTGGTCGATTGCTCATATAGCCATAAAATAATTTTCTTAATGCAGGTGTCCACACACCATTTAATAAATCATATTTTAAGCTATCTGGTGTTATCTTTACTTTTATAGGCAGCTCCGGCTCGCTCTCAATCTCTACCTTAGTAACTGGATCTGTACTATATATCTTCCAAGCTATAGAATTATCTTCAAGCTTAACAGGTTTATACTTAGGCAGTCGATCTGTACCCACAGGTATATCAGTCATCTTTCCGTTAAAAATCCAATACTCAGTAGGATCTGCAGGTGTCTTCTGTCCCTTCATAACTCTAGGTGGGCAGAGTGCATAATAAGAGTTAACATTACCTGTATATCTAAGTCCAGCTAAATGCTGAGCCATAAGTACATTCTCTCTAACTTCATTAGCCCCACCAGTAACACACTGATCTAAAAGATATTCCAAAAGTCTCGGTGCAAATGGAGTATGCGAATGAGTATTTAATCTAAGTAATGATACTGGGCTAATGTAGGTAGGTTCGAAGTCTGCAAAAATCGCAGAACTAGTTAAGGTAGTATGGTTTGCTGCCACTACTAACTTAGTCTTAGAACCTGTCTGTGTTTGCATGACAGCTGCATCATTCCAACCTAAATAATTTCCCTCCAGTACTACAATAGAGGTCTCAGCATTCTTATGAAGCTTTATGTAAAGTTTTAGCTCGTGAGTCTGATTTCCTAGCTGAGCTAATAGCTTACGTCTCTCCTCGTGCACCTCCTGCTCAGCAGCTGTTACAACTGTACCCATAGGAGTGACAGCTAAATCTTTTAGCTTAGTATATAATACTGGATCATTAAATCTCATAGATGCATACTTGTGGTAAGTAAGCTTAGAAAGCTTTTGTTCTATTAACTCATCATTTTTAGCATCTATTCCAGTAAAATTATTAAGTTTTGTATTTATACCACAGCAGAGCTCTACAGGGTAAGCAGAGTCAATAGCTATGGTATATTCCTGAAACAATTTAACAGGCAATACATAAATTTTATAATTTGAATCTGAGGTATCTAGACTAATAAAATCATCCTTATATTTTAATCTATAAGGTCTACGGTTGCTGAAACAATTATACATGGACATTAAATTTATGCCATCATAATCTCTTATAAATCTAAGATAATCTCCTAGATATTCATGAGTATAGCTATCATAAATATTATTCTTTAACTCAAGTGTACGCGTTAAATTAGGAATCTTATCTCCTCGGCTATAAGTCTGCCAAGGACCACCTCGGACATTGTTAATATCCAGAGGTGCAGACTGCCAAGTACCTTGTACATATTTATTATTATCTAGATAATATCCACCCAATAAGAATTGAACTCTACCATCTTTTAAATAGGGCACATAGCAGTGTCTATTGAGCAAATGCCCATTATTAGATAATAGCTGTTCAGAACCTGATTTAACAGTCTGCCCTGGGAAGGTAGTCTCCAATAAATATGGAGACTCCTTGCCATGCTTGTCAAAATACTGCTCGTGTTCAGCAGTATATATTTGTGTTTTAGGCAGCTGAAAAGAAGCAAGTAATTGTTTAATATATCCTGCAACTATTCCAGTAGAACCAAATTGAATCATCTGTATTCCTCCTTACGTCCAAGTACCAGATGCCCAAGTGCTAGGAGCATTACCAACCTCAAGTTGTACATGCCATTTCTTGGAGCCAAGAGTAACTTCATTTAATAGATTATAAATATCTACAATATGCCCATCAATTAACATAGTGCGGGCATTTTCTTTATCTTCCTGTTCTTCTTTTGCTTCTGCAATTTGCTTTTCTGGTTCTTCAGAGTTGTCTTGAATTGTCTTATTCTTAATATCGTCGCCGCTCTCGTTACCAACCATACCGGAAGCAGAAGTAGTAGCACCGCCAATACTAGTCAAAGATAGACCCTGACCTCTGTGCTCTATAGCAGCAGCACTGCCATTAAGATCTATGCCAAAGGCATTCAACATTCCAGAACCTGAGAAACCGCCTCCGTTTGCTAAACTTCCGATAAGTTTGCCCATACCACCAAGAACAGTACCGGATAGTGCAGCAACATTCATTAAGTCCGCAATAGTAGCATTAAGATCAAAACCAAAGCCATAAACGTTAATAAACGGGATCTCAATACCACCTACAAGGTCATTAAGCATGTTAGCCATGTTATTTAAGCCAGAAAGAACCGGGTTATTTGCAATTGTGGTAGCGAAAGTATAATTTAAGTTATCCTTCAGGTTGGTCATTAGCTCAGACTGACTAGATCTTAGCCACATGCTATTAGACATGCTTTTAAGTCGAGCTTCCATATCTGAATAAGTTACTAGCTCACCAGACAACTTATCAAAGCCTGTATTTAAAAGATTAGCTGCTGCCCTAAGGTCTGATGCAGTTACACCGAATACATTAGCATATTGCTGAGCTAGAACATTACTACCTTTTGTTTCGTCATAAATTCTACCTAAATACTCCACCATAGACTTCATTAATTTATTAGTCTCATCTGGAGTTAATCCCTCGGCAAGAATCTCTGCAATCGGCAAGCTAGCTTCATTAGCAGCCATGATAAGAAGGTTGCCCATGCCACCTTCAGTAACTCCGCTAATATCACCAGCTGTGATCTTACCTAAAGTTTCTGCTACTTTTGCACTACTACTAAAGCCCATAGAATATAAAGCACCAGTCCACTTTTGAACTTGGAATTCATACTCAGCAGCTTGTTCTGCTTCCATTAATGCAGTTGCTTCATACAAGCTTTCTCTTATGTTAATAGCTACCTCTTTCATGAATTCTGAGGTATCATACATACTATTTAAGAAAGCTGTTAAGGCTGACTCCATGCCTAAGCGGGCTGCAGTAGTATCGGCCTGCTGGATACGAATAAGTTTGCGCATTGTACCATCAGCAACATCAAAGGTAGCAGCAATCTTATCCTTAATAGTCATTAAGAAAGCACGTTGCTCTAAGTTATATACAACACCTTGTTTAGCAAGTGCTTCCACATTATCTTCCATAGCATCTTGACGAACTAATGGAGACATTCCAATACCTAGGGCAATCTTATCACTGATTTTGTCCCAATAAGAACCTAGGGCAGTCTTATCTGCTCCTGCACCCTGCATTGCAGTATCAACTGCTGCTTTCTTTGTGGCAGACTTCTGACCTGCTGCGTTAAGGTTGGAGATGAAATCCCCCAGAGCACCCATAGTAGCGTCAAGTTGTGCCTGCATTTCTGCTTGTATTTCTTTTGAAGTCTTACCCTCAGCAGCAAGCCCATCAGCTATTGCTTTTGGATCTGTAAATATTTGAGCTTGTTTTTTAGTATTCTCAAGTGCTTGACCGAGTTTACTCTTAGAGAACTTACTATTCTCTTTTGCCATCTTCTTCTCAGCTTTTTCTTTATCTGTTAGAAGACTTTGCTCAAGACCTTGACGTTCAAGCATACCGTCACGCTCTTGGTCACGGTTTTCTTGTAGCTGTTTAAAGAAGTCGGCAGTAATGGCTGCCATCTCATCCTCTGACATTAGGTCTCCGCTAGCAGCTGCTTGCTCTCTTGCCTGAGCCTCTGCTTGTGCTTGGAGATTCTCATCAGAGTTTGTTGCATCAAAAGCTTCTATTTCCTGCTTCTGAACTTCGCTTAATTCTTGCTGAGTTAAATCTGCCTTAGACTTGGTTACCTCAACTTCATTACCCATTGTATCTACAGTTTTAACTGTAGCCTGAGTAGAGTACATTTGCTTAACTAAGCTATCAGAATACTTTTGCTCCCCATCCTTACCACGTTTAGTCCGTACCTTAGATAGGTAATCCATTTCATTCTTTATCTTAAGCTTTTTCTCTTCTAGAAGCTGCTTTTGTAAACGCTTGGATGCAGCTTCTTGCTGTTCTTCTTGCTCTGCAAAAACTTCTAATAAAGCTTGAGCTTCTAACGTTTTCTTACGCTCAGTAAGCTCTTCTTCCATTGCTATTCGTTCTTCTGCACCTATAGCATACTTGCCTCTAGCATCCTTCTCATAAAGCATTCTTTGTAAATGCTCATCAGAAAGGTGTTTCATACGAAGTTTGTGAGCCTCAAGTCTCTGAAGTTGTTCCTCATTAAGACTATCTAAGATAACTTTACGCGCTTCTTCTGCCTCAGTAAGTGTAGTAGAAGGAGTATCTGGAACTACTGGAGTAGTCGGCGTCTCAGAAGCTTCAGCTGATAGATCTTCCGGTGATAAATCGCCTGGTTCATCTACGACGGGTGATGTACCTGGCTTAGCTGGTGGAGGAGCAGACATTTCTGCTGTGAAATCGGCAGCACTACGAGCAAGCCCAGTACTTATTGTTTCTGCAGTATCCTCAGCTAAGCCTACTATCTCCTCAAACCGACTCGCTGCTGCGGCTAGCTCTTCAGATCTAGCCGTCTGCATTTCTTGCAAAGACTTATCCATTTGAACAAGTGTTTCGGATATCTCAGCATCCGCCTGCTCTAAAGCGGACATGTCCAGTTGAATGGCAGGATCTAGCTCACCTCTACGCTTTAAAGCGTCAATTGTAGCTTTTTCCGCAGCGGCTATGTCTCGAAGTCTTTGAGCTCCCTCTATTTTAAGAGACTCGAGTCTAAAGTTTGCCAGCTGAGTTTCTGCTTGCCTAATAGCTGTTAAATTCTGCTGCTGTATTTTTAGTTGTTCAGTATATAACTTTTGATAATTCTGCCTAACTTCTTTAATTTCTGCAGCTAGATTCTCGAGTGCCTTATTATGCTTAAAGTCTGCAAGATCACTTTCTACTTCTCTACCACGATCTTGGGTTTCTTGCATTAGCTTATTAAGCAAGTCTAATCTGATCTTTGAGAGCTGCTGTGCATTCTTTGTTTGAATAGCAAGCAGTTCCCCCGCTGCTTGCTGCTCTTTAGCAAGATAGTCTAGCTGTACTGAATCTGCAGTGAGGGCATTTAAATTTAAAGTAGAGACTCCTTTATTTCCTCTTCCAGAGCCTGGATTTTGTTCTGCCATTAGAACACTCCTCCCCAAAAATTTATTTGAGTTTATTTACCACTCTTAGACTTTAGATCATTAATTGCATTTTGAGTGGCTTCTCGTTTTTCACCAATTAATCTTATTAAGTACATTCGTTCTAGATAACTAATATCTAAAACATCAGTATAGCTGGTATTAGTGTTATCACTAACATACCAGCACTCCTTTACAATATCTTTATATCTCTTCGGTCCGTAAGGAGTTCCGTCCTCAGATAGTCGTGGGTCTAAAAAACTCTGGTCCAAAGCGAAAGGAGGTGGGTACCTCTCCTCCGCATTTCTCGCAATCGACAACCAGAGAGTTATCTATGCCAATTCCAGCGTTGAGAGTTTCAATAGCATTTAGAATCTTAGCCATATCAAGTGCAGATAGACGATTAACAAAGTTCTCTAGCTGTACAGAATCTAAGTGCATTCCATCTACAGTGTCAATAGCACTAGTTAGTGTAGTAAGAGTATTAAAGTCTACATCTGCATCTTTAAACCTACGTTTCATATCTTTTACTTTAATATCATTCTCATCTAGCATTCTAGGTGTCTGATAGTTAATCGTCACCGTCTGACCACCTCTTGGAAGAATTAAAGATCTTGCAGCTTCAAATTCTTGCATATCAAATTCCTTAATATTCAGTTGTTCAAGATGTGCAACAGCATCAATATATTCTCCACAGTAGGGGCAACGTAAAGTCATCTTATACTCATCACCATAAGTTACAATACGAAGTCTGTGCAAAAGATACTCATAATCGCCTAATGCCATATCATACACTTTCACTGGATACTTCTCAATCATACAGCCCTCAATAATATCAGCAAGAGTTTTAAACTGAGACTTACTAGGAGCAAGTCTCTTCATCTCATCTCTTGCGGTCATAGAACGAAGCTCTACCTGAGAAGGCATTCCTGCTCCATAAATAAGCCCTTTAGACGGAAGCTCTGCACACTCGCCAATTGTGTAATTAGTCTGTCTTTCTGCCATAATAAATTTTCCTTTCAAATTTCAATTCTGTCTTCAAAATGCTTTTCTAATATTTCTCGAATTAAGGCTGATACTGTAATACCCTTTTTTGCCGCAAGCTCTTCAAGTCTAACCTTCAGAGGTCTAGTAGTCTCAAAAGTTTGCATTACCTTATCACTTCTATCGACTTTTTTTCTACCCATTTTGTTGATAGTCCTTTCTCGATTACATTCACTGTAACCTCAAATAATTTAGCAAATATTCTTAAAATAGATTTATTAAATTTATTTTTGTGAAAAAGAAAGGCAACCGAAGTTGCCAATCCTTATTCTTGCTCATCTAGCATTCTAGCGGTATTCATCAAAATCTGTTTTAATTGTCCGTCCATATTAAAGCGCTCAGCATTAATCTCGATACTCTTTAATAAGTTACCATCGTTATGTCTGAGTGTGCTAGCTTTCCAATCACAAAACATCTCCATAAGATCGACAAGCGTCATATCATTAATTCCATTATTAAAATGCTCTGGATGATGGCGGTTGGTAGCATAATGATGATCAAGAGCTGGCTTCAAAGCTTCAAGAGAAGCTTTATATTCTTCTGAGCCATAAGTTAAACCAGCTAACTTAGGTGTATATTCTGCAAAAAGCTCTACCTCTGGTGTCTCAAGCTTTGAGGCATCATGCTTTACTCCTCTAAGATCTATTTTATCAATCATAAATCTTATATACTTTCTTACAGCCTCAATATGTTTCTGGGTCTCCACTTGACACTCAGCAACGGTCATAGTGGGCATTTGACTAGATACCTGCTCTACTGCTTTCTCTGCTACCATTTCTGTAGCATTGACAACATCTTGAGTGTTTGGTGTAGTCTCTGTCATGAGTTTTACCTCCGTGTTTTTTAGTATTTAGAGTGTCTGAATAATTTAGCAGATATATTAAGATTAAGTTGTTTTAAGTTGTATTATATAATGTATACTTATGTTAGGAGGTAGAATATGGCTAAAGTTAAAATCACTATAGAAGCACGTAAAGAATGGGACACATCAGCCAAAGGTATTGCATTTGGTATTTATTCTTATCATAACCCTGGGCCTTGGGCTGCAAAGATCGTCGAATATGTCGAAGGTGTAAATGAAAAGCTTAAAGAAAAAGGTCAGACTAAAAGACTTATCAAATGTTATATTTCTGAAATGGACGGACCTAAAGCAACAGTGATCCTTAAGGGAAAGAAAGAAGATATTCTCTCTGTAGCGAATTTTTATGTTTCCAAATCTAAAATTCTTGAAAACTTCGAAGTAAGTGTAAAATAAGGAGGAAGTATGAAAAAGAAACAGTATCTTTATGCTATTGCCTTTTGTCATGAAGGCGGACAAGGCTGTGCACAAATGACGCGTAAAAGAAAGATTACTACTCTGGAGGACTTTAACGATATTCTTCAGGTAATTAAAGATAGAAATAATTTTAAGAATGTAGTAATCATGAATATCATGTTGCTCGGAAAGGTAAAGGTAAATTAAATGACAAAAGTTTATATGGTAAAAGCCCATAACAGATATGACGATGATGAAGAGATCGTAGGTATTGCAGAATCTCTTGAAAAAGCAGATCTTATGGTAAGAGACTATATAGATAAGATTTATTGCTATGGCACTACTCGCTTCGCTGTTACTTGGTGGAATCTTAATGAGCGTTGGGGTGAGGGTGCGCACGAGCGTTTCTATACCTATGAAGAAGTTATCCGTATTGCAGAAGAGCTTGGCAAGATTAAAGGGCACAAAGATCCTAAAGGACCGAGAGGCCGTATTGGCACCTGTCCTAATTGTATGGAAGCTACTAAGATTAAATGGGTACCTGAAACTGATACTTGTTCCTGTCTTTCCTGTGGTTGGACTAACGCGGAGGACAAGTAATGAATATTGGAGTACACACAAGTCATTGCTGTAAATGGCATGGCTGCAAATATAATGATCCCGATTGTCCTGTTGTTAATGGCCAAGCTGAGCAAGAATATCTTTGTGAATATTGTAGTGAACTTCTTAGAGACGAGGAATATCTCACCACTAAACTACAGCAGCTAAAAGAAATTAAACTATTTAGGGAGGCACACAGAAATGGCTGAGTATGAAATTACCATAGATAAAGCTAAGGAGCTTCTCACTAAAGAATGTATGGATGTTCTTAAACTCCCAGGTCTTATTGAGACTCTTCATGTTCTTGCACATGAAACTTGTCGGCTCGGAAATGAGTTAAAAGATAAAACACTTGGATCCTATAGTTATTATGAAGGACAGCTTAATGGCCTTGAGATAGCATTGTACTTAATTAATCGTCTGCCTAAAGCAAAGAAGAGACCTGCTCTTCTGAGTCACGATGAAATCGAGTATGATACCAAACCTGATGTCCTAGAATATTTTTGTAGTGTCTGTGGTCACGACGGAATAGAAAGAGAAGATCACTTTTGTCGAAATTGTGGTGCTTATTTTGAGGAGGAAGAAAATGGAAAAGCTTCTTAAATTTCTTGCTCCAGAAGTTCGTAGATTAAATAAAGAATTTAGAACTCAAACAGGTACTCAATATTTTGAAGACGATGCTCTACTAACCGGCTATGATATTATTCAGGTCTTAAAGCAATTACTCCCACTTGCTCATATTACATTGGAGGAAGAAAATGGAAAAAATCTGTGATAACTGTCGCAACGCCCTTTGTGCTCAGATGGTCTTACCGGCACGAGAGTGGTATATTAAAAAATGCTTAGATAACAGAAGATGTTATTTTATTGCAAAGAAAGAAGAGGAAATGATAGACAGTAATTACTGCTATGAAAAGTGTGAAAAAGGAAAACAGAAAGCAAGAGAGCTCCTAGACCAGAGTAACTCAGCCAATGAAGCTGCTCTCGATTTTACTTGGTGGACAGAGGAATGCAAAAAGACTTGTCCCAAATTTCAACAAAAGTCTTAATTTGTATTTTCAAAAGTCGTATAATATAATACAATGAAAAACTAGGGAGGATTTTAAAATGTCGATTACTCATACTTTTGCAGGAAGCAGAGCAGGAAGAGACTACGGTTATTATGCCTTTATCGAAAATGGTGAACTTGTTATCGGAGACGATTGGCCTCATGAAGGTGGAACTCTCTATAGAGGTACTTACTTCGGTGCCTCTCGAATTATGAAGACTCTTGAGCGAGAAAATATAAGACTATTTAATAGCATCAATAAGTATTATAATACTCATCCCGAGCATGCTGGAGTTAGAACTCTTGGCAATCTTATTCCGGGTATGAAATTCAAGCGCAAGGATGATGAGAACACTTATATGCTCGTAGACATGGAAGTCTCTAAATGTTTTGTATTCGGAGATAAACTCCAGAGCTTTGTGGCTGCTGTAGATCTCTCTACCTATAAGGTAATGCTATTTGACAAGAAGTCGGAGGTTGAGCCTGTAAATGAGACTTGAGTTTAAAGACTACACTGATTTCTCTGAGCTAACTAAATATACAGGAGAAGTTAAGCCTTTATACGGAAAAGGCACCATGAAAGGCGTTGTCTGGTGTCCTTACCCTTGTAACCGTGCAGTTGGCGACTTGATTGGCTTTCCAAAGATAGGAAAGTTTGTTGGTTGGTTCAGAACTACCTGCCCCGAATGCGGCAAAGCTATAGACTACTCTGCGGCTGATAAATTTATTTAAAAATAAAAAGAGAAGTTGGATTAAAAGTCTTACTTCTCTTTTTTATATATCGTATAATATTATAGAATATTTTATGGAGGAATTATAATGATTATTAGACTGAGCTTCGGAGACAATGATATCACAAACTATTTTGAAGATTTCTGCAAGGGTTTGAGAAATGTAATGTTTACTCCTGAACATAAGTCCTATGAAATTGAGCGAGACAACTTTGATTCGGTTGAAGCTTATTGTGAAGCTCTTAATAAAGCTTGGGATGCAGAAAAAGCATTGGAGGAAACTCGTTATCATCTCATGAATCCTGACAACCACTTCAAAAAAGGTTCTAAGGAACATAAGCAGATTCAAGAAGAGGTCCTCAGACTCTGGAGAAAGTTTGCACCTACAGTTGAGATGGAAGACTGGGGAGATCCTAAGGTCTCTATTCAGTATGAGCTCAAAGAACAATGGGAAAATGGTGAAGCAACTTACTACTGGACTGCCTATGATATTTGTATTACTCAGTAACCGGGAGGATTTAATATGACTAGAGAAGAACAACTTAAGTATGAATATGAAACAAAGCTTGCTGACCTTAAAAGAGAGCAAGCAGGCTGCGCTCATGAATGGAGTACAGCAAAATATGACCCAGAGATTCAGAGACTTCCTGAATTTGAGGAACGCTGGCAAGGGGTAGACTGCTTTTCTGTTATCTGTGGCTGGAAAGAAGAAACAAAGGCTCGTTGGAGTAGAACCTGCAAAAAGTGTGGAAAAGTAGAATATACTTGTAAGCTACTTCCACGAAACTATGAGCCAGCATTTAACTGAGGTTACTAACTATGGAAGATAAGACACTAACTGAACTTATAGAGCTTCTAAGAAAAGCGACTGTTTCAGCAGAAGATTTGGTGGCTGCCTGTGAACCGGGAGAGTATATATCTCCACAGCTTCAGTCTACTATAAAGAAGGCTAATCTTATACTTAAAGAACTTGATCAAAGTAAAGCTTTGTTGGAGGAGTAATCTATGACTAAAGAATATATTGTACGTGAAGCCGCACTTAAAGCTTTGGATAAAGCTCTGGAGGATCGTACCTGGTCTATGAGCGATAATGATACTATCTGTCAGATGATTGATTACTTGGAAAAGGTTCCAGTAGTTGAAGCTGATATTGATGAGCTCAAGAAAGAGGTTGCAGATCTCAATAATCGTCGTCATTTGATCTGGGCTATCGGACATGACTATGATGGATGCAACAGAGTTGAAAGCCTGAAGGAACTTATTGATGAACTTGTTTCTTATACTCAGCTACCGCGAGAACAAGTTCCTGATATTACTTCCAGAACCGGGACCTGGATTAAAGCAGAGTGCTCAGAAAAAGACGGAGACTCTACTTGTTCACTTTGTGGACATTGGGATTGGGATACTTGTAAATACTGCTCAGAATGCGGAGCAAAGATGAGAAAGGAGAAAAACTAATGGGAACTGTAACAGTAATCAACCTTACACCTTATGATAAGCAGATGGTACCAGAAGCAAATAAAGAATATCACACCTTTGACGACGGTAAAATCAGCCCTAGTCGTCATGCTATTACAAAAGTACTTGAGGTCATTCCTTTTGAGATTGCTGAACCTTGGCTTGTTGAATCTTGGAAAAAGAACGTAGAGGAATGCTACTGGCTTTATGACAAGGAGACTGACTACTTCATTAAAACAGAATTTGAAGATGAAGAAGATCCTTCTTACTTCGTTCGTACTACAGACGGTGGTTGGTTCTCTATTGGTTGGTGGGGAGCTAGACTTGATGTAACCGGCAAGCTCTATGAAGATATGCTGAAATGGCTGGAGGAAAATAAATGAGTAAAGCAGTTTTAATTTTGGATAGTATAAAATCCTGCTCTGAGTGCCCACTGTTTGAGAATCACTATAATGATATGTGTTGTAGAGGTTTAAATAATAGAACTATCGATTACCCATACCCAGATACCTTTCGCCAAAAGTGGTGTCCTCTTAAGTCTTTGCCGGGGCATTACAATATAGAAGAAGAAAAGAAAAAGCCTCATGACCGAGATTATACTTGGGAATTCGAAGATGGTTATAATGCTTGCCTCAATGAAATTTTAGAAGAAGGAGAAAACTGATGAGTAGTTTTGGAGACGGAAATATTAAAACAAGAATTGAAAGTGAACTTTCTTATTTAGCGCAAGAGTACGCTGATGACTTTTATGACAATCATGCAGCACAAAGACAGTTCTTAATTGATGTACTTGACGTACTAAGATATATTTGTGGAGAATACTAATAATGAATTTTAAAAAAATATTTAAAACTGAAACTTTAGATGTAGCTGGGAATATTCCAAAGTCAGAGCCCACTAAAATGGATTTGGAAATGGAGCTGCTTAAAAATTGGGTAGAGGATTTAAGAAAAGTTAAAAGTAGAGATTATATTTTCAGAAAGCTTCTTTCCGCTATTACTTATATTCTAAGTAATGGTACACCTATTCAAGTCAATGATAAGTCTACAGAGATTGTAAAAGGAGATTTTTTAACTTTCTTGGGCATCAATGACTATCCTGACCAGCAAGTACTTTGGGCAACAGAGCAAGTGCTCTCTTGGTATACAAAGGAAGACCCTGATTTAGTGATGCAAACTTATGTCAGTAACGTAGTAAATAATAGTTTACTCGAGCTTAAACATATCAAGCAGGCTCGACCTAAAACTTTTAAAGACAAGCTTATAGAAAAAGCGGAACGTTCATTGACTCTTGAGGATATTCAAAATCATATTGAATCAATCAAAGAAATTATGAATGACCACTATAATGCCAGAAAGTTTACTTTGTATCTTTTTGCTCCTCAACCTGGGTCTTGTATAGCTCTTGGTAATAATCGAGGTGCTGAATATTCTACCTTTATTCCGAAAGGATGTTCTCCTCAACATTATGTAGAGCTATTTGCAGAAGCTTTTATTGCACTTGGCTTCAAAGCTTATGATATGGCCTTTGGCCACCAGGAGTTCCCAGACCATGATATATATTCAATAACTCTTAAATGGTAAAACTTAAGACCTGATTAACCTCAGGTCTTTTCTTTTTGCTAAATTATGTAGATCTTAAAAAGGAGATTTACCAGTGATGAATTTAAATTCAGATTTTAATAAAGTATATGATGAGCTAGCTTTCAGAGATTAATGAAGCAAAAAGAATTATAAGTGATCAAGATATTCTTTACCATTGGACTAACCCAACACCCTTAGTTCAGATCTTTACAGAAAACACTCTAAAAGCAGATGTTCATCTAAAGGCTGTTTGTTTAACCACTGATGAAAATTATAAAATCTATGGCTACCCCTGTGGGATTCAATTCAGCAGAGAAAAACTTCTCGCTGCAGGATATGAGCTAGAATTATTCGATGAGTATGAAGATGACTTTGATTCTCCCGGTGAATCAGAAGAAAGAATTTATAAGAATATAGAAAATGTTTCTGATTACGTTACAGCTGTTCATATCAACTGGGAACATATTGCAGTAGTAAGAAGCAAGGATGGAGATCGTATTGCTGACGCTACTTATGACGAACAAGGTAATGAAGATGAAACTTATGACCTCAGATTAAATAATTTCATGAGTATTCTAGATTCTCTCAAAGCTAAAGGAATTAATATCATCCAGGAGGGCGAACCAGAATACGATGAATATTATCTGGATGATAACGGTAAATTAGAATACGGTAAAATGCCTGCTTAATAGTATTACTGTTAATAGCTGGCGGATCAGTTAGTCGGAGTAAAAAGAAAATGAAATTATATGAAGAGTTTAAAGAATATGAAACTATGTGGGGTAGCCTCACTGAATGGCTAGATTCTAATAAGAAAAAAATAACTTTAACAGGCAATACAGGTGGATGGCCGCTTCATCAACTAGATGACCAAGATTCTTGTGAAGGCTGTGGGTGTGTAGTGGAAAATATTGTGAATACATCTAATTTTTTCAGCGAACCTTATATCTTACAAAATGGCCATAAATTATGTTCAGACTGTTTAGAAGAATGGATTAAATTGCCAAAAGGCTTCATAGATAAATTTATTCTCATCGGCTTATATGACGACGCAGCAGGAGATGATATAGATGACTTCATTGAACACCTTAAGTTCCAGCAACAAGATATAGATCTCATGATCCAAGAATGGAATAAAAGAAAAAAACAAAATCTACTAAACCTTAATCCCAATGAAATTGATCAAGCAGAAAATAACTTTATAAACGCTTGTACAGTTCTCCACCTCTCAGCTCAAGCATCAGACTTTATTTAATAACCAAAAGTCCAAGATCTAAAAACCTTGGGCTTTTTCTTTTGCCCACCTTAATTTTAGGATACTCTATAATGTATAATATTATAGAAATAAAGGAGAGAAAATAAATGATAAATAAATGTAAACAAAACGTAGAATACAAACCCTTCAAAGAGACTGACCTCACTCTTATTATACAATTCGACTTCTGCCCTAAATGTATATACTTCGAAAGCTGCTATGATATAAATCAACTCCTTCTTGAATATGAAGGAAAACCCATGGTAATTAAAGGCGAAAGTAGATATATCTCTCAAGACTGCGGAAAAGATATAAAGGAGAAATAAATGGATAGATACGACTTCATGTCTTTAGTAGACGATATTTTCAAAGAATGTAAAACAGAAAAAGATCTAGAGACCAGATACCTTCAAATGAGACTAGATCTCGATAACCTGTATACCCAAAATCTTAACTTAAGATCCCTATCTTAAAAATACTTAATCATGAAAGGATATTAAAAAATGAAAAAACTTTTTGCATTGATTCTCTGTATTATCATCCTCGGAACCTGTTGCTTTAGCCTCGCTTCCTGTACAGCAGCAGATAATGTAAACCACAATCTCTCTCAGGCCGCAGATAACTTTGAATGCCTAAGAAAGATTACAGTCTACAACGCACGTACGGACCTGATTGTTATGGAAATGGAAGGATACATGAGTCTTTCTAATAATACTACCAACGAGCTTGTAGTTACTTGTAAGACCGGTGAAAATGAATATAAAAAGAATTATATCTACCTCAATGAATACGTTATTTATGTAGTAGAAGATATTACCGGCACTTCAACAGATCCCTTCCACTATAAGGTTCACTTCTATACTGCACTTCCTGACTTCGATGTGAATAAGTAAAAGAATATTATAAAGAACAATACCGGCCTCAAAAACCTGTATTGTTCTTTTTCTTTATATACAAAGTACTTCCCAGAAACTAAAGCCTTAAAGCCTTATCCTCAAAGCCGTATTCTCTCTTTTCCTTTCTTCCCGCTCTGGGTACCAGCTATTAAATTAATAGTTTAATAACTTATTAAAAAATATTAGCTAAAATAAATGAAGACAGCAAAAAACTGGCCGAAGTGCACGGCGTAAGTCGCCGGTTAGTTTTTGGCGCAGCGTCCGAGGTGGGCTTCCCCCCGGGCTTCTTCTTTTTATGAGGGCTCCGGCAATAGTCGGGGCTTTTCTTTTATCTAAAACGAAGTTTTCAAAATCAAAAACTGCAAAAAACTTAGTTTAGGCTATAGGAAAAAGCGAGTATTTGAAGCCTTTTCTGCAGTTTCAAGAACTCAAAACTTCATTTTGCTTTAGGGCGAGAGGGAGGGGAAGGCAGAAGGAGAGGCCTCAAGGCGCGGCATACAGTGAAGCAGAGAGCCATGGCTACTATATGTAGCTTAGAGAGGCTCGGGCCCCTCCTCAGGCCCTCGCGCTTCATCTCCGAGGCTTTATATACTGAATAATGAGGTGGAGAGGGACCTGGGTTTAGAATATAGGCTGAAAAAGAAATATTTTGGTTTTTGGCTTAAGGTGAAAACAGATCATTTTGAAAATGGGGAGTTTTCATTTTTTCTCTTTTTTCTACATGCACCGAAAAAGAAATGTTTTCGATTTTAGACTATTTTCATTTTTTCATAGCCGGCGAAAAAAGATCGTTTTCGATTTTAAGGCGTTTTCATTTTTGGCTTCTGAAAATAAAGTGTTTTCATTCTAGGGCCAAAGCCAAAAGAAAATGTTTTCACCCCGCGACCGGAAGTCAAAACAATCTGTTTTCAGCCTAGGGCTTAGGAGGACCAGTCTCCCTCTCCTGTCTGGCTTCCCCTTAAGGCCCTCTCCAAAAATTTACAAAATGTTTACAATTTCCCGGGGCCAAAGGGAGGGAAGCCAGACAGGTCTAGCCTAAGGCCCAGAACTTTGTGTGGCTCAAAATTTCTAGCCAAATTCGCACGAAGTCGAGAGGGGCTAATACTTGGTAGCCTAAAAAAGAAAACTCGCCTGAGGGCCTTTAAACGGCCTCTGGAGCGAGTCCTTGCTTTTATTCAAGACTGATAAATTTTTAACAATTTGGCTCAATAAAAAAATTTAATTACTGACCTCCGTGGCCGGAAATTAAATTAAATAAAATTAAATAATTTATATAAAATTGTTAATCTATGGTTGTGCATATTGTATAATATAATAGAGACTGCGAGTTCTCTGGATTGTTCATTTTCAATTATTTCTTTCTATGCTCCCTGCCTTCCTTGACCTCGTAAGAGGGAGAGGGGGTTGGGGGAGAGGGTATTACTTCCGGCTCCAGCCGGAAGTTAAGTCCAACTGAAAAACAAGTAAACTGAAAATGAACTGTTTTCAGAAGTCGTCAGACTTCTGAGTAGTAGGCTGAACTCACATTTTTATTATACAGCATTTTGAAGCATTTTCAAAAGCCCAAAATATATATTCTATATAAATATTTTAAGTATATATTTTAAAGCTTTAATATATAGCTTTAAGCTTAAAGCTATTATATATAGCTTCAGATCTGAATGCGCACGCGCGAGCTAATTATTTTTAGAGAAAATTATTTTTAGGAGATTTACATATAATGGATTCCAATATTGAAAAAATTAAGCAATTTATAAAGTGCCCACATTGCGGATATGAATATTTACCTTGTGAGATTATGATGCCGGGTGATTTTCTAGGTAAGCCGGAAGACATGCCTTTGAGAGATGCTTTAGGAAAGATTCTTCATCACTCTTATTCTGAGGATCCTTGCCAGACAGAAAGTTATATCTGCGACGGTTGTGGAAAGCAGTTTATAGTTGAGGTTTCAGTAAGTTATAAAGCAAAGAAGGAGCAGGAAGAATTAGACTTTACTAATACTTCAGTTTCATTGTTCGATGATTAACATAAGAGAAAGCCAGCCACCAAGAAAACTCAGTGGCCTCAGTTCCTTTCTCATTACCTTCCAGTATAATCCTGCGATAGTGGATACAATGAAGACTCTTGCTATGGCTGTGTACCACAAGAAGGATTACACTTGGGAAATTCCAGCAGACGAACTTGGAGAAGCTTTAGACAAACTCACGTTCTATGATGAAATCCAGCTTCAGCTAATTCCAGAAAAGCAGGATTTCAAAACAGATCGTTTTCAACTTACCGAATCTGAGGTACTGAGTTTTAAGTTCAAACCTTTCCAACATCAGATTGAGGGGGTTAACTTCGGTCTAGATCCGGAAAGACCTAAATGGCTTCTTCTAGATTCTATGGGTCTAGGTAAGACAAATGAGATTATCATGTATGCTGAGATCCTCAAGGCGAGAGGGTTGATAGATCATTGCATGATCATCTGCGGTGTAGATTCCTTGAGACAGAACTGGAAAGCCGAGATTAAGAAGTTTTCAAATGAGTCCTGTATTGTCCTAGGTGAGAAGATTTCAAAACATGGCAGAATCAGTTATGAGTCTGTTAAGAAGAGAGCCGAGATCCTCATGAATCCAATAGAGGAATTCTTTGTTATAGTTAATGCGGCTACTCTCCGGTCAGATGAGTTCGTCGAAGCTTTCAAGAAGAGCTCTAATAAGTTCGGACTTATCGCAGTCGATGAGGTTCATAAGTTCGCTACTAAGACTTCAGCTCAGGGCGGAAACCTTCTCAAGCTCGGTGCAGATTACAAAGTTGCTGCCACCGGTACTTTGCTGATTAACTCTCCCCTCTCCTGTTACATGCCTCTTGCTTGGACTGAGAATGACCAAGCTACTCTCACTAACTTCAAAGCTCAGTACTGTGAGTATGGCGGTTTCGGAGATAAGCAAGTTGTTGGATACAAGAACCTGGAAACTCTGAGAGAAGAACTCGGAGCCTGTTCTATTCGCAGAACCCTGGATCAGGTAAGATCAGACATGCCTCCTAAGACCATTACTTATGAGTTGGTAGAGATGAGTGATGAGCACCGGAAGTTTTATGAGGCTATCAAGGAAGGCGTAAAGGAAGAAGCCGATCGAGTCGAACTTAAAGCCGGTAACTTACTCGCGCTCACAACCCGCCTGAGACAGGCGACTGCTTGCCCTGGTATCCTAACTTCTCAACCTATACTTTCTTCTAAGATAGAAAGATGTGTAGACATAGTGAGAGACCTAGTGGGAGAGGGCGAGAAGGTAGTAATCCTGAGTACGTTTAAAGAACCGGTATATGAATTAGCGAAACTTCTCGAGGACCTAGGTCCGACGGTTAATACTGGAGATCAGGATGACTCTGAGGTAAGAAGAAATATGGATGCTTTCCAGTCAGACCCAAAACAGTTCGTTTTCATTGGGACTCATGGTAAGTGTGGAACCGGCTGGACCTTAAATGCAGCGAGTTACATGATCTGTCTTGATTCTCCCTGGACCTGGAGTTCCCTCTCGCAGTCTGCTGACCGTATATGGAGAGTTACTAATACCAGACCTGCTATTATCAAGATCCTAGGTTGTCCGGATACTATAGATGACCGAGTGTGGGATGTAGTGGAAGCTAAGAAAGATCTTGCGGACTATGTAATAGATGGTAAGGAGAATGAGCTTTCCATTTCACTACAAAATGAAATGAGAAAAATTCTTAGGGAGCTTTGACATGAGTAAATCCAAAATAGAACAACTTCAAAATTCTGGAATTGTTGTGGATGAGCTTGAGTATAGAGGACAAACTTTAAAGTTTTATGAAGATCTTTCTGGAAGACAGCTAGTTACTATCTGGAAAGATCTTCTTTTTGAATTCGGCCGCGATAACATGTCTTATCGGGAAGATGCTAAACTTTTAGTAGATGAATACCTGGATACCATAACTCGATTTCGAGATATCCCGGAATTTTATGGTTCCAAATTAGAGTATTTCCAAAATGGCTCGTTTTCAGATATTCGATTAATCCACAAAGGCAGGGTGATTAAACTCTACCTTTGTAAATCCTCAACTCGAGATCCAGCCCTAGAGGCTAAAATACAAAAAGATGCAATTCAAACTTTACGTACTTATATTTACTGCTAAATTATATGATTAATTTGGTGATTTGGAGATAAATCATTTTAATTAGATATAGTTTAAAAGGAGAATGGATATGGATAAGTTTGAAGATATGGTTGAAGACCTTGAGCTCAATGAAGACATGGTTGAGTGTAAGGAATGCTTTGACCTATTTCCCAAGGCAGATGGTGTTAAACTGGAGGTAGGTTATATTTGTCCAACCTGCCAAAGAAAAGTGGATACAGATGAAATGGCAAAAACTTGGACCAGAGTTACTGAAGCCCCTGAGTTTAAGCTCGACCAGTTTGCTTTGACTAATGATCTTTATACTCAAGAGTTTCCAGATGTAACTGAGTATGCCCCAGATACTACAAAGGACTGGGAGAGTGAGCCTACTGTAATGGATGCTCTCGACACTCTTATTAAGGATGAGTATGATGCTATCGATGCATATGAGGCAGCTGATGAAACTATTCAGCACCTACCTATGGATGAGGATGAGAAGGATGATATCCTCGATACTATAGATCATATCAAGGAAGAGGAAGAAGAACACATCGATGAACTCAAGGATCTTGCTGGCGAAGATCAGGAAGAAGATCAGGAAGAAGATGAGGGCAAAGATGAAGACAAAGATGAAGACAAAGGCGAAGAGGACGAGAAAGAAATTGAAGAGTCTGCGGATAAGCAGATCTTAGTAGAGTCTGTTAATCTTCCTACCTGGGTTGGCTATACTGACAACGGTGAGTTTGTAGGCGCTGTGAGAGCTGCTACCGAAGAAGAAGCTTATGAGCGTCTTGAGCGTGAGTACGCTTGTGAGTGGGTTCCTATGGGTTACGAGCCTGATGAACTTTTGGTAGAGCTCTCAGGTGAAGATGAAGTATTCGATGAGACCGAGTACCTTACCGAGGCTGAGGCCGGTTTTTTTAAGAAGACCCTCAATAAACTTGGAAACAAGGCAAAGCAGGTAGTTAATAAGGCTACTAAAGCTACAATTAATATTAATGAGATTTTTTCTGAAGGTTATTATATCCATATTGTCGGACCTAAAAAAGAAGATATCGTGGATGCCAATGGTAAACCTTGTCAGAACCAACGTGCACAAACTCTAGACTCTGCGGAGAAGATTGCTAAAGGCCATTCAGTTAGATTTAATAATGCTAATGTTGAGATTATAGCAATTAAAGAAGGAGTTACTATTAGTGATCCTCAGATTAAGAAGCTTGTTGATAAATATGGTTGGAAGCTAGAAGTTTATGTTAATGGTAAGGCTACTACTACTTCCGGTCGTGATGATATTAATAAGAGAATCAAGGAACTTGTAATTGCAAATCAAAATAGCGCAGAAGCTGGTGAGACCTTTACTCCTATTGATGAGGTAAAAGAAGAGCTTAAGAAAGAGCTTGGTAAGATTATTCCTCCCGCCGGATATACTGAGGAGTCTTATGCTAAGTATAAGGAAGCTTGGGATGCAATCATTGAGGAAATCGATGCTGCTGGGGAAGCTGCTGAACTCGAAGACTTTGATGTAGCCGGTAAGAAAGAAGCAGCAGAAAACCTTCTTGAGAAAAAAGACGGTGGCTTAGATGATGATGGAGATGAAGATGATGCAGCTAAGAAACTAGAAGAAGCTAGAGCTGAATGTCTGGCTATTCTCGGTGAGAAGATTAAACCCGAGGGTTATACTCCTGAATCTTACGAACAGTACTCTAAGAAGTATGAACAATATAAATCCAGTATTGAGGGTGCGAAGCAGCTTAAAACTTTAACTGAAGTTTATCCTAAAGAGCTTAAAGAGAGGGTTCCTAAGTTAAATGCTTTACTTAAGAAAGCTAATGGCGGCGGCGGTTCCGGTGGTACAGGTGGATCTGATGGTAAAGACGAAGATACTGTCGAGGACAATGAGGATCTTGAACTCCTAAAGAAGATGGCACTTAAAGCTTTACAGAAAGGTAAAGAAAAGCCTGACGCTTACACCGAGGATTCTTACGCTGACTACGAGAGTGAGATTCAAACTAAGAGTGAGGCAATTAAGAAAGCTACTCAGTCTTCTAAGGTTCAAGCATTTATTGATAAGTTACCTGCATGGCTAGAGAAACTTAAAGCTCTCCTAGATCCTAAAGAAGAGGAAGCCCCTGAGGATACAGGTACTGAGGATGATGATGAAGATACCGGTGATGAAGATCCTAAGAATAAGGATGAAAATCCTGAGGATGAGAATCCTGAAGATGATGGAGTTAATCTCGATGAACTCATTGAGAAGCTCACTGCAAGACTCTTTAGTGAGGTAGTTAAGAACTCTGAAAAAGATAAATACACAGAAGAATCCTGGAATGCTTATGATGAGGCAATTGTGGACTATGCTGAGACTGTGTTAAAAGAACTTAAGTCTGAAGAGGAATATAAAGAACTCGATGCCGGTCTTGCAGCTAAGATTGAGGAATTTAATAAACTTCTTGTTCTTAAGCCTGCGGAGGAGGAAAATGAAGACTCCGGAGAAACAGCGAGTGAGGATCTGGAAGCAGAAAGAGCGGAATTAATCAAAGCATTAAGTGATCTTAGAGATACCGTAGAAAAAGAAGGATACACAGAAGAATCTTATGAGAAATTCTTAGCTGCTATAGAAGCATCTATTAAAAAGATGAAAGAAGCTGAGACCTTAGAAGCATTACTGGATATTATGCCTCAAGCCGAGTTTGAGGAAGCTAAGAAGTTATTAGTAGCTAAGGACACTTCAGATACTGGAGACACAGATGCTGAAGAGGAAGATGCTGAAGAGGATACTGAGGAAGAAGCTTCTGGGTTCTCTGGCAAGTTGAGCGACTTGTCTGATCTTCAGCTTGCTAGAATGTATGCTGCACTTAAGGGTCAAGGTGTAGGTTATGCAGATAAGAGTAAAACCAAGCTTTCTGATAAGTGGCATAAAGAAATGAATAAGCTTAGACGTAAGCTTAAAGGTCTAGGTGAAAACTTTGAAAGAGAAGATGAACTTCTTGAGTGCATTAGAAAAATCATTGAAGAAGATCTTAAGTCTACTGAAGATGCAGTTGCAGAACTAGAGGATACTGGAAGTAAACTTAAGAGTGCTGCCTCAAGTTTATCTAACATGACTAGTGCAATGAAAGAAAGTATTCTTAATCTTTCTCCTGCAGACTTTGCAGAGTGTGTAGATAGCAGTAGAGTAGAACTTTGGGGGTTAGAAGAACCAGAAGACGGTGTAGCACAGGCAGTTTTAATAAAGTCTTATGATGATGTATCCAGTGAAGATATACAATCGTGCCACGATGAAATGTTGGATCTTGGTGGAATGTTTACCTTTATTTTTACTGCTTCAGGAAAACCTTCATTGTGGGGCTGGAATGCCGAACAATTAAGAGAACTTAATCAAGATGGCTTCAAGGGTATTTCTTTTGATAATCCAGCTTATGAAGAAGCTATAAGTTTAGCTTGGCGTATAAAGTAAGAGCTATGTAAAGCCAGAATAAAAAAATTCTGGCTTTACTGTATATTAATAATGAAAACAAATCATTTTCGTTCAGGTGATTTGAAAATATAAGTCGTGAGAGGGATAAGGAGAGGAACTATCTTCTCGAGCGCGAAAAATTTAAACTTAATAGGATAAGGAGAATTTACTTATGAAATTTTATTCTGAAACACTTGATATGATGTTTGATTCTGCAGAGGCTCTTCAGGAAGCTGAGCAGCAGGCTGCAGAGAAGGAAGCTAAGAAGAAGAAAGCTTCTGAGATTAAGAAGGCTGAAGCTAAGAAAGTAGAAGATGCTTTTAAGAACTTCAATGCTGCAAAGCAGGTGTACAACACCAATGTTCTTAATCTCAAGAAGCAGCTTAACAATGATCTCAATGCAATTCGTGAGACTCTAAGCGAGGTTAATAAGAAGCATGAGGAAGCGATTGCCGCAGAAACAAAAGCAAAAGATGATGCTGAGGCAGCTTATCAGGCAGCTCTTAATGAGTTTATTGCTAAGCACCCCGAGGGATATCACATGACTCTCAAGGATGGTGACCATGTGGTAACTATCTCTAGCTCTAGCAACGAGTATAAAGAGTTGGCTGATCAGCTCTTTGACCCCAAATCTTTCTGGGATGAGTGGATGAGAATCTTTAGATTCTAATAAAAAACTTTTGGACGAAATAATAAAAAAGCGATTTGGATACTGTATAATATAATAGAGGTTAGAAACCTCGGTTTTTCATAGTTAGCTGCGAAAGCAGCAGTCCTCCCTTTTTGGCGGCGGCTTGTCTATTCCTCCTGGACAGGTCGTCGTTTTTTATTAGGTTCTGCTAGAAAATTTTTTAAACTTTGTATATTTTGTCGGTTTACAAAATCTGACAAACATGTTATAATAATATTGTGATTGAAACTTGGAGGTTTTAGAAATGAGTAAGTTTAACGTTGGAGACATTATCAAAGCAAAGCCTGAATGGCTTGGCCCCAGAGAGACTGGTGAAGAGAGATACGTTGTTCTTGAGGACAGAGGAAACAAAACTCTGGTTCAGTACATCGATGTGAACCACGCGTTCTCTTTTGGAAGTACTCACGTCTATGCAGATGAGTGGATGGAGCTTGATCCTAATCCTTCTAATGAAGTTCTCATGACCGTTATGGACATGGCGAACGGAAAGGCGTGAGGTAAGACCTTATGAAGCGCAGAACCTATGAAGTACGAGAGAGGAAACCTGAGAATGTGATTCAGATTCGAATTGACATCTCAAGTGTTCCTTCTCAGGACCGGAAATTCAGCCGGTTGAAGAACAGAGCTCAGGTCTTTGATGACCGTCGAAAGAGAAAGCCGAAATACAAACCGAATTATATGGAGGATTGAAAATGACGCGTTTTCGTATTTTGCAGATCAAGGATATTGCGGGTTGCGATTATGCTTTCCGTGGATACAAGGAAGATAAGTTTAACATAGAGGACTACGAGATTGTCTATGATCTTGAGTCTGAAACTATGGATGACAAATCTGATCTCGAAGCCCTCGAAGTTCTCTTCTATATATTTAATATGCGAAGACCTGAGGATTTCACTGGACATTCCCTCTCCGTAAGCGACTGTGTGCACATTGAGAGAAACGGAAAGTGCCGACTTTACTACTGTGATATTGTGGGCTGGAACTTGATCAAGGAGGTAAGAACATGAAGCAGACTCGTAAGATAGAATTTATTCCTGAGATTAAGGGTTGCTATGGCCCTAGGCTCTGGATACCGGAAGATTGTGAGGATCTCAGAAACTTCGTGAGACTCATCTGTCTCTGGGGAGGTCCGGTTAATATCCGGGTTATGGGGGACTACAAGTGTTCTTGCTATGAACTCCCTCTCGGCACCGCAGATTGTCTCACCTTCAAGCTTGCTCTTGAGAGACTTGATATTGAACTGGTTCAGTAAGGAGGACCTATGAATAAGGAAACTTTCGAAAGATTTATGACTCTGCTTAAGGTTCGCATTGATAAGTGCGAGCTTTTACTTGGAGGTATCAAGACAACAGACGATCTCAAGAAGCTGACTATACAGGAAGCCCTGGAACTTCAGAATTTCTGTAGAGCCGAGGAATCACTGCAGACCAAGATCGTTCAGTGTGATCTTTATCATATTATCGGTATGGGCGATCTTACTCCGCCGCAGATGATGAAGTTTACATACGGTATTAAGGAATACCTCAAGTATAGATCCACTATCAAAACTATCGCGATGAACTTTGATAAGATCTCAACTCTCCCCGGTCTTCCTGTATCCTCTTTCTATAAGACTCACGGTTTTGGTGGTCTCAGTCTCAGTTCTGTAGAAGCTCCTGTTCTCGTTTCAGGAAACCTGCCTTTCGCTGTATCCGGAGAATTGATTCAGGTTACACCTGATAGACTCGCAGAGTTTGTAGATCTCTGGTCTCAGAAAGCGAGAGTTAATATGTCCAGCGACAACATGATTGCGAAAGCAAAGAATGCTGCGGAGTACGGTGGAATTAGATGGACTATTGATACTCTCGGAAACTACGTTGGTGTCTTCAAGGCAAATAACGTGAGAGATATGTTCACAGGCATTTATCAAGATGCACAAGAAAAGTAAGTAAACTCTGGTTAGTTTACCTATTTACTTTTTCGGCAAAATATGTTATAATATTATTGTAACGAACAAGTGGAGAGGTAAAGACCATGAGCTTCAAAATTCAAATCAACGATCAAGAACATATCACTCTCTCTGAGCATCAGGGTAAGATGACCATGATCCCCAGTCTTAGCACGAACAAGAAACTTAACCCCCAGTGCATGCAAAGAGCCTGCTCTGATAATCCTGATTGCATTTGTACTCACTGCTATGTAGACAGGACAATGGCAATGTATCCGAGACTTGAGGGTGCTCTCACGAACAACACTCACATCCTTGCAGAGAGGGAACTTACTACCTCCGAGCTTAAGGAGATTGCGAAGTTCTTTCTGAACACTGCGATTGCGAGATTCGAATCTTTCGGAGATCTGACTAATGAAACACAGCTTCTCAACTACATAAGAATTGCAAGAGCAGCAAGACATACGAAATTCGCACTGTTTACTAAACAGTACGGTATTATCAGAAAGTATTTCGAAAGTGGAAAGAGATTTCCTGATAACGTAACCTTGATCCTCTCCAGTCCTTACATAGACCATGTTCTTCACGAGTCCTTTGTTGAGAACATCAAACAGTATCACAGAAGAGTTATTACTTTCACTGTGACGAGAGACAAGACTAATCCTGCTATCAACTGTGGTAAGAGGAGATGTGTAGAGTGTCGTAACTGCTACGATGCTCGAAACCCTAAAGATGTAGTAGAGCTTTTGAAATAAGTTTGGAGGTTGGATATGAAACGTTTAACTCAGGATGAAATGCTTTCTATTGTCAGAGGAAAGAACAAAGCTTTCATGACCAGAAAGATTAACCAGCAGAAGAAATACGGAAACTATGATATCTTTCAAGCTACTATAAGCGAAGACCAATACGGACCCAGAGTAGAGATCAGTCTCGGAGAGAGCTGGGGAATCTTCCGGGTAGATAGACGTACCGGAGAGTGGGAGAGGGACTACGGTTCTATTTACCATGAAGCTCAGGTTCTTGAGATTGTGAAAGAGCTCGCAGCAAAATGTGAAATATGAAAACATACAAAGCTACCAGAAAAGATTGTAAAAGTCTGGTAGCTTTGTCAGTTTACAAATCAATCAAAATGTGATATAATAATATTGTAATCAAGAGCACGGAGGATAAGACTTATGATTAAGGTTGAAGGCTATAAAGCCTTTCATGGTGACATGAAGATTGTCCCTAAAAACGCTCTCTATCCGCCTTTTTATATCTGCGATAAGGACTGGCTCTATAAGCCGGACACTGATTGCTGGTATGGCGATGGACGTTCTTTCCCTGCAGAAATTTGTGAAGTTAAGGAGGAGCATTAACTATGACTGAAAACCAGAAACTGTGGCTTGATGAACTGATCTCTGATTACAGAGGCGCAGCAAGTAATGAGAGACTTTGGGCTAAGGGAGCTAAGGATGCAGAGCAGGCTCAGATGCACCTTGAGAATGCAGAAGAGTGTTCTGGATTTGCAGACATGCTTGAAACCCTGAAAGGAGTTTAAGATGAAGGTTACTGAGATTTCCAGAGAGCTTGTTCAGATGGGATACACCAAGAGAGTTGATGTAAAATCTTATTGGGATGCTCACGGCAAAGCAATTCCTTGGGAAAAGGATCAGATTTTCAAGTATCCCGAGCTTAAGGGTTACAAGCTCTACAGAGTGCAGAAGAAGATGGAGTCTGAGTATATCCAGCCCTATGAGTTCGAAGAACTTGAACTCTTTATCGAAGGGGAGAGACTCGGAGACATTGGGCAGATCACTTGTTTTCAGGCTCTGAAGACGAAGCTCAAGCTCGACTGCTGTGTGGGTGCCGGCTAAGTGCATAGAAAAATAATAAAAGTCTGTGCACTTTGTCGATTTACAAATCTTACCGGTTGTGATATAATATATATGTAATCAAATGAAACTACGGAGGAATATACTATGGAAAATTACATTTACGTTGTTTGTGCTCTCGGCTACAACAAGGACGGTGACCCCACCGACACCGAAATCTTTCTGGAAGAATTTGAGGTTCCGAAGGCTGCTCTTGAGTATGCTCGCCAAATCCGGACAGTAGAAGATTGCCTTGAGTTCGCCGGTGAAACTATGGATACTATCTATGGCTTTCATCCCGAGCGCGGCGACTTCTTGACTCTCAGAGTGGAGCAGTGTATTGAGATGGAGCCTGAGGATGAGCTTGATCCTGAAGAGGGCTACACTGAGTGTGTTGATGTGCTGTACGAGTGTGACCTCGTATCGATCGACGACTAATAAATAAGTAAAGTACATGATAAAAGCACCTGAGAGGGATCTTGGGTGCTTTTACTATAAAATAGATAAAAAATTATCTAAACTTTGGTTATTTTGTCAGTTTACAACAAAGCCGTTTTATGATATAATATATATGTAAGTTAAAGAACGGAGGACTTCTTATGGAATATCCCATCAATCATAAGTGGAAAGAATACTACATCATGCTCGAAGCAATCAGACAGTCGGGTATATGTAATATGTGGGGAGCTTCCCCTTATCTTGCTGAGCTTGCAGGCATTACGAAGAGTCTGGCAAAAGATGTTCTTCTCAGCTGGATTGAAAACTATGATGAACTCAAAAATCTTTACTGGCCTAATTCTGCAAACAACGAGGAGGAATAAGAAATGATCGTTTACAAGAAGTGGCATACATACAATCGTTTCAGAGATCGTTATGATTACAAGGGAATTTTCCTGTTTGGCTTTATTCCGTTGTATATTCAGAGAACCGATAAAATTTGAGGAGGAAAAAAGATGTTCTATAAAACTGGTGTTGACATTTCTAACCCCAAGTCTATGTGGGAATTCCTGCATGATCACTTTACTTATTCCACCTGCCATTCTTGGAATGGTGGAAGATCGATTGCACATAACGTAAAGCTCTACAACCTGAAGCTCGAAGGTGACTGGACTACTGCAGCTCGTTTCCTTTTTGATGAACAAGACATTGGAGATCTTCAGTTCCTTATTCAGGAAAAGATTGATGACTTCGTAGCAGAGCATCCGGTGTACAGAGTCCACTTTAACGGTCGTCAGGGTGGTTACCTCGTTCTCTACAACCGAGATAACAATGATCATGTGCTTCCTGACTGGATCTGGGATTATCAGACCTATAAGGACTTCAAGGACGATACCCGCAGCTACTATGGTAATACAGTAAAGGACTTCATCCACGACCTTAGAGTATGGACTCAGTTGGTAAGAGACTTCGACAGACTCTGTGACGATCTCAGAGATCTGGTTAATGAGTATTCCAAATTGGACTACGACAACTTCATTCTTGCTGAAGTTATTGACCACTTCAACGATCGTTACAGCGAGGACTTGGAGTACCTTGAGTTTGCCCCTCTCACTGTGGGTAAGGAGGGCGTAGACATTTCTTCTATCCAGCAGCTCGACTGTCTGGTAGAAGCTCTTCTTAGGCTCTTCGGTGAGAACCGCGGCAGAGTCGAAATCAATAACTTTATTCTCAAAATTAAGGAGGACTAATCATGAGCACCTACTACAGAAATATAACGCCGAAAGTTCAGTTCATTTCTGCAAAAGCTTGCCCTATCTGCGGGGAGCATCCTCATCGTGAAGAGTGCGATCTCGGAAGACCTGGAGGTCATGGCTATCCCGGTCACTCTTCTTATCAGTACAAGTGTGAGTGCTGTGGTCTGGTAAAGGGAGTAGAGACTCAAGACATCTACAGCACCCCCGAAGATGCAAGAGAAAGAGCCAAGATTTATTGGAATGAGGAGGTCGACCGAATTGCTGGATACATCGACAGGATCTATGTATCCAGAGCTTTGGTTGAAAATAATGTAGAGTAAGGAGAGGGACATGAAATACATTCTCAGCTTTCGTTTAGCTAATCGCAAAGGTCAGATCGCACCCGAGATTTATTATCTCAGTGGTCTCGATGAGGAAGGAGCTATCAAGTGGGATACACGGAAAGAAGAGGCTTGGGTAATGGATTTTGAGAAAGCAGAGCTTTGGAGGTCCATGCTCTTATCTAGGTCATCAGTGCTGAACTGTGTTATAGAACCAGTAAAGGACTAACAGGAAGCCACCTAAAACTTCGTGCAGATTGTCAGTTTACAAATCCTTGAAAATATGTTATAATATAGATGATGAGTAAACGACTGGAGGTAAGCTATGAAAACGTTTAATCATGTAAATGATGTCTGGGAAGCTCTTGATAGTTGTGAGACTATGAAGCAGGTAGAAGAAGTTCTGGACAATGTTCCGCGTAAGCTTGGAGAATGGTGGTGTGACGTGATCAACTCTGATGAGCTTGAGGTCACTAATCAATGGTGGGACGAAGACCAGCAGGATATGATGATGGAAAGCATTCGACTTCATATTCAAGTAGGGGAGGATGACTGATGTTTACACCATTGACTGTTGTAAAAAACAAAACAAAAGGTTGCTGGTCTGTTTGTCTTTACCACAAAGACTCGAAGCGAAGATACTGGCTGGATGTCGGTCTTGATGAGCAGTACCATGAGCTTGAGGTAGAGTGGAACCAGTATATCTTCTGGAACTCTGACTCAGATGATCAGGAGCGTAAGGCATTTCAAGAAGACTGTGATAACTTCGACGCAGCTTGCGAAGCAGTCTACGCTGTTCTGGAATCTGAAGGTGAGATCTTCCACGGCGAAGACGGCGACTGGTATCTTAAGGATGGAGGAGAGGGATGGACGACAAGAACATGGAATGTGTGAATGACCTTGAGGACTTTGAGCTCGAACCCTGTGAGTACCGGGTTCTGGTTCAGGGCATTGGGGTAGAGGGAGAACAGCTTGAAGGTATTCTCTTGCTCTGGGCCGGAGCTGACCCAGATGAGGCAATCCTTATTGCGAGGGATAAGATCCCAAGTCTTCATGCTTTGCTCGATTTCAAGGGTTCTAACTGGTACGGCAAACCTCTTGCTGCTTTGCATGTGTGGGTTGAGACAGTTGTCAAGGTAGAGGGAGATGATCATTTTGCCGGCGCGATCTTTAACGAAATTCTGCATAAGAAAAACTGACAAATTTATCTAAATTTTGGCAGATTTGTCAGTTTACAAACATAACAAAACGTGATATAATATTATGTACAATTAAGAAAGGACTGGTACATACAAAAATGAAAAGTAAGTATATGGGAATGAAGTCTGGTAAGTGGACCTGCACTCATGTCGGTGTAGCAAAGGTTACACCTGCCTTCAAGAAGGTAGAAGGTAAGAGAGTGAGATGTTCCTCCGCCGGTCATAGACAGTACTATTACATTTGGGAGCGACTGACTTCAGATGGTAAGGCAATGAAGATGATCAGACTGACCGCTGCTCAGGTTCTCAAAGTTCGTAAGGGCTTGCTTGAGGTTGAGGCAGTGGCAAGACAGAAGAAGCAGCAGCTGTTCCCGGCATTTACTGATAAGGTAAGTTACAGTTTCTGTGACTGAGACAATGAAAGAAAGGACAAGGTGATACATATTGACTAACCCCGCTTTTACTATGTTTAAGGCACAGGCAGCGGTTCTTGAGAGGGACTATGGAGTTAAGTACTCTAACAAAGATCCTGCAACCGCAGCTTGGATGCTCGATACTATGGAGGCTGCAAGAGAAGCTGGAGACGAGAAGCTTCGTGATTGCTGCGCTGCCGGTCTTATGCTCCGTTTCTGGAGTTACTTCATCAATGAGAAGATCGGTATGAACGTAGAATACGACGAGAAGATCTCCAAGGGCTGGAAAGCTATTGAGCTTGCTCTTGAGTACAAGGTCTGGCAGGATCCCTCTCGTGGTGTTAATGCCGATCAGGCTGTAAAGAAGTGCATCAAGACTACCTTCCTCCGAGATAACTATCAGGAAAACCTCGACAAGAGCCGTGCTAATCACTACGCTGCCTCGATGGATGAGGAAATCAGCGAAATGTTTGGCGGAGAGGGCAAGACCACTCTTGGTGATACTCTCGCTGACGATGATGACCTTGATTATCAAGCTCGGTCTTCTGCGGAAGGTAATGCCAGAGCTCTGGTTCAGCTTTATCTCAACAAGAAGAAGATTGTTGAGGCCATCATCCTCGACACTATCGCCTTCAACGACGTTATGAAGACTTCGAAGAAGGTTGTTGAGGGCCGAGATCCTGAAGGTAATCCCAAGAAGTTCACTCAAGTATCCAAAGAGTTCTGGCCTTTCCGGTGCGTGCAGCTTCTGAGCAAACTTCCTCAGGATTATGCCTCGTATTTCGGTGAAAACTATAACTTCAATCCGGTAGAGTTCGGTAAGGCTCTCGAAGCTATCAGAAGTGCCAACAATCAGAAGCTTTATCGCTTCCTCGATCGTACTCTTGCGGATGCACGAGGTAATTTCTCCTACTAATACATATAATTTGAAAACCACCGGTTTTCAAATATGTAAAATTCAAAACACCCTATTTTCGGATGGGGTGTTTTTTCGTAGTTACTTATATCGTATAATAAAATAGAATATTTATTTGGAGGATTTTATGTTTATTGATATTATGAGCAAGGACTCTTATCTCCTTGTTAATAAGAAGATGGTTCGTTACTTCGGTCTGGAACTCAGCACCTACTTTGCCGTCCTACTCGATGTTTATCCTAGGGTAATAGAAAAGAAGTGGGATACTCTCGTGGCCACAGGTTACTTCCCTCTCAAGCGAGAGTATGTAGAAAAGGAATGCGGAATTCCGGTAGAACAGCAACTCGCTTTGGATCAGGCATTAATTCGGATCGGAGTTCTTCAGGTTAACCCTGAGAATCCTAATGAGATTGGAATCAACGTCCAGCAGATGGCGGAATATCTTCTCGACGATGATGTTAAGGTTCTGGAGAAGTTGCAGAAGAAAGCTAAGACCAAGACTACTGATGTAGCTGCCGCCAAACGACAGGGTAAGATTGCGACATTCACCGGGTTTACTGCTACCTTGAGTCATACCTCGGAAGTACAAGAAGCTTATAAGCTCTGGGTCGAAGCTATTATCGAAGGTAAGAAGGGTAATCTGACTAAGGGAGTTATTCAGATCTTCCATGATACTCTCACAGAGTTTACTCAAGATCCGGCAACTCAGGTTGCTATAATTCGTCAGGCAGCAGCGAGTGGATACACTAACGTAAGTTGGGTGCTTCCGAAGAACCGACCTACCTATCCGGCTTCCGGGGTCGGCACTAGAATCGGAACTCAGCAGAAACAGTTTACTGGAGTTTCAGAAGAAACTTTCTAAAATAGTTAAATTTTGGTTTTCGACATTGTATAATATAATGTGCGGGCGTTGTAGTTCTTGCATACATTTTTCACCTCCTTTCTTTTTGGAGCACAGTTGGTCGTTGGGCTGTGCTCCCTTTTTATATTCTGCATAGAAAAATAATTAAACTTTGGCTGTTTTGTCAGTATCTTTTTTTGTCAAAATATGTTATAATTAGTATGTAAGAACAAAGAAGTTAAGTTCTGACAAATAAAATTTTGGAGGTCCAACTATGGATACGACTATGCTCACTACTCTCAATTCTGAAACTGCTTGCGAAATCGCTTGCGTCCACAAGGTCTACGGTGCCGGTAAGGTTACGAGCCTCAGGTGCTCTGAATATCAGGGCAAGCCTGAAATTTTCATGACCTTTGAGTCCCCGGTCAAGACAGTAACTCTCGCCTTCTCTATCATCTCTGCACGTAAGCTTATCACTTTCGACGAGACTGATCAGGAAACTCTGGACTGTTTGATGGCAGAGTACGGAGCTAACTGGTTTGAAATGGACCAGCAGCGAAGAGAAGAAGAGAGAGCTCGTAAGGAAGCTGCTCGTCTTCAGAAAGAACAGGAAAAGCAGGAAGCTGAAGCAAAGAAGAAAGTTGAGCAGACTATTGCTCGTCTCGATCGTCTGAAGCCTGAAGATTTGTCTACGCTCTGTAAGACTCCGCAGACTGAATACGAGATGATCGGTTGGATGGCAAAGCATCTTAAGTCTATCAAGCCCTCGATGCCCGAAGAGTGTAAGAGCTGGTTTGAGTCTAAGTTCGGACCGGTTGAATGTGCCACAGTCTACGAGAAGGGAGCAAAGACTTCTGGAAATAATCCTATGAAGTATACTCTCAGTATCCACGGCACTTTCGATGCTGAAGTTCCTTCTGTACTGACCGTCAAGGCTACGGAAAAGAACAAGAAGGCAATTGACTCAGTCGAATTCTTCTGGACTCTCGTTGACAAGTACGGTTTCCAGTTCGGCAAGAAACAGAATGTCGATGAGATCAGAAAGTTTGTGCCTGCTACATATCTGACTGAGTTCGAAGCCGGTCTCGCGATGTAATCTGAAAACAGTCTGATTTCGATATTGGACTTTTGAAAATGACCCGATTTCGGTCGGGTCATTTTGTATAAGAAAAATAGTAAAAGTCTGGTAGTTTTGTCAGTTTACAAATGGCTTGGAATATGTTATAATAATAATGTAATCAAGCGAACCTATTGGAGGACAGAATAATGAAAACTATCGAAGCCGTTAATTCGAAGACCCTGAATCACTACTACAACCGTACTGACGGAAACCTTTACTGGTTTAATCAGGATGATGACCGTTGGGAGTTGGTAGACGGGTTCAGCGAAGAAGATTGCCTGGAGGCGATGAAGAACAAGGTCCAGTTCTCTTTCGTCAATGGTCCGGCAGTAAGCTATTTCAAAATCAAGCACAGTTAAAGGAGGAAAGAAAAGATGACTATCGTTATTACTAACGACAAAGGCGAGAGGGTTGACGCCTTCTTCCGTCCCTCTCAGGAAGAGGAGACCGTGGTTCTGAATGAGAATAGCCTTGTGGCAAAAGCATTTATGCTGAAGGGAGCTCAGGCATGAAGAGAATCGTGATGACTAAATATGGGTTTGAGCGTTGGCCTGAAGAAGATTTCTCAGACGACGGAAACCATTTTCAATGCTATCGCGCAGGTAAGGCAGTAAGAGTATCCAAGCTTATCTCTGATGGTCAGGCTTATCTCAGTATCTCTTCTGACTGTGGTCGTGGTACTCTGCCTCATGAGACATATTCCAAACTTCCTCATTACCATGATGCAGAGTGGAGATGGAACGGAGTTCCGGCAGCCGGTCTCACGGATAAGGATCTGCAGGACTTTTATAATGCTTGCGTGGAGTATGAGAAGGAATACCTTGCAGCTGAAGCAGCTCTCGTGTTTCCAACCCTCGAGGAGATTAGAGCGAAGGCTGTACAGCTTACTGCTAAGTCTTTGCTTGAGCTCTCTAGAGTGGAGTTGCTTCTTAGTAAGTACTGTCTTGAAGCAGCCGCCAAGTTCTCTCCTTATGAGTGGAAACAGGTTCAAGAGTACATCAAGCATCTTCAGGCAGATGTATGTCGTTTTAACCCGGAAGCTTTTCCTGAAACTATTGTCGGAAAGAGCTATAGCTTCGATTTTGTGAAGCCCGACTATAATATGGAAGAGAGCTATTGGTTCAAATATCTTAAAGACCTCTTCCAAAAATATTGTATGACCACTTGATGTGTAAAGCAGCCAGAAAAATCTTGTTAAATCAGGAAAATTCTGGCTGCTTTACCTATTTACAAATTATGAAAAATATGGTATAATATAAATGTAAACAAGAGCATGGAGGATACATAATATGATTAAAGTTTTTGATGCCCCTAATTCTTCTCACATTAAGAGACTTGAATTTGGTACTGCTGGAGAATGTCTTCGCGTCGAGTACAAGGATGGAAGAATCTATACTTTCCATGATGTGCCTAAAGAAGTATATGAAGAACTTATTATTGCTCCGTCTGTCGGAAAGTATCTGAACGAGTTTGTGTACGAGCAGTATCCATTTAAGAGAATTAAGTAAGGAGGAGAGATATGTCTGGAAAGTGTGTATGTGACAAGTGTCTGGTAACAGACGAGTGTCCTTTCTATCAGGAAGTTGTTCGTCCGGTAAAGAAAATCGTTAATAACAATCTAAACTCTAAGATTGCTTTTATTCAGCAGTTGTATAAAGCTCTTGGAGAGTTCGAATGTGACGCTAATTTTCGCATCTAAGGAGGCAGTATGAGAACACTTCAGCATTTTAATGAATTCGTAAAGGAGATCTCCTCAAGTAACTCTAAGAAGTTTAAGCAGGAGGTTCTGCAGAAGTATAAGGACGACGAGGTCATTCAGAAGTACCTCAAGATCGTCTTCGATCCTTTCGCGGTCTACGGCCTAAGCACCAAGAAGTTGAGTAAACATCCCGAGGGAGTTCGCCCGTATCCGGCAGATTCTATCTTCGATCTCTTCTACTGGTTGGAGAAACATAATACCGGTACTGATACTGCGATCAAGATGTGTCAGGAAACTCTCGGTCAGGTTGCTGCCTATAACATGGAGCTTGCTGCTCTTCTTGAGAAGCTTATCTGTAAGGATCTGAGTATCGGAGTCGATGCCAAGTCGATTAACGCTGCAATGCCGGGACTCATTCCTACATTCTCGGTTCAGCTCGCGCAGAAATACTTTGAGAAGCCCAGTAAGGTAGAGGGTAAGACCTTTGCCCTCACTACCAAGATTGATGGCGGTCGTATCATTGCTATTCGCGAAAATGATCAGGTTTCATTTTTCACCAGAGCTGGTCAGAGATACGAGGGTCTGGTAGATCTGGAGAGGGAGATGCTGGAAACTTTCCCTGACGGAACCGTTCTTGACGGAGAGATCACTATCCTTGATGACTCTGGAATTCCGAGTAAGGAAGCCTACAAGAGAGCAATGAAGATCACTCGTTCCGATGGCGAGAAGCATGGACTCAAGATGAAAGTCTTCGATGCTATGTACATCGATGAGTGGAAGAACCAGAAGTGCACTCACACTTGGAAACAGAGAAGAGAGCTACTTGAGGGTTTGTTCTTCTATGCTGCAAAAGCTCCCACCTACTTTGAGTTGCTGCCTGTTCTCTACGTGGGAACTGACACTTCCAAGATCCTTGAATTCCTTGACGAAGCTATCGCCAATCAGGAAGAGGGAGTGATGATCAACATCTGTGATGCTGTCTATGAGTTCTCCAGAACGTGGTCTCTGATGAAGGTGAAGAAGATGAACACTCTTGACCTTGAGATCGTCGGCTTCGAAGAAGGTTCCGGCAGACTCTCCGGTACTCTCGGTGCCATTCACGTAAGGTACAAGAACGGTAACATCGTGAAAGTTGGTTCCGGCTTCAGCGATAAGCTTAGAGATCTTATCTGGCTTGAGCCTTCCGACTTCGTTGGTAAGATTGCTGAGATTCAGTACTTCGAAGAAACGACAAATGCAGACGGCGGCATTAGTCTTCGCTTCCCGATCTTTAAGGATTTCAGATTTGACAAGCTCGAAGCTGATTTCTAATTAAATACTAATAGCCAGAGTTTAACAGACTGCACAAAAAATTTGTTAAACTCTGGCTATTTTGTCAGTTTACTTTTTTGGCGATTTATGTTATAATATAAATGTAAGTTAAAGAATAAGTGCCCTGATAAAATTAAAAGAGAGGATTAAAAAAATGACGACTACTATGGATTTTACGAGAGAGAACGGATGCTATTCGAAAGAGCTGTTTGAGAGCAACCAAAAAATAAATGCTTGGTTTGAAGACCCTACAGTAACGAGAGACCAGTTCGTTCAGAACATTTTTGAGTTGATTACCCCGGCCTTCTACAACAAAAAGAAGCTTCCTGAGTTCAAACGAAATCTTCTGAGGAAAAGAACGAAGCTTGATGTTTGTACATATTGTTATAACGTAATTCTGAAAGCTATGGGGCTTGGTGTTTAACTGAGCCCTCAATAAGAACAACGGAGGAAAAAACTATGATGCCGAAAATGAAAAGAGAACAATTTGAGAGTATGGAATTTGAAGAATTTCTTGAGTGGGCAAGAGAGAATATCGACGACCTCACAGATGAAGATACTCTTATTCAGTTTGCAAAGGATAAGATAGATGATGACTCTTTCAATGTCGCTATCCATATCCTTACTGCTATCTACGAAGATGGTCTTCCTGATGTAGAAGACTGGAGATACGATTACTCAATGGGTACTTGTGAAACCCCTATTCCTGTAACCTGTAAGGAAGATCTTGAAGACCTGATCGATTTTGATGAAGAAGATGAGGAGGAATAAAGATGACTACGAGACCTAAGCACTGGAGGGCCGGCCTTAAACCCTCTCGCGAAACCACAAACAAGATACTTGAGATGATCGACGAGAGTATCCTCAATCCCAGAGACGTAGTTCTGATGTGTCTCAAGTGGATGTCGGAAGATGAAGTAACCGAGATGGCAAAAGCCAATGAACTTTTTGAGGAGGTAGAAGATGAAGACTGAGAAGTTTGATTACATTCTGTTTGCCGGGGAAACCAAAGACAATCTTCAACCAGTGTCTGCGTGGAAGACTGATGAGGAAGCTATCCGTGCTGCCCACAGCTTCCTCGACCACAAACTCTACAAGTGCGTGGAGGTAACCTTTATGCCGGAAGACGATGATGACACCAATGAAGTGGTGTGGTCTAATTGCGGGAGGACCTGAGATGAGTGTAGAGTGCAGAGTACTTACCGGTCTCACCTTGGAGCTTGAGAAACCTTTGAAGAGTTTTGCGAAATGTCACGCTCTGGAGAAAAAGTATCCGGAGCTTGACGAATATAACTACCATACCAGTGACCGAGAGGGAAAGCTTCTCCTGATCTACGATGGCATGTGTGGGGAGTTCGCCAGACTCATTCAGGTGGACAAGTATGTCGATGGTGGAAACCTCGGAGACAACAACGAGTTCTTTGAACTCAATATGCCCGCTGGAGTTCTTAATCAGGAACTCATTTCCAAAATGTCTGAGCTTTATAAGGAGTATACCGGAGAGTATCCGAAAAATTCTGATTTCAAATATGCTATGTGGTCTCAGTGGTACTGAGCAAGGAGGACTTATGATGGTAACCAAGTATGTAATTCAGATGACTCTCGACACCAGACCTGATCTCGAGTACTTCTACTGTGGAGAGGGAAAGTCTGGAGCTTCAGTCTTCGAATGTAATAAGAGGAAGGCAAAGAGATATGACTGGCTTGAGGAAGCTGACCGAGATGCCCGTATCTTCAGAGCCATAGATATGGGTAAGACTTTCAAGATTATTACTGTTCGTCAGCGAATTTAATAATACTTATGTAAAGCACACAGAAAAAAAGTTAAAGTCTGTGTGCTTTACCTATTTACAAATATTTCATTTTGTGGTATAATATATATGTAAACGGAACTACGGAGGTTATAATTATGATTACTTACACAAATGTAACTACGAGAAATGTAACTAGACTCTCTAAAAGAACAGATGGTAATCTTTATTTTAGAGATAGAAAGGCTGCTAAGTATCGTGAAGATAAAAGCTTTCAGGTAGTTGATGGCTTTATGCTTGACGAACTTAAGTATGCTCTCAAGCTTGGTCAAATTGATATGATTTGGATTGCAGGTCCTAGTCTTGGAACTAATGTGGAGGTAGCATAATGAGAAACATTATTCATAAGTACGAAGTAGGAGATCAGGTAATGTTTAAGGTTTCTTTTAAGAACCCTACTTGTGGTCTCGCAGATAAGGGAGGTACAGTCGCGACTATCGCGGGAATTGCTCCTTCCTATGACAACAAACCTCACTACTACCTTGAAGGTGAGGAAGCCATTTATCCTGAGTCTGTGTTCAGCGGAAGATACGAAGCTCCTGCAGAACCTGAAGAGGAGTTTACTTTTACTATTGAGACGCTTAATGACAACGGCTCTGGTATGTGCTATGGTACGAAAGAGGAATTCTTGCAGGAAGTTAGTCGTATGATTGATGACTGCATTGCAAACGGCGGAACTTTTTTCGATATTCAAGTCGATTCTGATGCAAGTTGTTTCTATACTGACGAGGAGGCTTAAGATGGTAGTACACAACGAATACCTTGGTTGGCAGATCGAGTGGCCACAGAATATGCAGGATACTCTGTACGCTGTTTCTCAGAATGAAGAACTTTGGGATGAGCTCAGAGACTTTGTTCAGAAGAAGTGGGCGAATGTGGATACCTTCCACACTGACTGCGTAACTTTCCTGTGGGCTTTCGATTCTAAGGAAGCAGCAAGAGAGCAGGAGAGGGATATGAAGAAAAGGATCTGCGCTTGGCTCACTGCCTACAACTGATGTGCTTAGACTGGCAAAGTACACGGAAAAATAATAAAAGTTCGTGTACTTTGTCAGTTTACAATCGCTTGCAAATATAGTATAATATAAATGTAAGCGACACAGATTGGAGGACTGAAAATGCCTAAGTTTAAGAAAGGTGACTGGGTATGGATTACCCACACCGCAAATAGACAGCTCTTTAAGATCACCGCTCGACAAGGAACCTACTACAGACTCAAGGGTAATAGATGGTGGGAAGAGGATAGACTCGTCCTTGCTTCCCCTGCCCAGATCGCTAAAATGCACGGAGGTTAATATGGACTTCAAGTTTAAGAAAGGTCAAAAAGTTCATATCCGATTTGGAGAAATGTTCAGTTCTTCCTTTGGTGGTACACCCGTCTACTCTACGCGTGGTCCCGGACTCAGGGTAACAGACCGTAGAGTTTATCGAGGAGAACCCCAATACAAAGTAGAATGCTTTTCCGGCTGGTGGAACGAAGCTAATTTGCAGGAGGTTGAAAATGCCTGAATTCAGAAAGTTAAAAGAACTTGATTTGTGGCTTAAGCCACAGCCTACCAAAAACGCCCAAGAACGAGACGAAGCCGTGGGCCCTGATACTTTACTGCCTAAGGAAGAAACGCGGTCTGTGGACGAAAATGAAGCGTTCTGGATATTCCACGAAGATGGGCTGTACTACACTTGTTCGAACTGTGGTCGTTCGGCTCTGAACGATTGCTTCGGCCAGAGTACGGATTCTAAGTTCTGTCCGCATTGCGGAAAGCTTATGATCAATTCTACTATTGAGGAGGATTAAATGGAATACAAACCTTGGTTGATAGGCTTTCGAAAAGCTGGAGGTAAGGAATATCAGATTACTGTCACGGCAGAGTCTGGACCTCAGGCAGTAAGGATCGCTTCTAATAAACTTTCCGGTAAACTCGGAGAGGGAGACTTTTATATCATCGGAGAAAAGGAGAACTAATATGGAAAAGGTATATATAATCTGTTGGGCCAGAGCTATGGGTGGAGACGGGATGCCGGTTGATGCTTCCGCCGGAAGTGATGGAGTTTACATTAACCGGGAGCAAGCTCTCAAGGCTTTGACCAAGAGCAAAGATGAGTGGATCTCTGTGATCTATGAGAACACTGAGGATGCAGAGGACAAGGATCTGATCTCTGAGTCCCTCAGAGTTTATGGTTCTGAGGCAGAGGAGTTTTACGAGATCGACTACACTGCGCCGGATGATACTTTAGTTGAAGTTCATATTACTCTTCAGGAAGCTGATCTGGTTACTGAGGAGGAGCCTTCGTAAGATTTACACGGAAAAATAATTAAACTTTGGTTGTTTTGTCAATTTACAAATCCTTCGTTTTATGGTATAATATAAATGTAATCAAGCGAACGAAACGGAGGATTTCAAAATGACTTACGCTGATTTCTACAACAACCCCCAATTCGATGTTGAACTCTATGCCGATCTTTGGGAAGAGGTTGAGAGCCTCAAGGAGGTAGGAGATGTCTAAGCCTGAGCTTACGCCGGAAGAACGCAGAGAGCTGTATCTCAAAGCTCTCAAGAAGAGAGGGATTGTTCCCTTCGAAACCAAAACCGTCGAGGTCGGAAGTTTGACTGACTTTACGAATGTGATCATCAAGGAGGTTAGTGATGCAGTATAAATATATTGGAGACGCGAGGAATGTGAGAGAGCTTATAGAGCTTTTGTCTAAGGCTGACCCTTCTGCTACTCTTACTCTCAAGGCGACTGACGAAGACTGGAGCTATGTAGAAGTTCTTGCTTCCGAAGCAGGTGACGACATTATTATTCAGTGAGGTAATCCAAAATGAAATACTTTAAGATAACTAACATCAAAGACGAGGATGATGAGTGGGAGTTCTATGTTTCCTCAACCCTTGAAAACGAAACCCCCCGCTCACCTCGCCCTCGCTCTTCACTTTGATGCAGATTGTCAGTACGAAATTACTGAGGTAACAAAAGAAGAGTTCGAGAGGGAGACAGAAGAGGATGTTCCCGAAGGTCTTCTCCTCTGCCGCCGGGATATGGATTTGCCCGACGACGATTGGGAAGACGAAGATGATGAGTATATGAGTATGTAGACTGACATGTTTTTCGGTACCACATAACCGTTTAATTTCTTTGGGTCTTGAGGAGGGACTATGAAAATGACGTAGCAACTTAAGAGATTGATTATTATTAGACTTATGTTTGATGTGAGCCGATCAACCCTTACTTGTTGTGCCATTGGAGGGGCTAAGAAAATGAAGTAGCAACGTAGGAGATTAGATTTATATTAACTAGTGTTCCCGTACATTCCCACCGACCTTTAGTAGCTTTGGAGGAGCAAGAGCTTATGAAATGGAAGTAGCTATAACTTAAGTTTATTTTGTTTGTTTTGAATATTGTGATTGTAGTAATAACGAAGCCGGCGTGCTTAACTCCGGCTTCGTCCTTTTTTATTGCTAAATTATACAGACTTAATAAATTTAATAAGGAGACTCCCATAATGAAAATTTATCTTACATACTATAGATATGATCGAGGTGAAAGTTACTCAGTATATCATATCGACAGATCTCTTAAAAATGCTGTCAAGCACTGAAAGGAGAAAGACCTTCCTGACTTCCTCGGATATGGGCCAGATGATGTAAGTCAGTTGTACCTCATAAAGTGTGACCTCTCTAAACCTGAGCTTGAGGTTCTCCAAGATGCAATTACCAGTCCTTCCGATTTCGATATTGAATTTGAGAACTTGATAGATACGATTCATGAAGACTGTGACAATGATGACGTTATCTACTGTACTACCGGAGATGAAAACTTCGAAGTACTTTCGTGGTTTCAGAAACACTTTAGGTCATTTATTGATCCCCTCGATTACTGGGAAACTGAAGCTGACATTCCTACTGACGAGGATGAACTTGAGGAAGAACTTCAACAGATCCTATATGACGACGAACCCGTCTTTGACCTAGTTTTGAAGAGCTATATTCAGACACACTATAACTAATATTAAAATGACCGGATTTCAAAAAGGGAGTCCGGTCATTTTATATAGAAAAAAAGTTAAAGTCTGTGCAGTTTAACTATTTACTTTTTTGGTGAAATGTAGTATAATATATATAGAGAATGAAACTTACATATTTCTGGAGGACTTACATAATGACTATCGTAGCTTATATTATTATTGGTTTGGTAACCTTGGTTATGGCAGCGTGTGCAGTGACACCTATGATTATCGATTCCATGTCTGAGGAAGAGAGAAAGGAAATTGGGGTAGAAAGAAAATGATTAAGATTATCAAAGAGAGAACGCCTTCGACTCTGACTGAGTATTACATCGAGTTTTTTTATAAGGATGATCCTGACTGTGGCTTCTGCTTCCCGGCTAACAGAGACGGAACACCGGCTTTCGATAAGATGCCTCCTGAAGCAATCGAGAACTATAATCTTTGTCTCAAGGACGAGAGACTTACTGAACCGGAGTTCAGAAAAGAAACCTTGTCTTACATCGAGCCGGCAGTTGGAAAGTGTATCTGCGGAGCAGAGGTTGTTCTTGACTCGGACTACGCCGGAGCAGTGAGATGCGAGTGTGGAAGATGGTACAACCTCTTCGGCCAGAGCCTGAGAGATCCTAAGTATTGGGAGGAAGACTGAGATGATCACTTACGAACAAGCAAAGACTTTGGTTAAAGGCCAGGTAGCTTACACTATTCAGAATAATAAAATTAAAGAAGTAGTAATTACTTCTATCACCTTCCATGAGGAACGGGTTGCTCAGCCTTCTCGCAAAGCTGCTTTTCGAATTGGTTACAAACTCAAGGGTGGAACAGTCGAGTATTACGACTGGGCCCTGGTTCAATACGAAATCCTTACGCTCTACCTTACCAAAGAAGAGGTAGCCGAAGCCCTGATTTCTGACCTGTATATCCGTAGACAGGAACTTGAGGATCAGCTTACCCGACTTGAAATACGGATTAATGAAGCAAAGAAATTTGGAGGATTGAAATGAAGTTCTACGAGATTCAGGAAGACAAGATTATTAACCTTGAGACTATCAGAACCGCGCAGGTCCTGAACAATGAGATCTATCTTACTTTCACTTGTGGTGATACCAAGAGCGAGAGGGTAGTCTTTGGTTCTTCAAATGCTGCAGCAGATGCTTTCGATAACCTCTGCGATGCTCTCGGTTTAAAGGAGTAACTATGAAGAAACAGTATGTTGAAAAGAAACCCTTGTGGGATATAGTACAGAAAGAATTCGAACTCGCTCGCGAGAGGGCAGACCTGAAGGCAATGAATTATTGTAACTTCTTTCTGCAGCAACTCTCGATAGCAGAAGTAAAGGAGATCGAGGAATGAAGCTGACTTACAGAATGAACGCTATCGAAGAGGAACTCGCTATGCTGACCCAGCTTTCCGGCGGTAAGGAAACCCCGAGGATTAAGGAACTCATAGCAGAGTACCAAGGCGAGATGAAGAAGATCGAAGCTGCTGCAGAAGAAAAGTATTGGGAACTCAAGGGTAATGACGATGACCTAGGCTGCACCTACTGGTGTCCTGTCTGTGGCTTCCAAACCCCGGAAGAATCTTTTTGGTCCGAGGACTTTAAGGAATTTAATCCCTTGCTCTCCTGCCCGAAATGTAATACTAAACTTAATGCTTAAAGGAGAATAACATATATGAAGTTTTTGAAATCGCAGTGGCCGAACATACTCTTTGGTATCGCCGCTCTTGCTCTGGCTATTATTAATATGGTGCAGGGAGATGATCTCATGGCAGTGGCTTGGACCTTGAGCTGTGTGGTCTGGCTTATTATGGCCAATGTTAATTACAATGAAGAAAGAATCAAAGCTCTCGAGAAGGAAGTAGAACAAATCAAGAACCGTGCTATCACAGATGTAATAGAAACAGAGCCTAATCACTACACCTGTATGCGTAAGCTCGGACCTGATAAGGGGGTAAAGTAAAATGTCTTATATTAAGAAACACTGGTTTGAATTACTCGTTGGTTTAATAAGTATTGGTCTTGCGATCTATTATCTCTGCGTACTTAACTTCTCGATTGCTGCTATCTTGCTTCTCTCTGCTTACATCTGGCTTAGTGGCTCTATGTTTAGCGATGATCGTGAACGCATTGAAGAGCTCGAACTTAAAGCTAAGAAATACGATGCCCTTGTTGAAGAGGTTGAGGCTATGCGAGAACTGCAGCAGACTTATGAGAAGCTTAATGAACAAAGGTTTAAGAACTTGGAGGGTAAGAATGAATCTTCTAGAACACTACATTCTTGAGGTCCTTGAAGAAAAGACTTCTCCTCAGTATCCTAATCTTGTGACTGTCAAGGTCATGACAAACTGCTGGGGTTCTATATCCAAGTCAACCCACACTACAACCAAGGCAGCTTGGGAAGAAGAGAAAAAGAAAGGATACTTTATGGCATGACAACTACTGTTATTTATAAAGTCTACGGATGTGATATTGAAGGGTATCGTGTCCTCAATGCTGAGTTCTTAGATCTTAAGGAAGCTTGTCAGTATGCTGTAGCACAGCAAGGAAAGATCCATTACTATCTGCCTACGGTAGAGAAGTGTACATATGTCTATGATACAGAAACCAAGGAAGTAGATGTAAGTCATGAAACTATCGAACCCGCTCGAATCTATTACATGAACAAAATCTAAGGAGGACTTATGTACAACAGAAACAGAGTAACTATCCTCGACCCCAGGTACACTCAGCAACAGACAGCTATCAAAGAAGCCTGCGAGGCTCTCGGCCTCAAGGCTTTCTATCCTAGCTACCATGCAGCTAAGAATGATGACAACACGGTTCTTATCTATACTCAGGAAGACTTCGATCATAACGCTGAGATGGATAAGTACGAGAGGGAACATGGCTACAGACCTCAGGAAGATAAGAAGCATATTTGCTGGTTTGAGAATACTGATATCAATGGTCAGTTCTCCCTCAGCTTCTTAAACAGAGGTGGTCTCATAGTCGCAGGTCTTTCTTCCTTTGAACTTAAGCTTAAGATTCAGGCATACCTCGAAGAGAAGTTGGAGGCACAGAATGCTAAGGTATAAGAAAATCGATCGACGTAATTTAAAGACCCATATCAATCTTACTGTAGGGCATCTATATTCTCGTCCTGTGGCCAAGAAGAAAGAGCCCAAGCAAGATTACTCCCTCATAGCCGAACCCTCGTACACGGAGATTTATGAGGCTCTGGAGAAGCGTCAGATTGAAGTGATCTGGATTGAGGGGCCTGTACGAAAATATATTGATATAGGAGAATAAATTATGGATAAGCAGAATATTGATGAAGCAGCTTTTTATAAATCTTTTTATAAGAAGGGTAAAGAAGACTTTGCTGATGAGCTTGCTGCTATTATCTTAAAAAAGAAAGAAGCTGTGTCTAAGTCACGTGAAACTTTTTATAAAGGTACTGGAGATGAGGAAGGCTTTGCCTTTTGGCTTGGTAGAGGTACTACCTATGCTGAGGTGCTTACTCTTATCCTCGAGCTGCGTGAGGGAATGGGGGAGGATAAAGATGTATAACAAATTTGAAGATCCTACTATGGTAGATAAGTGGATGTCAAAGGGCTTAGCTAAAGTGGATAAGACTAATGAAGTATATAAGCTTCTAGGAGTAGATCTTGCTAAGGAGCCTACTTATACTCTGGAGCTTACACAAGAAGAGCTTGACTTTATACAGGAGAGATGTTCTCGTAAAGCGCAGAGACTTGAGGAAGCAGGTCTCATGGATATTCCCTGCTACCGTCTTTCTTGGCAGGTTATGTCGAAGATCTCTAAAGTAAGATCAGAGGAGGATAAGAAATGAAACCCTTTTTTAGATGCTTAGGGCTAGGTCTTGCGGAAATGGCCGCTTGCTTTCTTGCTCTTATGTTTCTCAGTGTAGCTGTCTCAGCCTTCTTGGCTTTCCTCAGTGCAGCAGGTTGGGCTGCTCTTGGACTCTTTGTATCCGGACTTCTGTGTGGCCTTATGTCTCTTTTTCTCGTAGTTGTTATGGGGGCAGCAATAGCTATACCTAAAGAGGAAGCTAGAGAGCTTAACGAAAGGTTGGATAACATAGATGATTAAACCTGAATGCTATCACGCTGTATGTATGTACTCAGCAGATGGTTGTGATAAGTGTCCCCATGACATGGATTGCTACGAGCACTGGCTTGAGTATATGTTGAAAAGCAAGTCAAAGAATTAATATAATAAAGTCTATAGTAATTAAATTTATTATAGGCTTTATTTTTATATACTCTTGTATTGTATTATATTATAGTACTTTAAATTGGAGGACTATATGAAAACAGGATTTAAACACTTTGTTTCGGATTACTATTACGTAAAGGATACTAAGCATTGGATCTCAGCAGATAACCTGGTTAATAACTGGCTTAAAGAGAATCCTACTCTTGAGGTAGTTAGTTGGCAGGCAGTAAATACAGGTAAGGATAATCAGCTTTGTATTGTTATTGAATATAAGGAGAGATAAGATGCATCAATATATAATTAAATGTAAACCTACTAAGATGTCTAATACTCTTTACTACGCAGGCTGGCCTGGAGAGAACTGTATTCTTTGGGGACCTGGAGCAGATAAGGCTATGCCTTTTGTCACCAGAGCTGATGCAGTAGCTCTGGATATGGCTATTAAAGAGTTAGATAAGGTAATTGATTATCTCTATACAGAGACTTCCGAGGGACAGGCTTTCCGTGATCTTCTGAATGTGGCTACTAAGCTTAAGACCCTGCAGTTTAATATGAAGGAGAAGAAGTAATATGAATCCAGATAAAGGACTTTGGGTAATCAAGTACTCTAATGGCCAATACAGCTGTGGCCTTAAGAAGTTTAGTTCACAGCTTAGAGAAGCTCAGATCTATGTAAGTAAGAAGAGAGCTGAGGAACAGGCTTGGCATTATATCAAGGGTAGGGATTGTTATACCGGAAAGATGGTTGCTCCTACCGAGGAGTTTAAGATTGTACCTATTATGATTAAGGAGCTTGAGGAAGTATGAAAAAAGAAACTATAGATAAAGCTAATGAGCTTGAAGCACAGATTGGCCGTTATGATAAGATAGCTTTTATCTGCTCATTTCCATATCAGAGATTTAAGCTCTTTAGAAAGAAAGCTTATATTTGTAAGTCAGATGAGACGTCTAATATTTTAATTACAGATGAAGAGCTCGCAAAGCTTATTGCTGATTACTGTGATAAAAAGAGAGCGGAGCTTAGAGCAGAATTAGAGGCACTTTAATATGACAAGAGAGAAAGCTTTACAAGCATCCAGCTTGCTTTATAAAATAGAAGCCTATGAATCTTTGATGAGTGAGATTACTGAACTCCAGACCTTAGAAGAGATCGCGCAGGCTTATGGAGAGAATCTTCAAGAAGAGCTTCTTGCTGTAGTTCAACCTAAGCTTGATCAGGTACTTAATGAATTGGAGGCCCTTTGATATGACAGGAATTAAGAAACCTACTACTATGGAGGTATTTGAAGAGAAGTATCGTAGGGCAGCAAAGGTTAATGTAATCTATTCAGCACCTTATGAGACTAGATATGCAGTAGTAGAATACTTTGCGCGTAAGGGTAAGCCTCTTAAGATGGTGCAATATAGTGTCTATGGGGAGGAGCTTAAAACAGGTGAAGAACTTATCTGTTGGCAGTGGCTGCCTTCTACTAACTTCTATGTAGTAGAAAAGAGTTTTAAGACTGAGGCTGAAGCTATAGCAAGAATGAAAGAACTTAAGGAGCAATTATGAATAAGATAATTCTAGAGGTGCTTGAAGAGCCTTCGTTAGAAAACCCCAAGATGAAACCAGATAAGATCTTTAAGCAGACATTTATCTGCTGTGGAAAGACTTTGGAGAAAGTCCTTTGGGAAGGCTGGGGCTGGATTAGCGGAAATGTTATCGATAAAGAACTGACTCAGGAATTTAAATACTGTCCTTACTGCGGTAAAAAACTTACAGAGGAAGAAGTAATATGACCAAGCAAGAACAATTTATTAATCAGGTTAAAGATATAAAGAACTACTGGCTTAGGCAGAGCACTAGAACAACAGAAGAAATTGTAGATGGCATTTTGTTTTCTTTATTAGTAATGATAGATGGAGATAGCGGCATGAACGATTTTCATGCCTTACAAATCATTGATACTAAAGATGGTCAGCAAATTGACTGTGGCTATCTTCATGAGTTCTATCATGATTAAATGGAGGTTATAAAGAAAATGACTAATTGGATAAGCGTAGATGAAAGACTCCCAGAGATAGACCCAGATAAGAAGAGTAGATATAAAAATGGTAAAGTATCTATCAGAGTACTCTGTGCTTGTAAACAGTACAGTGGAAAGAAGATGGTAAAAGAAGGTTATTGTGAGTGGGGTGACTGGGGCTATTCGTGGAGAATCCCAGGTAGTATAGATAGGGTAACTCATTGGACTTACTTACCTGAACCACCCGAGGACGAGGAGGCAGAAGATGAAACCAATACTTAAATGGCCAGGTGGAAAGGGCCAAGTTTTATCAGAACTTAAGAAATACATAGATGTAGAAAAACTTAATGGCCATGTTTTTTATGAGCCTTTTATTGGTGGTGGGGCTTTGGCGTTTGACCTTGGCTACAAGTATACTACTATTAGTGACCTTAATCCTGAATTAGTAAATCTTTATAAAGTAATAAGGCAGTATCCTGAGTCTTTAATTCAAGAGCTTAAGATTCATCAGGAGCAGCATTGTAACCCTAAGCTTGCTACTGGAGAATGGTATTACACAATAAGAGACTTGGATCGAGAACCCGGATTTTGGCAGCGACCGAGTACTGAGATCACAGCAAGAACTGTATATCTTAATAAGACTTGTTTTAATGGTCTTTATAGAGTTAATTCAAAGGGCTACTTCAATACACCTTTAGGCAGAACTTCAAATGGCAGGTGTCCTGATATAGTGCAAGAAGAAGCAATTAGAGAGCTCTCTGCTTTTCTTAAAGGTGTAAGAATTAGAGAGGGCGATTACGCTGAGACTATCAAAGACATAGAGCCTGGTGATTGGGTTTATTTTGATCCGCCTTATGATCCAGATGAAGAGATTAAGACTGGCGGATTTGTAGGTTATCAGAAAGAAGGCTGGACCAGAGAAGATACTATTAGACTTAAGACAGTCTGTGATAAGCTTACTGCTAAGGGCTGTAAGCTTATTGTAAGTAATAATGATACTACCTTTATCCGTGAACTATTTAAGGATTATAATATTCATGAAATAGACGTTCGTCGTAGTGTCAATAGAAACGGTAATAATAGAAAAGGCAAAGAAGTTATTATAACTAATTATTAAGGAGTAGATTATGAGGGTTACTATGAAATATGCATATCCAGAAAAAGGAACTAGGAATGGCAGAATCTACCCACAGGAAGTTCTTGAGAAGGCGTTTAATGAACCAGCATTTAAAGAGTTATGTAATACTAAAGCACTTCCAATTCTCTCAGAAGACAATAAGCTTATTGGTTTAGGAACGGCAATGCTTGAAGATAAGAGAGTAGTAGCAATAGACGGCGAGATATTTGACTCTACCTATATTAAGCTACTTAAAGATTTCAAATACAGTGCAGCATTTACTTTGGCTGGAACTGGTGCAGTAGAGTATACAGATGATAAAGCAGTAGTAACTGAAGTTGCTTTTACTCATGCTATGTTCACTCCTTATCCGACAGTAGACTGTAAGGAAATACAGTATAAGGATTAAATAAAACAAATCACCAGTTATTCGAAAATAACTTGTGATTTTTATTATGCTCTTATTGTATTATATTATAAAGAAAACTTTATGGAGGGTACAGCGATGGCATGTTTTTATTTTCATTATAAATATACTTATGCCGACATTCGAGCCTTGGAGAACATGCATACTAAACAACTATTAAATGAACGCAATCATTTGTATCATGTATCTGAGTACTGCGCCGACTGTCGCTGTGACAAACAAGATGAAGAGTGTGCTAGATGTGGTAATCACCAAAACTTTAATATGGAGCAAGTGAAGAGAATACTTGCCACCAGAGAGCATGTACTTAATAAGCAAGAATCTAAGGCTTTACGTAAGCAGAGAATTAAGGAGGGACGATAATGGATAAAAATAAAGTCTATAGTTTTGAAGGCGATCCTGCAATAATTAAAAAGGTAGATGGAGATTATGCTATAGCTCTTGTACTAATCAGAACGGCTACTGCCGCTACAGCTACTTTGATTGAAACACCTCTTGCCACACTTACGCCATGGACTTGTCCTCATACAGAAGATAAAGGCACAAAGAGAGTCTATTGTGAGAATGGTATTTGTCAGTATCCCGTACCAGAAAAGGCACCATTCTCTACTCTTACTGGAATGTGCATGAGATGCCTAATGAAATCTTTTGAAGCAGAAGAAGCTGGACTCTTTTAAGAGGAAATAAAATTAATAACTTTATTTATAGGCTTGGTTTTAGGACCAGGCCTATTGTATTATATAATAGTATTTATTATGGAGGTATAGAAAATGATTACAGCAAAAGAAGCCAGATCGGCAACTGAGGAAAGACTTAAGGTTCTTGCTAAAGAGTATGTCGTAAATTATGCGGAGACCTTAATTCGTAAGGCTATTGACCTTGGCAGATATAATGTAGTACTTGATCTTACGAATACTAAAATGAATCTTCCTAATGTTGAAGTAGTAGGTCCCGAGATAGTAAAGCTTTTAGAAGCTCAGGGTTTTGATGCGGAGTTTTATATATCTGATGGATATAGATATGAGGCACAAGTTACAGTTAAGTGGGGAGATAAGTAATGAAACCTACTATAGACCTTTTAGCGGAAGTAATTGATGATATGGGTGAGACTTTGGCATATGCCGTACTTAGTTCTAAGGTAGAGGAGGGGCTTCTTAAGGATTTAGCTAAGCTCAAACTTGTGTACAGTCGTTTAGCGAATCCTGTAACCCAGCAAGAAACTAAGAGACATATCCCGGATAATCCCTATAAGAGAAATGATCCTGAGCTTGCTTCTAAAGTAAGCGAATTGATTTTTAATTCGGATAGACCTTATCGTTAAGGAGGATAAATAAATTATGGCTAAGTGTTATGTATTGAAAGAAGATGTTTCTATTACTTTTACTCCGGATGAAATTTTTGATTTGATTATCTGCTGTGAGGGAGATAAGTCTTATTGTAAGAATGCCATGGATCAGTATCCTAAAAGTAGCTTGGGCTATCTCGAATATAAAAAGCTCTATGATAAAGCTGAAGAACTGCAGCAAAAGATTATTGATATTCGTAATGCTAATGGTGAATTAGAGGAGATTTAAGCGTAATGGATGCCAAGACTTTAAAAATGGCCAAGACCCTCTGCGGCTTACCATATGACTGTGATACCTGTAGATATGCTTATGATATGTATATGGCTGACCGAATAAAGTGTCATTCAGAGCGCTATGCTGAGGTATTAGCAGAAGCAGGATATTGTCATAAAAGTGAAGCAGCACATGAAATAATTTCAAAGATTTTGTACTACTGTGATACTCATAAACCACTGGATGAAAAAGCTTTCGGTGCTTTTCTTGCAGAGCTTGAAGAAAGGATGTGTAAGTAATGATTATAGAAATGAATCCTATGGTAAGTATGTCTAAGAAAGACTTTGATGATAAGATTAAGCAGGTCGAGCGAGCTATGGCTGAGAAGATCTTTGCAGATGTTAAGAGTGATTTGCTTGATCATGTAGCTGATTACTTTGGTACTTATCATAAGACGTTTGATAGACTTAAACAGAAATATGGTTTGGAGGTGGATTAATGGAACAGCGTAATGAAGGTACCATTAACTTTCCAAACGCTACAGTTGGATATAGTATTAGGATACCAAAAAGAGTTGCTACAATAAAGCTCTGTGGTGGTGGCTTGACTTTCTACATAGATGATAATATGGAGTTTGAAATGCCTACCAAAGAACAGAGAGAAAATCTTAAGAAGACTTTTTGTATTGAAGTAATTCCGGAGGAAGATAATGACTAAATATGTAATTACTATCTACCAAGGCTCTAGGAAATACTATTACTCTGGCTTAAATTTGAAACATTTTTCTGTGGATACAGATCTTTTAATTACAGAGAATATTGATAAAGCATATAAATGTAATAATGAGTCTGAGGCTTTTGAGTTTATTTCTTATATGAAGCTATGTCCGGTAGCTATAGGCAAGGGGCTTGCTTTTGGGATAGAGCCTTTGGAACCAAAACCAGAAACTTTGTGGGACAAGATAACTAAGATGTCTAAAGAAGAATTTGCTAAATGGTTATTCGCTAATTGTGAATATATATCAGCGGAGTACGGTTCTTGCTCAGGGGCGAGTAATAGCTCAGGTATTCTAAGGCTTCTTGATTCTGCAGCAGAAGGAGATTGGTAATGGCAGATAGAATAGACCAAAATATTTTTAAACCTATACCTATGGCAGTCTGGCAAGGCTATACTAAGCTTGGAGTTATATATCCTAAAGGCTGTGAATACGAAGGCAGAGTACTGACTGAAGCTTTAGGAGTACCTGTTAAGCCAAAGTATACAAAGAAGCTAAATAAGTATATGAAGAAACATTTTTGAAGCCTATTAACTTAGGCTTCTTTTTATTGCTAAATTATGTAGACCTACTAAAAGGAGTATAGTAATGACTGAGCAAATTAGAGATAGACTTATTGATCTTTTCTGGGCAGGTTTACAAGGCTGGACTTATGATTCCTGGGAAAGTGCAAGCTCAAGTGAAAAAGAAGATATTGTTACTGCCGCAATAGTGGAGCTTGGTGATTTTGCAGCCGCAGATATAGATGAGGTATATGATCTATTCTGGGAGTGGGCAGACGGTTTAGATAGAACTGCTTTTAATGAAATTGATGAAGAGGTGTAATTATGATTATATTTTCTAAAGTAAAGGTTACTTCCGATACTACTAATTTTGTAGGCGAAGGTTTATGTGGTGGTGAACCTATTTGCTATGATGATTTAGCTGGCTGGACTTTCTTTGAGGAAGTATTAAACAAGTGTGCAGGCCCTTCTAAAATTAAGTGTGAAGTACAAACTTATGGATATGGCGAAGATGATGGCTATGGTAAGTTTGATGCTACACCAGAGGAAGTTGCTTATATGCAGAAGCGTATTGAGATGAGACCTAATTTTTTGGAAACCAGCTGTCAGAAGACTAGAATGCCCTATAAGGTAGATATTCGCTGGGAACCTAATGATCCTTTTGACTTTGTAGAGCTATAAGATTTGCTCCTTTTTATAAGGAGCTTTTCTTTTTATTTTATTGTATTATATAATAAGATTTATAGGAGTTATATATTATGATTGAATTTGAAAATACAACTTCTCAGTCAGCAGAGGAACAAGAGGAGTTATTTAAAGCTTTGGTTGAGAAAGCAATTAATAAGGAACATACTGGTTTTGAGTATATTAAAAGTGTGGCAGAGTTTAGGGTAATGCGCTTTAGTAGGAAAGGTCTTAGAACTGTAATTAAACTCTTCGACAACATACTAGACTCTATGTATAAAGCTTATTGTAAGCAAGTGAGAGAAGGCAATAATGATTTTAGTCTACTTTGCGTGTACAGGCAGTATGGTGAGTGCAGAGAGTTTTATAAAAAAGAACTTGAAACCGCAGAGAATATGTTAGATGAGTATGATGCTTATTTAGGTAAGGGTCATTTTATGGATCAGTTCTTTTGGGGCAGAGAAAGAGAATCCTGGCATTGTTGGGATCATAGAAATGAGGGACCGTAATGGAAGAGGGAAAATCTTTAGCACAGCTTTTTACCTTGTGGATTGAACAGCCTAATCCACCTATCATTGAGTTATTAGATATTAATCAGAGACCTGTAGGTGCTCTATATTTAGGTAAGTTCAGAGAAAAATCTCAGATAGTAATAAGCGAGACTAACAATCAAGAGAGATATTACCTATATTGTGATGGTATTGGTATATATTTTTCTTTCTATAAAAAGCTTTATTTATCCCAAGAAATGGAAGATTAAAATTGTATAATATATCAGGGTAGTTTGCTTTCTTGGCCTGCCCTGATTAATTTTTAGTATAGATTCAGGCCGAAAAGAGAGGTTTAGATTTGCTAAAATATATACCGGATATATTAGTTGGAAAGGAGAAAATATATGAAGGTAATTAAGCGCGACGGCGCGGTTGTAGACTTTGACGAGAAGAAAATTCGTAAGGCTCTTAAAGCAGCAGCCAAAGATACTAAGGAAATGACTGACCAGGATGTTGATCGAATTGCGGAAATTGTAGGTAATAAATGTGAGCGTTTAAATTCCGATCGAATCACTGTAGAGCAGATTCAGGACCTTGTAGAAGATTCTTTACTTAAGAGCCGTTTTAATCAGACGGCTAAAGCTTATATTCTTTATCGTGAGCAGAGAACTCAAAGGAGAGGCTCTATTACTGATAAAACATTTCTTGAGTTTCTTTCGGGTGAGAGCGAGTACTGGAATACTGAGAACTCAAATAAGGATGCTACTATTGTAACTACACAGAGAGACTACCTTGCAGGTATCGCAGGCACGGATCTTGCGCGTAGATTCTTGCTTCCTAAGGCTGTTTGTGAGGCACACGACGCAGGTATTATTCATCAGCACGATATGGATTATATGGCTGAGAAAGCTAGAAATAATTGTTGTCTCGTCAATCTGGAAGACATGCTTCAGAATGGTACTGTTCTTAATGGAGTTCGTATTGACCCGCAGCATAGACTTCTTACTGCTACTACTGTAGCTACTCAGATTATTACTGCTGTAAGTAGTTCTCAGTATGGTGGGGTAACTATTACTTTAACACATCTCGCGCCTTTCGTAAGAATGAGCTATGAAAGTTATCTAGATGAAGTAGCCGGTGAGCTTGCCGAGCTTGTTATAGATAATAAACCAGAGCTTATAAAAAAGATTGCCGAGAAGAGACTTATGAAGGAAGTACGAGATTCAGTACAGACTTTTAATTATCAGATTAATTCTATGTCCAGTACTAATGGGCAGGCACCTTTTATTTCTGTAAATATGTACATCTCTGAGGATCCCGAGTTCAGAAAAGAGACTGCTATGCTTATTGAGGAGTTTTTGCATCAAAGAATTAAGGGTCTCAAGAATGCCCAAGGTGTTTATATCACTCCTGCTTTTCCTAAGCTTCTCTATGTATTAGATGAAGATAATATTCGAGAGGATTCTGAGTATTGGGAAATTACAAAGCTTGCTGCCAAATGTACAGCTAAGAGACTTGTGCCGGATTACATATCTGCAAAGAAGATGAGAGAATATAAGCTTCGAGCAGGGCAGTCTTCTGGTGATGTGTATCCCTGCATGGGTTGCAGAAGCTTTTTAACACCTGATAGAACTACTGCTAACTATGCCAAGGCTCTTAATTATGATCCTGAAAAGCCGAAGTATTATGGTCGTTTTAATATGGGTGTTACTACTATTAGTCTTCCTGACGTAGCGCTTTCTTCAGGCAAGAATAGAGATAAGTTTTGGAAGCTTCTTGAGGAGAGATGTGAACTTTGTCACCTTGGCTTAAGAGCTCGTATTGATAGACTTCTTGAGGTACCTGCTGATGTAGCCCCGATTCTTTGGAGATATGGTGCCTTGGCAAGATTGGACTATGGAGAGAAACTTACTAATCTTGTATACAATGGCTACTCTACTGCAAGTCTTGGCTTTGCAGGTCTTTATGAGTGTGTTAAGTATATGACCGGCGTCAGCCATACAGATCCAGAAGGTAAAGAGTTTGGGCTTAAGGTAATGCAGAAGCTTAACGATATGTGTGCAAAGTGGAAGGCTGAGGAGAATATCGATTACTCGGTTTATGGGTCTCCTATTGAGTCCACTACTTATAAGTTTGCTAAAAAGCTTAAGTCTCGCTTTGGTAATGATGTCTTTGTGAAGCTTGATGGCAAGGATAGAAACTATATTACTAATAGTTATCATGTACCTGTATTTGAAGAGATTGACGCATTTGAAAAACTTGCACTTGAATCAGAATTTCAGAAGCTTGCTCCCGGCGGAGCCATTAGTTATGTAGAGACAGCTAATCTTACTTCTAATGTAGAGGCTGTTCTTGAGGTAATGAAGTTTATCTATGAGAATATTATGTATGCTGAGCTAAATACTAAGAGTGATTATTGTCAGGTTTGCGGGTATGATGGTGAAATGCAAATTACAGATGATATGAAGTGGTATTGCCCAAATTGTAACAATCATGATGAAAAGCTCATTAATGTAGCTCGTAGAACTTGTGGTTATATTGGTGTTAATAAATGGGGATATGGAAGGACGCAGGAAATTAAGGAACGCGTTGTCCACCTCGGAGAATAAAAATATAATATAAAGGAAGAGATTAAAATGTTTATTTATGAAAGAAATGGACGCATTTGCGTAACCTTTAAGGATGATAAGCCTGTACCTGCTCCTGAGTATGAGTTTGTAGTAGATAAGGAAGCAGATACTGTGACCGTAAACGGTAAAGTTCTTACACCTATGGTTACTGAAGAACTTGCTGAAAATGCTGTGTACGAGACTGCGCGTGTTATCTCTGAGCCTGTGTCTATTAATCTTGCTGGCAGAATGATTTCTGCACCTGAGGATACTGCTGGAGAAGGTATTTTCCATGTAAAGAAAAATGGTTATCTTATTATCAGCGGTAAAGGTATCGTTAATGGCGTAGGTAAGAATGATTATAGTATGGCTATTTGGGCAGATGGTGGACATGTTATTATTGATGATGGCACTTTTACAAATAAGGGTGCTCAGGGCAATGATGCCTCTCACTTCGATCTTATCTATGTAAAGAATGGCGGTATTGTAGAGATTAATGGTGGCTACTTTGAATGTGAGACACCTCGGTGGACTCTTAACTCTAACAATACTAAGCCTGGCACTATTATTGTTAGAGGTGGTACCTTTGTAGGCTTCAATCCTGCAGAAGCTTATACTGATGATAATGGTGCAGATGTAGTAAATTATCTTGCACCTGGCTATAGAGCTATTAAGTCTGATATTAATACTTGGATAGTTTGTAAGATCTAAATGAATTATGTACGTATAAACAAAAGCTCAGTAAACGAAGGTCCTGGAATAAGAATCACTTTGTTTGTCTCAGGCTGTCGTAATTGTTGCCCGGGATGTCATAATCCAGAGACCTGGTGTTTTGCAGCTGGTGAGCGCTATACTCAAGAAGTTGAGGCTAAAATTTTGGAGCATCTTCAGAAGCCTCATATTGCTGGTTTAACCCTTTGTGGTGGTGAACCATTCGAGCCTGAAAACCAGCCTGCTCTTGCAAAGCTTTGTGCTAAAGTTAAAAAGTATACAGGTAAAAGTATTTGGTGTTATACTGGGTATGAATTAAATGACTTATTACCGGATGGCTGTAAGAGAGGAATTTATACTCAGACTATGTTAAATAACATAGATGTATTAATTACAGGTAGATATATAGAACGACTTCGAGATATTACGGATAATAATCGTTGGAGAGGCTCAAGAAATCAGAGAGTACTTGATCTTCAAGAATCTTTATTCGAAGGTAGACCAGTTATGAAAGCTGGAATACCAAATAATAATTAAAAATAAAAGACCTTAACAAAGTTAAGGTCTTTTATTTTTATTCACGATGGAATTCTTTTACTAAATAACAAATTGGTGTTACAGTTAATTCTGTGTCATATTCCATTTCAAAACTAGAAGGATAACTGTCTTCCATAGGACCGTCATATTTGCCTGGATCATAATGAACATAAGACACCTCTGGCTGATCATTTGTCTCAAAGCTTATATCATATAGCATAGACCAGCCAGTGTCATCTATAGGGAAATAACCTAAGTGATTCTGTTCTGGATTTAAATTTAGGCCCTCAGCAATATTATACGGATCAAGACCGCCAAGCTTTTCATAGTCCTCAAATTCACGCTCATACTGGTCTAGGAAATCGTCTACATCAAAGCTATAATCACCAGCTTCATAGCCATCTCCCTTATAGTCTTCTTCAGTAAGTTCTATTTCGAACGGTTTTCCATAAATCGGAATAGTTAATTTACCGGTATTACTATCAAAAGTAGCTTCTTTGGTATTTAGTGTTGCAGTAAAGCCAGGTTCTAATGAAGCTGCTATTTGTGCCATGATTTTATCAAGAGCTGGTTTTTCTTCCGCAAGTAATTTAGCCATAGCTTCAGGCTTAGCTTTTTTAGCTGCAGTTCTCTCAGCATCTTTGGTTGTAGCTATCTCATCATGGCTAGTAAATTCGGCCCTGTGTTCAGCTGATACTTTGCTATATAGGGCATCATAAGCATCACTTAGCTTCTTAATTTCAGCTCTAAGTGCGGCTTCTTCTTCTGCGACTTCTGCCTTCCTTTTTTCATCGTAAGTATCATCGTCCCAGTCATCAAGCTGTCCATTATAATGACGGAATGTATAAGAGCGTTGAAGATCTCTTAATTGATTCTCAAGCTCACGCAATCTTCTACGATCTTCATTATCTAATTGTGTACTAAAACGTTTATCCCATGCATTACTTTTCTTTGTTTCCATTTGTCGCAATTCAGCATCTAAAGCCTCAATGCGATCAATTAAAGCAAATAACTCATTAGACGCAGCGGATTCTAACAGTTTTCTAGAAAAGCTTTCATTGATAAGCTTTGGTTGAATTTCTGGAAAATCTACATCAAAATACTTATTATACATATTAAGCTCCTTATAGAATTATTAAAATAAGTTTCTAAATAATTTAGCACTATACATGCACAAAAATATTTTATTTATAAAGATTGTATTATATAATACATTATTTATTATGAGGTTTATTAATTTTATGACAGCAAAACGTAAAGCAATTCCACCAAAGCTAAGAGAAGAAATTTTTAAAAAATATGATGGTCATTGTGCTTATTGTGGTAAGGAATTAACAAGAAAAGATTTCCAAGTAGATCACCTTATTCCAGTTCAGAGAGAAAAGTGTGGTAAGGCGTTGGAATCAGAAGTAGAAAATTTTAATAATTTTATGCCTTCTTGCCGTAGGTGCAACCATTATAAACGAGCTCATTCTTTAGAAACTTTTAGGCGTTACATAGAAGAAATTCCAATGAAGCTGCGAGAAGATAATTATATTTATAAAGTTGGTTTAGACTATGGTTTGGTAGAAGAACATCCACGCAACGTAGTATTTTATTTTGAATGGCTTAAACAGCAAGAAGATATTGTATAATATATTGTATAATATAAAGAATAAGATAAAAGGAGGCTTATAATGGCTGGATATAATGAGGATATGCTCGCAGCTATGAAGGCGCAGACAGAGTTTATTAAAAAGCAGGCTTTATTTGAAGTAATTCAGGTAGTGGCAGTTTGTGATACTTATGAAGAGTTTAAGAAGGCTATGTATGGAAAAGCTATTGAATTTATGAGAGAGCTGGAGGCTGACGGCACTGTCAGGCCAGGGTTTACAGAGAAAGTAATTAAAAATAGTAAAGAGGCAGGGCAGCTGTAATGGCAGATCTTACTTTCTATTATGGTCCTATGGGGTGTTCAAAGACTGCTAATGCCCTTATGGCTAGACACAACGCCTTAAGTATGCGACAGAATGTGTGGCTTATTAAGCCAGCAGTAGATACTCGTGATGATAAGGTTATGCAAGATGGTAGTCGTATTCCTATGCTTCGATCTAGAGTCGGTATTGAGGCAGAAGCTCAGCCTATCTATAGAAATGATCATATTGCTCCTCCACTATATACAAATATTATTATTTGTGATGAAGCACAGTTCTTACAGTCATGGCAGGTAGATGAGCTAAATGAGATTGCAAAAGACTTTGATATTCCAGTTCTTTGCTATGGTCTTAGAACAGATTTTAGGACAAGAGCATTTATCGGTTCTCAAAGGCTATTTGAGATCGCGGATAGGCTTATAGAACTTGAGACTTTTTGTGAGTGTGGAAAAAAGGCAGTTTTGACTGCGAAGTTTAATAACGGTAAACTAGTTCTCTCAGGTAATCAGATTGATATTGGTGGAGACGAAAAGTACAAAGCAATGTGCTATCGCTGCTGGAGGAATTTTAAGCTAAATCGGGAGTGTGAAGATGAATAAGAATTGGACTGTTTGTATTATAGCTTCAATTATTTGCAGATTTCTTGCTCTAGCTGCAATTTTAGCTTTTGTATATTTTATGGTTGTTTTTTCAGGTAGCTTACATTGTCTATGGCTTTTGTTTTTACTATTTGCTGTAGATTTGGTGCCTACCTATGAATTTAAAAAAGAATTTCCAATAAATAAGGAGAATAAAGATGGTAAAAGTAATTAAACCTGGACAGAAAGAATTTTATGCTACCTGTGATATGTGCGGTTGTGAATTTACGTATGAACTTAGTGATCTTAATTTGAGTTGTTCACTCAATAAAGTGGCTTGCCCTACTTGTGGTAAGGATTATTATCACAAGTCTCAGAATGGTGGAGGCTATGGTATTGATTATCTTAACTGGCCTAAAGCAGGTGAGCCAATTCCTTGCACAGATCAGGCTAAGGATCCTTGTGCGGAGTGTGATTGGATGAAGAACCTTCTTAAGAATGGTACCTATGTAGGTGATACTCCTTGTACTTGGTGTCCCAAGAATAAGTTTAGCTGTAATACTTCTGGTGGCTCGATTTTACAGTCTGGCTCTTATCCTGAAGCTCATTTAGCTGACAGAACTATTTCTTCCACTTCATCTTCGTGTAGCGCTGGAACGACTGCGACTATTCATTTGGATGCTATTACTGTTGCAGATCAGGCAGATAGAGATTATGTTAATGAGAAGCTTCAGGAGGTTCATAATGCGTCTGGCTGTTCTGCTTTGAATAGGTGTGACTCAAACTGTAATACAGAAGGCAAAAATTCTCATCCTGACGCTTTAATAGGCAATGGTAATAAAAATTGCAAGTGCAAGAAGTAAAACTAATAAAAGCTAAATTTGGGCTTTAAGGAGGCATTGAAATATATGCCTTCTTTTTATAAAAATAATAAAATATTTTGCATAGACACCGTATAATAAAATGTAGCAATTTTATGGGAGGATATACAATGTTTGTAGTAGAGCAACAAAAAGCAATTAAGGTAATTAGAGATCATGGTAATAGCATGGCTGATACTTTTGAGCTTTTGATGGATGAACCAGAGAAAGCAGACGTGTATAGAGAGGCTATTAATCATGCTTGTGTACAATTAGAGCTATTGGATACCTATGAGCTTGGTGAACCTAAAATAAGTGCATGCTTAGTGATTTGTGGACAGTTTGATGATCTAGGTAAATGTGGAAATTGCGATAAGCAACTTGGGTCATTGTCCTTTATTTATGACTGTGGTTTTGAGTATTGTCCTTATTGTGGGGCAAAGCTCTATAAGGAGGTACCCTATGTCACGAGAGTACCCAAGTAATTATTGTGGTGAATGTCCTATTTGGCTTGCTTTTGATGAGCCGGGAGGTATTCCCGCAAAAGAGGCTATTGAGAAATATTGTTCTAAATGTGATCTATATTTAGGCATTGATTGTGATGGTCGTTGTTTAAATTGTGACTGTTTTAATGAGCATGGCTGTACTTTAAAGGAGTTTTAATATGGAAAAGAAAATTTGGGGTGTTTGGGAATTTCCAGAGGGAGATATAAATTCTCTGTGGGTTGAGTGTAGCGAGTGTGGTCAAGTAATGCCTACAGAGGAGGCAGGAAGAATGTGTCCATCATGTAATACTGAAATGCTTCCATTTCCAGAGGTGAAGAAATGATTTTAGATTCTTGCCCTTTTTGTGGTTGCACTGATATTAAATATTCAGTAAAAACTACATCTCTTAGTTTTAAACGTGCCTGGTATGTTGCAATGTATTGTAATAATTGTCATTGTTATGGACCAAGAGTGCTAATTCGTCCAGACAGCTCGTTGACTCGACATAAGGTAGAACATAGCGTAGAATTTAGAATGCTGGCAGAAAAAGCTTGGAATAAAATTTTAGAATAACTATTAATTCACCTCCAGAGGTATTGTATTATATTATGTACAATAAAACTTTGGAGGTGTTTTTATGAAAAACTTTATGATTCAGGAAGTTCTTAATGAATGGAAGAAAGAGTCTGGTCTTACTCACATTATGCTTTATCGAGTAAGAAGTGGTGTGCTTACAATTTACTCTGATCGTCCTGGTGTGCTTATTGGTCGCATGGGTGAACGTATTGACCGCTACAAGCAGAAGCTACTTGCTTTGCCGTTTGGCTTGGTAAAAGAAGTTCGTCTTGAAGAGACTGATGGTATTTTTTGAGGAGGATTTTAACTATGATGGAGAAGAATTATCGTAATATTGATAAGGATGCGACTTATTTTTGTTTGATGCAGCCTATCGAGACTTTTATGGGTTTGATTTCATTTACTAGCTCAGACACACCTTGGGAGTGGTTTGAGTGCAGAGTGGACGAATCTAGATACAAGGTAGATGATAATTATAAGATTACTCTTAGAGCTTTGAACAACTGTGCTTATGAGCATTATTATCAAGATGACTTTCTTAGCCTTATAAATCAAGGACTTATTGTAAAGAAGACTTCTGATAAGATGCATGTTGAGCATGTAGATTTTTATGAGCCTATTCCTGGTACTATTGCTTATCTGCATCATGAAGGCTCTTGTATTGTGGAGGTATAAAAAATGAAAGCAACTGGTATTGTTCGTAGAATTGATGATCTTGGGCGTATTGTAGTTCCTAAGGAGATTCGTCACACTCTTGGACTTAAAGAAGGCGATCCAATGGAGCTTTATGTCGAAGGCGATGTAATTTGTTTTAAAAAGTATAGTACTCTTCCTGAAATTGCTCAGACTGTTGAAACTCTTGTCAATCAAGTTTCTGACCCCGACGCTTTGAGAGATCTTGATGAGACTGATGCAGTAGCTATCAGAGCATTTGCTAAGATTTTGCAGAAGAATTTCAAGAAGCTATCTGAGGTGGTTTAATTATGCAGTGTGCAGCAGCTGATTGTGTTAATAATGATAAAGGGTTGTGCACTGTGGAGTCTATGTTATCTATCTGTGAAGATGGGCAGTGTGCACTCTTGCAAAAGAGTCCTGAACGTACTATTAAAGTTTTGCAGGATAAGTTAAGTAGTCTGTCTGCAGAGAATAGACGTATCGTTGAGGAAAATGAGCAGCTTGTTAAGACACTTGAAGAGCTAAGGAAGCAGATACCTTATCCGCCTGTAGGATCTATTGTTTTTGTAGAGGATCCTATGTGGGGGCTTCTGCCTTGTAAGATTGATAAGCCTTTTCATTTTGTTGCTGGAACCACTGGTTCTGGTTCGTGTACTTTTAATGGCTTTTTTACACTTGATGACCTTGGGGTTACGATTTTTGAGTCTCAAGAACAGTGGGCTGCAAAGCAAGCAGAAAAGGCAGAAAAGTATGAAAAGCTATCTGATGGACTCGAAACAGTAAAGTGCCCAGATCATGTGGACGGAAAGAAATTAGATAATTTTATTTATGCAAAGGATTACCAATAATGAAGAAACCTATTCCGCAAAATAGTTTATATATGGAGCATGTAAAGACTGCATTGGAGAAGGCAAAAGCAGAATTTCATCTTGCAATTTATTTAGGTGAATGTGGAAGTAATGCAGGTATTAGAAAAATCTGGTCAGAGAGAGCAGATTGGATTGCTCCTTTAATTTATCTTGCAGAAGCGCAAATAGCAAGAGAGGAGTCTGATAATGTACATTAAACGTAGTAGAGTATTAGCAGACTTGCTTGATTATAGAATTAAATATCCGCATCAAGAAGAGCTTTTAAGTGCCTTTACTTCCTATATTCGTAGTTTACCTGCCGAGGATGTAGGGTCTCGCAAAACCTGCCATGGTGGTCAGAAGGTTGGTTTTAGGGAGTATTGTTCAGAATGTCATAAGTTAGTGGAGCTTGGAAATTTTTGCCCTTATTGTGGATCAAAAGTAGAAAGAGGCACACATGGTACAAGTTGCTGATGTAAAGCTTAAGCCTTGTCCTTTTTGTAAAGGTGAGGTAGAGCTTTGGAAATATAGTGAAGCTATTAAATGCCGGTTTATTTGCAAGAAGTGCAAAGTTGAGGTAGAATTTCCTAGAGGCCTTGATTCCAAAGATTGTATAAAGAAATGGAATAGAAGAGATACTCAGAAAGGCATTACAGTAGATGGCGGTCGCTGTTGCATTAATGCTAAGTCTTTTCTTGGTTTGGTAGCAGCAAGAGAGTTTGATGAGCTCTGGTGTGAATCTGATAAAGATATTTACACTGCAATTCGTCATTTTGAGGCTGAGTAATTCAGCCTTTTTTCTTTTTTTAGGCTAATTTAGCTTTTGTACTATTGTATAATATTATGAGATTATTTTATGGAGGGGAACTATGGGAATCAGTCTTACGGCTAATTATAAAGGTGCCCCATCGTTGGATGGTAGTAGCTTTATGTTGTTTAAGATACGTAGTAGAATAGCAAAAGCTTGGGATGCGGAATTTGGAGAGCATTATGCTACATTGATGGATGCTTTTCGTTTCAATGAGCTCGAAGCTTTCGATAGACGTACTACAGAAATTCTAGAGCAGTCGAGATTTTCAAATGATGCAGATATAGCAGAGTTTATGTTTATGTCTGATTGTGAAGGCAAGGTAAATTATAAAACTTGTAAAAAGCTTGCAGATTTGTTAACGTCTTTAATTGTAAACAAAATTGAGGATTTCGCTCAAATTAGCTTACGTTATCAAGCTTATAGCAAAAATGATTGGGAAGACTTATTAAAATTATTGAGAGGCTGTTATTCTCATAGAGCAAATTTGATTTGGAGGTAAATTATGGAAGTTATTACTAATTTTGATATTCACTGCGGAGAGGACATTCGGGCAGCAATTTGTAGAGTAGATCATGATTTTTATGTGCCTGTAAAACGGTATCGTGACGATCATGTATTTGACGAAAATAAGAGCGTGAAGTGGAATAGAGAAGAGGTAGCTCGTCAGAATGAAAAGCAGATCGAGCTTCAGAGACAGGCTAGAGATATGTGTGCACAGAGTCATGCAAATCTTAATGAAGCTATTTATAAGTATATTATGAATGAAGCTATTTATGGACATTATTTCAGCCGTGCAGAAGCTGCTTTTATTTGGTCTCATTGTTGCAGACATCATGAATCTAATCCTTGGGATTGGATAGACGAAATGGCAGACACTATTCATGAATATGAACTTATTATGGAGAACGAGAAATGAGAGAAGAGACGATTGTAAGTTATTTTGCAGATGATGGTACACCGTTTGAGCAGAATAAAGATGCTTGTAAGATTTATGAAGATCTTTGCCACAAGTATAAGACTTTCTTGTATAAGGGTGATGTAATGTTTTGGAATCATTATTCAAAGTATATAAATCTTGATTTAGTTGAGTATACTTTTGCTAATGATACTGCATACCTTGACTGGCTGCTCAATAGACTTAGAACTGAATGTGGTTATATTGTCGTGAATGTGCACCCATGTTCTGCAGAGTGGAAAGAGGCTTGGGAGTTTGCGAAGCTTTATGGCAACATGGGATCTGAGTGTGATAGGATTGAAAAGACTTATCAGATGGGAGATCTTCTTACTTATGATGAAATGGATTGTAAGTGGCATAATGTAAGTTATATGTCAAGAAATATTAAGACTACCCATGACAGGCTACTAAATGATGTGGCGGCAAAGTGCATCGCAAATAATTGGAGGGCTGGAGATGAATAATAAAGATTTTGTAGAGCTTGTTGCTCAAAATCCAGATTTGCCTATTATTACCTTAGTACATGGTGAGGTATGTGGAGACGATTGTGGCTACTGGCTTGGTCATTGTGGATCGGCTTCTGTAGAGTTAGTAGGTCTTATCGGTGAGCGATATTATACAGACTTTGAAGAGTTTACTGAAGTTTATTATGATCGGCACTCTGATGAACTTTGTGAGAAATTTAATTATGAGCCGCGTTGTTGTGCTGTTGCGGTAGAACGAGGGGAATATACCGAGGAGCAGTTTGCGGCTAATTGTTTGGCTGAGGCTCGGTTGGAAGAGTATTTAAAAGAAATTGCTATTAAATATATGAGAAGAGCTATTGTTATGTATGTAGATCTTCCTAAAGACAATATTATTCCGGAGGTAGACTGATGGTAGAACTTTCATTTGGAGATCTTAAGCAAGGTTTAATTTGCTGTACAGTTTATAGAAATTGTTCTGGTTGCCCTTTGTATATGGGGCCTGAAAAGGGGCCTCATGAAGAATGCACTTATAAGCTTATGAGTGCTGCTTTTAATTGCATTAATGCTTTAGAAAAAGATCTTGCTGCTTTAGCGGCACAAGGAGGTAAGAAATAATGAAGCTTATTTTACATTTTCCTAATGATACTAGGTGCGCGTTTATTAATTTTATTAGAGGCGATATTTATGGTATGTCTATGCAGAGTCATGCTATTGCTGGAGACGAGCTCGTAGAGGGTGCAGAAATTACGATTTTGCCTCAAGATGTAAAATATGGAGAGAAATGATGTCAGAATATTTACAGATTCTAAAAAGAGCCAAAGAGCAGGGTATTGAGCTAGAAGGTAAGATGGTTTTGATTCCTAAAGCAGAGAATAGATTTCATCTTAATGATTCGCCTGTATATGGAAGAGTTTGGGAAGATACCGGATATGTCGCTTTACTTAGGGATGTAGAGGAACCTTATTCTGAAACAGGATTTATTAAGGAACCTTTTATTTATCGTGTGAAAGATAAATATAAAACTTATCTTTCTGGCGGCGGTATCTCATATCTTGTGGAATTCTACGTAGTTGAATAATAGAAAATTAAATATCGATATAATTCTGAGTGGTTACATATTGTATAATAATATGTAGCCACTTTATATTTTGGAGGAACTTATGGAACACGAATATACTTATAAGCTTGAATGTCTTTGGGATATTGTAGAAGAGCTTACGGCAAGAGAAACTTCAAATAACTGTGTTATCCCCCCATTGCAGGGAAAGTCTTGGGATGAGCTATGTAAAGACGGTATTAGATTATTTAAAGAACTAGGAGTAAATATAAATGAGTAATATTTTTGTTTTGATCGCTATGTTGTTTATGCACGTTCTTGACGACTATGTTTTGCAGGCACCTTGCCTATGTAATCTAAAGCAGCGTGATTTTTGGAAGAAGACTGCACCTGATAAGATTTATAAGTATGATTACATAGTAGCTTTGATTATGCATGCTTTGTCTTGGTCTTGCATGATTATGTTGCCCTGTGCTTTTGCTCTTGATTTTAACGTTGGCTTCGGATATCTTTACTTCTTGGTCTTTAATACCATTTTTCACGCAGCAGTCGATCATCTGAAGGCAAACGTAAAAGTAATTAACCTTTGGGTAGATCAGGCTTGTCATATGCTTCAGATCGCTAGTACCTTTATTGTATTTGTGTTTGGAGGCTTTGTATGTTAAAGCAGATTGATTTTACAATGAATACCGGTTTGAAGTATCATATGTTTTTTGATGATGAACACATGACAGAGGAGCAAGCTTTGGTAGAATGTGAGTTTGTCGGATGGGGTGCTGGACACGACTATAGTCTTTACCCTTATTACCTTATTGTACCAGACGGCAAAGAACCTATTTTGAAGACTATTGGAAAGTATTGTAGAGAAAATAGGGAGGAAGAAGATGAAGCGTAAGCCTTGGCCTATTGATACTTGTGATGTGTGTGGAAAGAAAGAAGCTGTTGGTTTTGTAGTAGCTTCTGCTTTTGGTGCACATAGTAACGCAGTATGTATAGATTGTATTGAAGCTGGAAAAGAAAGTTATAGAGATATGGTTCTCTACATTTCTTGTGCTGGCAGGTGGCCTCAGGATATTAATGAGAGATATCAGAGATTTGTTCGTAAACAGCTTGATTTACATGGTAAGACTGAAGAAGAGTTCGCTGCTGATGTAGAAGCGGAAATTAAGCGTGATCTTGAATTTCAGGAAAGTTATTATGCTTCATGGGTTCAGGAGGACAAAAATGGATTTTAAACAGCCTGGTCCTACTGGATATATTGAAATGAAACCAGTCTGTTCTGAATGCAAGTATGTATTTGAACTAGATGATGTGGAGATAGTTGCATTAGATTGTTCTGACGGTAAGTTGAGTTATCGAAAGCCTCGGGTAAGCCCATTAGTCTGTCCTAGATGTAGTACAGTTTTTGCAGGTATTACAATTCCGTTAGATTTCGAAAAGAAATTAGCTGATAAAGCTAGATGGAGATATAATTATGATTGAGAGACATACTTTTAAAGAGCTTATTGAAACAATTGCTATGATAGAGGCCGGCATTGAGAAATTTGAGGCAGCTGTGAATTGTCATATTGACGATAATTGGATGGTAAATGCCCCATGTAAAATTATTACTGCTATTGCTGAAGGATTTTTTGAGAATTATACTTTTGAAAAAGAGAAAGGCCATCATTCGATAGTAGATTCTAAGCTTGAAACGATAGAAGAGCTTTTGTATCATTTTATTTATATGGAGGATTGCGGGAACGAGTCTGAACATTGTAAGTCCAAGCTTGTAATAGTAGATCAAGGAGAGGATACTGAGAAAGCGCTTCCTTGTACTTGTATGGATGAGCTTTATGACATTATTCAAACCTATATAAATGATACAAGTCTTAACTTTAGTTTTAATTATTGTCATTCTTATAGAGAAGACGAGGAGCTTAAAGATGCGCGCTAAGTGTGGAAATTGTGAATTCTTCTTGGGTATGGGAGATTGGAATCTCTGCTGTTCTAATCCGCCTGAAGATGAAGTTAGTTGGGCTGGATTTTTGTGCTATGGAGATACCGCTCCATGTCATAATTATAAATATAAAAAGAGAGATGAGGACGAGCTCCCTCTTTCTGGAACTCAACGTTAAAATCTAGAAAAGTAAATGCTAAATTAAATGAAATAAATTATTAAGGAGTTTAATATGGCATTTATCTATAAAATTACTAATTTACAAAACAATAAGATTTATATAGGGCAGACTTCTACTACTTTAGATCGTAGATTTCGACAACATCAAATTGCTGCTTTTACATTAAAGCTTAAAAGGCCTTTGTACAGTGCAATGCGTAAATATGGAATCGAAAATTTTAAAATAGAGTTAGTCGAAGAAGTAGATGCAGATAAGGTTGCAGATGCTGAACAACTATATATTTCTAGATATGAAAGCTTTGCTCCACTTGGGAAGGGATACAATGCTACTCGTGGTGGAGAGGGTGCTATATTATTAGATTATGATTTAATTTATCAGCTTTGGCGGGATGGTAAAAGTATTGCAGAAATTAGTACAATTACTGGGGCTACTAGATACAGCATCCGAGGTGTTTTAAAGGTACTACCAGATTATAATGAGACAGAAAGCCGGCGCCGCGGGAATAGATATCAGCATAGTTTAAGATTAAAGACTATTTATCAGTACGCGCCAGATGGCACTTATTTGATGACTTATGACTCAGTGGCTACAGCAGCAGAATCTTTGAATATTTCAACTAAGAGCTTATTTTTTGCACTTACTGTGCCAGGACAACTTGCTGCCGAGACTCAATGGAGCTATTTAAGGTTAGATAAGCTATCTCCAATAGAGCATAAAGTACGAAAATATAAACAGCCTGTTTTAGAAATAGACTCTAATGGTAAGGTAATAGCAGAATATGAATCTGCTTCAGCTGCTGCAAAACTATTGTCTTTAGATTCAGGCTATATCCGTACTGCTTGTACTAGAGATTCTCACAAGTATGCAAAGTTAGATCGATATTTTATATATAAACAAAAGAATTGAGGTGGTTTAAATGAAGTCAAGAGTTGTTTTTCTTGACTATGATTAGATGGGGTCGTAAATACTCCGATGTGGAATGAGAAGGGTACAAGGTGCTCTTATAATTTTCCTAAGGATAATAAAGTAAATAATTTTCAGGCTGTACAATGGCTTTCTGAAGCGTGCAAGAAGTTTCATTATGATATTGTAGTAACTTCTACTTGGCGCTGGGATGAGAATTACAAAGAGTGTCTTATTAATGGTGGTCTGAGATCTGGAATTGAGATTTTAGGACGTACTAAAGAAATTAGGGAGCAGTGCAGGGGTTTTGAGATAAAGACTTATCTTGAAGAGCATCCTGAGATTAATTACTATGTTATTATCGATGATGATTGTGATATGCTTCCTGAGCAGATAGGTCATTTTATCCAGACTGACTATAGAGTTGGTTTTACTCTTAAGGAATTTGAAAGGTTTGAAGAGATCTTTAATAAAGACAACGGCCATGGAGGATCTTTTCCGGAAAGAAAACAGAAGGATTACAGGAGATTTGACGAATGTGCGACGTATGTAGAAGATTAACAGAAGATCATGTTCATAGTAGATTGGCTGCAGACTATAATGGTACAGAAATCGAGCTTATGAAAGATGGTGAAGAAGTTAAATTAGTGATAAGCTATTGGAATACTATGTATAGAAATAGGCTTGACTGCACTATAGGGTTCTGTCCTTACTGTGGAGAAAAGCTTATTAAGACTGCAAAACGTTCTGTGGGCGCAAAAGATAAGAACGGTCGTGAGCTTTATGAGGGAGATTGCGTAAAAACCAAGTATGGTCGAATTTGTAAGATCATCTGGTTTGAATCAGACCAACATAGATGCTGGGATCTTATGCCAGTAGATTTATTTGAGTGCAAGGCGCCAGATAATTGGGACATGTGGTATTCTGAAAATTTAGAATTTGTGAGGTAAACTATGGATAGATTTATTAGAGGCGCATTTTGTTTGGATTGGGATGTAACTGATATGGAAGCCTGGGAAGCCAAGCATATGAAGCAGCTTGAAAAAGTTGGTGAATTTTGTAATGCATTTGAAATTGAATTTCAGTGTGGCACTACGGAGCATGATAGATATATTATTGAATATCGTATTATATCTAGTACGGCTCAGAGAGGTAATTCCTTGTATAGAGAGCTTAGAGACCTTATTAAAGAGTACTTTGATAAACCGGAGGAACTACATCAGTTTAGAGGGAGAATTATGAGATGATCAGTAAAGAGCAAGCTATTGAGATTGTGCGTAAATTTGATTTTTTCCAGGGCCAGAGAGCTGGCAGAGAGCTTTGGGCTACTAAGCCTATTGAAGTACAGAATGTAGATCTTATGAGCTTTTCTTCGGACTGCGGTGATTTGCTCGAGTATCTTGAGAAGACTCAGGAGCCGGGCTATAGATTAGAGGCTATTCCAGAGAAATGCTGGATTCTTTTTGATATGCCTGGCTTTTACGACATCTATGAGTATGAAGTTGATCGAGTAGTATTCGTAAAAGATAAGATTGAAAAACTTTGGTGTTCTAGAGAGCATGAAGGAACCGTAGTAACGAGCCATGACCTTGGCAGACTTGTATTTTTCTCTAAAGAAGCAGCAAGTAATGCTTTAACTGAAATTATTAAACAAAGACGAGGTGAAATAAATGGCGAAATGTAATTGTTTTCGCTCTGGTAAGGTATTTAACCTGCATAGTGGTAAGGATTATTGTGATGGGGTTAAAGAGCCGGAGATCTGTTCTTGTGGTGGCGATATGAGTAAGTGCGATTTTTATGAATATAAGCGGACTGCTTGTATACAAGAAGAAAACGTCGAGGTAGAGCAAACTACTTTTGGCCCGTCTGCAAATAATAAATATTATCCTGCTTTCCAGTGGATAGCATTGTCTGTAGATCAGCCCGTTATTAATACTGATAAAGAATATTATATGATGGTCTGCTATACAGATCCATATAATAAGCTTGAAATGAAAGTACTGAGGGTTTCTAAGGGTAACACTGCTTTATTTGCTAGTCTGCTATGTGCAAATAATATTTTGTATTGGTGCTACATTAATCCGCCTGCAAGCCTTGTTAATAAGCAAGCAGCCATTAAAAAGCTTCAAGCTTGTGGAATTTTAGATGAGCAAGGTAATATTGCAGAGGCTTACAAAGATATTTTTATAAAGGTAGATGATCTATGATCGGGAAGTATTCACTTATAAGATTAAAAGACCAGCAAGAGAACTTGCGTAATCTATTAGACCTGGAGTGTTCTAAGGCACCTGTTCATCAAGATAAAGAGCTCATAGGCTATTGTAAAGGAGCTCTTGAGTATTTGCCTCAGCTTATTGTGCTTACAAAGCTATGGACTGATCAACAGCGTTATGGTCTACACGAGACTGCTTTGTTTGAGGAGAATGCTGACTTAAGAGAGAAACTGAAGACTCTGGAAAAACAGCTACTAGAGGATGATTTTTTGAGTCAGTCCTACGTAGATATTAAAGATACACATTATGTAAAACCTGACCCTAGACTTGTATTTGAGGATTAAGTTATGATTTGGATTGGAATTATTATTGGTATTATTATATGGCAAGTTTGTTCATTGATCTTTTATTATATCTGGCAGCATAATGAAGAGAATGCTATTGTGGCTTCTGCAGGTATTGCTGGAGGTATTGTTTTACTAGTAGGTAATACTTATATTTGGCTTAAAAAACTCTGGCATAGCTGGTTTTTTAAGGCTGCTCTTGTAAAAGAAGGAGATGCACAAATTTATTATTGTCGTTCAAAGGACTCTGAGTATTATATTCATGCTCAGGGTTATAAATGGGCGACAGAGCTACGAAACAAGTATACCATAGAAGACGGTTGGCGTAAGGGAGATTGTAGTTTTGGTACAATTAATATTAGATTTACGCCTAATAAAATTTTAAAGAAAGAGAATGCAAAGCCTTTGCCTAAGATATCAAAGGAATTGAGAGAGGATTATTAAAATGTCATTGAAAGAAACTATTAATGAAAAATGGAAAGAAGCATTCAAGAATAGGGATACAGAAAAAAGAACTTGTTATGAGTATCTTAAACAACGAATCCTTGTTGCAGAGAAATCTGGTCAGTTTGAATTACCTCTTACTGATGAACAGATTACTAATCTTATTGTAAAGGAATATAAAGAAAGAAACGATCTTCTTTCAGTTTATTCAATTGGAGATGATGAATATGCTGAAGCTCAGTTCATTATTGATGAGCTTGACCAATATCTTCCTAAGCAGATGAGTGAGGAGGAAGTTATTACTATCATTAAGCGTATCAAGGAGACTGAGCCTAACACGGGCAAAGTAATCGGTCTTACCGCAAAAGAAGTTGGTAACCGTTTTGACAAGTCTAAGATTGCAGCTCTTGTAAAGCAGGTGTGATATGAAAGTATTACTGGTAGTTGATGTTCAGAATGATTTTGTGACTGGTACTCTGGCAAATCCTGAAGCTCAGGCTAAAATCCCTGTTATTAAAGAAAAGATTCAGCAGCGAATTGATGAAGGCTGGCAAGTAGTATTTACGCAGGATACACATTTTGACGATTATGATAAAACTATGGAAGGAAAGTACCTGCCTGTTAAGCATTGTATTGATGAGACTGAAGGTTGGTATATTGTGCCTGAGCTTAAAGAGTTTTTGGAGGGTCGTTGGCGGCTAACTAAGACCCGTTTCGGTGATCTTGAGCTTTATCATAGAGTTGAAATGTGTGTACCGGAGAAGCTGCTTGAAAAAGAGCCTATTGAAGAGATTGAGCTTATTGGTTTTTGTACTGATATTTGTGTGGTTTCTAATGCGCTTATCTTAAAGGCGTCTGTTTGGGGTGAAAAGACGGTTATTAGCTGCGATGCTTCTTGTTGTGCCGGTACTACTCCGGATGCCCACGTAGCAGCACTTAGAGTAATGCAGTCTTGTCAAGTAGAAGTACGTAATATAGGAGATATAGTATAATGGAAAAAACGTTTAATATTGAAGTTACTATGGAAGAGCGCTGGGTTGATGACTTTTGTTCTTTTTTGAGGTATATTCAAAGAAATGGTAGTTTAGGACATTCTTCTCTTGTTGGTTTTTATGCAGATGGAGATGGTGATTTTAGACCTAGATTCAGATTTGATACAGAGTTTAATCTTACACCTGGACAGAAGACTACTAAGATCCCTGAACTTATGTTTGATGCAGGATAAGGAGTTAAATATGACAAATATTAGAGGTTGTCCTAATTGTGGGTATAATCAAGTTTTAAAGCTTAGATCAGACGCTACTGATGCTTGCTGTTACTTAAAGCTTACAACTAATCGCTATTTTGGTTTTTCTGTAGAGCCTTTGGTTTGTGCAAATTGTGGAACTGTATATATTGATGGAGCTGATTTAGCAAAAATGAAAGCGATGGTATTGGAGCGTGAAAAAGAAAGAGAATTATATTTACAACAAGAGCTTTGACTTAATGAGAGATAATATTGAGGATACTACTTATGGTATTTATCCTCCACCACTTAATGCTCAGACTGCAATACACATACTCTGTGATTATTTACTCGGAGATGATTGGTATTTTGCTGGATCTTGTGGTATAGAACAAGGTAATGCTGTTATTGTGGAACATATTCTTGACAAATACTCAAAGCAGTGGAAAAAAGATTGGAAAAATTATAAAAAGGGAGCTTAAATTTCTAAGCTCCCTATTGTATTATATAATGTGAGTGCCACGAAGCCTATGGACTTAATGTAGATACGGCAGTTAAGAGATGGCCTAAGAAGCCAATGCCAATATGGGATTAAGAGACGGAAGCTGGAGCAGTGGTAAATGGAGTGCAATGAACAGCTCACAAGTAGGTGCCACGAAGCCGGAAGTCAAGCATGAACGGAGGAAAACTGTGGTAAATGGATAATGCGAAAACCAGCCTACACTACGAACAATACGCCAACCGGCTGAGACTCGTAGAGAAACAAACTCAGAAGGGAAGAGTGCAACGAGCTTTGACAGTTGCTGAGACTTGGGTGCCACGAAGCGCTGAATATGGAGATCATGAGCGAAGTATTTGGTGAGGTTGTAAGAAGCTGTGGTAATGGAAAGAGTTAAACAGCCGGGTCTGATTTGGTGTTGAACGTGGGAAGTTCCCCGTAGTCTTCGCTTGGACTGCCAAAACAAGAGACTTATTATCAAAGAGTGCTACGAAGCCGATTGAGCGTTAGGCAAGCCTGTATCGGAAAGCGGTGTCCCTGAAGCAGCAGTAGTAAATGGAGTGAGATGAACAGCTCTTTGAAATCTTTTATTTAGGAAGGAGACCTTATTTTAATGATTTTTGATTTTTGTGAGGATACTCCGCCCAACAGTTTATAAGCTGTAGGGAGAGCGCAACCTAAATTTGTGGGCACAGCAGTAGATCCGCTTATCTACTGGGATTGATGAGAAGGAACTGTGTAGGACTAAGGTGGGAAGGTCTAGAGAAAAGTGGGCGCTAGCAGTCAGTAGGCGGTTATGACTGGGTTTTAGAGACGTACTAGCGGTGCTTCTGGCGGCTCGGAAGCAGCTATATACGATTTGTCAAGTATTGACAGCTAGGAGTTTTTGCTTGTTTTTTCTGAACGAATAAAATAAGTTTTTTGCATGCAACCCAAATGAAGGAGTACGCCAATTGCGAAGTTATAAAGCTTGAGGTAAAGAGCGATAAGTAATAAGAGCGGCCTGAGTAAATATCGGGTGTGTTGTGGGTAACGAAATCCCATCTCCTTCACCCCTATCTGTATTAAATTTAATAGTGCCACAAAGCCAAGATGCAAGAAACGCTTTGAGAATGCGTCATGCTTGGGTACAGGAGCTGTAGTAAATGGAGTTAGACGAACAGCTATTAAATTTTTGCTGTATGGGTCATTGCTTTTAGGTGAGCGAGGGACGCCTTGATGAGTTCAAATCTCATAATGACCCCTAATTTTTATATCCAAGGCTGGCGGAAGTATAGGCAGGTTGGTAAGTCCTATCACGGTAGACGCAGGTCGGAATAGATCAGCTATCAATGATCAGGGTAGCGTCCAGGTTCAAGTCCTGGGTCTTGGGCCAAACCTTTAATAAGGAGAAAAATATAAAATGGTTATCGGAATTGATTTTGACAGCACTATTAATAGCATGCTTGATACTTGGATTGAGTGGCTAAATAGAAAGCATGGTAGGTCGGTAGCAGTTGACGAGGTTAAAGATTGGGAGCTCGCTAAATGCTATCCTTTTTTGTCTAAGGCAGATCTTTTTGAACCTCTTAACACACCTGAGTTTTGGGATGAGGTAAAGATTAAACCAGAGGCAGTAGATGTGGTAGCACGTTTGATGCAAGAAGGTCACGAGATCTATGTCATTACAAGTTCACATTATAAGACTTTGCCTTATAAGCTTAAGAAGTGCTTGTTTGCTCATTTTCCATTTTTAGATAAAGAGAATGTAATTATTACTTATAATAAGTCACTTATTCGTTGCGACATTATTCTCGATGATGCAGAGCACAATCTTGTAGGTTGTCAGGGGATTAAGGTTCTTTTTGATGCACCTTATAATCAGAATTCTACTGTGCAGGATTATCGAGTAGGTTCCTGGAAAGAGTTTTATATTCTAGTTAAAGAGCTTGTAAGAGGTCGTTTTGGTCGTCCTCCTTTTGCTAGAGTACATAAATTCCGTGCAGGTCGAGGATGCGGAAAAACTGCTTGGATTCAGCAGATGATTAAGGATTCCGAGCAATTTCCCTGTTATGTAATCATGCCTGAGCATCAATACCGTAATTTCTGTAGAAGTTACCTCGAACGCTTTGGTAAGGTATGTCCTGCAAAGCTTTATACGTATGAAGGGCACATTGACCCGCTTGCAAGATTCTTTGTTGACATGCCTTCTACTTTTGGATTCAATACCTCTTATTTTGAAGACTTTAAAAATATTTATTTAGAAAGAAATCATCTTATTTTTGTGGCAGACTTTGAAAATGTACACTGGCACAATGTATAATTAAATGAAGTAAAAATAAAGGAGACATTATTATGAGTTATTATGCTATTGTAACTACTTTGAAGGATGTTAGAAAGCATCCTAATGCAGATCGTTTGCAGCTTGCTGATGTGTTCGGTAACACTGTTTGCGTATCTCTTGATTATACTGAGGGCCAACTTGGTGTATATTTCCCTACCGGTGGCCAGCTTTCTGTGAAGTTTGCTGAGGCTAATAACCTTCTTAGAAAGAAGGATGCTGATGGCAATAATATTGGTGGCTACATGGATCCTGATAAGAGAAATGTAACTGCTATTAAGCTTAGAGGCGAGAAGTCTGATGGTCTTTTCCTTCCTCTCCATTGTCTTGAGTCTTTTGGTGATATCTCTACCCTTAGAGTAGGAGACCGTATTGATGTATTTAATGGTGAGGAGATTTGCACTAAGTACATCCCTCGTACTCAGGCACGTAGAGGTCATGTATCTGAGGGTAATCATACTCGTAAGTTTAAGGCACCTATTGCACCTACCTTTGCAGAGCATGCAGATACTGAGCAGCTTGCGTATAATCTTGGAGCTTTCAAGGTTGGCGATGAGCTTGAGCTTTCTCTTAAGATGCATGGTACTTCCCAGCGTACTGGCCATTTGAAGGTACTTACTGGTTATAAGAGATCTATTATGGATCGTATTCTTCATAGACCTGGTAAGCCTGTATATGACTGGGGCTATGTATCTGGTACTCGTCGTGTAGTACTCGATACTTTTGATGGCGGCTTCTATGGCTCTAATGAGTTCCGTAAGCAGCATCATGATACTTTTGTAGGAAAGCTTTGGAAGGGTGAGACTGTTTATTACGAGGTCGTAGGCTTTACTCACACTGGAGCACCTATCATGGGTAATGGTAATAACGAGAAGCTTGGTAAAGACTTTGTAAAGCAGTATGGTAAGGAGACTGTGTTCTCCTATGGCTGTGCTCCTAATGGTGTTGGGTATTATCTTGATGAAGAGCATAACCAAATTGGTGTTGAAAATGCACTGCCTCAGTCAGATATCTACGTATATCGTATGACTATGACTAACGAGGACGGAGAGGTTGTAGAGTATACTCCTGACTTCATGCGTTACCGTTGTGAGCAGATGGGTGTAAAGACTGTTCTTGTATTTGGTAAGGCTACTCTTTCTGAGGATAGACTTCATTTCACTGCACCTAATGGCTATGATCATGATTACCTTATTGGCGATGGTGAGCTTGGAGATATGATTATGCGTTGCGCTGAGGACTACTTCGATGGTCCTGATCCTGTTGGCAAGACCCATACTCGTGAGGGTGTAGTGGTACGTATCGTAAACCGTCCTAAGTTTGCTGCTTTCAAGCATAAAAATTTCTCTTTCAAGGTTCTTGAGGGAATTATTGGCGAGAAGCTTGCCGAGTCTACTGCTGACGTAGCAGAGGATGTCCTTGCGGAGATGTAATATGAGAACTAAGAAATATTGGCGGGACCTTAGTGAACAACACTATAGAGATCTACAGGAAGCACTTAATTTAAGTGATCTTAGGGATCAGGCTCTTAGGTTTTTGCTTAAGAGCTCTGATACCTATAGAGTTGAACTTACTTCTGATGTTCAGGTTATTAATAGTGCTCCCTATTCCAAGCCTATCACTCGTTTTGAATATGTAGACGGCAAAGGTAAGTACCATAGACATATTAGACCGATAGCTATTGAAAAGCTTGAGATTATTAGTACAAATGCTGATACTGCTGTACTTAAGTTTGAGACTGTTAAAAATAGTTATACCTATTGGATATTAAATAAGGCAGATGAAACTATTGCAGAGATCCCAGCTGACTATTTTTGTACCTGTGATAAATCTAAGAAGGAGATTGATAAAGAATGATTAGATCAGAGCTTGATCCTATTAAGGATAAAATGTATGATTATTCTCTTGATACTGCAAGAGAGGAGCATTTGTATGATGTACTCAGATCTGCTCTTGGAGAAGACTGTCCACCTGAAAATGTAGATTACCTTTGTGAAGACCCTAATGCTAAGGGTTCTGAGGAAGAGATCTGTGCGCAGTGCTTTAGAAACTGGGCAGCTAAGGTAGCCGGACCCGATACTGCAAAGTCTAAGAGACTATTGGAAGCTCTTGAGCTTGCAGTAGCGGATAAGTGCCCGCCAGATGTTAAGGATTATGTTTGCCAGGCAACTGAGGATGAGAATACAGACCAAGAGACTTGCAGACAGTGTATTATTCGTTGGGCTACTTTGCCTTTTGGTAAATTTAGAACGAGGTAATAGCTGTGAATAGAGAAAGTGGAGTTAGCGCTGGTGGTGGTATTACCCTCAGTGGTTTGGTTTTTATTGTTTTTCTGGTTCTTAAACTTTGTAATATAATTAATTGGTCCTGGTGGTGGGTAACAGCACCTCTTTGGATTCCTATTGCACTTTTTGTTGCGGTTTGTATCGTAATTTTTATTGTAGGTGTCTTTATCGGAATTGTTAGAGCTATCTGTAAAGCTAACAAAAGACGAGATTAATAATTTTTTACATATTTGGCGCTTGGTTGGCTAAGAGGAAAGCTCCCATTATCTGCAGAACACAAATGTCATATTGGAGAGGCTTCACGTAATCATAAAAGAGTTAAATAAAATTAAATAATGAAAGGCAATTATGTTATGGCAAATAAAAAAGATTCGCTCGGCGATAGAATGAAAAATAATTATGAAAATAGAGCTAAGACTTATCTTACCAGAAGGCTTCCTGTGGTGATTCGAATCGACGGCAAATGTTTTCATTCATTTTGTAAGAATTTTCAAAAGCCTTATGACGAGGTTTTCCATAAGGCAATGAATTCTACCTTGCAGTATCTTTGTAAAAATATCCAGGGTTGTAAGTTTGGATATACACAGAGCGACGAAATTTCACTTCTGTTGACTGATTACGACACTATTAATACTGATGCTTGGTTTGGATACGGTGTGCAAAAGATGTGCTCTATTGCTGCTTCTATGGCTACCTTGCACTTCAATAAGGCTTTCAGAACTTATGTTAATGAGTATACTGCCGGCAAAACTCTTGATAACTATTCTATTGAACTGCTGAAGGCCAAGGATAAGGGTGCAATGTTTGATGCTCGCTGCTTCAGCATTCCTACCTCAGAAGTTTGTAACGTGTATATCTGGAGGCAAGAAGATGCTACTCGTAATGCCATTCAGATGCTTGGACAAACACACTTTAGTCATAAGGAGCTGCACAAGAAGTCTACTTCAGATATTCAGGAGATGTTGTGGCAGAAGGGTATTAATTTCAATGATATGCCTATTGAGTTTAAGCGTGGTGTTTGTTGCTATAAGAGATCTGTAGAGCGTAATGGAGCAGCACGATCTGAGTGGTATATTGATAAAGAATGTCCTATTTTTACACAGGACCGAAACTATATTGAGAGATTTCTTCCCAAGGAGAGCTAAATGACAAATAAAGAAACTTTTATTTCGTTGTGTCAATCTATTACGAGACCAGGAATGCCAGAGTTGCTTGCTTGGCTTGAGAACAGTGATTTCTTTACTGCCCCAGCAAGCACTCGGTATCACGGTGCTTATGAAGGTGGACTTGTTGAACATAGCCTTAATGTATATAATGAGTTAAAGCGTTTGATTGCTATTTATCCTGAGATCAATGCTTCTGAAGAGAGTCTTGTTATTATTTCCTTGTTTCATGATTTGTGTAAAGTAAATATGTATGGCAAGGAAGTTAAGTATCGTAAGGATGCTCAGGGTAAGTGGGAGACATATGATGCTTATGTTCATAATGAAGAGCTTCATTACGGTGGACATGGTAGTAAGTCTGTATTTATTCTGCAGAACTTTATTAGACTTCTTCCAGAGGAAGCTGTATCAATTAATTGTCATATGGGCACCTGGGACGGAGAGAATAATGTAATTGCAGCTGCTTGGGAGCATTGCCCTCTGGCTTGGCTTCTTCATGTAGCAGATGAAAGTGCAACTTTTGTTAAGGAGGCTAGAACATGAGTACTTATGTAAGAGAAAAGGTATTGAGAATTCCTTATGAAAAAACAGGTTGGCAGCATAGGTTTGAGGATGTTGATGCTGCTAGAGAGTACTGTGAACAAAATTTTAAGAGTTTATTTGAGTATGGTAAAGTAGGCAAATTTCAGTTTGCTCCTACTGAGAGCACTTTTATTGATTTTGTAATTGAGCGTGAATATGACGCCAATGACGGCGAGTGGGGCAAAGTGCGTGAGCTTTATCAAACTGAGTTTAATGTTTTTGCTCGGCTTTTTGCTCAGATTATGCCGGCAGCTGAATTTTCAGCAATTCGTGTTGTTGAATTTTGTTGGTATAACTGTTCTGAGGCAGATGATTATTATGAGTACTCTGAAGATCCGTTTTATAAGGAGATAACTTATGAACATTCTGTACTATGATGATTCTCTACCAAAAGAAAACCTTATGAAGCTGTTTAAAGTAATTCAAAATAAGGTTGGTGTTGATTTAATAGCCGTACCAAAAAACTTTGAATTAGTATTAGATTGCCCTGCAGAACGCTTATTAGAAATTAGGGATATGATCGATAAAGCTTTGGAAGAAAAGCAGAAAGAAAGTTGCTGAAATACGCAACTTTTCTTTTTTGCCTGTTGTATAATATATTAGAACTGTATCGGAGGTTTATTATGGTATATATTACTGGAGATATTCATGGAAATCCTGAGTTCTTGATTTATAGAGCCCAGCAACTTGGTGTAACTAAAGATGATATTATTGTGCTTCTCGGAGATGTCGGTGCAAATTATTATCTTAATAAAAAAGATGATCGGCTAAAAGAAGCTTTGGATAAATATATTGAAGCTACTATTCTTTGTATTCATGGTAATCACGAGGAACGACCTCAGAATGTAGCTGGGTACGAGATTATGCTTTGGGGTGGTGGTCTAGTATATAGACAGCCACAGTATCCAAAGCTTCTGTTTGCGATTGATGGCCAAGTTTATACTCTTGCCGGCAAACAGTGCCTCGTTCTTGGTGGTGCCTATAGTGTAGATAAATATTATCGTTTGGCAAGTGGTTATGCTTGGTTTGAGAGTGAACAGCCTTCTGAGGCTATTAAAGCAAATGTCGCCGAAAAACTTGATAGTATAAATTATAAGGTAGATGCGGTATTCTCGCATACTTGTCCGTTTAAGTATGAGCCTGTTGAGGAGTTCATTTCTGGTATTGACCAGTCTAAGGTAGACGATAGCACAGAGCGTTGGCTTGATGAGATTGAAGATAAACTTGATTATAAGGCTTGGTTCTGTGGACATTGGCATACAAACAAACACCATGATAAGATGCACTTCTTATTTATGGACTGGGAGCTTTTGGAGGATATACGATGATCAGAGATTTAGATCGTTTTGAAGTTATTGCAGATGAAGATGAACTCAAGTGGTTTTTTGAGCACGTTATTCAGAAGCCACAAGTAAATGAGTCTTATGCTGCAGTTTTTGTAGCGAGATTTAAGAAGCTTACTGCAGAGGAAAGAGCTGAGGTAGGTATTGCAAAAAAGGATGCAGAGTTTTTAGCTACTCAGACTTTTCGAGTTAGAAAGTTTCATGATGCAGCCGATCTTGCCGAAGATGATGGCTGGAACATGACTAATTTCGTAAAGAAGCTTAAGAGATTTAATGTAGATAAGGGAGCTTATCTTACTTCTGGTGGCTATCCACTTCCTGAGAAATGTATTGCTACTATCTTTTATGTAAATCCTTGTGATGAACTTAAAGTAGCTGATGAAGTAATGCAGAAGCTTAATGATACTAAGACAGCTATCGTTAAAGCAATGTTGAACGGTAAGACACTTGACGCTAATTTGCAGTCATATCAAAATTTCAGCAATATTGAAAGCAATGTAAAGCATGCAAGAGCTCATTGTAAGGGTTCAGTTTATTGGCTTGACTTTGATCTCGATGTTCCGCCGTGGTTTAAGGATCATGCCTGTGGGTACCAAGGCTATTATAGTCAGATGCTTGACAGCCTTAACCAAAGATTTGGTTTGGGTAATTACTTAATTATTGATACCTCAGGTGGCTATCATATTCTAGTCAAAACAAGAGCTATTCATGGTAATCCGCATCATTTCTGTGAGGATATGCAGGGTATTTATTGGAAGGCTATTACTATGGATGGTTGTATGCCTTATATTGATGAGAAAGGTGTAGAGAAATTTGAGTGTATCGTAAATGGCTCTCAAATTCCTGGAATTCCTTTGCCTGGCACCTATCAATATGGTCGACCTGTTCGTATTCTGAACAAAGAAGATTTTACAGCTGACAACATTACTAAAGTTTTTAAAAATAGCTCTAAAAATTAAGTAGTGTATATTGTATTATATAATGTAAATAAATTTGACTCGTTAAAAAGGAGATTATAAAATGAGAAATTATGAGACTAAGGTTTTCGATTACGTAGACAAGAAGACCGGCGCACATATCGTTAAGGCAACTACTATGTATGCAGGTAAGCCTGTAAGCGCTTTTGCTAAGTGTGACCCTAATGATAACTTTGATCTTAAGTTTGGTACCGACGTGGCTCTTAAGCGTCTTGATATTAAGATTGCTATGAAGCGCCATGCAAGTATGGTAGCTTATGCTAAGATGTGTAAGCAGCATCTTGAGTGGATTGAGATCGAGAGACGTCGTGCGCAGAAGGCAATGGAGCGTGCAGAGATCGCAGCTCTTGATCGTGTTTGTGAAGCCAAGGACATGGAAGCAGAGCTTGAGGCAATGTTCACAGGCATTAACTGATTTACTTAGGCCCCACCGGGCCTTATGCCGGTCAAGCACATATGGCTGTGCACGCGACTTATAATCGCGAGGTAGCCAGGTTCGAATCCTGCGGTCGGCACCAATTTTTAGAGGTATTTATATGAAGAAAGATATTTGGATTTGTTTAGTTCATACTTATACTTTTGCTCAGCCGTCGGTAGTAAGTTCTGACGGCTATTCTTCTCTGCAAAAGGCTCAGGATGCCTTGGTTATGAGACTTCGTGGGACAGGGCATTGGGAAAATGAGTTTGTATACGTTGATGAGCATAGACAGCGTAGATATGAGCTTAAATGTGTTACCTTTGAGGATTAAATATGGAAGAAAAGCTTTTTGGTAGAACATGCCCGAAATGTGGTGGTGTTTATAAAGAATGTCAGTTTGCAAAGGCTGGTATTGGTATTGGGGTACATGCCAATATGATGTGTGAGCAAGGACATAAATGGACTGAATTTTATAGCTTGTCTTATCAAGGTTTTTGGTGGGACGGTAAGATGTATAATTCTTTTGGGGAGGAAAAAGTAAATGACTAATTTGTTTACTAATTATGCTATTATCAAGAGTGCTATGAGAGAGGCACGTCGACCTAAGCCAAATACAGAAAAGGTTGCGATTAAGATTCAGAAAGAAATTGATTATGCCGCAGAACATGGTCGAGGGGATGTTATTGTATGCACTGGTGACTTCTACCTTACGGTCAAAGATCGCGAGATTATTACGCAGGAACTTCAGAAAGCTGGCTACAGACACCGCTGGAGAAACTGTAATTCAGAAGATGAAATTATTCATGTATGGTGGGAGGAAGATAATGACGGATCAGGAAGTAATTGATCGCTTTGTGACAAAAGTTAAGACTTACTATAGTGCTTCAAGGTACACAGATCGTAGAGAACCAGCCCACACTCTCGTATCTCATTTATTCTGGGTTCTTGATAAATTAGCCAAAGAAGACATTGCAAATGAAGAAGTAGATCTTAGACCTAGAACCCCGGCAGACTATGATAAGTTTATGGAAGAATTTAATTCATGTTATAAATAATAGGAGGATTTCATGTACGACAATTTTTTTGATTATGATGAGCCAAGTACAGGTGATCTAGTATATGAAGAGATCAAGAAAGTTTTACTTGGTACTGTAAAGCAAGAATTTCTTGATGAGCTTGAGAAGCTTAGAAAGGAAAATGAAGAGCTTCGACCTTATAAATATGAGCGTGATCGTATGCGGGCAGAGCTTGATACCGTACGGCGAGACTGTGAACGTCGTATTGAAGCAGCTGAAGATAATGCTAAAAGACTTACTCTTGAAGAGCTATTTGGTGAATGTGTTGTTGAAGCTTGGAAAGTAGGACGTCGTAAGGTTTATGTTCCTAAGTGTGATAAATGTGATGATGAGCGCAAAGTTCATTTTAAGTCACCTCGTGGCAAAGAACTTACTGAACCTTGTGAGTGCGATAAGTATACAACGGTCTTCGAGCCTGTACCTGCATTACTGACTAGATTTAAGGTACATCCTAAATTTCCTATTGTAAATCAATTTAGAGATTCTACTTTTGATAAGCCAGTTTATTATTGGTATACTACTCGTTGTGATAGCATTACTAATGAGTGCGAGTTTCAGATTTCTGATTTTTCTGATGTTGGAACTCATCGGACAGTAGATAACCTACCTTTCAAAGACCTTAATGAATGGTATAGTGTATTTCATAGCAAGGAACGTTGTCAAGAGTTTTGTGATTATTTGGCTAAAAAGGAAGCAGAGAAGGCTGTATAATAAAAAGAGAGGTATTTGGTATGAACATTTATGATTACAGACCTGGCACGTCTTTTATTAGGCTTTATAAGTCCAAGTTTAAATGTGAAGAAGATTTTGAAGACTTACTTAAGTTTCTTGATTTACCCTTAGATTGTGGTATTATCGATATTGAAGTAGATGCTACAAAGGTAGTTATTAACGGAGAAACTCATTATAATAGGAGTTATAGTGGAAGATGATTTTAAGAATTACTGTTGGAGATAATGATTTTACTCAAGAGCTTGAACAGTTTGCTAATGACCCTGAAGGCTCTGCTTATTTGTTGAAAGTCTGTAAGCCTGAGAATGATACGCTTACTCAAGATAAGAAGATTGAACTATTTCTGCGAGCAGACAGATTTAGAGATCTGTTTTATATGACCGAAAAGTACACTCCAGAGCTTGCAGCAGAGCTTTGTGAGATGGTTAAGCAGAATTGGGAAAATTTTGTAAACCATGTAATGGCAGATCATCCTTGGTGGGATGAAACAGATGCTAAGCGGATTCGAGAGTATCTTATTAGAGACTTTAAGGTAAAGTTTCAGAAGAGCCTTACTCCCAAGTGGGAAAATGGTGAGGTAGTTTATATTTGCTGTGGCTATCATCGTAAATGGTGGACGTTTTAAGGAGGATTTATGAGCTGTAAATTTTGTGCTAATAACAGAACAAATCCTGAATGGGAGCTTGACGAAGAGCAATGTTCTTATGCAATGACTACAGGTATATCAGATCCTGGGTTTCGAGTGATGTTTGTTAAGGATCCGCATCGCCCGTTAGTACTGGAGTTTAGCCATTGGCGAAGTGATTTACATCCTCCGCAGTGGTTAGCAGTTGCTGGATATTTTCCAAAGTATTGTCCTGAATGTGGGCGTAAAATTGATGAATACGATAGGAGTAAATTTGACAATGACTGAAGAAAAACTTAGTACTTATCTTGATAATTATTTAAACTGGAGTCTTGGTGGCATGTCTGAAGCCAGAGAGCACGTAGATGAACAGGACCTTGCGCGCTGTCTAGAAAGAGATGGCTATTGCTCTGAGCCTTATTGGCAATATGAAAAAGCACTCATGTGCTCCATTAATAAGCGTGGTGAAAAGTATTGTGGCTGTACGACTTGTGAGCATCATACTTTTTGTACACTGCTGAGAAAAGAAGGATATGTTAAATGAGTATTGACCCTGCGTTGCAGATGTTTATTTCAGCTTGTTGTGCTAAGTGCTCAAGTACTTCCTGTGGTGGTGCTCTAGATATTGTATCCAGAGCTAAATGTGCTAAGTATGCTGCATGGCAAAAGCTACCTGTAGATCAGAGATCTAAGCTATTCCTTGCCGCTATGGCAGGAGAACTAATAAATTTGGAGAGAATTACACGTGGATACTAGTGGATATATTACACAAGTAGGACCTTGGATTCCTTGTTTGCCTCAAGGCGAAACTTGTTATACTTTTACACCTAAGCAGTTAAGAGAACTGTTGGAAAAGACCTACGCAGATGGTTTTAACCACGCAAAAAATATTTATGATACTAGTTGGAACACAACTGTAAGTACAAATAATTGTAATTATACTGATGTTTGGGGAGATCAATAATGGAAAGAGTAGAAATTCCTGCGGAAGTTTATTTTATTGCTAAGAATAAAAAGAAATTTCTCAGTGAGGCTGAATGTCTAAGATATGAATATTTGTTAGACAAATATAGCAATTCTGCTAGACATAGAGTTTGTGAAGATGGTGAAGGCCATGGGCACAATTTCTTTTATATTAAGAAAGAAGAGATTTCAGAAATTTGTGAGTGGAGCTGGCATTTCCTTGGTTATCGACCCTGGTTTAAGGATGGCTCCTATCAGAAGTGGAATACTTTCACTGAGGGCTGGGTATGGCTTCCTTGGGAGGAACAGTATTCTGAAGGCTGTACTCCTGAGCTTGGTACCATAGAGGAGTTTATTGAGCTTCAGAAAGAATGTATCGCCGGTTATAAGCATTCTTTGACTATGGCTGAGCAGATTAAAAATACTCCAGGACCTCGAGACTAACATGTTTGACTATTCTGTAGAAATTAGACCGCAAGATAAAGACTGGAGAGTTATTGTAACTATAGGTAACCAAATATATTGGGATGAGGTATACGATAGTTATATTATTGCTGCTCAGCAGGCCGAGTTTGTGATTCAAGACGCTTATAGAAAGCAAGGTGAGCATTGGTGAATGTTGGAAATATAATTAAAAATCAGGTTTTTGAAACGGAACAACCTCAATATTTTATAGTGTCTGCTGTACACGGAAATATTCCTGATTTAGAGCCAATTGAAGACTATATTATGCGTAATTTTACTGTATTATACAATAATGAGCGTTATACTCTCAAAGAGGTACTTGAGAGCGAGAAGCAAAAAATTATTAAGGAGTATGAAAAGCATGTTCAGACAAATTAAAATATTTTTCAACGGTTTTAAGCTTTTCTTTACTGATAGGCAGTATTATAAGCAGTGGAAGCGTTATATGATACGTCAAGAAGCCTTCCGTAAGGAGATGATCAAACAGGCTAAGGAATTTTGCCCTTGGTCTGGCTGGTATATGCATAAGATGATGACCACTATGCTAGAGTTCTATAATAAGACTTATGAAGCGGGTGATTGTTGCTGGAGTGAGGAGCAGCGTGTAAAGCGTGTTGCTGCGCAGACTAAAAAAGCTTTAGACTTTGCTCATGATCTTGATACATATGAAGATCTCGAAGAAGAGGAATTGCTTGCTATTGCAGACAAGGATCCTGGCTTTAAGAAGTACGTAGAAAAATGGGAAAAGAAAACGGGTATTGAGGCAAAGCCTAAGCTTATGTATGGTATCGCTTGGAGTTATTTTGAAAAGAAATATACTGAAGGTATGTACAACGTAATTGGAAAACATATTTGGGAGTGGTATGACTGATGAAGGATAAGCTCAAGAATTTTAAAGTTCCTTATGATGTTAACGAGGGTCTTTGGGAACTATGTAAATATCAGCATGATCTTATAAAGCAGTATAAAGAATTTATAGAAAAGACTATTCTTGTAAAAATTCTTGAAGATTATACACCTATCTCAAAACGTATTGACGGAGACCCACGTAAATCGGAGTGGTGGGATCAGGAGTGTCGAGTACTTGAGGTTAGAATTCCTGAGACAAGATTTATGGCTATTCAATCACCTAATATAAGAAGACAATGGGAAATGCTTAACTGGGATACTCCAGTGGTAAAGCCTGAGATTTATCTTAACTTGATGTATAAAGCAGCACAGGAGGAGAAAAAAATGCTGAAGCCAATTAAAACGTTTTATGTTGTTGGGGCACCTAATTATGCAGAGTATGTAGAGGCTCGTGATATCGCGCAGAATGAAAATTGTGTGGTCGAGCTTAGATGGTGTCCTAATATTTTTGCAGGCTGGTATAACGAATACGTATATGAAGATAGTGATCCAGCAGAGCTTGATGCAAGGACGCCAAAGGTATATGGAATCTAAGGAGGATTAAAGTGGGAAGATTGATTGTTTTAGTCGGCTTACCTGGAAGTGGTAAGAGTTATTATGCGGAGCAGTTTAAGGCTGTTGATGATGCTATCTGCACTGGCGTTACTGTAATTCATTCGTCTGATGCTATCAGAGAAGAGCTTTTTGGGGATGCAGGTTCTCAGGAAGATAATGGCAGAGTTTTTGAGCTCATGAGACAGCGCACTATTGAAGACCTTAGAGCAGATAAGACTGTCATTTATGATGCTACTAACGTTACCAGAAAGGCACGTAAGTCAGCTATAGCATGTGCTCATCCCACTCATGATACTGTAGAGTGCCATATAGTGTGGGCAGAGCCTGAAGAGTGTATTCGTCGTGACAGCTTTAGAGATCGTAAGGTAGGTCCTGCCGTAATTGATAAGATGCTTCGTCGCTGGCAAAGCCCTTGGCTTGATGAAGGCTTTGATAAGATTGAAGTTCATCTAAATCAGTACGACTTTGATCAGGTTAAGTATGTTGCTTCTAAAGCTTCAGACCTACATATCTCCCATGACAATCCACATCATACGTTAGGCATTTGGGAACATTGTATGCAGGCTCATGTTAATATTATTGATAAGGGCGCAGCTACTACTGATATAATAGAGTATTCAGCTTATAACAAGCTTGCTAAGGCAGCTTATTGGCATGATATTGGAAAGCCTTATACTAAATTCTTTAAGCCTGGTGAAGATGTTGCGCATTATTATGATCATCACTGTGTCGGTGGCTACTTAGCATATGGTTTGTTCTTAGATCCTGACCATTTGATACGTGATGTAGAGATGTCTGATATTTGTCTTATAAGCTGGATTATCTCAACGCACATGGAGCCTTTCTTTAATTCAGGTTATTATCAGAAGCTTGATTCTCATTGGAAGTGGTATATTGATACTATTCATGAAGCAGATGTAAATGCACATTAAGGAGAAAAATATGAAACTTAAAATGACTCTTACTTATGGCGAAGAGATTTGTGACTGCCTTAAGGAGCAGTTCGGCTGTGAGACAGACCAGGAATTACTTGTTATTATGAAAGCGGTTATGAAAGCAAGTATGTCTAAGGATGCTATTGATCCGGAAGATATGGATATTGTCTGTGAGCTTGTAGATTAAAAAATATTTTTATAAATTAACATTATAACGTTAAAAAAATAAAATTAATGTTGTATTATATAATGTAATAACTTAGAGCCTATACTTATTTCTTAACAAAATTCTGCAAAAATTTTATTTATAGTTAGGCCAAAATAAAAACAATCAAGTGGTTTATTTTGGTAGGGGTAGGTATCTAAAAATAAATCACTTTAATTTTTTTTGGAGGTAGGTATTAAGAATATTTCTAAGATTCTCATTTCTCGTCGTTATCTGCAGGCAGAGCCTGTTGAGGCTGGTACTAAGGTGGAGCAGGCCTACCTTAATGCTTTCTTGTTTGCAAACTTTGGTATTGTTGTGGATAAGCCTGAGCTGCTCACCAAGGGCCACGTTAAGGCTATTTCTGACGAATATCGTCTTGAGGTTCCTGCGTCTTATTTTAAGAATCCTCAGGATATGAGCTATTACACTCGTGATGAGCTCTTTATTGAGCAGGTTCTGTCTTATTTCTTCGCTTACGGCGCAGATGATTCTCACGTAAAGGTATTCGATAAGCAGCTCCCTGAGTATGAGGTTGGTTCCGATATCAAGCTTCGTGAGTTTAAGATCCTCGATGTAGATGAGGCAAATGTAGTTCTCTGTGATATCGCTAAGGACTACTGTGGCTATAAGCGTCCTTGGGGCCTTGATGAGCAGGTAGAGTTCGTAGAGCTCTATAACCTTGGTTACTACAACAACTACGATGTAGCTTGTGGTGATAACGCTGTGTTTATGATGGAGCGCGATATCAATTTTGCTCGCTTCCTGTATAAGAAGGATCTTGTAAAGCTTTCTATTGCTCGCTGCGGTGAGAAGAAGGAGCTTACTCTTGATCCTGACACCAAGGAGCTTATTCGTAAGGCTATTCTTCTTGTTAAGGATTGTCCTATGTCTAAGAAGCAGGCAAAGTTCTACAACAAGCTTGTTCAGCTTACTAAGGTGCGTAATATAAAGCCTACTACTAACGCTCAGTCCCCTAATCGTATTGCTACTGAGAAGCTCAAGAATGGTGACATTCTTGGAGCCGCTGAAGTATTTGCTAAGAGTGGTTCTCTGCTTGAGCGTAACCTTAAGTTCCTGCTTTCTCGTGCAAACCCTGTAGAGGCAGTAAAGATTCTTGATATGCTTTCTGATAAGAATCCTATTGTTCTTTATCAGCTTATGTCTACCGTTATGGCAGACTCGGAGGAGGCTCGTACTTTCTCCTTCTATGCAAAGAATCGTGTAAAGGCACACGTTGAGACTGAGTATGAGGCTCGTTGGCGTAAGTCTCGCCTCAACGATGCTACCAAGAAGCTTGTACATGATACTTGCCTTGCAAAGATCGAAGGTCACTACCGTGCCCTTGAGTCTCTGGGTAAGGTTTACGTACATCCTGACTTCTATAAGGTTGCTATGCCTGTAAACACTTCTGCAAGCGGTCGTGGCATTGACATTGTTCCTACTGGTACTCGTCTGCCTATTACTGCCGATAATATCCGTACTTTCGTACATTGGGAGAATGCGTTTGATATTGACTCTTCTGTTATCGTTCTCGATAAGGATAACAATATCATGACTACTGTTAACTGGTGTAACTATAGCAACAAGCGTTTTGGCAATGCTCTGCTGTTCTCTGGTGATAACACCTCGCGTGACGGTACTGAGTACTATGATATTCGTCTTGGTGCAATGCGCCATCTTGGTGCAAGCAAGCTGATCTTTACTTTCCATGGTTTCCGTTCTACTCTCAATGAGGGTGAGATTTACTGTGGCTATCAGCAGAAGACTGATCTTATGACTCGTGCTTGGGATCCTAAGAATATCGAGCTTAAGATGCACGTCAAGGGTGAAAAGCGCGCTTACGTTGGCTTTGCAATCGACTTTGAGACTAATGAGATTATTGTCCTTAATCTTATGACTGATGATGACTCTCGAGTTGTTACCGGTCGTGAGCTTCAGGTAATGGCTCAGTATCTCGATGCTTCTAAGCTTGAGCTTAACATGGGCTTGATCGCTTCTTGGCGTGGTGAACTAGTTGAGACTCCTGAGGAGGCAGATATTGTCTTTGCAAATGACTATGTTTCTAAGGTTAAGAATCTTCCTGAGGCAGAAGACGGTTCTACCAGAGAGCAGATCGTAATTCGTTCCTTCGATGTAGAGAAGCTTTCTACTCTGGTTAACGCCTAAAAACAAAATAAGGGTGTAGTTTTATGCTACGCCCTTAAATTTCTGCTAAATTATATATTAAAGGTAGTTTTATGATTTATTCTGACAAGATGATTGTTCATAAGAACTTTGATAACAGTTGGGCAAGGGATTCCTTGGTAGATAGATTTTTGCAAACACACAAAGAGGTACTTAAATTTAGTGTAGAGTTCGAAGAGTTTACTTTTGATGAATATCCTGACTGTATTGAATTGATGGCTTTTGTAGATAGGGAATATCGTAATAAACAAGGAGAGCTTTATTGGTGTGGCACTAAGTATAAACGCCTTAGAGACCTTGTCGCCGCACTTAGTGAACAGAAAAATATTTTCAGAATTATTGTAAAATACGCTTAATCTAAGTTATTTATATCGTATAATATAATACAGAGCCAATGCTTATTTCTTAATGCCTGCTAAGCCGTAGGTCGTAGGTTCGAGTCCTACCTTTCCGATGGAGGCACTGCCTGAATAAGGCCAATACTCGTGGATTGTAGCTCAGTGGTAGAGCAACGTATATATTAGCTTGGCCGTTTTATTTAGAGGAGTTATGATGAGAGAGGACGGTTTTTATATCTGTGAAGAAGATAATGTGTTTGATGTTTTAAGTTCTTTGTATGAGGATTTAAAACCTTCTCCTTTTGCTGATGCACTTGATCTCGACCCTAATCTTGGGTGGCAAGAAGAAGTTGAGTATCAAGACTTACCTTTTGCTGATATAACAGAAGATTATGGAACAGACTTAGTAGAGTTTCAGCGTGGTGATATTCTTGTTGCAGATCTTTTTCAGTATGGTAGAAACATTAACTTAGATCATATTCGTCGTCCACTTCTTGTTATTTATGCGAATGCTTTTAGAGTTTATGGTTTTCAGTTAACTACTAGCCATCCTGCTTCGCTTCTAGATTATCTTGTAGAGGTTCCTAATCATACTGCTTGTAATTTAAGATTTCCTAGCTCTTTTAATACTGCTTCAATCGTGTCAGTTGAGCGTACTAGGTTAGTTCATCGTGTTGGACATATCACAGAAGAGCAGAAACAGGCCATTCTCGATAAGCTGTATGAGCTTAAGGCTAATCTTGATATTTTAGACACCTATGGTTGGTGGACTCAAGAAAAACTTGATCGAACAATTACAAATTTAAGTCAAATTTCTTGTTAATCTATTGTATAATATACTAGAACCAATGCTTATTTCTTTGATTATTCCAGCTGGTGGTCACGGGTTCGAGCCCCGTCATTCCGCTTTGGGATGTAGCTCAGATGGGAGAGCTCCAGCTTTCATTTAGCTTGGTCTTAATAAAAGTCCTGTTAGCTTAACGGCAAATCCTGGATGGTTTTACACGTCAATTTAAGGGACAGAGCCCCTCCCTTCAAAGGAGGAGATTCGGTGTTCGACTCCCGAGCAGGTATAATTTAATATGCCCCTGTGGCGGAACTGGCAGACGCAACGGACTTAAAATCCGTTGGCCGCAAGGCCGTACCGGTTCGATTCCGGTCAGGGGCACCAGAAATCCAGAAACTGATTATAAGTGAAATGATATATCTTGTAGTTAAGTCTGGCGTTAGCCCACCTGAGGTGCGTTAATCCTCAGTACTTATCGTGAGGGGCATGATTAGATTTCTATGCTAATACTTATTTTTATCGGTTATCTGGTAGTTCAAGAGGGACGATAACTACCTCTTTGGATTAAAGCATGGCATTAATGAGCTACTAGGTAATTCGGCGTCAAAACCAATAAACTAAATAACACACTGAGGCGAACCATTCACAAGAATGGCTAATGTCAAAGGGCCCCGATAATGTGGTGGAAGAAGTAAAGACTGTAAACAAGAATCGTACCACGAGAGGTTCCTCCAGCTTGATATGGAGTAGGCGCTAGTAAGTCTGTATACAAGACGTCAGACTGAACGGCATGAAGGTAGGGCTTAGGATGAGGTGTGGCTACGCAGACCAACTAAACACTAATTAAATGTAGCTCAGTTGGATATGAGCAGCTCCGTGATAAGGGGCATGTCGATGGTTCGAGTCCATCCATTTAATTATCTGCTCCAGTGTCTCGGCGTAGAGTAAGTGTTCCTTATTTAGTTTATTGGCAGAGATGTTTAACCTTCGATTACATTATATAATGTATAAATAGACAAATAGTTTGCATCAAAGGTGGATAAGAAATCGCGCCACCAAAATACCATTAGGTTGAGGCGTTAAAAAGTAGATAAGGTTCTTGCGCTACTAACTATTTGTTCAATATCCGCGTGCTAGCTTAATTGGTAGAGCATTGGTCCTGGCAGTTAAATCTGCGCTGAAGGTGAGGTTCGAATCCTCTATCGCGGTACTATATAGTATAGAAAATTTAAGTAAGGTAACGGTGCGGGAAGTGCTGTGTGACCATCGTCGGCTGTGAAAAACTAATCAGTACCAGGGAGGCTCCGAACCCCTGTATCAATATTGGTAGTGCTTTGTTGATAGAAGGTGAAAACTGTCTGACTAACGTCTCACTAACGTGCAGAAAGATTGCTACTAGCCTTCGGTGTCCTATAGGGGTTTAGTTCAGTTGGTAAGAACACCAGTCTCCAAAACTGGGTGTCGGGGGTTCAAGTCCTCCAGCCCCTGCCAAAAATATGGGCATATAGTTCAGCTGGTTAGAATATTCACCTGATAAGCGAAAGGTCGATGGTTCGAGTCCATCTATGCCCACCAGCGCGGGAAGATCAGTCTGTTGTTGTGCAAACTTCCTTTCAGGGTAGCTCCTGATAAATTAAACTCTTGAGTTCAACAACGGTATATTTGACGGACGCTTAGTGACGAAAGCATAAAGCGGCGATGATGCATCAGGGTTGGTAAACCTCTGTTCACAAAGTGCAGAAAGTTTCCAAATTTTATGGGTAAGTAGCATTGTGGAATGCAGACGTTAAACGTCCCGCGGGAAGTATGGTTCGACTCCTACCTTATCCACCACGGTTAACACTTGAGAACTAGAGTGCAGGGGAAGTTAATATCGTAAGATAGTCGTGTCTGCTTCTCATGGTGAACCGATAATTTTATATTGGGGTGTGGCCAAGTTGGTTAAGGCACGGGACTTGTCTGAGTACCTCAGTCTGGAAGAGCTGGGGACCAACCCGAAATGCTAAGATGGAAACTACTTAGACTATGGGGAAAGCACCTCGTCGTGAGTTCAAATCTCACCTCAGGCACCATGACTCCCGGATTCGCAGGTTCAAATCCTGCCACCCCAGCCAGATAAGTAATCAAGTTTGGTTAGAGAACTTACGGTTCCCCTTTGGGGCTATGTCCAAATAAACCGATTAGAAGTATTACTTGATTACTTTTATACTGCCCATTAGCTTAATGGTAGAGCGTCCGGCTCTGACCCGGAATGCCGAGGTTCGATACCTTGATGGGCAGCCAGCTCCAGAGTATGACTATCCTTCAACAGAAAACTGAAAACGTTAAGATTATAGGTACCTATAAGCTACGAGTAAAACAAAGAAGGAATCTTTAAGAGAGAGGAAAGCTGATTTATGATTATTTGGTCAAAAGCACCTGCTATTGGTAAGACTAAATTTGAATGGAATAATACACTTCAAGATTTGATTTTAGAAACTACTGCTCTTAAAGGAACTAATTTAGTTTGTAAATGCTCAGGTGATGTTGCTCCTATCCTTGTATTCTTCAATGGCTTTGTGAAGTCTCCAATAACAAAGACTTATGGAGAATATGAATTCGGCAAATCTTTTGGAATTACTTATATAATTACTCCAGATCTTAATCAGCAAATTAATATAGAAGCTGATGGTAAAGTGTTTGAGAGTATTAAAATTATTTAATACATATCACGGTATAGTTCATAAGTGAGAGCACCCAAATCACAGGGAAGAGAGAAACGTTGACGCTATTAAGCTGCAGCAGATAGCTGAGTTGAAGAGGAGTCGGGTAATAACCGACTGCCGTGTCCAAATTTATTTTTTAATAAAAATTATACGCTAAATTAATTAGAATGAAAAAATCTAAAGGAGAGTAAAGTTATGTCACATTTTGTATCACTTAGTACAATAAAAACTGTATGTGGCGGAGCTATGCCCTTTTTTGGATCCAAGTCATTGAAACCACCCCGAAAACGTTAATACAGGCTTTATAATATAAGAGTGTATTAGCGTCAAGAGGTTTTAAGAACTTTTTGGCGCTATTTATTTTTAAAAAGTATGTAAAAATACGGTCAAAACATCGTATAATAAAATGTACTGGTTATAATATCGGCTTGATATATGCGGCTATATCATTAAGATCTTTTTAAGCGCCCTGCACCGAGGCGCCCAAGATACAGTGGTTCACCTTAAGCAACTTCTGTTTAACATATGCACCCGTAACTCAGTGGTAGAGTATCTGACTTTTAATCAGAGAGTCGTGGATTCGAGTTCCACCGGGTGCACCAGATTTAAATGAGGTATTCACTATGGCTTATATTTATGAAATTATTAATGACATAAATAATAAAAGTTATATAGGGAAGACTGAATTTGCAATCGAGCGTAGGTTTAAAGAGCATTGTAAAGAAGCTTTTCGCAATCGTTGTGAAAAACGTCCTTTATATGCTGCAATGCGAAAGTACGGTATTGAACATTTTCATATTGAATTATTGGAAGAAACAGAGTCACCCGAAGAACGTGAAATATTTTGGATTTCGACTAAGCAGACCTATAAGCAGGGCTATAATGCTACTTTGGGTGGCGATGGTAAAAAATACTTAGACTATGACTTAGTGGTTACTGCATATAAACAACTCGGTACCATTTCAGCCGTAGCAGACAGACTTAATATCCACCGGGAAACAGTTCGTAAAATTTTACGAATTAAGCAAGTTGATGTGAGAACATCTTCTGAGGTGCTATTAGAAAAAACTGGAAAAGCTGTTGAACAATACTCACTTACGGGTGAATATATTGCAACCTTTCCGTCTACTTTAGCTGCTGTGAAAGCTTTAGGTAAAGTGCAAAATAAACAAACAGATCGTGGTTCAGCTGGACATATTGCTGATGTTTGTAACGGTAAACGTAAAACCGCTTATGGTTATATTTGGTGTTATCAAATTATTTAGGAGTTAATGATGAAAGTAAGATATATTTGTAAGTATTGTGCACATACAAATGAAATCACAAGCTTTTGGAAATGGTTTTGGACACCACACCTCGGAACAAAGAAGCTATTAGAGTGTAGCCATTGTAAGTTAACTAGCTATATGTATCGCCAAGATGGTCGAAAGATTCTTGATTGGCCAATTGAAAAATCTAGATAAGATCTTTACCTGCTTGAGTGTCGGAATTGGCAGACGAGGCGGTCTCAAACACCGCAGTGGCAACACGTGTGGGTTCAAGTCCCACCTTAAGCACCAAAAGGGAATACATAAACGAGTGAAAACTTGTGGGTATGTATGTGTTTAGCTAGGTGGGGAGCTAAGAAAAACATTATCTTTACATATGCTTTAAGAAGTATATGTGTCATTAAAAGATGGAGATAATGTTTATGAGCAAGAGAACAAGAATAACTGATGCTACTATAGAACATGTTTGGAAGCTTTATGAGCAGGGCATGGATTGTGCCGCTATTGCAATGAAGCTGAAAATAAGTCAAGCATCTGTATTGCGATGCATTACAGCAATGTGTATGGCATCGACTGGCAGACTTGTAGAATATACTGGTTTATTAAAAGATAGCCATCATATAGCTGATTATGCAAATCAAAGATTTGGTTTATCTGTGGATAAGCCAGTATCAAAAGAGGCTGATGATCTAGCTACTGCAATACAAGACCTTGCTGCTGCTATTACAAGGCAGACAAATGTGTTTGAAGGTTTTATTAGAAAACTTGAAAAATAATTATTTGGGAGTACACCTAGAAAGGAAATGTGTTTAATGGGGTGTACATGTGCAAGCATGGAGGGGTGCTTTTACGCTAATATGGAGGTTTGGCCGAGCGGTTTATGACAGCAGTCTTGAAAACTGCCGACGGTGCTGAGCCGTCCCTGGGTTCGAATCCCAGAGCCTCCGCCAGATATGGTAGCCGTAGCTCAGTTTGTAGAGCGTCAGATTGTGGCTCTGAGTGTCGCGCGTTCGATCCGCGTCGGTTACCCGGTCTTGATAGCATTTCCTTTACGTGGTGAGACTATTTAAACTAAACGATGCTAACTAAAAAAATCTGAAAAACTCAGTTATAAATTATGAAAGAGAGGTATTCATTATGCTATAGTAAATTTTAATTAAGGAGCTAAAGCAAATGAATAACAGACACAAGTATTTTAGAAATCTTCGTTACAAGCAAAAACTTGAGACCAACCATAATAATGGTGGTTATTTTTCTAATGTTTATTTTATTACAAATGAACCAGACACAAGGGCATTGAGAGAAGATAACCATTGGTATCTTAGTGATCCAAGGATAACTCCAGAGTGGGATAAGCGCAGAGGTCATGATTATTACATATATTTTGACCGTCCTGAGGTACCCTATAGTATTATTGAGCATCATTGGGGTAGACATGGCTGGAAAAAGGTAATGAAGTGGCAAACTGCAAGACGGAATCGTCGAATTAAAATCACTGAGGATGATGCCGCTTGGAGAGAAAAAAGTTTCTATAAAAAATACGAAGATCGCTGGAATTACGATTAAAACATTGTATAATATAATAAGCTGAATAGTGAGTAAAAATCCATTCCTGGTATGCCTTCACGTACAAGCTACTTCACCAGAGCCCTGTACAAGCTCCGAAGTAGGAAGGCAAGGATTAGCGTAAAGATGGTGTAAGGGTAGCATACTGCCTGGTTTGATGAGGCGGTGGTTCGGTTCGAATCCGATGAGCGTGACCAAGAAGAAAATCCTTTAAAATTATCGCGAATGAAAAAGATGTGCCCACAAACAAGACTTGCTTACTTATTAACTTAATTACTACAAAGTAGGCCTTTTGTCTGGGAGTAAAGATGGAGTGTAACTAATAGACAACTTTTACTTGACGGTGCGCAACGACAGGTAAACACATCTCCTATATCTGAAACTGATATAGTTCGGCTTGTTTTATTTCGCTCTGTAGCTCAGTTGGCTAGAGCACTCGGTTCATACCCGATAGGTCCTTGGTTCAAGTCCAAGCAGAGCGACCAGACTTAAATACTACTTAATCTCATGTAATTCTTGTGGCCAGTGTGGTGTGGTTAAAGTACCGTTCGATTCGGTTGTCAAACATGAGGAACTTAGTTAAACCACATTAACGACTAGGGGAGTATTTAGTTAAAAATTTTATATTGTGAGGTAAGTTTATGAGTAGAACTAGAGCTTATACACGTAAAATGAGAGCCAAGGCAATCAAGCGTAAGAAAAGAATTGTTTCTAATTGGCGCTGGTATGGTGAGCATGAATTTTACCATCACGATGGAATGTTTTCAAAAAATAAGATTCATTGTTCTTGTAGAATGTGTAGATCAAAGGACTATAACGGTAGACATATACCTACTATGCAGGAAAAGCGTCATGGTATTGGCCTGAGATATTCTACATTAACTGATGATATTAATGCAGGTTTGGTGGAATTGGCAGACGCGTCAGCTTGAGGGGCTGATGAGAGCAATCTCGTGAAGGTTCAAGTCCTTTAACCTGCACCATAAGCACCGATTGGCCCCTGCAGCAGCAGATATAACTGTTAATGTTAAGAGCATATAGCAGCACAGAGTATTATCTGTGGTACGCTAAGAAAGAGTAGTCTCCAGCCAAGATGAAATGGGTAGCTTAAACGGTATATAGTAAAAATCGGATAAATCTATATACAAAAATAAACCAGACGACCGGAAAATCGGATGCCGGCGGCTATTAGTAGTGCTGTATAAGCGGAGTGATTCGTCGCTTATGGTTTGCTTTATCCAGGATTAGTGTCAGTGGCTAGCACGACTGCCTTCCAAGCAGTAAGGGCCAGTTCGAGTCTGGTATCTTGGTCCAGTGGTGCGTATCTTTTATACTCTTAACAGGGTAGGCTCCACTTCTAAAAATCCTTTTGTCTGCTGTACAGATACACAAAGCAGAAGGTATATGGTAACATGCTCGAGTGGCTTAAGAGGGCGCTCTGCAAAAGCGTTATTCATTGGTTCGAATCCAATTGTTACCTCCAAATGCGTTGTAAGTAACAGCCATCAAGTCTTACAAAGAAACTGGAAGAAGTTAAAGCAAGGATGGATACGTCTTTAACACTGAAAGGATAAAACACCTACCAGGATCGCTTTAGGCACCTTTTATATTTATGAAAACTAATTCTTACAAAAAATTAACAACAAAAGAATGCGCTTGGTGTGATTATTACGGTACTAAGTGCAGAAAAAATAAAAAGTGTTCATTTTACAAGAAGCTTATAAAAACTTCTAGGAAGAACCGTAGAAAACAAAATAAGTTATTGTATAATATGTAGTAAAAATAAAAATAACATTTTTAATGCAGTATTAGTTTAGCGGTAAAACGTGACCTTGCCAAGGTTGAGTCACGAGTTCGACTCTCGTATATTGCTCCAGCATATCTAAGGAGATACTTATGGCACATAAAATATTGGATATACTATTAATTTGTTTATTGATTATTGGCTGTTGTTTAGCTGTTGGTTTTAGAATTTATGGTTATATTACTCAGCTAAATACCCATGATCATAGTATTGATAATGTGTATCTTAATAAGGAACATACAGGTTTAGCTTGTTGTCCGTGTGGTGTTTGTCATATTACTTTACCTGAAAAGCCTAAGCATGAGGGTGAAGGAGAGGATGATGAACATGTTCTGTGTCACCATAAGCCAAGAATTTTTTCTTTAGGTTTAAGATTTTTTAGTACTATTGTGACTATTATATTAGTACTTGCAGCATTAAGTATTTAATGCTCTTGCGGGGTTAGCTCAGCTGGGAGAGCACCTGTCTTACAAACAGGGGGTCACTGGTTCGAACCCAGTACTCCGCACCATATGCACCTTTAGCTCAGTTGGTAGAGCAAGGCACTCTTAATGCTTAGGTCCCGGGTTCGAATCCCTGAAGGTGCACCAGACCGGTTCGGTTTATACTAGTTTTCGTCGAATAACAAAGCCGGCTCAAAGTTACGGGCCCTCGTGTGCGAAAGGATGTTCCTCGGAGAGGTTGCAAACTCAATGAGTTAGAAAGGTACGTAGTCCGCCGGTTGCCACGCTAGCTGTTCATTAGGCGCGCCACGACGGTGATAGTGGCTAATTAAAATTCACCCACCCAGCCAGTAAGATAATGTGAGAACAGCACAAAAAGGCTTTGACTGGCAATATTTCGGGATGTAGCGTATCGGCTACGCGCTAGTTTTGGGAACTAGATCAGGCAGGTTCGACTCCTGTCATCCCGACCACTTGGAAGGGTAGCTTAGGAGGTCTGAGCGCTGGTCTGAAAAACCAGAGGACATGGGTTCGATACCCATCCCTTCCACCATTTTATATTATATTATGCAGCTCGTCCTCGACGGTATTGAGGACCGGCCTTATAAGCCGGCACATAAAGTTCGACTCTTTAGGGCTGTACCATTTGCTGGCATGGCTCAGTTGGTAGAGCACATCCTTGGTAAGGATGAGGTCCCCAGTTCAAGTCTGGGTGTCAGCTCCAAAGTTTGTCCGTAGCTAAGAATAAACGGTCACCGCAAGGGAAGAGGGAAAGCAGCGGTATACAAGTGGCATCACCGAACCTTTACATAGACTTGTATCATATTACAGGTAGGAAGCTAGTAAAGTGAGTCCAAACGCCTTGATAGCAAGACTGGGGTTGAACGCAAGTAGACATTTTTAATGTAGTACGCTAAAAGCTATCTGAAATACCTCTGGCAAAATGCTTAAAATAATATTAAATATATTGTATAATATATTGAAGTCTTTTAGCTTCAATATTATTTTTTTATATTTTAAGGAGTTCTTTAATGCGAGTTGAAGATCGTAGGTTTACAAATCTAATTTCTCCATATGATGTGCGAGATTATAAGTTTGCATGTGTAGCAGAAACACCACTTCCAGATACGTTTGATTGCACAGCAAATGAAAATGTTAATGTAAATATCGCAGTGAAAGATCAGGGAAGTACCGGAAGCTGTGTAGCTCATGCTTGTTCTTCAGTTGTAGAGTTCCACAGTAAGCGTCAGACTGGTGAAAATACTATTTTCAGTACAGAATTTATTTATGGCTATCGCCCAGATGGCTATTATGTAGGTGAGGGCATGTATCCAAGAGAGGCACTTAAGACTCTTCAAAAAGTCGGAGATGTACCGCTCACGAAGCTTAGAGGCAACCATGATTGTCCGGAAGCTATGGAAGCAGTAAATGCTCAATTAGAAGAGCTTAAGGAAGTAGCTTATCCTCACAGAGTCTCAACTTATATGCAAGTAAATTCTACTACTGGTGTTAAGCAGGCTCTTATGAAGTATGGACCTGTGCTTATTTCAATGCCTTGGCATGTAGATTATAAGCTTAAGGATGGAGTCTATACTTTTGAGAATCCTGAAACTCGTGGCTGTCATGCAGTACTTATCTATGGCTGGAATGAGCAAGGTTGGCTTGTTCAGAACAGCTGGGGTCATGGATGGGGTCGTAAAGGAAAGTTTATTCTTCCTTTTGATTTCAAGTGGTACGAAGCTTGGTTAATTACTGATTCTATTGTAGATGATGAGAATATCGTAAGACCTACCGATAAGTGGTATGTAAGAGTTTTTAATAAGATTATTAATTTCTTTGGCCGCTTGTTTAAGAAAAAGTAATGGAAAAAATTCTTAAAGAAACAGAAGAAAAGAAGATTCATGTATTGTATTATAAATTAGGTACTAGTCCTCAAGGGCTAAATAATTCAATGCAGCAACTTAGAAAGCTATATGGTGATAGAATTATTGCTTTACCTAAAGATATTACAAAGCTTGAAAAAGATGCTTTATCTGTTCAAGATCTTCTGAATATAAGAGCAACAATAAATATGCTGATTATGGATAAGCTTAAAGCAGAAAATGATAATCAGCATCAGCCGCCTGATATGAGATCTGGTAGGGTTCTATCTCCTATGGCTGGTAGAATGCCAAATAATCCTCCTCAGAGATCACCAAATATGCAGCCCAATCAAGCAGCAGGGCCACAAGGTAATAATGGTTCTGGACGTCCATATCAACCTCAAGGTAGTCCTCAAAAACCTCCAGCTCCACCTACTTCTGGAAGTAATGCTGTAAGGGTACCACCTGCTCGCGGGTTTATTCAAGGTATTAATGTACCACTAACAAATCAAAATGAAGGGAATTAAGAATTATGACTGTAGAAGATAAGATCAAGGCTATTGATATCAGAATTGGTATTCTTAAGTCTCGTGGCGAGACTCTGAATGCACCTATCATTAAGAAGCAGCTTCGCAAGCGCAGAGCTCTTGAGGCACAGCTTTAATGGCACCTCAGCAATGGGCAGCTGTTATTATATTCTTTGCATTTATTTTGATTTTTCCATGTGCTATTGAAGGTGCAGAATGGAAAAGTTGTTGTGATAATAAGAAAGAATATAAATTATTATCACCTGCCTCTCTAAAGCGTGGCACTAAAATGAACTGGGTTGGTTGTGTACTTACTTGGATTGCCCTTGGTATTGTATCACCATGTATGTTCATTTATAAGTGCATTTATAATTTGTTTCATATCTAATTACATAAAACACTGTTATTGCAGTTCGATTCTGCGCTCAGAGGGTCATTCTCGCCGCGTTAATCAGGTTAAAAACGGGAGGGGATATGGTTCGATTCCATTAGGGTATGAGGTAAATAACAGAGACCTGATATTTTTATTAAAATTATTTTATTTTATCTGCTAAATTAATGGTAAGTAGCTAAAAAATAAAAACTCATGTCGTATATTATATTGTATGGTATGGAGGCGTGGGTGAGAGGCTTAAACCAGCTCCCTGCTAAGGAGCCGAGGGGCTTAATACTCCTCCGCTGGTTCAAATCCAGCCGCCTCCGCCAATACCGTGTGTAGTCTTCCATCTGAGGCACACAAAAAGAACTTGCTAAGGCTTTCATTGATGATGGCAGTGAGAGATAAATAAGGTTAAAACTTCGGCTAAGATTGGTTTATGGTCACCTTATTTGACAACTCGGAAAGACGAGTTTTTATGGGAGGGCGGCGAAGTCGGAGAGTCGCGGCGGACTGTAAATCCGTTCCCTCGTGGTGAGTGGGTTCGACTCCCACCCCTCCCACCAATAAAAATAAATATGGGCCCATAGCTCAGCTGGGAGAGCACAAGCTTTGCAAGCTTGGGGTCAAGGGTTCGATCCCCTTTGGGTCCACCAGAAAAAAATACGCCATAGTTAATGGTTCAAATTCTGCTAGCAAATAAACAATAGAAGTCCCGCAAGGTGAAAGCGTGCCAATAGGATGTTCGGCGTATAATTTTCAGTATCTCAATAATAGCTCAAAAGGTTATGAAAGCTACGAATGGTATAAGCTTAGTTTTCAGAGGTCCGGTAGGCTAGAGCATTGGACGATAATCCAAAGATACAAGTGCGAGGCTTGTTAGGGATACTATATGCGGGCGTGGCGGAATGGCAGACGCGCTAGACTTAGGATCTAGTGTCCAGTACGTAAGAGTTCAAGTCTCTTCGCCCGCACCAAAGTAAGCTAGGGGGTTTATATGAGTAATAAATTTATTCCGCCGAAGCTTATGCTAGCACCATTGACAAATATTACAGATAAAGCTTTTCGTAAAATTTGTTTAGATTTTGGAGCAGAATTTTGTTTTACAGAGTTTGTATCAACTCGTGGTTTTTTTAAGGAGCAGACGAATAAGTTAGCTACAACTTTTAATAATGCTGCTATTATTGACTACGAAAGTACCGAGCCAATTGGCGTGCAACTACGGTGTTTTGCTGAAAAAGATACAGCTTTTTGTATAGGGGCTTTATCTTCTGGTAAATATTTAGGTCGTAAAGTTACTACATTGCCTAAAGTTATTGATTTAAATATGGGATGTCCAAATATTAATATCATTAATTTGAATGAAGGGGCTTGTTTTCTGAAAGACTTAAAAAGAGCTGAAAAAGTTATACGCGCAGCCAGATCATCTACTAATTTACCCTTAAGTATAAAGATTCGTACTGGTTGGGATGCTAAATCTGTAAATGTTGTTGATTTTGCACGTATGGCTGAAAGCTGTGGTGTTGATTTTATTACGGTTCATGGTAGAACTTATACTGATGCTTATAAATGTAATACAAATAGTCTAGATAATATTAAGAAAGCGAAAAAAGCAGTTAAGATACCTGTAGTAGGTAATGGTGATCTTTTTAATGCTCGGGATGTTTTAAGAATGTTTGAGTATTGTGAAGTAGATAGTGTAATGATTGCTAGAGGCGCTATGGGAAATCCATTTATCTTTCAAGATTCTTTAGCTTTATTAAAAGGCGAATTTATAGACGATTTAACTTCAGAAAGATTAATAACTGTTTTAAAAAAACATCTAGTTTATAAAAATAATTTTAATTCTGCTGTACATTTAAAAGATGCTATTAAGGTTTGTAAAATGTATTTACGACATTTAAGTTCTAGCAGCATAGTTTTGAATATGTTATCTAATATACAAAGTTATGAAGAACTTATGGAGTTGTTAGACTCTGAGCTTATTAGAAATTCAACTATTCAGTATAAATTTTTAGGTAAATTATAATTTTGGGCTAAATGCCCTTTATGGCTCCATGGTGAAGCTGGTTATCACGTCAGCCTGTCACGCTGAAGGCCGCGGGTTCGAGTCCCGCTGGAGTCGCCAAGATAGAAAAACATAAAGTCCATTGTTTTGCACGTTAGAGGGCGCAAAAGTGACTCTCGAGGAGTTTTTGGCACATTAATATTCGGGATTAGCTCAGTTGGTAGAGCCCGCGGCTGTTAACCGCGTTGTCACAGGTTCGAGCCCTGTATCCCGAGCCACGTTGCCGTTTATAGCAAATATCTTTTGGGTCAGAGTTGTATACTGGCTAGCTAAGAGTGTACAACGTAAAAGGATGTGCGGTTGGTCGACCTTAAGATCGCCATTTAATATCGTGAAGAAGTCGAAGCATCGAGGCGGCCGGGAGCATATGCCGGTGACAACGCTACAATAGGTAAGTTATGATATCAGCTGTAAGCATAACGACCGATTTGTTGAAGTGAAAAGTAGGTGATGTACTTCGGTACCATGTACTTAGTAATGAGTTATAAGTAGGTTTAAGTCCTGCCTTCACACCCACTGGTTTCACTTATATAGTGATATAATTGCGCAGACTAAGAAATACCAGAGCAGCGACGGCGAGATAACCGTGAGTAAACTCCCTTTCGTTTATTACTTTTGAACTGGTATGATTGTAAAAGTAATATGGCGGGTTAGTCAAGCGGCTAAGACGCCGGCCCTTCAAGCCGGAGAGACGGGTTCGATTCCCGTACCCGCTACCAAAAGAGTGCACTAAGAATTTATACAGTCCCAGCATGCTCAAGCGGAGTGTTAAGAACTTGTCGGTGTTAGCATGTGCCGTCGGCAGAGGACTCTAATTATGGAGTAAAGCTCCCCGAACAGGTATAAATGGTTTAGTGGTTAATGGAAGTGAAAACAGCTCATTATTTTATAATGTATCGACGGAATAAAGGCATGGGTTGAAATCCCACATCGCCGCTATGGCGTGATAGTTTAGGTTGCGAGAATATTATTGAAGATACTAATAGGTGCTACGAAGCAGACATGTGTATATACCGATAGAGGGAGCTATCCTTAAGTGGTAGAGGGTCCAACTGTACATAGTCGTGAATACCAGAAGCTGTAGTAAATGGAATGAAATAAACAGCCTAAAATTTTTTAAAAATTAAATTAAAATTTTAAAAATTATATTGTATAATATAATATACGGGCCTGACCGATAACTTCCCGTAAGGGAATGAAAGGAGTATACTGACAAGACTCCGCTGTGATGAACAGTACCTCAGGCAATGTGTGACGGGACCTGTAAGAATTGAAAAGATTCTTACGAATATGCTAACCCCATGTTCTAACTTGTCAATGATGAAATGAAAAGAAAATAGTTGTAGGGTCAACTGACTGAACTATTTTCGCTCTCGCAAGGAGCTGGTTTCAACGCAAAAGGATTTGATGAGGTAAGGTAAGCTACAGGAAGTAAAATAGTTCAAGTTTTAGCAAGCAAGGGCGACTTCCATTTATATCTGCTACGGTGGGTATAAGAAATACGAGTACGAAGCCAAGGAAAGTGTTGAAGGCGGGTAGCATTCTTGCACTCAAAAGGTGTGAGAACTACAACAATAGTCTGTCTTCTGTCAAATCTCAACTTAGCGTGGGTTCGAGTCCCACCCGGCGTGCCAATTTTATCTATAGAGATAATTAGCACTTATCTCTTTTATACGCCGGTAGCTCAGTAGGCAGAGCGGTTGTCATAGGAAAACAATGTCATGAGTAAAAACCTATTGTTGGAAACAAAGAAAAGTGTCTTAAGCCCAGAGTGGTAAGCAATCTGGGATATCAAGTGTCACAAGCATTTGGTATTTGATTGAAACGAATCTATAGAGGCGTAGCAACCTCGAACAGCCCGCAAGGTTGATAGTGGAGTGATAATCGAGTAATTGTTTCTGTAAAGGCGAAAGCAAGCCTGGAGCCCTTGTGCTGGGGTGACGAATTGCAGGCATGAGCGGTACTTCCCAAAAGGAAGTGGAAAAGTGACTAATCAATAAGGTCATTAAGCCGTAGCAATTATGAAGATGTATTCTCAGTCTTTTAACCTTCTTACCATATATACTAATTGTCTGAAAGGATGCTGTTAAGACAGGGATGTAGCCCCTGTCAATTAGTATTTTATGCTCGATTCTTCTAGTTGGCCAGGAAGTTAGCCTCTCACGCTAAAAACATGGGTTCGAATCCCGTATCGAGTACCATTAAATTATATTTTGCGCGGTTAGTTTAAAGGACAGAACGTGTGGCTACGGACCACAAGGTATGGGTTCGATTCCTGTACTGCGTGCCATAAGCGCCTTTAACTCAGCTGGACAGAGTAACTGCCTTCTAAGCAGTAAGTCATTGGTTCGAATCCAATAAGGCGTGCCAAAAATTTTGAGGAGTTTGTCTTATGAAAGTTTATGAAGTAGAATTTCATTACGGAAGGAATACTTATGAGTTTCTTTCAGACCTTAATCTTGAGATAGGAAAAACTTATAGACTTACCAATGACCTTGGTCATACATACAAGTCAAGAGCTTTGATTGTAGATGAGCGCGATGTATCTATTTTCTCCGGTCAAATGAGAGAAATTGTAGATGCAGAAGAGGAAATGCCTTGGTAAAAATTTGCTAAAATAATAGCAAAAAAATAAA